GTGAAAAAGAAAGTATTAGCTAGTTCATTTGCCTTAGTGTTGATTCTTTCCAGTGCTACAGCATATGCTCATCCGGGTAGAACTGATTCAAATGGTGGGCATTATTGTCGTACTAACTGTGCTAAGTGGGGACTTCAAGACGGGGAATATCACTATCATAATGGTGGAGGATCTTCTTCACGTAGTTCCTCATCTTCGAGTTCAAGTAAATCAACTCCTAAAAAGAGCGCTGCAAAGCCTAAAGCAGCGAAGCCAGCTTATAAAGAATCTGGATTAAGAGTTTATGTAAACGGAAATAAATTAAGTTTTAGTAGTGAGCCATTGATTTATCAGAATACCAATTTGGTTCCACTTCGTGAGATTGCTGAAGGTTTGGGTGCTACCCTGAACTATGATAATAATAGTGGCACAATTGGCGTAACTAAAGGAAATAGTAAAATGACACTTACCATTGGAAGCAAAATAGTGTTTTACAATGGATCATCTGAAACAGTGAGTGCAGCACCTAAAGTAATAAAAGGAGTTACCTATGTTCCTGCTCAGGTTTTTGCTAGGGGATTAGGTGCAGGGATTGAATTAGACAGCATTAATAACTCTCTGAAAATAACATATTAGAGCCATGTAAATGAGCTAGAGAAGTTTTTTAATCAACCTAATACACCAATTAAAGTATCACAGGTTTTAGAAAGTTACATAAATCTGTGATACTTTTCTGCTTGTACATTGATAATGTGTTGTTAGTAAAACCATGATTTTATCTTATATAAAATATTATAAAAAGGAGCTAAGTGTATGAGTAGTCCACAAATTGATACAAAGAAGTGGTATAACAAATGGTGGGTTTTATTAATTATCTTTTTTATTGTTGCTGGGCTTGCTGCCGCTGTGAAGAAAGACGAACCCACTGCAACTCAACAATCGCAATCTGTGTCAAAGCAAGATGCAAAGGAAGAATCCAAGGAAGTTGTAAAGCAGGAGCCAAAGGAAACATCAAAGGAAGAGACCGAAGAAGCACCTGTTAAAGCCGAAGCAATTCCACAAACTGAAAAGGTAAAGGAAACGGTATCTACAAAATCTGTTGATCAAGTAACGTTTAAACAGTATGCATCCAATATAACTGGACGTACTTTTATAAAAAATATTTTTATAAAAGATAATAAAGGCTCGATTGATTTTTATGGTACTTACTCTGATTATAAAAAAGGGAATCCATCTAGTCTTATCAAAAAGGAAGAATATGAAGATTATTTCAGCACAAAGGAAATTCAGAAAATACTAGTTGGTGAAAGTGCTAGATTACTACGTCAATTTCCTGATTTAAACGCCATCTCAATAGTTTTGCCTTTTGATGGCAGGACATATTCAATCAACTTAGATAGAAGTAGCCTGAATAATTTCTTAGGGTATAAAATCGAAAGTTTGAGCACCGAGGACAGATCCTGGAACGACCAATTCTCTGATCCATACATCTATGATAAATCCAATCGGCAAAAGTTCTTTGACACATTCGTCAAAATTAATTAATTGTAAGGGCGTGGGCAACCACGTCTTTTTTGTTTTCTATTTATAGTATAAGAAAGTTGAATGATAGATTAAAATGTAGTTTAGTCTATGAATCTAAATAAATATCACACATTGACCTATGGCTCTAACAATGAAATTAAGAGTCTGCTAATTTAAAACAGTTAGATTTGTATCCTAGTTAACTACATATGTGAATCAGGCGATGATACCGCTAATCAAAAATCATCGCAAACTACCCCAAAAGGTATCTCAAGCACATATATGAAAGGTATATGATTTTATGCCAAAAGATGGTACAATCAAGAACGTTAGAACATTTTACTACTTGTTTCACAACTACATAATAATTTTAACTGTGCATCGCATTATGAGTTCACGTTGAAAGGGTGGTTTATCGATGAAAATTACACCCACGATTAGAGCAGAATTGGAACATTTTCTACAACAAGAAAACTTAACATTATCGCAATTTGGACAAATTACAGGGATGAATAGGGGAATAATAAGTAGCATTGTAACAGGTAATAAATCCATGTCTATTAACCAGCTCGACCGAATTACTGAAGCTATGGGTTTACCAGAAGGCCACTTTTACGACTTGTTTATAGAAAACTACATCATAGACACTCCCCCGAATATGAGACGGATCGAGCCATTTTTATTTCGCTGTGCGGAGTTGGACAAGTTAGATGCAATCCGTCGAGTGGTGGGAGCCATCATGGACAATCTGCTGTATTCACCCAAGCTATTTGAAATTGCAGAAGAATTATTGTCGCAGGGGCGACATGAGGCTGCATTGATACTCTATGAGGGGGTAGCTGAAGCGGAGAGATATCAACATTCGGAACGTTTGGCAGTCTGTCAATATCGCATATTCACGATTCAAATCGGAGACGATCAAAGCCGTAATATCAGGGCAGCAGCAGTGTTTGAGGCTTTTGTTGAGCGCCTTGATGAAATAGATCAACTTGACGCATTGAAGGATTTAGCCAACGTGTATAGGTCTTTGCGTAAATGGGATAAGGTTGATGAAATAGCGAGAAAAATGAAGCAGAAAGCAAAAACTCAATATTTGTTAAAACATCAACATAAGAATCGAGAGTGTGACGAGTATAAGAAGTTGAGTCGCCCTTTGTTTGTATACATTTCCTATGCTGACCTGCTGTGTGCAGGTGTCTACGAAGCCCAAGGCGATTACAACCAAGCCCTACAATATACATACGCCTATGCTGATTTAGATTGGGTTAAAGAGACAGACGAAGATACCAAACACTGGATCAGCTTGTTTCAACATTGGGCGCAAGCTAACGTTATTGTGAACAAGCTTTTATCTGGGGATATGAAGGTCTTAAATGATTATGTAGAATATATTGCTGCATCGTCAGATACAACTGACCAAGATAGGGTTACCCAACTGCTGAACATTATGATGACGGCAAACCGATACCAGATAGACGTAAATGATATACTTCAGCGTTTTGAAACGGATGTTAATTCACTTTTGCAATTGCCTCAATTTAATGATGTATATACTCAACATGTGATTCCAGAACAATTTGCACGTTTGGGATACGAATTGGCTTATTATTATTTGCATCAAGGTACATACGACGATGGCTTTAAATACTTGATGTATTCACTGGTAAGTTATCATAGACTAAACAATGAGACTTATTTCATAAAATGTTTGGTGTTGTTTGAGCGTTATCGAGTTTATGCAGTATCCGAAACCAAGGCAGCATATTTAGAATTTATTGAAAGGGTGTGGATAGCTGATGTTAAGAAAAATGGCGCTATTGATCGTCGCAACTAGTTTTCTGTTTATCGTGACGTTACCTGTTCAGACTGATGGTCAACACCAGAATATCGTGCTTTATGATCAACATGGGGGAGCTTAATAAAACTTATTGAAAAGGTGTGGTTAAACAATGTTGAAGAAAACGGTAATGTTGATCATTGCGAGTAGTTTTTTGTTTACCTTAGCTGTCCCTATTTATGTGGATGGTCATATTGGAGGATTTCAAGTCTTTGCAACACATGGAGGAGCATAGCAATAAATCTAAATGTTCCAACTATATTTCTAACTTTTTGATTAGTGCTAAATTAATTACACTTAATCACGGTGTAGAGGTTTAGTGATAAAAAAAGGGAAACCCTCATTAATCTTGAGAGTTCCCCTTTGATTTTACTGTTTTACTGGTGTTGCTGCTACTGACGTATCCAATAATCGGATACCTTTATGGACTAGAATTTCGATTAACTTCAATTCTTTATCGGTTGGTGTAACTTCCAGCCTATTCAACAATCCATCAACTGTTTCAACGGCTACCTTTTCCTTTTGTTCAAAAGTTAAAGTATCATTGGAATAATTATGTACATATTCAATTACTTCACTTGCCACATCTAAAACAAAATTAGCTTTGCCTTTATGCTGTTCAGCAATTGGAAGAACCTCTAAAATCAAATTGCCTACATCGACACTCCCAAGAATACTATCCGTATCACTCAGATTAACACCTCTTTTTTTAAACCAAGCAATAACCAATACGCCTAATAGCACAAACAACACTGTTCCACCAATAATATAGATATCATTCACTTTAAATTTCTCCTTGTTATAAGAATAAAAAGAGAGGAACCTTTATCCCTCTCTGTTTAAAGCTATTATTTATAATCTGCGACATACTGTTCAGTATTATATGCTCGTGATCTTCCTGCTGAAACATTCTCTGTACGAAGCGTTCTTTTCTTACTCCAAGTCGTTCCTTCTTTTGGATTTTTAAGAGGAGCTATCTTCTTTGTTTTTAGTGTTTCTATCTTACCGGGATCATACCACATATTTTTTATTTTCATTAGTAGTTCTTCACTTTTATTGGCCCATTCATCTCCTAGTATTAAAAGAGCTAGTTGTTCAATGGTTGGATTGCCAATTCCTCTGACTTCGAAATACTTGTGCAACTTTTTAAGAAATTTATTATAATCTGTTGCTTCTGGCATAGGTGGGAATATTATTAATCCAACCATTGATCTAATCTCATGCTTTAGTGTATGTTCGTCAGCTTTATTTTGTAGCAACGCAATGCCAGAACTGACATCAACCGCCCCTTTAAGAACATTGAATCTAATAATACATCTCGAACCAACATGTAGTGTTCTTCCAGTTATCCTATTATGTAATACAAAGTTGTGTTTTAAATTGGGGGTATGACATAATTGACATCTATTACTGAAGTTATCCGAAGTTGCGTCTATAACATCAATAATATCGAACTCTTTTTTTGCTTCATCAAAATTGTTAACAGAACATTCTTCTAGCATGTTTCTTACAATTAGGGGACTGGGGGTCGAATTCTCCATCTTAGGATCATACTTAATTACAATACGGTTCCTATTTGTAAAATTCTTCAGTTTCAATCACTCTCCATACTATATTTAGATGACAAACATCTTGCTAACTCCATATATAGTATAGACCAGAATTTTCCGACTGTAAACGACAAATTAAGATATTTTATGTCGATTAATGTCGAAATGTAGATTATTTAAAGAATCCTTTGCGATACATCACAGTAATTAGCCGATAAAAGTCATAACTACCGCCAGAAGTTGTATCTACAGCGCCAGCATTCTTTGCAGCTACACATGCCTCCATTGCCCATTCTGGAATCTTATCCATAGACAACTTGGAGGTCAATTGTTTTACTTGTTCTTGCAATGCTTGAAAGTCTGCTTGTTCTTGGATTGTCATAGGTTGATCTCCCTTGCTAATATTTTTATTTTGACCCTTCAATCTATTCAGTTCTTCCTGTATCTGAGGTAGAAAGTTCTTTTTAGCTGCTGCTACTGTATTCCCATCTCCCCAGAAATCCGTACCCGGGCATGTCTTACTTGATTTGCCGGGAGTGAAATCCCTCAAACGTATACCTGTCCTAGTAAACCAACTATGGTAAATAATATGATCAGTATTAATAGGAAGGTTAAATCTCTCAGCTAAACAGGCGTAGAGGTGAATAATCGTCTTTTTCTGTTCGTCTGTGATTTTATCTCCACCAGAATCGAAGTTTCCAACATGTTCGATGCAGATACATTTATTATTAAACCCCCTGATTCCAGCAGGAATTCTATTTAAGGGTCTATCAAGACTAATTGCAATTTGTCCATTTTCTAAAGTAGTGATATTTTGTCCAGTAGCAGCCCAACCTTCGGACAGATGATAATTTCTCATTCCCTCTAAACATTTAAAAGTGTCTTGTTGAGCAATTCCATTTACCATTTTCCTTGTAGAATAATTGGGTGAAGCAGTGTGATGAACTTGTAAAAATTGAATAGGGCGAGTAACGACTTGTTTCTTTAGCCACTCACGGAACTCATTTCGTTCCATAAGCAAGAAATTGCCTTGTTGAATCATTTTGGATCAATCCTCCTTGTCGTCTTTTAATGCTTCATTTTCTTTTCCTTTTAGAATACGAATAGCTTGCTTAATCTGCGGTGGTAGATACCATCCCATTCTTCCGTAATTTTCAACTAAGCTAATTAATTCGTTACCTATATAGAAATATGTCACACTGGTCATTAAGCTTAATGCACCTGTTAAGCCGAGCATTATATCTACGCGGTAGAGTAGGGCAATAGTGAGAAACATAAAAACCTTTTTGAAGATTCCCCAGAATCCTTTACTAGAATTCCATCCTTTATCCTTATCATTTGGATTTCTCCTACCTTCAACATACGCTGCTGCTAAACCAGACAAATAATCCAAAAATACTAGAAACGTAAGTACAGTCAAAGCTTCGCTCCAGCCACCAAATAAAAATGTTAGAATAGAGCCACCTAACGTATAAAATAAAAACTTACCAACAGATTCAAGCACATAGTTTTCCTCAATTCTTGTAATATAAAAAGACTCCTCATTAGAAGAGTCTTCGTAAAATGTCTCTTTTATAAAATGTACCAATACACACCAGATGAACGTCCCTTGACTATAATAAAGCTGCTTAAGTCGCTTACGTCTCTTTTTCTGATTTGTGCTACAGCATTTAAATCATTGTCTCTCGTCAATCTAGGATATAAGAAGCCGCCTAAGTCTGGTCTACTAATCATTACTTCAGACTCAACGTTGTGAACATTTTTGATATCTACAATTGAATCCAAGTCACTTTTCTGACGAATATCAATTGTCGCATCTAAATATTCACGGTTCTTTACATATAGAGTACCGTCAATATCGTAGAAGTTCTTAACCTCAATCCATGATCCCAAGTCTGGACGTGAAACAATTACATTAGCATCACGATAATCAAAGAAAGGTACTTGAACAAATGAATCTAAGTCACTATCTCCAATAGCTCTGATAACAACACTACTACCCAAGTCTGGTTTATTTACAATCAAGCTACTTTCAATATCTGAAAATCTTACGCCTTGAATCAATACAGTAGATTCTAAATCGCTGTTAACATGCTTATATTTAGATACAGTTAAACTTGCATTCATTTCTGGTCGTGATACATAAATTAAGCTATCAATTGTAGATTCTCGCCTGTATGTTACTGTTAGCTCACTTTTAAGGCTCATCTTAGGATCAGTTGTTAATCTTGCTCCCAAATCAGGTCTGGATATCATCACCGATGAGTCGGGTGCAGATGTTCCAAAGTTAGCAACACTAATAGATGCAGATAGGTCATCGTCTTTACGATACACAACCTTCAAGGAGCTGTTTATGTCTGGTCTGGAGATTGCCAAGGTTGAATTCGTATCATGCTGCATAAAGTCTTTATACTTATGGACATACAAAGAAGCAGGGAGATAATTAAATCCAAAATTACTTTTAACCGTAAGACTACCTGTTACTTCTTTTCTACCAGCACCATAAACGAATAGAGTAGAATTTAGATCTCCTCGTCCAAAACTGTAGTTCTGTGACGTAATATATTTAAGCTGAAGAACAGGGGGCTTAAGCGATTCTCTTGTATTAAAATAAGTTGGGTGTGAACTTTCCGATTTAATAATCAATCCATAGTTGATTAGCGATTCATCCTGCCAACGCTTAACCAAGTCAAACACATCGAATTCAATGTACTTACTCGTTCTGTTGACTGTGTAGGAATCCAATAATAGCTCAGTTCCATAAGGCTTGTTGGCATATGTTATACCATACTCACGCCAAAGCGTATTCGGCTGATACACTTTAATATTTGTATCATCCGTAAAACTTCCGCTATAGTAGAGACGTAATTTAGCTTCTTCGAGTTTGTTTAGATCTGGTACAACAACTTTCAAATCACCAAAGTTTACAAATGACTCGAACTGTTCTGTGTCCGACTGTCCGATCATCATAGACTGTGTATCGCCATAGTTGACTGTTTGCAAGTCTAAACGACTACGTGTTGTAGCATCTTCGATAGGATGCAGATCTTTGGTGACTCTAGGAGCTTCCATTAATTCAAACTTACCTAGTAGTCGATTGTGAGGTCTGACTTCTAGTGTTCCAGCTAGATAGTTGACAGAGGTTGATTCTAATACTGAATTGATTTCAGCATTACCTCTATATTTGATATCTAATTGGCTACTAACGTCTGCTGATCTCTGAACACGTATGGTAATCGTTGTATCTACAGTTGTTTCTCTGCGATAAGCAACCAACATTTCAGAATTTACTTCATTTGTTTCTTGCCGATAGAGTACAAATTTACCCTCCATACGATTGGAGGGCGATTTTATTAAAATTTCACCGCCTAAATCATTGTATACATCCAATTGCTCACTTCCTAACATCACATTGTATTGTGATTTTAAACTGTTGCTTTGTTTGAATTGATCTTGAGTTCAAATATACCGTTGGGTACTGGTTTGGCTTCTATGTCCGCAACAATCCTAACGTAGAATTCCTGTGTTTCTAATGATTTGGTGAGTCCATATGTAATATAATCCGTTGCCAAAAATGGAGCCTGAGTACGAGACAATTCTATGGTTACACCTTCGGGCAATTTCTCTTTGTTTACTTCCAACAATAGATTATCAATTGGGTATCCTAATTGATTTTTGATTACAACTTTCTGATCTAATGTAGTCTGACCAGCAAAGATCATGCCAAAATCTAAGTACTTAAGGATTCCACCAAATGTGTCAGATAGATATTCACCAGACTCATCCATAAACATCAGCCCTGTATACGTTCCAGCAAAGGTCGTTTGCCAGTAGTCTGTATTGCCCCAATAATCTTTAAACTCCACACGTAGTTTATTGTCTTTATCAAAATGCATATCTCGTTCAGATATATTGAGATTGATATCAACAGGGGAAGGAGCTAAACGAGTAAATGAACCATCATTCGGGAAGTAGGGGAGATCGTTCAGTAATACACGGTATTGTACTTTACCCTTATCTTCGTCATTAATTTGTCCAAGAATCTTACCGCTGTTAAACGAAATTTGAATTGTAGCTTCAGTATTAAGTACATAAAAAGATAGGTTCTGAAATTTGGTGTTATCTACATTTGATTTAATAACTAGTTGAGTGGCATCAATTTTAGTGGCATTTAATGACTCTTGCTTTCTGTCTTCTATGTAATATCCAAATCTAACTTTGTCACCTTGATTCTTAAAATTGCTTTCATTCAGCTTAGATATCTCTTTGTAGGACATTGCTTGCTTTCTAATTGTGTTCAGATCATCAACAATTACTTCTATCCATTTTCCATAACGATACACTTTCCATGTCAAACCAGAATCAAATGACAGCAAAAACTTTGCATTGTTACTAGCAGTCTTGATTACAGTAATCGCCTGAAGAGATCCGGGCAGAGTGAAATCGTTAGATTGCTTCACGAACTGATTGACTGGTAAAGCACTAAGCGAAAGATTAGGTGGGTTATTTGATTCATCTGTCCACGTTACAACTTCAAAATTATTTTGGATATCATCTAATGGGGAATAATTAATATCATACTCTAAAGTGGCTGCTGTTTTAGTTAATTCATCGGTGTAGTAGAGAACATCAACGTTATCACCAAGTTCATCACATAGAATGAAAGATTCAGTTTCTAGTGAGATGGACGATTCGGTCTGTTGTGAGTCATCTGTGTATTCAACAACATTAATCTCTTTATCTTGCCATTCCTCAGCAAAAGTAAATGGAGTAGTCTCAACAATGAATTGAGTAGATGTTGTAGAAGGATCGTCAGAGTAATAGCATAGTTCAACATCTCCTTGTAGTTGTTGCCAAGCTGATTCAGGAATAATTGATAAATCAATCATGCCTTTGGATATATAATCACTTTCCGATGGAGATGTTCCAGAAATACCAGCTTCAATAAAGTTAGCACCATCATAGATTTTATATTTGCTGTCATTGTAAATTATGCATCGCTTATCAAATACAACACCAAACATTTCAATCTCATAAATAAACAAATAATAAGCATGCCCATTGTTTTGAGTTACATTTACTCGGTAACTTGTAAATCGTTTATCATTGGAGATTAAATACTCCCTCGTTGTGACTGATCCCCATCCAGCCGAAGCCCAATCAGTCTGATTGATTTGTGTATCTAGCACAGTCCAATTAGTACCATCATTTGATCCTTCGAACGTCCAAGTTTTTGGAGCCAATCTACCGTCTTCGCCCCCAGCTTTAATAGTATACTTTTTTATTATCTGCGAAGATGGAAATTCATAATATATTCTTGCACTAATTACACCTCTAGAAGTAGACCAGTAGGTATTGGCTTTTCCATCAAATGCACACCACCCATCTGTAGAAGTGTTCTCAACAGAAGTGGCACTCACTTTTCCGCTTGGAGCGGTATTTGAGGTCATAGCTGGAATCATATTCTTTAAGTACATAGGTTTCCTCCTTTCTGTTACGTGATGGACACATTTTTAATAGGATTTTTTTCGCTAATGGAATGCTTAAAAACCTTTCCTGAGCCAACTGAACTATTATTCGTTGTTTTTATAAGGATGTGACTATGCTTTTTTTCTAAGTCAATCTCATCTTCCTTGACGAAACCATAAGTCGAATAATCGTTTTCTTCAAGGGTCGGAGCAATGATTACTGGAGTGTAATCGTAGAATTGTACTGCATTAAATTGAATCCAATCGCGAACACTAGTCGCTTTTGTCGTCTCCAGCTTGTAGTAGTAATAGGGTGATGCTTTCGGAACGATGTAAGATTGTACTGTAGTCATATTGACAGGAATGTTACTCCTTGTGTCTAGTGTGACCCACGAAACCCCATCATTTGATGCCATCAATTTAAAATCTATTAATCCAACTAAAAACTCATATCTTTTTACTGTTACGGGTGTGTTAAACTTGTAACCTATATAAGCAGGAGCACCAGTAGAGGGAACGAAATTTGTGGTGTAAGCTGTGCTCTTATCTCCATCAAATGCAAACCAATTAGATGTATATGCACCCGAGCTAATGACAGATCCATTTTCACCAACGGCTGATGTAAGTTTTGGAACTAAGGGCTGCGAAGGAACTGCCCCATAAGCAATCTCATCTTTTAATACCAAAAACTTATCAACTGTTTCCCAAGCATATGGGAGAAATCCAGCAGGTGGCGTAAATTTAAAAGTTGATGCTCCAAAATTAGCGGTCATCACAGTCGCATCAGAAGCACTTTGCCCCGATGAAACGAATGGATAAACTGTTCCCATGCTCAATATGTTAGTATGAGAAAAACCTTGGGAAATACCATTCTTCCAAAATTCCAATGTACCACTATCTAAATCCAAAAGAACAGATATGGTGTCATTTATTGTATAATTGCTGGCATATGAACTTATTTCCGGGAATTTTCTTCCATCAACATAATAACTCCTCACATTTGCACTGTTGGCATCGCTCGCACTTAGGATGGCGGAAGAATTTACAATTCCCAAATTAGGATTACCAAATGTGCCCGAGAAACTTATCTCCCAATACCATTTTCCACTGGTTTTACCTACAGAGCACCTTGCCTTAGCTGAAGAACTTGGCGTAATTGCAGATAAATTTCCATTGGACAAAACTGTACTGAAACCTTTATTAATTGAATCCCAAGTTATCATTGAATTGATTGCCATGATAGCATCCTTTCTAGTTGAATATAATCTTACCTACCCTTTTTTCCCTTAAATCGACTTTATGTTTAAAGACTTTACCCAACCCCAAAACTGCACTCGGACTCTGAATATCCGTGAATCTATTTAAACGACTACTAAGGTTTAATGCACTGTCAAAATTTATTCCGTATTTTTGGAATGAGAATTCATTGTTATGCGTCATTTCAATTAGGGTAGGGATGTTTAATAATTCATACATCTTTAATTCTCCAACACTTGTGTAGTCGGTAGCCCCACCATTTGCTGTCCAATTCAATCTATACATACTAAAAGATTTGATATTATCAATTTCAAATACCTTATCAGTTGTGGGAGTACTCCAAATTTGTTTAGATTGTCTGTCTAATACTTCCCACTTCCCATCAAATCCATTTGTGCTATCATTGGAACCTTCAAATGTCCAATTTTTAGGCAGACGCTTATAGTAGTTATCCAGTGTTCCATTTCGAATGGCATACTTGCCAATAACCTTTGGTGATGTAAACTTATATCCCAACCAACCTACCCCACCAGAACTACTTGTAGAACAGTAGCCTTCATTTTCATCTGTTTGATTGAAAGCAAGATAAGCTTCATTGACCCCCATCGCACCTTTTGAAAAAGCCAATCCAGACGGTGCAGCGTTGTTTGTCATTTTAGGAACGACTGTTTCGTTTGAAACTTTTTTAGGAATAGTAGAGATAAACTTATTATTCGTTTTGAGTATTACCTTAATATATTTGAGACTTCCCCATGCATAATCGCCATTGTATACACCGTTTGTGGTTGTTTGAGTAGTCGTGTAATAATCAGCATCAAAAGTTGTGACTATGTTTCCATCATCAGACGTAAAATTATTGGCTATTGCACAATTAATAAAGTCCCTAACAGCTGTATCTTTACTTAAAAAAATGGGCAGAAAAGAACAATTAATATACTCCAGTTTTTTTACTGTTGCACCAGCAGAATTACCAGCAAAAATAGGGTACGTTGTAGGAGAGTGAGGCTTGTTATCCCATACGCAATTTCTAAACGAGAGATTAATGACTGAGCCATCAAAGAAATACTCATATGGTCTGCCATCATTACCCGGAGAAGGTCTCTGTATGATAAGTCCGATAAATGTATTAGTCTTATTCATTATGAACCCCCCAGCAGTGACATTTGTCAAACTGAGGATGACACGTTTAGTCTTATCTCTAAGTGTAATTGTCGCTATAGTGATCTCGTAATTAGCATTAAGCACTGATGTAAGTCTTGGCTCTGTATATGTTCCTTCTTTAACAATATAGATTAACGTTTTATCAGTAGTAACTGAAGCAACTGCTTTAGATATTGTTTTAATTGGGGAAGTAGCAGATCCAGTATTTGTATCCAAACCCGATGTGCCATCGACATACAGAACTTTTGCGAATGAATCAATAAATCCACCAAAACTAGCCATATTTATTCACCATCCTTTCAATAAAATCGTTATTTTATAATGATGCCTGTAATGTCGAAATATTTCTTCAGGTCTAAAGTCGACTTAAAAACTTTACCCGAACCCAAAATTCCATTGTCCGTCATAGGCTGATCAATTGTTTTAACAGTCCGATTTAATACACTTAAATCATCCATCCCTTTTGTTACAAAGTTATCTTTAGAAGGAGAGGATGTAGTTACTGTTTGCCACGCTCCATTTAAATAGGTCTTATATGTTCCGTTGTCATTAATTAAATGTTTTTGCATTACGTAAAATCCTCCTAACTTTGGACACTTGATAGAGAGTCAACTTTCCTCCAAATAGACTTATCAATTGTTGTTTTATATAGATTCCCATCTTCAGTCCAAGTTGGGTCTGTGAAATAATCTAGCGTGTAATTACGTTTCATTTCTAAGTAATCATCAGATGTATTTAGATAGTCATTGGTATAGCAATCATCATTAAACTCATCGACGGTGAAGTTTAGGTTTTCGGTAGGCGAACTGAATAGCTCAATTTTTATTCGTGCATATGTATTTGTAGGCGATTGGATAGAACCATCAGTACCAACTTCAACATAGGGAGACCATTCGATACCATCAGCAGATGATTGAGTAGAAATTTTAAATGTTGAAGTTGTTCCGTTAACAATTGTATTCTTTACAACCTTTTCAAAGGCTTTGATTTTGTCGGCAATGTAAATCATTTCAGATTGCCAAGAACCACTTGAAGCATAAACTATCTTGCCCGTATCACTTTTCTGTAGTTCTATTAGCTGAAGCTTACCGTCCTTATAGATTATGTTTTCGTATTTACCTTTGGATAAATCTATAGGTATGCCAATCTCACTTATAGTCATTATCTCAGCTCCCAATTCAAATTATTGCTCATATTTGCAAGTAGGGGAGCATGTAATTCTTCCGATATGAGTCCATTGTTACGGATAATTAATTTCCCAGCTAAATCCTTATCAGAAGTGACCTTGATTTGAAAATATATAGCATCTCGAAAAGGAATGGAGCAGATGCATTGAAAATTTATGTTTACGCCTTCTAATTGCATTTGCTTTTTGTAGCCGATGTTATATTGCTCCACTCGACTATTGAATCTTCCGTATTCTTCTCTCGTATGTAAATTAGCATCGCTTGAAGCGTGTTTGTATTGAATGATGTCGTTATACAGGAATGTTCGCCCTGTTAACGGATATTCATTTTCTTCTGTCTTGTAAGAAATCATAAAGCGATGTCCGTTAACATTAAAAATGCCATTAGCTACATCGAAGTAGATTTGTGATCCTTCGCCAATGTAACCAAAGGCAAGTAATTTATCTTTCTCGATAGAGGCAAATTCATTATGTTTGTTGTTGCGTGTATCAAATTCAAAAAGAGATGTAGAATCCCAGTAGTCTGCAACCCAGATAAAATTTTGATAGGGAATGGGTGAACGACTATATTGCATATTACCTAGAATCATTTGTAACCTCCCTAAAAATAGAAATAGACAGGGATAATCTCCCTGTCTCGATAACTGATATTAATTTACAGTATTTTACACATATCTGTATGAGACACGCAGCTTAAAATTCTGTTTGCCGCTTGAGGCATCCAATGGCACTGCACATTGCAACGTAACTGTTACATAGTTACCTGCTGCATCCACTGGTGTGCCGTTATTAGCTACACCTAGAATTTCTTTGGCTCCCGGCTTGAATGGTGTCTCATAAACTGTACCATCCCAATTTTTTGTTGTGCTTCCAGTTGTACCGATTGGCTTAGAAGCAATTTTACCAATCTTAGAGCTGTCTTGATCAAGGTCAGTCTCCTGTAGAGTATCTACTTGAGCATGAAACCAACTGTTTTTTACCACTTCCACAACATTGCCTACTGTATCACCTGTACCGCCTGTCATGTCACGAGTGGTTATTGTGCAGTCTTCCATTTTTGCTACGTCTGTTTTGCCTGTGCCTTTTGTGGCATCATATCTGTTGTTCCAAATATTAAAAGTAAAAGGTGAAGATTTAGTATCCGCATCAATAACACCGAAATCTTGTGTAATTATTTCAGTTGCATGCGTAGAATTTCGCCATTCAATTATTGGTTGAAGACCCATATGTATCACTCCTAAGTTCTAACTGTTATTGTTACTGTTAAATTCTGGATATTAATTCCATTCTTAATTGTGTTAACTCTAAAAATATCTCCTGCGTTAACGGTCTTTGTTTTGATTTCTAATGTCTTGTCATCGAAATGCTTTAGTGCTTCAAAGTGAATCTTTTTATTCAAGATGCTAGTCCATGTATTTAAATCTCTTGATTTTTCTATGTCCAATTCTGTTTCTGTATCTCCATATGTACCTAAGTAAGCCTTGATTTCTACGATCTCACCATTGAAAGGAAAGGCTGCTAATCCAAATGGTTCTACAAACACATAAGAGTCTTTGCATAACACAATAACTCGATCTTGTACTTCTAATGGAATATCATTTACTTTTTCAAGCAACGCTACCGTCATTAGCCCATCTTTATCCTTGCTAACTGGCTGGAGATTGTCCCCAAACAAATCAATTGGAATCCAGCGATTACCATCATAACGATATCGAATACCATCTTTTGTAGTTTGAACTGTCCAGCCAAGTTCGGGATGAGGATAGGTGGCAGTCAATTCTTGCATATCCCTCACGTAAGGCTTGAAAGCAAGCTTTGTTGTTTTATATGCCTCTAGTGCATTGTTAGCTGCACTATTAGCTAAATCTGCTGCTTGATTGGCATTATCTGCTGCTTTTTCTGCTGTACTTGTAGCAACTTGAGATTGTCTAATAATCTCTTCAAGCCTGCCAATTGCCAATTGAGTGTCGTTTAGCCGTTGATATGCTTCATCTACTATATCTTGCAGGGTTTTTACGATGTCGGGATGACGTTGTACCATTGCATAGATACGTGATGCAGGTTGCATGACTAAGCCTTTACCCATATAGCGACAAAGTTTAGTTGTACCTTCTAGGGAGGGATGGACTTGGATAGCTCCAGTTTGATATTGGACAAGAAACTCATTTTCGTTTAGATAGGGTCGATTTTCAAATACTTGTTGACTAATTTCAGTCATACCTGCAATTGATACACCGTGAGCAGAAGAAGGGAGTTCAAGCAAAGTTATTAAACCATTCAATACTACAAGTGAATCAGCACGAGATTTATACGGATCTTCGGGTGTCCCTTTGCGTGTAATCATTATTACGGGGTCATTTAACTCTAAATATGTATGTAGTTCTGGCAATATTTCACCTCCTAACTTGATATATTTATCTTTTCATTTCCAGTTTCGATAGTGGTATCTGTGTCCAGCATAGTTTTCACAGGTGAACCAATCATTGCAACAGCTTTACCATTATAGAAAACCTTAGCGCTACCTCCTGAAACTTCACCTTCACCAGAGCCGCTTTTACCGGGAGAAACTGATTTAATGCTACCTCTGGGAGCTGATGGAGTAGGGTTGGCAACCCAATGTTCAGATGTTTTATCACCAACAGTAGCTATGGGTACATTATTTATAAAAATTTTATTGTCAGAGGAAACTACGCCTTCGACATCTGCATCGGTTGAACCATGACCTGTATACCACCTTGTTTCTTTACCGCCATCACCATCGCTATGTCTTTCACTCCATTCATAGGAGAATTTTACATAATCATTTTTGGTAGATAATTTTATTGTTGAACCATTCAATGCTACTCCAGCCATATATCACACTCCTAAATGCGTTTATATTGATATCTCCATTTAATATCTGCGTCTCCATCGACTTTGAATACATTTTTCCCAACAGGCAGGTTTAAATAGTTGTCGTTGAAATCTTTGTATCTATACGTAACAGCAAGTGTGGTTTCAATATCTTGGCGTTCATTGTTTACATACACTGTTTCCCCATCGACAAGCCCAGTAAACTTGAATTGTTCGTTATGATGAGATGTATTAGTCATGGTAAAATCACCGCTACCAACTTTTGTGATCCATATTTCAGGTTGGCAGGGGAGGTCACCTTTGTTGTGAAACACAAGTACTGGTTGAAAATGTAAGGTTATATTTGGATCAAAGAAGGGGCGAATAGAATAATCTGTGGTTTGAATAATTACACGAATACTTAATTTCGTATTGTAGAGAGGAGTGTCTTCATTTATTTCTGGTATCTCTCCACCGTTAACACAGTTGCGCCATTCAGACCAATTGTATCCATCATCTGATTTGCGAGACTGAACAACTATTATTGAGCCTTCTGGCATGACTTGGTTCCAGCTAATTTTGCTTAAGGCACCGTCTGTAACAACAGGAATAGTGACGGTAGGATATGTATAAATGCCATTTTTATTTGTGAGTGAATTCCAAGTAGCCATAGTTATTCAATCTTCCCGTAGGGTCTAAAGTTAGATGCTACTCCAGCTTCTTTCCACTTCAGCCTCTTATAGCTTACCCAAGAAGCATTTTTATCGTATATTGTTTGACCATCTGCTAATCCCCACGTAGGTTCAACGTCACCTGATTCACCAGCTTGGAGACATACATAAAATCGACCATTGTCAATGACAGGAAGAACGATATCATCTTTTTTATATTGAGTGGTTGCTTGCCAAGTATTACTGCCACGAACATCGCCAAATTCTATTTCTACTGACACTGGAAAGACTGGCTCAGCTAAGCCTGAGTATCCTGTTTGAATACATTTATAAATATGTCCGTTATCTACAGTAGGGACAATTAAATCGCCATTGGTATATTGTTTGAGTTTTTGCCACGTTGGGGCGCTCGTACCAGTTCGAGTATTTACCCATCCGATATAGTCGCCAGATTTAGGCGTTTTCTTGTAGAATCGCTTTGCAATTGGATATGCCCCAGATAAGGGAAGGGAATCAACATAATCATCGCTATCATCATCTAATTTTTGAAAGTTGTCAGCTAATTCGTTTAAAGTATTCTCGATATCATCTGTAGCAAAGTTAGGTTTTTTAAGTCCTAATTTTGTTGTCGTTGTCGACATGGACATTCTCCTTTCCTATTTAGTTTGAAATTTCATACCACTTCTTCCCACGAAATTCAATCCACATTGTTTTATTAGGGTTTAAAGTAAGTTTGCCGTTCTCAATGTTAACCTTGTGTTTATCTCCACTTGTATCGTTTACCAACACATCAAAAGGTTGATAACGCCACTTGTATACTGGTGGATTATAAATAGAAGAGTAAGCGTAGGGAGCATCGCATCTAAAAGTAAGAGTGACATATCCTTGTCGCGCACAATTATGAACCAGATTTATATCGTCCACACAAAGAGCATAATATATTTTTTCTGGATCATCAGAGAAGAAGAGAGGTTGGTAATAAGATTGTTCAGTTAGCCACTTAGCAACTTCTCTAATTTTTACATCGTCCCAAGTATCCTCAAAAGCAAAGGATACGTTAAACTTAAGTGGTTCTTTTTTTGTGCTTTGAAAGTATGGTTTATCTCGACCTTTAATGGACACTTCATTAATGGATCGTGAAGCTGCGAATATTTCTTCTTGCATTCCAGACGACATATTCACGTTTACGATTCCATAGAAATCAGATTGGATGCCAGCATAAGAAAAGAAGAGGGAGTCACGAATTGTAATATTGATCACCTCCATAATTAAATTGGGCATAATAAAAAAGCCTTTGTTTATGAGGCTTTTAATAGGGGAGAAACACTATAAAATTGGGATTTTACGGACTATCCTCGTCTAAAAATGATGAGTTATTGAGGGATATTTCAATTTGAAATAAGCCTATCTAATTCTCACTGCAAAGTATTCGGAAACATGTTTCCCATATCCAATAAGCATCTTACCTAGAAAACTTTTTACGACTTCCTTTGTTTTTTTACTCAATCCAGTTTGAGTCTTTGGGATGGGCATAGATTTTATTTCCACTTTATCTCGTATTGTAAATACTCCAAAAGGGTGATAAAATATTGCCAAGAAGTATATACTAAAAAAGAGCAGAGATGTTGAGGCATCTCTACTCTACAACAACAGCCGCTTATAAGGGCGGTGGCTGTAAACTAGGCACAGAAATAGATCGCTACCTTAGTCGAGGGCGGTCTATTTCTTATTGTGGAAAGAAAGTATTAACACAACCAAAGTCGCAAATGAAATCATAAGCGTCAATGCTTGATATACCTCCACTGGCATCACCTCCTTTGCAGGAGACTAGCCGACCGCCCATCTAAGCCATTCTGTTGTAGGGATATTATACCATATTGATGTGGTAGAGAGAAAGAAACAATACAAACTATACTTGCTTGTTATTCAAATCAGCACTCTGTTTAGAATCAGGGTGATTCTCATCTAAGCCAACATACTTGTCTTTAATACTCTGAATTAATCTGATAATTTCTGAAATTCCCATTAGAGACAGTCCACCAAAAAACATACCACTATACATGCTTAGACTAACATCCCAAGTTACCCCATCTTTTAATGTGCTAAAGATAATCAATAGCACCGAAATGATAGTACAAACCAGTCCAATCCACTTAATTACAATACTTGTCTGATTGTTATTCATTTTTAATCCACCTCTCAAATTATACCATTAGTTTACCATGTCTTGGGTAATGGGTCTATAGTATTATGAGAGAGGTGAAGGTAATAGATATTGCTGTTAGGGGTATATAAGAAAAGAGCCTAATTAAAGGCTCTTTTTGTTTATCTGTATATTCATTTTTATTACATCATATAAGCTTTTAGCCCAATATAATCGGAACTACCTTTTTCCACTAAATCAATTGGTTTAAGTCCATCTTTGTTTTTAATGTTGGCGTTAGCTTTGTAAGTTATGCCTGTTAATTCACCAAAATAAAAGTTGTTTTTATCGATTACACTCTCGTGAAGCGGCGTGTTTCCAAGAGCATTTTGAATATTCACGTTCAAGGCATTTTTCTTGATCACTAAATATGTCGCATAATCATTCTTACGAATTACCCAGTGAAGGATTGAATCTCCATTTGCATCCTGACTATTAATCGTCAGCTCACCACTAGCAATGGCTGCTGCAATCTTCTCGCTATCCAGTTTATCTCCTTTTGTGTATTGATCCACGTTAAAGGTTTTACCTCCTTGCTTAACCGCTGTTGTTGCTGGCTCACTTTTTGTGGTGGTTGTAGCTGATGGGGTAGAGGAGGGAGCAGGTATAGCTCTATTGCTTTTCACTAGCTCAATTTTTGCGCCAGAGGCACTTGCTACATTATAGCCCATTGCACTTGCTGTATCTCTTAGAGGAAGATAAGCTTTACCATTCACATTGACAGGACTATCGTTTAACTTAGCTTCTTGTCCATTGACCACAATCTTTGTAGGTGTCAATGTTGCTTTTAAATATGTACTTGCTCCTGCTACGCCACTAACTGCCACTGCAACACCAAATATTGCACCAGCGAGGAACGTTGGAATTCGCTTCTTCATTGTATATCCTCCAATTATTCGATTAGCATATGATTTTACACATACTTACAATATATATCGGATAGGAGGGAGTGGAAGTTTATAGGAAATATTAAAACAAAAAGACCCTGTAAAGGGTCTCATTAATTAAACCTATTCAATTTATTCACAGGCTTCAATTCTCTATTGGCGCTGTTAACGTATATCTGTTTGATTAAAAAATAGTAAGAGGATTACCCCACCGACCAAAGTTTGGTAATCCTCTTACTCTACATTTTTTCTTTAGTCACCGGATTACTAATATATTTATTATAAATCACTCATTTTGCAGAGTCAACAATAAAATTAATCTCTTTTCTAACTCCTATATTTTTGTTATCAATAGTCTACAGCTTACATGAAGTCGTAGCGAGTTCCGTTGAAGGTTATTTTGCCATCAGCAGAGAGGACGATAGAGGCTTTACCGTTTGATATTTTGATGTCTCCTTGATCACCGATGATATCAATCTGCTTACCCATGAAAATAAGTTTAGCCGAATCTGAATTGACGTATATACCGTCATCTTTTAGTTTAACACTTCGTTCTTTGGCACTGTTGCTGGCATTGTAGATAAAATCCATGCTTCCGTTGGGCTTCTTAATCCAACCGATACCCGAACCACCACTACCCCCGTCACCAATACCCATTCTCCAAAATGGAGTGCTACTGTCGCCTGAACCTTCGAATCCACCTTCCATTTTGGCTTTTTCATCCATCTCGTATTCGAGCACAGGCCATTCGGTTTCGTCGGTAGTCATTTGTCCTGCTTGAGTTGAATTTTTCCAGTACAACGGTTTGCCATCATCCAAGGTTTTCTGTTTTCCAGCGCCTTTAACTTTACCAGTTATCCATTTGGCAGTATTGCCTTCAATGCGGATATAGTTTGACCAATCTGAGAGAGCTGCATTAGTCAAAGTCGACAGGCGTCCTGCTACCAATGCAGAAATATATCCCATATCAGATGTAACCATATTTGCAGCAATTAATTGGGCATCAACGCGTCCCGCACCCAAAATATTCCACCCATCCATGTTTAAATCGCGTGTAGCTGTGTCTAACAGGAAGCGACCATTTGGATCAGTTAGTTGTAGGTTTTTGAATCTGGCACGACCGTCCATGTAAATAGCAGCCGGAGCACTATCATCTGTTGCACCTACACGAATACCGTTACGATCAATAACGACCACTCTATTACCACTACCAACCTGGAATTTACTATCAACAACCAGCGAATCTGACAATTCAGCACCAGTCATCCAAACTTTACCGTAGTAATCCGCGTGAAATGGAGCTGAAGACCAATTTGAGGAGCCTAAGGCTAAACCGTCTTTATCTATTCTGAAAACTCTTTCACCTTCGCCAGATTGGAAATTACCCTTCATAAACAAGTCGCCATCGGGTGAGGTATACAATGTCTTTTCGAATGAGCCATTTTGGTTACGTTCTAACTTGAATCCATCTGCATTGTCGAACGTAAACTTATTTAAAACTTTATCATTTCCGCATGTGTTTGGTTCTTCAAATCGATTGAATCTCAATCCAAACTTATCTGGATTTTCTTCCAATAACCCAAGCTTAACGACTTCACGTTTACATCTGTCTTGAATAGTTAGTTTAGAACCTTCTATAGTGAATACACCAGTTGTATCACCAATTACTATGCGTTCTCCAAGAATAAGCTTCCCTAGCACCATTTCTGCAATGACCCCATCCGCGGAGATCGCAGTTTCCCATTTATTTCCATTTGATCGAGTTAATCCTAGTACCCCGTGTGTTAGCTTGAGGTATCTCATACTATCTTTGTCGTCAGTAATTGTTATTCCAGTGTGGTCTATGGTAACTGTCTCATTAATCGCCATCTCTAAACGTTCTTTTTCTCTATTCCATACATTCTCAAACAGCTTATTCATTTCAGATGAATCAAATACTGCTTTGTCATACTTGAACTTATTCAAATCCAACGTAACTCCATGAGTCCTTACATCTTGGAACAACTTATCAAATTCATTTCCCATTCTGCTTACGTCTTTAACATTGGATATCGTCAGACTAATATTCGACTGTTCATAATCATATTCAATCTTAATTATTCTTGCCGTAACATCTACACCAGTCGGTTCATATTTGATGTTAACGAAATCGCCAAGATTCATCTTCTTCCAATCATATTGTGCTTCAATTATCTCTAAGAAGTTAACAATATCAATTTCCATGCTTAGTTGTGGACGTAGCAATTCTTTGAATTTCTTCATTGTTTCATCGTACAAATCTTGCTCATCTATGTATTTACTGTCTGAGTAGTCCTGCGTAATAATATAAGAATCGCTTAACTCCATCATTTGCTCATGTGTAAAGTTCTTATCATATGCAAATGTACTTCTCAGGTTACTTATCTTGTTGGAAACGGTAGTCAGATTAGCTTTAACAGTATCAATTTCAGCTTGTTTCTGTTTAATCTGCATTTCCTTATTATCTAAACTGTATCGCTCAATAATTTTTGAATCTATACCTGAATCATATTCATCAATGCTAATGTTACATACCTGAATGTATACGCCTGTATTACCACCGCTAATAGAGACATTGGCATGATCCTGATATCGAACTTTACCCAGAAGTCTCCATTGATTAGAAGAAACAGCTTTACCTGATCCATCTAAACTAACTGTAACCCCAGCCGTGTCATCAACCTTAATCATAACAGCATAGCCAAAATCAGAAGACAGCTTGAAACTACGTGAACTGCTACCAGAATGTTGGTACTTCTCAAAGAACATTTTCGTATCAAATTGCTGAGATATTTTCGTATCTGCAACTACAACTTCATTTTTTACTAGCTTATCCATATCAACTTCAAGCAGAGCTAGTTGTTTTTCATAGCCTTGTTGTTCTTTGAGATAAGTATTAAACTCTGTTTTCTTTGATTCGATTAGTGCTTCAAAGTCGAGTAGGGCATGACACAACGAATCACTCATGTAATCACTGTGTCTAATGACATTCCGATTAGCATCCCTTTCAAATGGATACATGAAATATTGAAAGCTTTCTACATAGTTTTGCCCAGTAGGATTTACTTTTTCAAATGTCATATCATCTTGACCAAATCCCTTTAACCTCGTGACTATAGGTTCAGAGGTTGAATGTCTAGTCATCGATTTTAAATACTTATTCCAACTGAAGGTCAATCCTTTATTTGTTCCAGTGAGTTCAGGCTTTTGTAATGAAATGGTGTTTTTATCAGTATTGAAAATTGTTATAGCATTATATGTTTCGCCAACAGTCAAAATCGCATCCAATACATTTGTACTTGAGAAGTCAAACGCCCTATAAGTTAATTTGAAATCAGCATCAATGTAGTCGATCTTCCAAGTTGTTGGTGCAAGAATTTCATTCAATATTTGTTCGGCATGATACGATTCTACAGTTAATCCACGAATAGCAAAACCAACTAGAAGACCAGCCGTAGAAATACAATTCAATGTACGAATGTCAGATTCATCTGAACTAGAATCTTCAATGCTTTTAATATAATACCAGTCAACATTGTTTCCACTTACCACCTTAATCAGATATCTTTCTCGAATTAGGTCAATGTTTTTATTCGGAATTAAACGATGATTGACATCTATGTAAAAGGGGATTGATAACTCTAATTCATTAATATCGTGCCATGTAGTAGAAATTTTATCATTAAACGCCTCACTTATTTTGCTTATCTCTGTTCTATCTGGTCTACATAAGAAATATTGAGGTTGAATAGGTTTTAAATTGTAATCAATTTCTCCGAGCAATGTATCACCTCTTTAGAATAGTGGTGGGGGAGAGGTGATCCCCACCGATTATAGATTGAAGCCATAATTATTTCCTAGAACGCCTCTCTTTGATTGTGCTTTAGCGGCATCAATTAATTTGGTTAAGATAGTCGATCCTGACTCCTTATCATTTGCATGAATTTCAACCTTTTCAAAATGAAAACTGTTAACATTAGAAGCAGTAGACGTATTATTGTTTTTAACAATATTGGGGTTGAAAGTACTCTTAACTGAATCAACAATGCCACGTGTTACATCAATGATTTTCAACAAATTTCCCGTATCGCTCTTATTAAGAACCAATTCCTTTTCATGAGCTAACAGAAATTTACCTCCAGAGAAAGTAGGGGTCATACCTCCTGTATCAGCACTAAACACTTTCTGTTTAACCAGATAGTCGTAGCTTCCATCTGGAAACCCCCATTTTGAGCGCATTGCATCATTGTCCGCTTTAAGAGACTGAAATTGTGCTTGAAGACTTTTAATTTTATTAGTGTCTGGTTTCTTTTCACGTTGTAACTGAACGACTTGTTTAGAAATATTTTCAGCCTTTTGCTTGTTGGAAAGGTATTTTTGCCAATCTCCTTTTTCTTTTTCCTTATTGCTGCCATTACTTGAACCATTTCCGTTTCCATCGCCAGTTCCAATGCCCGTGTTATTGCCGATTCCACTATCTAAGTTCAAGAAATCGTCCAACTTACCCTGATCCATAGAAAGACTATCTAACATGTTCTGCATTTGCTTGCTTGTTTCTAATGATTGTTCTTGGAGGAAAGTGAAGAACTTCGAATACTCGCCTTTTAATTCGTCAATTACAGATTTCACCTTAGTCTTGTCATTGGACATGAGGTCTTGCTTCATTCTATAGAATCGTTGTTCGTCTTCAAGAATGTCATCATACTTCTGCTCAGTAAGTTCTTTTTCTCTATCGATGTTATCTGTAATTGCGTCATGAGTTCGATCTTCAGCATCTTTGGTTTTATCAAGGTACTTTTTGCGGTCTTCTAACTGGTCATTCAAGCCTTCTTTACGTAATTCACGCTCACGGTCAAGTTTAAACTTATCGATCTCTTCATTCTTTGCATCTAGTTGATCGGTTAAATCTTTCCTTTTAGCCTTAGCTTCATAGGAATTATTAAGAGCAAGCTCATTAATTTTATCCTGTATCTTTTGGCGCTCATCTAGTTTCTTTTTGAGTTCCTTGTCATAGTCATCAGATTCGCTTGTTCGATCTAACTCCTGAAGCTGGCGTTTAATAATCTCTTCAAATCGATCAGACTCTTCTTCGAGATTTTTTAATCGAGCTTCATGTCTCTTATCTTCAGCTTCTTTTTGTTTATCGATAGCCTTTAAAGCTAAATCCTTCTGTTTCTCAATCTGTTTTTTGTATGCTTCAATAATCTTATCAGCAGCCGCAGATTTGATAGAGTAGATAGCATTGTTATACTCAAGGTTCTTCAACGTTAGATCTTGAAGACGTTTAGACAATTCCTCTTTATTCTGTAAATTCAACTTTTCATTTTTCAATTGTCTCTCTACAGCTAAAATCTCTTTCTCTGTAGCTACACGTTGCTCATTTATCAACCCAATCTGAGTTATAAGCTCTTGTTGATATGCCTTTGAGTTTTCGTCCAACGATTCCATACGAGCCTTGGACAGCGATATCTTATCAGCAGCAGCATCGATCTTTTTCTCGTATTCATCGAGATTACTCACAATGACAGCATAGTATTTTTCTTGTTTCTGCTGCTCAAGCTCCCACCACTTTGTACTGTTGGATGCTTTTTGTTTATCGAATTCACCAGACGTAATTTTGTTTAGCTTAACTAGATTATCAAGATTAATATTCTGAGAAACCAATTCCTTTTGCTGCGCTGTCAGCGACTTAATTTGAGCAGATTCTTCTTTTCTCCAGTTTTTCGATACTTGATCATATTTTGCTTGTCTACCTTGCGACTTCGCTATTTCCGCATCTAAAGCATCTATCTTGTTCTGACCGATTGTTACATAGTTATCAATGTAATCAATTCGTGCTTTATAAATGTTGTCGTATGTAGTTGTTCTTTGTCCACGTGCATCAGCTTGAGCTTTATCCATATCAGAAGCAGAAGGGAGGGTGTATTTATTTTTAGATTTCCCACCTGAAACTGAAGAAGTGTCGCCATCATAGTATCTCAATACGTTGCCAACATAATTTACGTCACCATAAACCTTGCTTCCCGTCTTGCTCTTTTGCAGAGCAGAGAATTTTTTCATATTCTCAACGCTGTATCCACCATTTTTATTGAAATAATCCAATATTCCTGGCCCCATATTATACATAGCCAAAGCAATTTCAACGTTGCCCGTTTGATTGAGATATTTTGCAAACATTGAGGTACCAGTTTTAATACTGCTTTCAACGCTAGTGTTTTTACCAAGGCTGCTAACTTGCATGACGTTTTTAATACCATTGGCACCATTGGAAGACTCCTGTTGGATAATAGCTTTGATTAATGCAGGATCTACACCATTCGCTCCAGCATATTTATTAATCAAGTCAGCATTTTTGCCAGTTACTTTTGTTGATGTAGAAGTGGAGGGAGGTTGAATTTCTGGAATAGCATTAGCACCGGGAATACGTCTAGCACCACTGTATTTATCTGCCCAATACTTGTCGTTCAGGCTCCCTTGCTTTAAGCCAGAATTGCCCATCTGCATAAAGTTTCCGTCACCCATATACACACCAACATGTGAATTAGCTTTACCTTTGACAGTGTTAAAGAATACCAGATCGCCCTTTTGCAAATCCTTTTTATTGGTTACAGCTTGACCTTGTTTTACTTGCTCTTGCGTAGTTCGGGGAAGCTTAATATCAAGGAATTCCTTAAACATCTGTTGTACGAACAAAGAGCAGTCGGATACAGCAGTTGCCGTAAACTGGTCATAACTAACATTCGATTTGGCGGCTTGGCTATATTTGAACGTTTTGGACGAAGACAAGGACAAGGCTTCGGAAATCATTGAATCTAAACCAGTTCCACCTTTTGTAGTAGTGGTAACTTTCGTAGACACTAACTTAGATGGATCTTTAATACCTTCGGTTAGCAATGCAGCTTGCTTTTCAAGGAGTTTAATTTCCTCTTTAAGAGCTTTACCGTATTCCTCAGAACCTTTTTTTAATCGACTCTTCTTACTGTTTAAAGCATCTTGAGCTGCTTCAACAGCCTTTAACTTCTTCTGAGTTTCAGTTAAAATCTCATTCGTCTGAGACATAGAATCATTGTATTGGTCGTTCTTCTTTTTTGATTCTGTGCTAACACCATAATTCGGATCGTCAAACAATTTCCCTAAATCATTTAGCTGCTTATACAAATCAGAAACCGTTTCAACTTGACTCTTGGTGTCATCGATTAATTTATTATGTTCTTGAGCTAGTTTTGGGAGATAGTTATCCATAATGGGATTCAAACCCGGCAGAATACTTGGAGCTTTTACATTCATTCCATCAGACGTTGGAATCTTTTTGGAATTCAGCTCATCTATGGCCTTCTGCTTATTTGCTATCTGATCTAAGGCATTGACTTCGATATCATAAATCTTTAATCGATTTAATGTGGCTTGAAGGAGTTGAGTAGTCTTTGTCTTCTCTTGTTCTAAAGTGTATTTGGTTTCAGTTATCTTTGCTTTCTGTAAAGCTTGAATCGCTGATTCTTCAATTGTCCAACCGTCAGCAACTTTTTTGATGTGCCCAGCAAGAGAAGGGTACTTAATAATTAACTCAGCTACTTGATCTGCATTTAAGGCGTTACCTTTGCTGATATCTGCCATTACCTTGTTTAAATCTTTAATCTCCGAGGTAGTGTCCTTATATGCTGATTGGAGAGATTTTTGTAATGACTCAATTTGTCCAGAAGTTTTAGCGAATTGTTGGGCAGCAACATCAGCCATACTAAACGCCGGAAACATTGCCATTACAGATTCTTTATAGTCTCCAAACATTGGAACCCCTTTAGTTATGGTTTCCAATAGCTCAGAAATATCGTTGCGGACTTTCAATATCTCATTATTATTTTGAGTTGAAGGGTCAAGTTTAAACGCATCGCTTAGTTTTTGATATTTTTGAATTAAACTTTCAATATTACTGTTGTTGAGACTATCAACTACTTGGCGTATTTGTTTTTCTTGGTCAGTAAGACTAGAAGAGTTACCAGCTATAGATTTAACCATCTCTTGAACAAAAGCGCGTTGTGAATCAGAAACCGTTTTACCTTTGTCAGTCAGCTCGAATATGTATTGAGTCGTAGAATCTTGAAGAACTTTTACTCGTTCGCTTAATGCTTCATGTAATTTACCATTCGACTCAGACATTTTTCCTTGTAATTCAGCGTCAGTCCGATTATATTGCTCTAACAATCCTTTAGCAGAATACTGGAGTTGATCTAAATCTTTTCCAAAAATAGAATCAGAGGTAGCTAAATCACCATATCTTTTCAAAATATCAGATGTATTTATTTTTGTATCAGGTGATAGCTTTCCTGATTCCATATCTTTCTTTAATAACTCTATTTGTTTCTTGGTTTGATCTATTTTCTTTTGGTACTCTTCAACTTCATCTTTACTATCTTTTATTTTTGTTGTGCTTTCATTGTCTTGACCAGCCAATTTAGAGCGATTAAGTGAATTTTCCGCTTCAATCTGCTTTTGTAATGCTTCGGTACGTGCATTTATAGCCTCAACTGAATCAGTATAGGCTTTACCTTCGGCATTAATCTTGTTAGCAGCAACACCATACTGTTCAACCAGCATTACTTGAATTTCTAACAATCTCTTTTTCTGATCAGTGTTAATTGTTTGATTGCTTTCAGCTTCTTGGAGTGTATTCATTTCCTGAGACAAATCTTCTATAGACTTTTTTTGCTCTCTATAAGAGTTTACAGTGTCATAGTTAATTGTCCTAGCTTCTCTGGCGGCTTCGTTGGATTTTGAAATCCAAGAAAACAGTTCTGTCAAAGCCCAAGTAACTCCAGTAATAATGGCTAATGGTGCAATAGTTCTACCCAAGGCAGCAAAGGAGGTACCGAGTATTTTAAGTGAAGCAGAGGCGAGTCCATTAGTAGCTATAAGGGATCGCAATTCAAGTTTAAACAGGTTTAATTTCAAAGGAATAGTAGTCAAGAGTGTGTAAAGTGGAGTAAGCCCAGTTTTTGAAAAAAGCATAAAGGCTAGTGTAGCAGCTCCTACAACTGTAGGGAGAAACCCAATTGTGCTAGATACTTTACCTAATACGTTAATAAGAGTAGTTCCTATATCAACAACACCCTTTAGGAAACTGGCACTAATTGAGTGCTCCCAAAAGGCACTGACTGCATTGGTAAAGGTATGAATTCTTCCTTCTAATGATGCTAGATAGGTTTCATTTTCCTTAGAAGCCGAGCCGAATGAGTTAATACCTGCTTCTAAAGAAGCTTGAGCATCTTTCCAGTTACTAATCATGGAAGCAGCAATATTACCTTGCATTTTACCAGCTACTAATTCTAGAACATCTGCTTGTTGAATATCGCTAAGATTCTTCCAAATCTTTGATAAGTCATCGAATATTTCATATGTACTCTTAAAAGTTTTATCATCTTTTTTTAAGGTTAATCCAAGCGATTGAAACTTTTTCTCAAGCTTGGGAACGAGTCCATCAATTGCTTCTCCATCTTCTCCCACACCACGCAAACGCATTGACAGTGTTTTGAGTGCATTACCTACTTTAGCTGGATCTTGCACTGTACTATTTGCTGCTGTAATTAGTGCTACAGATTGTTCTATTGTATTACCAGCAGAGGAGAGGGAGGATGCCGATCTTTGTACCGCTTGACCAATCCCTTCGGTGGAGATGGCAAATTTATTACCAACCTCATTATAAACATCTACGACATGTTGAATGTTTTTGCCTTCGTTGTCTACTTCAATGCCAAAGCCTTTTATAGAAGAAATAAGCTGCTTAGATGCTTCTTGGGCATTAGATATATCACCTACATTTTGATAAACCAATGTTTGCTTTGCTAATTGCTGCGCCTGTTGGATTGTGTAACCTAATCTAGCCCATTCAGTAGTGGAGTTAATTACATCTAGAGTCAAGCCACCAATTTCATTTGCTGTTTTAGATGAGTTCAAAATGACTTGTTGATACATTTCATTTGTTTCATCTGTAACTTTCTTGAGATCAGTCATTGCTTTATCAAGTTCGTAGATATGCTGAATGCCCTCTTTAAAAGCGTTGATTGGAGCATAGATCGCGGCGGTAACTGCCGACCACATGATCATACTTTTAAGTATGCCCTGTATTGAACTACCGAAAGTTTCAGAACTTTTACTGGCTTCATTAAAACCTTGTACTGTTCTTTTTAAATCGTTATTTAAATTCCCTAGAGGTGACTTAAAATCACCAATATTACGTATACCTTTTAGTCTATTTTCTAATTCAGCTAAACTATTTTGAGCTTGAGTGTTACCACTAAATTTACTTCTGGCATCATTAATCTTTTGTTGTGTATTTGCCACAGATTGAGCATATTGCTGATCTCTTTTAGCATTTTGTTGTAAAGCTAAGGCATGTTGCTTTTCTTGTGCAATTTGTCTTTCACTATTCGACTTCAAAGCTTGATAGTGAGCACGATCCAATGACTCAGCAGCTTTTAATGATTGCTCTTGGTTACGTCTGTCGATCTCTCTATTTCTTTGTAATGCTTGATAGTGCAACTTATCCATAACTTCAATGCGTTGCTTGTTGGACTTTAATGCATCATAGTGTGCTCTATCCATAGTTTCAGCCGACTTAAGTACAGCTTGTTGCTGCTTTAATATTTCATTAATCTCGCTATAGTTTTTTACGTTTCCTTGTTGATCCAGTTTAACGGAAATCTGTTGCCCAGAGTCATTCTTATATGTATTTGTAGTACTATTTGTTTCACCAAGCTTATTTTTATTAGCTCTTGTTTTAGCTAGTGTATAACCTTCAAGCTCTTTTTCTAGTTGTTTTAGCGTACGAATCTGATCTTGTAGAGATTTAGATTCATCATTTACAGCCTTTTTATTTGCATCATGAACTGTCTTTGTCTTTTCAATTACTTCACCGTTCTTTAAAACTTGCTGAGTAACTTGTTTAACAGTACCATCTAAGTTTTTGTACACATCTTGTGTTTCTTTTACAACTCTATTTTGCTGTTCCATTGCTACATTAAGCTTCTTTGTAGCATCAACAAATCCTTGAATCGATTTTACAAAACTTTGGTCTACATTAATTTTTAAATCTAACTTCTGAAGAGAAGGGTGCTTGCTCAACGCTTTAATTGAAGCATTTACATCCCCAATTGATTTACCTACATTTAAGCCAGCACTTATTAATATACGCATATCTGCCATTACGTTTAAGTCACTTCCTTTTTTTACTTTAGAAAAATAGAAAAAAGAAGAGACTTAATATCTCTTCTTATTGTTCATCCTTATATTCAATTTGTTCTACAATTTCACAGAAGCGAACATACCAGTCTCCTTCGGTACCAGTAAACTCGGTTGGACCACGATTGATCACCGATTCCTTAACAGATAGGAGCATTGCTTTTCGTTCATCTGTTTCATCAATTACAATTTCTTCATTATAAAGCTTGTTTAACTCAGAGAGCCGTTCATTATCATTCTCGAAGGTATATTTTCCGTTTTCAACAATGGGATTTCCTTCTTTATCTTTAATCACATAATCAAGATTGATATCATTTGCATCATTTAAAAGTTCTGTGTAATGGTCGGTAAGTAAACCTTTAAATTTAACTCTATGTCTAGTGTCAGTTCGGTCTGTTTTTAGTTTATCTAGATAAGCTATAAAATTTTCAAGTTCAAATTTGTATAGTTTCATTTTGACTCCCTTTAAATTAAGATATGTAATTGTGATAAAAGGATAGTTTTACTGGGTCAAGCTAATTAAAAAATCTTATTTTTCTCATCTTCAAAATCACGCAGGTCATAAATAGAGGTAGTGGAAATATCATTGTGATGCGCCACAAACTTGGAGACTATCTTAATATCTTTCCCACTTTCAAGGAGATATGTGATACATGAATTTTTGAAAATATGAACATTAACCCTACGCTCTAAAATATCAGAGAGGGTATTAGAACAAAAGTCATCTGCCCAAGCAGGAGACATCGCTTTAATTTCATTTCCGTATTTAGTAGTAAAAATATATTCGCTATCATAGCCACGAGAATCAACCCATTTTCTCAGATGGGGAATAACGTCTAATGGAATCATATATTGAATTGGCTTTCCGTCGATTGATTTTCCTTTACCTCTTACATTGTGGGTCATAATATAATTTTTGTCATCCGACACTTCATAATCCAATATTTCAGTCTTAAACTGAATGATCTCTGATCGTCGAGCACCAACTCTAAAAGCGGTAGCCAACCAAGCCATTCCAAGCCAGTTTTCGTCTTCTTCTAAAACGCTCATCATCATGTCATATTCATCTTTAGTAACCTTAATTTTTTCATAAACGCGATTCTTGGCGATAGAAGGGAGGCCACGAGTGAAATTTCGGAAGCTCTTATAGTTTTCATCTTCTTCTGCGATGATGTTTTCTATATGATTACAAAAACTTGAAATGACAGACTTTCTAAAACTGATTGCTGACGAGGACATTTTTCTATTGTCGCGTATATAGCTTAGGTAACGAAGAAAGTCTCTCTTTGTAATTTTGTAAAATGGCTTGTTGTTCATAGAGTTAACCATGTACCAGCCAAACTGCCTAATTACACTCGTGTATTGTTTGCGAGATTGAGGGGAAAGATCCTGCACAGAAACAAACTCTTCAGCATTAAATCTATAATCTTCATTGACTTGCTGCCACATATCATCTGTGACTTCGGCTTGCTTTTTAGCTGGTTCGCGCAAAGTATTCTTTTTTACTTCTTTTTTGCTCATTCACATCAAATCCTTATGTATTATTAATGAGTATTTAGGTGAACTCATCACGTTGTTTTGGATTCATTAAGAAACACTCCCATGTATTTTCATAAATTACATCACAACCAAGAATTTATATTCATGGCCTAATTTCTTAGTCATTAAAATCCAATAGCAAACCTGTCGCAATAGAATTTAATATAATATAGCCATTGTTTTCAACACCAAATTTACTATAACTATCGTTACTGAGGTAAGGATAATATTCCATTAATCGATCAGACAAGTCGTCTTCATATTTTATCAGTACTGTAAAATCCCAATATTTTAATTTGAAAGTTCTGTTTAGGTATGAAATAATATCTTTTGATTCTATAAGTTTTAGCATATCAGTTTTGTTTATGTTTTCCCCATTATCAATTAATGTGTTTAAACCATAAATAAAAAATGCAATCATGTGTTTATTGATTTTCATATATTCTCCTTATATTGTTTAATATTTTTTAGTTTTACTTTATTTCTGTACGTCCAATCCTTTTTTACGTAATCCCTTATATAAAATAGCTTCGACTACGCCGCTATTCTCCAATTCTTCTCTAGTTGCTTCGGTGAATGGTCTTGCTACTCCAGCGTAAGGAAACGAATATTGGTATCCTTGACCCGTCTCAACAATTTCACTCACATTCCTACCATCATCCATACGTTTACTTTCGATAGATACAGTGTCCTTAGCTATCATTCTTACTTCGATGTTTTCGTCATCGGTTAATCCACCATGTTCGCCTTGTCGCTGATAAACAGTAGGGGAATATACGGAATACACTTCTTCCTGAATCTTATCTTTCATTATTTCTTTTGCGGTATTGCCTACATCAACCTTTAATGTCTCAGCAATTTGTTCATCCAGTTGTTTCATTAGATCCGTCAGATTGTTGAAATCCATTATCATCACCATCCTGATTTAAAGCATTGGCTAACATAATTTCTCCTACGGTTGCCTTAGCACTTTTCGCAGCCTGTTTAATCTTATTGACAATCTTTTGATATTCACCTGCAGGAAACTTACTCAAAAGCGCCTCTGTAATACCTTTATCTGCAAGCAATTCAGATAGCCCAATGATTTCTTTCAGTGTAGCCTTTTTTGGAACGGGAATATTGGTAAACTCTCTAAATGCTAAAACAGGAACTAGTTTCAATGTCCCTTTAATCAATTCATTGTCCAGTTGATCATTTTTTGATGTTTCACGTAACTCTTGAAGGTATCCAATATAAGACATAGCAACGTTCTCGATTAGAGAGTCGCGAAATTCAACGCTTACAGCAACTTCGTATTCTTCTCCATCATTAGTTTTGATGTACTCATTTTTCTTTTTATTTAGACTAGTCTTTAACTTATTGAGTTCAGTTGCTGTTAACTTCTTAGCCAATAATTACACTCTCCCTTAACGACAAAAATAAGCATCAACAACTTGTGATGCTCTAATGTCGTAATTGTGATATTTATATACAAATCTTTGTGCTTTTTTTGCTTTGATTTTTCGCTGTCTGTCCGTCATATTAAGAACTTCGTTTACCATTTGAATCATTTCTTCAGTCGTATTGGGGAGATAGATTAAGTCATGGAATAGATACTCTTGAGCTTTAGTCCAAGGGGATACAAATACACCTCCACCAATTGCAATAGCTTCAAACGGCCTCATTGAAGTTTGTGTGATAGAATGATCGTCTAAGTTTTGTCCAATGATAATTTTTGAAGAAGAGTAGAGTAGAGGGAGTTCTTCATATGCCTTATATCCCTTATATACATGAGGATGACTCACCAAATTTATTTCACGGTTTCCATCCATCCACCAATCATTACCGTAAATAGATATATCAAATCCTTGTTCAACCAAGGGCAAAATAAAGCCTTTCGTTTGTTTAGATCTTCGTTCGTAGTTATTAGCTACTAGTGAAATATCATAACTTGCCTTAGCGGATACTGTCTTGTGGAAGGAGGGGTTACACCCAAATAGCATTAACTCTGCTTTTTTCCCTTTGCTCCAGTAATTTTGTAAACATTCGGCGGTGGTAGTAAAGATGTGATCAGCATAGTCTGACCAGTAGTCGCCTATCCAGTGGTCATGAGGAGTATCTTCGATTGCCCAATAAGCATGGAAAATGCCTTTTTCTTTAGTGTGTTCAAATATATCTTCAGCAAAGTTCGCAAAGCATTCTGAGAATACAATGTCGGGTTTATAATTTTCAACTACCTCTTTGAATAACTCACTCTGGATTTCCTTAGACTTATCCCACAGTTGGTATCTACCATCCATAATATAAGTGTCACATCCAAGGTTTTTAAAGCCTGACGCAATACCATACTTGATTAACGCTGCATTATTTGTAAAAAGCACTTTCAATTTTTCAGTCAAGTATAACACCACTCTTTAAACAGTAATCATTAATGGCTTTAAGTATCTGTTCAGAACGTTTCTCCCATGTATTTTCTTTAGCGTGTTTAAGGCATATATCCTTATAGGTATCCATTTTTCCAAGTTCGATTGCTTTGTCGACTTGGGCTAAAAATTCATCGTCATTATCAGCAACTAGAACAGCTTCATCATAAATCTCTGTTTCCATCCATTTGGTAGCTACAGTGATTTTACCCGCAGCCATATGTTCGAACATTTTAATAGCACATGCTGCTTGTGTGATTTCCAATTTCGTATTGAAGGGAAGGAGACATACATCAGCATGAGCATAATAGTTGTAAAGGTCGTCGTGATCCTTGGTTCCCAATTTAATAACATTTGATGGACATTCCTTGCCAAACTCTTGTCCCACAAGTACAGTAGTATATTTCTCTGCAACTTTACGAATCAGACGAGTATCTACCCAAGAGCCAATAGCACCTGAAAAGAGGGCAATTGGGCCATTTAATGTTTTATATTCTTCAGGAATTTGTGAGGGTTTATTTATATACGATTCTGGACAAGCATTTCTGACTAGATATGTACTTTCACTGCTTTTGCTTCTAAGGTCATACAGAAACTGACTAGACGTTAACACAATGTCGGCTTTCTTAATGGCATCATCTTCATACTCATACCAATCGCTAAAACTATCAACTGAATCATAAATATTAATCTTTGCTTTTATATCTTCGACATATTGAGCCGATTTTGCCCAAGTGTAATAAAATATATCTACTTTAATGCTTCTATGCTTAATTAATTTAAGTACTTCTTCGAAACTGTGATAGACAAATAAATTAGGCTCTACTTCTTCGGGCGGCTTGTCTGATTGAGTGTTATTGCAGAAAACCACTGTCCAACCTCTTCGAGCAAATTGCTTAACAATCTGTTGAGGACGTTGCGTGAGGAAATCCCAGTTAAGGGTGGGTGGATAAAGTATTATTTTTTGTTTCATTTAAGAACTCCCTTAAATATTCTGGACTCATAATATGATTCGAAAACACACTTAAATCACAAAAAAGCTCAAACCCTTTGTCCTGAGCCATTTTACAAAAGTATGCATCCTCGCCTTGCGGATGAAATCCGTATTTTACTGACTTGTAGACTTTACGGCTTAACATAATAACTGCCCCTGTAAGATCAACTTTTATAAGAAATGAAGAGGAGAGAGAGGGGGCTTTTTTGACATAACTGTTTACGATGTGTTTGTACAATCCCTGTTCAGTTATCTTCATGATGTTGGGATAAAGGTAAGGCTTATCGATATTAGCTATATATCCGTTCCAAATCAATCCTGAAATAATATCTTTGTTTGATTTGAGTAGATTATTAATAATATCAGGTTGAACAAGGATATCACTGTCGACAAATAACAATCTATCTGTTCTGGCTTTGGTCATGACATAATTCTTTAAAATACTCAAATGAGTGTATACATAGTTATTCCTAGTGCTTAAATCTCGTTTGTCTTCTGGGACATTGCGGTTATATTTCTCAATTCGTATTTTTTTATATTCGTGATGAGTTTTCTTGAATTCAGTCAATATGTTAAGTGACTCATCTTGAGAATCATTTACAACAAACAGTAACTCAATTTTATTTTTGGGATATTCAATATTTCTGATGTGTTCAAGATATAAAGGAAGTATCCAAGCTCTATTTCTAATTGGAGATGCTATTGTAATAGTTTCTGTACAAATAAAGTTTCATCCTCCCTAAAATAAAGAGTGGCTAGACATGATTGTCTACCCACTCAAAATTAGTTTTTAATTATACAAGTTCATCTTCATCATAGATTGTCATGATATAGGTTTCTTTACGATTTACTGGTTTCAAAATCTCAATTGGAATGTCAAATACAGAAGGGTCTCCTTCGGCAGCCATAGTAAGGTTCCAGTTATCTTCCATCTTGGCATCGAAAATTTGAATTTGTGCCGCAAAATCTTGTTTAGTGACTGTATCCCGGATCAAGCAATCTAGAATCAATTCATATGTACCAGCGAACTTATCAGAGCTAACTGTTATTTGTTTTGCTGAAGCACCTGTTTGAGTCGTATAATAAGCAACCAATTCTGTGCCATTAGTAAACTCACCTGTTTTAAATGTTAATTCTTTACCTTCAATCTTGTATTGCTTATCTCCAAGAGTACCAGTCGCAAATGTAATTTCTTCAAGATGAACTTGATCCTCAGAGAGCGTGTAAACACTATTTAGTCCATTAACAGGAGTAGCAGGAGTGTATTTCAATGTTGCCTTATCGTCAATTACTTTAATAATATCGCGATATTTGATAGGAACTTGTCCACTCTTAATATCATTACCAGTCATCATTGCAATAACTTCGTTTGTAAAAATAGCGTCTTGCAACGATACCTTACCGCCACGATCTCCAGAAAAACCAACAATACGGTTATTACCACGGCCACCCATTGCATATACAGTGGTTGCAGTGTTCTCAATTCCCGATGTTTTAAGATTTTGGAGTTGAATCTTTGCTTTACCAGTTTTCTTATCATAAAACGTAGCAAGTGCAACCTCACGGATTGCCCAAGTATTAGGTGTCAATATGATCACACATCTTTCTTATTTTAATTTGTTTGCCCAATGTATGTCAGCCATCTTTATACTCTTACCATCAAGTGTTCCAGCATAAAGAGCTGTTATTGTGTGGTGATAGTTATCGATATTGTTACTGACATACAGACCGTTGTAGATTTGATAAATATTCATTTTATACAAATCAAAAAGGCTTAACCCGTTGTCTTTCCAAGCTAAACCTGCAACTATACTATGTAAGTCAATTTTTTCTTTTACTTTTGGTTGTTTGGCTCGATTCTTTAAAATCATCTCTATCATCTTCTTAGCACGTGAGTTAGCAGGTTTAAATTCAGGCTCATTCTGTATCTCTACATTATTACCAAGCCTTATAATCTTTTGGATTATATTAAAATTACTATGATTTATTTGCCCCTTACCAATCTCAATATAAACATTATTTTCCGATTCTTTTAGGGTTGGACTCTCACTAAAAAACAAGTATATTGCTGCAAATGCATTAGCCTTAAACTCTTCATTGTGATAGCAGTTTGCATAAAAGATATCAAAATTCGTAACATTATTGTCTAAGTCGCTTTTTATCATAGTTTTATCTATAAGGAGAGATGCCAGGAAAGAATTATACAGAGACATGTTTATATCAACGATTTTTTCAAGAGAGGGGATTGTTAGGTAGCCAGCTTGCTCGATGTAAATTGGTCTACCGCCAAGTAACTTGAAATGGATATCTAATTCATCCAAATGACCACCTACTTAAATTCATATAACTTGTATTGTAAGTAGTAACCCACATAATTTGTATTTACGAACATCTCATCCATACGGTAAAACTCTAATTTTCCAATTCCTAAGATTCGTTCATCGTTAAATAGTTCATCAATGGCAGCAATAATATCGTCGTATCTCAGATTTTCATAATCGGTTCTTATTAAATCTTTATGCACCAAAACTTGAAAGTGTAGCAGGGCAGACTTGAATTTCAAATTATCTGTCGGTCTGTATTCTTTAAAGGAAAAAGTAACATACGAGGAAGCGTCACTAGATAACTCAGGAACATGATTGTAGGGGTATATTTTATTGAACAATAGAGAAGATGGATCATCTATTGTCTCTCGATTTAAATAGTTGCTATTATCGTACTGTAAAGCCTTACATAATTCTTGTGAGCTAATTAGCTTTTCTAAGACTTTTGTTCTGAGAGATCCTAATTCTCTAAATCGAGACATGTTAGTTCACAATAAAATCTCTGGTCAGTACATATTCCAGAAAACCACTAGTGTTCATATCCCTTGTATCATCAAATGTAGCGACGACCTTATCTACCTGATCCAGAGTAAGTGGAGTAGTTCGGTGAATTTCCTCGCCAAGACTATTACGAACCTTAACCTTATAATAATTACCATTAGGTTGTAGATTACCAAGTTCATATGTAAGGGCAATGCATTTTAGAGCTTCAAGTGCAGATCCTTTGTCGGCGTGTGTTTCCTTGGAAAATGCTAATTTAAGTTTATTATCTGTAGCAATCGAATAAGCATATTTATATTGTGGATTAATAGCTACGTCTAGATCAGCATCAATGATTTCAATTGTAGGTGTAGCACTAATAATTACAGAGTTATCAATCCCAGATGAGTGCTGCATAGAGTAGGGGAGGGGAGAAAAAATAAGCCAATTATTTGTAGCTCCTTGAATAAATTGCTCAAGCTTAAGTTCTCCAAAACGGATGATGGCTTGCATGGATACACTCCTTATAGTAATGATTTTATTTCAATTTCTTTTGTTGCATAAGCTAATCTGGTAGAGTTTTCGACATGCAAAATAACTCTGCCTTTCTTGTTGTTGGCTTTAATTTTACAGGCTTGTCCATCTTGTTCGATTATACTGGCTAAAGTGGTGGGTGTTGAACCATCAGACTCGGTTAACCAAAAACAAGCTTTGTCTTGTCGAGCAACCCCATTATCCTTAAACGAACAAGTGAAGGATTTAGTCATGTTATATTTAATAAAGTCGTCGCCAGTGATGTGAGCTGAATAATTATTTGTAGTGGAGGACGTAACATTAACTTGAATAGTTTGAGAAATATTTCTGAATGAAATGGTTATTTTACTTGTTCCTTTTTTTAAAGGGGTTACTAAACCAGTTGGAGAGACCCTTAAAACTGTTTCATCAGCGACAGAGTATGTAATTTGATCATCAACTTCCATTACCTTTGAATTATTGGTTAGTTCAATGTTCAACTGAAGAGTCTGATTTTCTTCTATAGCAACAGTGTCCTTAACATTCAAAACCCTCAGTTGGTAGTCAGCAATGTTGCCATTGTAATCGGCAATCTCAAGTTCTAAATTGTCAGCAGGGATTAAATCTTGCTCTTCTAATGTCAAATTTATTAATCCATCAATTAGACGATTGATCCCCACGGTTTTCCAAGCACGACCATCAATAATAAAACGCCTATTTTTCTTTATTTTCTCAGTCTCATTATTCTTTTGGATTGTTATTTGTCGTCTTTCATTAGGCATCATCAGGATTCTTCCTTCTTGGATGCCAAAATTAGATGATGTATCAGATTTAAAGGAGAAGGGAGCTTCTTTAATTTCTCCTTGATCGTCTAACCATTTAAGAGTTGAGTAACAAATTAGAATCACGCCACGATGATATAATTCCATATCATCAACATGATTACATAGCCAAGTCCTATCTTTCCATACAACCAAATCACCCATTTTTAACGGATGATTCATTGCAACAATATTCTTTTGTTCACGAATATCTCCATCATCAGTAATCCAAACTTCTTGATTATCGTCTCCATTGATACTCACTTGATAATAACTAGGAGATTGCGAGAAAGTTGAATTCATAACTTGCTTTGTGTGGGCAATATTTCTGTCTCTAACAGTTGTTTTACAGTTAGACAGATATGACTTGTATGCCTTGTAACTCATACTAATTCACGCTCATATTTTTCAAATAGTATTGCATCATTAACGAATCAGCACGTTCAATAGCCTTATCACGTAGTACAGCTTTTTCTTTAAAGTTCTGAGATTCGCTATATCTTTTCCAGTCAGATGAAGAAATCGCCAATCTCATATCAAGAATATTATTTACCTCTTTTTCAAACCATTCGCCAAGCATTAGCTGTGAGAGTATTTCTTGTTCTAACTCCGTTAAATCGGCAGTAAAGCTTCTGTTTTCCTCGTCTCTGTCAGACAGATCATTTTTACAGTAGCTGAACTTAACCAAGCCTGATTTAAGAAATCCCATAAGATAGTCTTCATAATCTTCAATCGAATTTAGAAACATTTCATCGATTGTATAATCCTGAATTTTACCTTGAAATCTCTCAAATATTTTTGAATATGGGGTCATGATTAATCCCCTTTACACGCTATTCTTTACTTTAGCCAGTTCATACAGATCTTGTTTGATCAATTTACCAATAGAGTCTATTTTGTATCTATCTTGGAATCTACTATCATTAGCCGCAATGCCAACCACAATTCTTTCAATGATATTTTCTTTTAACGTTGGAGAAACAGAATTTAATGTATCAACAATTTCATCAATATCAAGAGAGATAATATTATCAATTGTTTCACGACTCACAAATTTTTGGTAAACATCATCCAGATACAAGGCTTTAACCGCTTTTTCACTTTGAATCAAGAACGCCCCTTCATGAGCAAACTTAGTATGGTTGTCTACAATTGCTCGCACATCTTCGAAAGTAATCGTTTTAGAGCTGCCAAAATCATTGAATCTAATGGTAGATGTAGTGCCTGTTAGATTTAACCCACCATTAGTTAAAGAAATAACTCTAATGTATTCACGGGGATCAATATCTAATTTATCCTCAACAGATTCGAACAGAGAGTTTACTTTTTTAGTTTCTGTTTTGATTTCCTCATGAGAAGTTTCAATTTTTTTATTTTTCTCCAGTAAGTCTTCAACTAAAGAAGTGAGTTTAGCAACTTGATCTTCTAATGCGATTTCTCTTACTGTTTTTTGAGTAGATTCATTGTTTGTATTTTCAGTATTAGCTATCTCCATTTTCTTTGGTGCTGCCATCTATATGCCTCCCTATTATTTAATAAAAAGGTCGATAAGAATGTACTTACCGACCAATGGAATTATGAGAATTTATACAATCCATAAGCTGCTGCTGTAATCAACTGCACATCATAATTCTGCGATACAGAATATCCCATTGTTTGATCTGCATTATCTTCAGGTTTAGATTGAGTAATAATTGTGTTACCCTCAAAACCAATTTTGACTAGCTTATCAGAGCCAGAAGAGAGTACAACAGCGAAGTCACCATCGATAGCAAATTCATCGCTATTTGGCTTCAAACGTTGACCAATTTCAAAAAGCTCAGTGCCTTGGAAGTTACCCAAATGTCCGGTCTTATTAAATTCTTGTCCAAGACCAAATTGAAGGTACTGATTCTCTGGCAAGATACGAGCAAGTGCAGTTTTAGTGCCGAATACCACACTCTTGTCCGTATTGTTTGCAGCAGAAACACGTTGAACCAGATTGTTAAAAGCTGTAGAAGTAAAGGCAGCATTTTCTTTATATTTAGCGCCCAGAGTAGTAAAAGAGTCATAAATCGAAGAGTAAATGCGAGTAGTGATATCAGTTTCAATTGCTTGAGCTACACGTGCAACCCATGCGCCCCAATTTGTTTTTCCTGCAAGCACACGATAAAGTTCTTCATAAATTTCTACAGTACGGCGTTGAGGAGTAAGTGTTACATCTTTTCCGAACAAACGTTGCCGTTGATTACCTCGTTGACCATTAGCTTTAGTACTAACGACAAACAAATCTGGACTATCTACGTGAAACACCAGTTGATCGCCCCAGTTTACATTTTTAACTTCTGCGAACTGGTAAAAACTATCCAAAACTGTTTCAGGGATTACGATATCCAAAGTTTGAGCTACCAGAGCAAATGTTGCCCACTGGATATTAGGGTTAGAAGCCATCATACCTTCAGTAAAATTGGTATCAGACGGAATGCCTGCTAGACGGTAAGCTTCTTTTTTCAAGCCTTTGGTGAACAGTTCTTGTTTTGCATCAAGGGTTACGCCATCATTCGCATATTGAGCATACTTATTAAAACGACCATCTTTGTTGCGGTTTTGATAACAATAGTGGTACCAAGCTTCTACACCAGCTTGTACAACATCTTTTTCATTTTGCGACATATTAAAAAACTTAAGGCTACCATAGTTTTTCATACTAAATTAGTTCCTCCGATTATTATGTATTAGGCTTCTTTAATTACTTGCAGTTTAGTTGCTGGAACACGAGAGCGCCCAACGGAAATAGTTGTTTTTTCAAGAACCAACAGCGCTACTTTAGTTGTTCCAAGGGTTGCGCTAGCAATGCCTTTATATTTACCATCCTGTGGAATAACGTATTGATCCACAACTGTTGCGCCATCGATGCCGTCATCCGTGATAGTGAATGTGTCACCATTTTTAAGGCGAAATGCACGAGCAGGGGTATTAGCTTTATTAGTGAATAGAGCAGGGTCACTTACGTCAATTCGGAAGCCATTGACCTCTGGAATCTCTGGGCTTGCAACCAACAGTACTTCTTGAGCCGCTACATCAGTTGGAGTTGCAGCGATACGAACTTCTGGGTTACCAGCCAACACCCCCTTTAGAACTACTAAGCTACCGTTATCAACCGCCTCAGGCAATTGAACAGACTGAATAAAGCTGTCTACTTTAGTACCAGCCATCAGATTAAGATTTACAATTGTACTCATTAAATATATTTCCTCCTATTAATTGTTTTGTTGGGAAAGTCTATCCCAAACTGTTTTAGGTGTTTCTTTATTTTGTTCGCCATCATCTGGAAGTCCCATTGAAATAAAGTTAAAGTTCTTCGATTTGGTAGTTTCGATAATACGATCACATACGTAAGATTTAACTTCTTTTTCAAATTCAGAAAAAGTAGCAAATGAAGAACGCTTTTCTGTAAACTTAGCTTTTTCATCTTCGGTAAGAAGAGTAGGGTAAGAATTAAATAGCTCATCGATTCTTTCTACATCTTCAGCTTCTTTAAATTTTATAATTTCTTCTTGAAGCTCGATGATTTTCTCGTCTTTATTTGTAATTTGAGACTCTACTTCAGTAAATTTCTCTTGAATTTCTGTCAATGTTTGATTCAAAGAAAGAATGGCTTCATCTTTACCCGCGATTTTTTCGGTAAACTCAGCAACCAGTGTTTCTTTTTCGTTTTTTTCCTTGTTTATGGCTTCTGTTGCTTCGCTGCTAATTGAATCGATAGTGGACTTAAAGGTGTTGATCGCGTCATCGGCTTCATCACCATCTACCCAATCTACAGGAGAATATTTAATTCTCGTAAGAGTGTCGAAATCAATTACAACATTATCTCCTTGCATACTGTAAGATGCTTTCTTGTGCCTATATCCATCTTGGACATCGCAAAGATAGATATAATTTTCATCAAAGTCACTAAGATAATAAGAGCATCTTTCTACCGACTCTCCATACCAATTAGTACCTATGTATTTTTGTTTACTAAGGGCATTGTCAATCTCTTCGTATAATTGGTTAGTAGTCAATTTGAAAAGAGCTGCAATTTCTTTTTTGTTTTTTTGCAATTGAACATTATCCTCCTTACTGTCCTTTGTTTGTTTATTAACATCATTAAAATGATGTAGAAATGAATTTAACTCTTTCATTTTTTTGGTAAAATCATCATCCAAAGAAAAATGCTCAATTTTTGCGTGAGCATTAATCATACCAGTGCCGTATTTATTGCCCAATAAAGTAACGCCAGTATACCTAAATGATTTAATATTCAATATTTTTGTCTCTTTGTTGTACTCAGATTCATCAATTACAATTTCGATTGACAGCTTAGTTTCTTCTTGGTTGTTGATGATTTTCATCTCATCTTGTGCATAGACATTCCATATGTATCCATCTACAACTGCATAATTTCTCCCATCAATTTCTTCATAATGATAGTTGTTATTAACGGCAGAAATTACTCCGATGGGCTTTTCTATATATGTAATTTTATCTTCGTCTTCATTATATTCCATTTCATGCTCACCAAAATCATCGCCTTCTATATGGGCCAAAATAGGAATATTAACGACAGATGATTCAGCATTTTTAAGAACATCGAAATCGATGTTACTTTTATTGTTGTTTACACCATCATGAGATATCCACATTCTAAGTCTTGAAAATCTAGAATCGTTAAGAGGTTCGATTTCATAATTCTCGACGAAAAGAGTAGCTTTTTTATCCTTATTTTTTATAATTATCACCTCCTCAAAAGAGTCTAACGATTATTCAAATCTAAGTCTCTTGTCTTTGCACCATCATCACTAAGATCGTTATCAGATACTTTTGGGCGACCGCTATCCTTATTACCGTTCTGCACATGGGAACTGGAAAGGGGAACAAGGTATTTTTCAACAAGGCTAATACTGTTCTCATAAGCCAACAGACTTTGCATATCTTCAGGGTTTATGCCCATAGCCAAAGAGACCAATGTTTTAGAAAATCCAAACTGTCCAGCTTTAAGGTACTTTTCGAACTTTTCGTCTCTGTTGAACACTGTTATATCAGGGAAGACTACTTTATGGCGATATTTTCCCGTTTTGCTTTTTAGATAACTGTTGATAAAACGCTCAAACTGGCGATACATATGAATTACATAACCTTCATCGACTTTGATTGATGCTTGAAGACCAGAAGCATTAACAGTCCCCGAACCAAATAATATAGGAGTTGAACCAGCAGCTTGATAAAAATTATCCTGACTAAAACCAACTATGTTATTTTGAGTTTGTGATTGATTAAAATCAACCGTTTTTAACTCAAACGGGGTTGTAGCAACTTTTACTCCATTCGGAACACCAGCTTGGAGGATTGCAGTATATTGACCTGCAACATTAGGATCAATAGCAAAGTTATTAGCTACCGAAGCTCCCTTAGTGTCACTCTTCATTGGAATTTGCCCAACAATTATCTTCCAAGTTTCAAGCTCAGTTTTTGTTTTCAGCAAACCTTTGTAATGTTCTATTTCAGCGCTATCTAAGAATAACCCCATTAGAGGAGGGGTTAGTCCGGCTCTGGTTTCATCAAATTTAAACACTGGAGCTTTTATAGGATCGAGAGGTTGCCAATAGACATAACGATCTTTACTGCTCCCAGCATTGGCAAAGTCACTGTAATATTCACTAAATTCAGGAGCGAAATCGTTTATATTCACACCTGATTGTAAAAAGTAATACATGTTAAAAGCATATTGATATCCGTATTCGGTTTTATTGATGATCTTACAGTATTTTGATGGCATCTCTTGCAAAGCAACTGAATCACCAAACTCACGAACATAATAGAATTTTGCATCTTCCAAGATTACACCTTTTAATATATTTGGAAAGGTTGACTTGGGCGATAGTTTTTCTACGATATCTACTGCTTTACGTCTGGATTTTTTAAAAGCTGTAGATTTCATATCTTCTTCATCGGCATTAGTTGCAACTATAAATGAGTCGAAGGTAGGTATAGTAGAATAGTAGTTAACCAATCGATTAAACTGCATTACTACATTAAAAAGATACTGACTTAAATCCTTTAAGGCATCTTCGTTTGCTTTTGGATTTTTAATCATTTCTTCAATCTTTTTTCGATCAAATGTAGTAGGGGACATATTTAACGACTTTAACAATTCATTTTGCCATAGTGGACTAAATAGCGAACCACTTTGATAGCTACTAGAGAGAGCTTTTGCAAATTGCAGTGCATAATCTTCACTATTTTCTATTTTGGGAGGAGTTGTATTTACATTAGGCGTATCCTTGTTGTTTTTTCTGGTCATTGTTCACATCCTTTCTATATAGATTTATTGCGATATGTATAGGTAATCTAAATAATTAAACTCGTCATTTTGGTTTGCTCTAAGTTTATTATCCATTTCCATTTCATAAATAAAGTGAAGTCCATATCCTAAGCTTGTAACTCTATCCCTTTTCGTGGTATTTACGATTCTTTCATAAATAATATTCTTAGCGTTACTTTCCATTTGTTTAATATTACTCAATTCCTGTAGTAATAGATCTGTTTCAATATATACAGCAAATTCTTCAGCAGTCATTGCATCGGTTTTAAACAAAATGTCCATTTGTTCTGACGGAACCAATAGTCTCAACGTACCATCTTCAAAGCAACTCTTCATATATGGGTACATAATATTATTGTATTGATTTGTAGCTGTAACAGCTCTTATGAGAGGATTTGAGTTCTTAAGTGTAAAAGCGTCTTGATCGTCATCTTTAATGAGTGGGGGAAACTCAAATCTTTGTCCATTTTTTTCATCTACATATTCCCAAGTTTCATAAAACAAATGAGGCAGGTTTTCACCGTTACCTCTAGAGTCAATCACCAGCTTAATAGTGTTTGGGAATCTAATATGTACTAAATACCTTAAAAAATCTCTTTGCTTTTGCAGTGTCAGACCCTTATTAGCTTTCATATATACAACTTCTTTGGTAAATGTTCCATTTACTTTTGGCTTTAGTTTAATTACTGTTGTAACAGCCTGATCCGCATCTAATGCTGTGCTTGTTGCTACGTCATGGACGATGATATACTCACTTTTTGATTTTTTCGGTTGTTCAAGTTCACATTTTTCTAAAGTTCTAACTTCTTGTGTTAATTCATAAGGATAATAACTTTCGCCACTTGAGCCAACAAAAACTCCCCTGTATTCATAATCAAATTTTTCTTTATTCATCGTTGGTTTTTCTAGTTCGCTAAGAATATCATCTTCATCGAATATTCCTGCATCTACACCAACCTGATAGGGGAGAGTACATACAAAATAGTTTGGATCTCCACTGACCATTTTTTTATAATGATGCATAAATCTTTTGTATAGACTGGACGTTTTTAAATATGCAGATGAAATAAAGATAACTTTACCTTTTTCATATTCACTGTGAGTGATAGCGATAGGTCGTTTAGTTTTAGTCATCGGGATCAAAATTGTTTCTATAATATCATCGGGGATAATTCTAGCTTCATCACAAAGCAAATAATGAAAACGCCATGAACGAGCAGAATCACCGCTTTGTCCATTACCCAAAACAATGGCTCGAATTTCACTGCCATTTTTAAAATTAACAACGCAGTCGTCAGAACCTGTTTTAATCGGGAAGTTTATTTCTCTTGCAATATCTTCGTGTTTTGCTAGTTCACCTTTGATTTTTTGAATAATTACATTTCTAGCTTGCTGTCCTTTGCCTGAAGCTATCCCTAGTTTAATACCCGGATACAGAATGGCAGCACATATAAAAAATACAGCACTTAACCAACTTTTACCGATACCGCGACAACAAATCAGCATAGAGTATTGATATCTAGCCATTGCTCTAAGTATTAACCTTTGAAACGGATATAGCTTTAGTCCTAATACGTTTACAGCAAACTCATCTATATGATGTCGATAATATGCTATGTATGTTTCCCAATTCTCATAATCAATAGATTCTCTCTTTATTGGATCATAACTTATTGAGTTCTCAAAGTTATCTGAATTTCCATCATTTTTATTTCTACTTTTCTTACTATAATTTTTGAATGCCATTTATTTCACCTAAACCGATTCTTTGATAGATGCAAATTGATCTATCATCTTATCAATACTATCTTTATCCATAGGAATGTGTTTTGGTACCCATTTTCTCTGCTCAACCTGATCAAACGTTACTCCAAAGCACCCTAGACCTACATCATTTTGTCCTCTTTGCGATTCAGAGAACTGGGCTGATTTTGATAAAGTATCAAATGTCTCTCTTGCAGATTTGTACTTAGAATCGGCTCCAGAAACGCCATTCAATACATCTTGAAAGCACTTATCCATATGTAAGCTTGCTTTGCATATCTTCTTAGCGTAGTCCTTGTGATTAGTTGTAACTATTTTAAAATCTCTATCTAATCCAGTATAGTATTCCTCAAGATAGTCAATGTCGGAAGCGGTGTATTCTCCCATCCACTTCTTATTGTAATGACGTGCTTCATCTATATATTCAGCTTCGTTTGCATCTGTATTACTCTGGATAAAATAATTGTCGCTGTCGGAAAATTTCATATCTTTGTACTTGGGAAAAGACGAGAGTTGTGGAATATACCTTGACCATTCCTCTCCACGAGAAATCCATAAATCTTCAATAAAAGGCTTATCCATCATTGCCAAAACACTAACAACTCTGTTCAGGTAATTAGCATCTTTTTCGCCTATGTATTCATTCATACATGACTTACATATTTCAAATTTTTCAGTAATGAACAATGGATTAGAATTCACATAAAAAGATGTTGCAACTTTTGTCTTACGGCATGTTAGACAAGTTATTTTTTTAGAAGATGGCGATTCTTTTTTTGTATCAGCCAATATTTCACCTTCTTTACATAGAAAAAACAATAAAATTCCCATTTGATAATAAAAAGCATGGGGTAGGAGGGAGCAGCCTGTTTAAAGACGGAAGGTCTCCCAATGAGAAACAAATAATAAAAAGCCTGATAGTACTCAGGCATTTGATTTATGTATTCCTCAGCTCTTAGTTATTTCAATTTGTTCACAATCTTCGTAATTTCTTCAGGTGTAATAATCTGTTTTGCTCGTTTGTCAGTTCGGTTGCCATAAATAAATGCTGCTCCATCTTCAGCGTAGTAAACAACCGCTTGTTTATTAATCACTGGGTATCCGTGTTCTTCTTCGATATCTACTTCAACAATTTTCTTGTTTAGTGCGTATTGTTCAGCTAGCTCTTTCTCATTAACTACATGCAAAATTTGATATTTATCTAAATATGCGTACATTATTTCCTCCAATAATATGTATAAATTTTATTTTACTTCTTGTAAATTGATATCTATTTTGTATTCAATTCGTCCGTCCACATCAAAAATATGCATCTTTTGCATTGCATCCGAATACATACGTTTACTGACGGCATAAGAATCTACGCCGCAAAGACTGCCATTAGAAACTACCGTTGTTCTACCGAAATCTTTAACAGTATCATGATGAATATGGCCTTGGAAGATGTATTGAGGTATTACGCCAAGGAATTGAGGTAATTGTCGGGCTGAGGTCGTTACATGGTCTAAATCGCCATGCACATATATGTGAGGCTTTTTAAATGATTCATCGATAAAATAACCATCTTCGCCTTTTAATAGTTCAATATTATCGAATTCTCTAAGGCGAGTTTCCATATACCAAGGAATGATATTTTCAAAGTTTTCTTTTAATATAGCTTCGTTTTTACTTTGAAAAGTCCGACTATGATTGCCAATTAGGTTTATGACTCTTACCTTTGGTACAAACTTAGCAATCTCTGCAACGGCTTCAGACAATCGCTCTGATATGTATTGAGTTTGAGAGATGACATCTTCACTCTGTTCAATTCTTGAAGTAAGATGGATAAATCCTGCGATTTGATCTCCAATTGAAGCTATTGTTAATTCGTCAACATTGTGTTTCTGACAATAATAAATCGTTTTGGATACAAGATGATTAAATCTTTTATCAAACACACGTGGATTGTATTTGTTTAAAGAGTTGTCCGATTCTTGTCCGTAGTGAAAGTCTGAAAAAAGGACGTTTGCGCGAATATAAGAGGGACTTTCCTTGGCAGGAGAGTAGGGGAGAGGCTTAACTTTTTCAAGTTGCTTAATGCTAGTTGAAATTTCATCTTTTAAGTGTTCAAACTTAGCAATCATTTTGATTTTATTATTGAATTCGCGTTTTTGATCTTGAAACTGATATTTTTGCTTTTGTAATTCAATAGTTTTATCTTCAATTTCGCGCCTGTACTCATCAGTTGACGACTTTTTCACGCCAATTGAGATGCCACGAGTAAGCAAGTGGAACTCTTTGCGATATTTAGACTCCGTGAAGTCCTCATTGAGATATTCATTCATAAGTGTCGCAATTTTACTCCAAGATAAACCCAACTCTTCTTTGCTGGAGCCAATCCGTATAAGGTATTCCTCGTATGTCTCGTTATCTAATGATTGAAGAGAAGTCATTCATTTACTCCTCTTCAATTTCTAGTCCAACTGGAATTTCATAGTCCTCAATCGGAGCAACTTTGATTTTTTCACCATCAATTGTAATGGTGATCTTAGAGGCATTAGGGTATAGTCCAAAGGCTGCTTCTCGAATTCCATTCAAGCCAACCAATTTCTCTTTATTCGATTCCATATATATATGCTCCCTATATTATGTGTTTTTTTGATCTAATCTATCTGCTTTTTTGTAGCTTACCCGATTAGGGTAAGATGGAGGGGAGATTAACCCCTCAAGTATTTACTGTTTAACTTCTTCAGTCGTTAGTCTGCCATGTTTCATCTTGCAGGTTCCCTTGTTCAGGGCTTAGTTAAGAATTGAGTCAATGCAGGGCGGCGTATCCTGATTTCTGGTAACTTGCTATAAGCAAGCGCGCCGGGAACCTTTCCCACTTCATTGGCTTATATCTAACTTGTGCGAACCACAAATGGTTCTAATATGTATGTAAACTTTATAAAATTACTGCTTTACTTGCTCTTTGAACGCTGGAGCTGGTTTGAATGCTGGAACTTTTGTAGCAGGGATATCGATTTCTTCTCCTGTTTGCGGGTTACGTCCTTTACGTGCGGAACGTTCACGAACCTCGAAGTTACCAAAGCCAGCCAATTTAACTTTATCTCCATTTTTTAGAGCAGTTACAATTGTTTCTAGAGCTGCGTCTACTACCGCTTCAACATCTTTCTTTGTGTAACCCGTAGTTTCTGTCGTCGCTTTTACCAAATCTGTTTTATTCATAATATATAATCTCCCTTAGTTTTGTTTTTTGTGATAGAAAGATATTTTCTGTCTATTCTATCACTATATAAAAAATTTAATTTATACAGAAAACCCTTATGTACCATGGATTTTTTGATGTTTTCTAAATGGTAAAGTATTAACTTTTATTTTTATAATAGTATCTCAAAGACTTATTTCTGTTTTGTGTTTCTCTGATTTTACTAAAGCAATCAACACAATATTTTTTTCTGTTTGATGTAATATGTATCAACGTACCACAGCATTTACAATTTATGACCTTACTATCCCCAATAAACTGGTCAAAGTAATAACCAATATTATCATATGTATTAATAATAATTGCTACCTGATCATCACGCTCTATCTTATCGATAAAACTCAGTTGTACTTTGCCGTTATCTTTTCGATATCCAGTTTCAATATTTAAATGATTTTTTTTATAAAGGTCATGAATTATCTCATTGATATTGGACTTGCCATTAATTTTCGCCGCCTTATATAATTCTCTAAATTGAGTTCTACTACCACCAAACTTATTGTGACTTGACTCTTTACCGAACATAGTGTTACTGATCTGTTTATTAATCTTATTCATCGTCAATAAGGTAAACAGTACTTTCTTTTCATTCAAAGTAAGCTCTGCACCGATAATGTAATCAATCTCTGATCTTGATACGCTAATTCTGTCAATATCGATTAACTTATTTTCTTTTTTCACTGCATAGTTCAATACTGAGTTTATAGCCCTAAAGTAGAGTACCTGATTGAAGCCTTCAATATATTTCTGACAAAACTCATAAATCAATTCTTTTCTCTGTTTAGGTTTAAATCCTTTCGCTTTAAAAAACTTCGCTAAGATCTTCAATTCATACACATGATATTTTGTAATAAATCCATTTTCTAATAGCTTTAAAGCATATTTTGTCTCATTGTATCTATAATTAATCAAGATTAACCTCCCGTAATTCATATTTTTTATTCAAATACTCAATATTCCCATGTGCAGAAGGGAAGGGGAAATACACTATGTTTTTTGATTTTCTTTTGACGTTATTAAATAAAATATTGCCGTATAGCTCCCATAGTAAATTTTTTTTCATTTTCGGTTTATCTGAATATGCAAGTTCTATCAGATAGTTAACCAACTCTTCATGATTAGTGCAAATATCGTCCATTATGTCTTTTAGATAATCTAATTGAATGCTTCTTTGATTATCTGTATAAGAGTCATATTTATTATTCATTCCAACTGAATGCATATTCAAATTACCGGAGTCGCTGACTTTTCTGTTATATCTCTTAATATTACGAGCAACCTTTTTAAATGTTAGTTCGTTCCAATGCACCTTATCTGATTTAAGATGGTTTTTCACTTCTAAATCATAAGTATGTATTTTTTCTTTGATAGAAAAATCAATAGACTCTATGTATTTGCAAACGTTGTTCATTACGCAATCAGATTCAATCACTGGTGATTGTTTATAGTACTCTTTGAGGAAATTACGCTCATCAGTGTTTTTTCTGGGTTTATTAATTAGATCCTTTAATGTTAAATCGAGTTTATGTTGGCACTCAAGATTTTTGCCTTCAACGTATTTTTTATATTTCTTTTTTGTGTCTCTATATAGGTAAATAAAGAAATATGGATGTTTATCAAGTAATGAGCGATTCAAGAGTTCTTTTTCTTCTTTTAGTTCTGGAGAATCTTCATTATCTATCTTTTGATAAGTAGTCCAATTTTTTGGGATTCCCTTTACATTTCGACCTATTTTAGCTTTATCAATCTGTGCAGACTGTAATTTTGTACACATTTTTAGTCTATTCATAGTCAATTCATATTCAGCAGAGCCTACATCGAACATAGGAAGAAGAGCGTAGGCAGAAGTACTCTTATTTGTAATGGAACCAATCTGAGAACCAAAAGAAAATTTGTCAGACTGATACAAATCAAAGTCGATGAAATTTATCTTGGTTGGTTTGGGTGGATCATATGTAATTGGCAATTCATCTTCATATACACTGTTCAAAATGGTTTCATTGCTTGTTGTTGCAATTTGATCGTAGTCCCAATCGCTACCTGCCCAGTTTACCGTTTCTTTGCCAAAGACATTCACGATAACTCCCGTATAGCAATGTTTGTACCAATCATTAAGATTATTGTTGTCGACTAACTTCAGCTTAAGATGTTCGCTGCGATATGTGAGCGGCGCTCTCATGGAATCAACAGTTTTTACTCTTTTTTCATTCCAATAATTCGAATAATATTCATTTTTCTTTAGTAATCCTGTTACTTCTAGTCCACAAACATGCTGCATCATCGCATACGGATCACTTACTAGGGTCTGAAAGTTGCCATCAACAATAATTTCACCAAGACAAGCGTTTTTAATCTTAGTTTTGATCATTTCATGAATTTTCTTTTTAATAAAATCATCATTAATCAAAGAATGGTTAAGGATTAAACTTTTAATCCAATACTTGTCGCTTCCTACCAGAAATTTATTTATTTTGCTTTCTGTTGGATTCATTCCCAACAAAAACAGAAGAGTATAGTATATATTATCAGAACTTATACCAGATACCCAGTTGACAAATTTTTCGCAAATATCTTCAATATCTTGTTTGGACAAGTTTAAAGTTTGTAGAAACTGATAATTCATTCTCAGAATATCTTTTGTTTCTTTTGGAGTATACAGGGAAACTCCCCATTTTAAATTGTTTTTTTCACAATTGTTCTGATAATACTCTAAGCTCGGAAATGAGTCCCACAGTTTAAACTGACTTTCTGAAAGTATGACATCGATATTTTTAACATCTATAAAAATATCGTTTCCGCTCACATCCTTATATAAAGATTTAACGATATAATTCCCATTATTCTCAGATTCACAGAATTTATGAATGTCAAAAGTACAGAGCATACCCTTAATATAGTTTTGTCGTATACACCATTGGGCAGGTACATAATCTAATCCTAAATCACCAGCCCATTTCGCAGCCATTTCATAACTAATTAATCCCTGACCATCAAAACGATTAAATAACTGTGCTAATTCTTTGACTTCAATAGTATCATCCTTATCTAAAGCTGTTTCAGTCGCATAGTTGTAAAACATATTTGTCTCGCTATGATAGTCTGGTACGACACAAAATCTTGGTGTAGATACTATCTTAGTGGCTGAACCAGCTAGACCAAAGTAGGCATTGAATTTAGAAGGGGCAAGTTTCACATCTGGGTTACGACCATTATTTAGCACTTCACATAATTTTATCTTCATTTTTTCTTCACAGAAAACAACAGTTGATGCTCTTGCTTGCCCAGCCGAGCTTGATAGGCGCACATATTTTTTACCGTTCAAAAGCAGTCCATTTTGGAATAAGTAGTCATAATGACTAGTATGTTCAATTTCAATGGTTATGTATTCAGGAATAAACATCATATCGTATATTTTAGACTGTATTTGTTTAATTTTTTTTAAATTGCTCTGGGAATTTGATTTTCGCAACGCATTTCGTTCATCGTATAGTTCTTCTAGTTTTTTTATATCGACTTTTTTGCTTTTGATGTCTCTAATGCTTCTTAAAAATTGATTATCGGCTAAAGCAATGATTTCCCCAAACGACTTTGCTTCTTCAAATGATAAGTTAATATCATAGTCGAACTCTTTGAGTCTAGATGACTTAAACTTCATTGTATAAAACTGTCGATTAGTCAACAATAGTTTTCCTCCTTTTCAATCTACATGTCTTACATCTTTTAGGGATATTTAATTCTTTTCTTAGGTAGCTTTGCATTTCAGAATAGGATAATAAATATCCCTTTTTACAGTTAATACAGACATGTTTAACCTTTCTATCTTTTAACGAAGCCCTAATATCTTCGCAAAATATTTTTAATTGGGCTTCTGCCATGTTCAAAATTTTATTTGTTATTTCAATCTTACGCAGTGTCTTATTTGTACGTCTAATAATTAAACAATATGTGTAATGCGAGAATTCTTTTCTGTATTTATAAGGATGCTTTCTTGAGCCATTATAATAACTACGATGTGAATAATGATTTTTACTTATTAATTTAACTTCGATGTTTTCTATCAAAGGTTCTAGAATAAGTTGAATTCTGTTCGTTAAATGATTGAGTGAATGAGAACCACCAAGTCTCTCTGTAAAGATGGCTGACTCATTTAGACTCATAAAATTTTTATAGTCTTGGTACAAATTCGCACACATTGATTTTTTCAAAACTTTCATAACAATATGTTTATCAGTATTTTCAATAGAGTCAATAGTATTCGCTATCTGTTCGATATCAATTTTATTATTTTTGTACTTGATTACATCATCCCAGAACCAATCAAGTTTACGCACTCTTTCTTTTAGGTGAGTATTATTATTCTGTGATAGCATCAATTCTTCTTTGTAACTACCTATTGTATGATAGTATGTATCATTTCTCTTAACATTAAAACACTTTCCACTATAGAACAATGCTTTAAATTTCATATCTCTTTGTAACAAGTTTTTTGTGTCAATTTCCACAACTATTGATGAAAGTGATGTCCATAGATCGAAATAATCTCTAATACTCTTTTTATTGGTGCAGTAAATCTCGAAAAATATGGTATTTCCACACTCTGTTTTAATTGTCACATCTGGTCTGTATTTTCTGCTGTCTACTTTGTGTGTTTCTTCTGTGAAAATCTCTTCGCAAACATATTTTGTTTCTTTGTCAGTGACTATATAAAAAGTGTCTCCGGGTTTAATGAATTCATGCTTAAACCACCAATGAACCATTGACTCTGAATTGCATTTACTAATGTCGAAATGAGCAAAGTGGGCAGATACTTTTTCTGAATGTGTTGCTTTCGGTTTTAATTCTGAGCCACATATTGGACAATAATATTTTTCATTAAGATTGCCATTGTTTATTTCATCTATACATATTGTATTTCCTGTCTGATTTCTAGCAAACCACAATTTGATATTGTCATACATCAATTACTTAGTCCTCCAACAAAATATATTTACTTTCTAAATCTATACATTGCTATGTATGGGTTGTTTATTACCTCTAGGATATTTTTTAGCAGCTTCATTTTTTAACCAAATTACTTCGACATCCATATATGTATAGTCTTCTTCTTCAATATCTCTATCTAGTGATACATCTCTCTCATCGTAGTAATCTAACTCATATCCGTCATAGTACAAATCCTCCCAAGTAATAATTGAATGATTTCCTTTATTCTGTTTTTTCATTATGTATGATATTTTCCTCTCAAGTTATATTTTCAGAGACAATTAATCTCTGTACAAACAATATAGCATGACATATTCGAACTCGTCAACAATATAAATATTTTCATTATATTTACTTGTATAAAGATATGATGTATAATAGATATAAAGATGAATGGAGGTCGTAACATGAACGCAGCATTAAATAATAATGTAGTTGGGTTGCATACTAACAGAGTATTTGAAAGTATTTCAGCATATCTAATGAAGGTTGAAAGAAGAAGTACACATACGCGTTATAACTATGAAGTTGCGATTCGCAGATTCTTTATGTGGTATAGAAATAAGAATTTAGAAGAGCTAAAAGAAGAAGATCTCGATATTTTAAACGAACAAATGATTAGGTATCAGGCTCATTTATTGGATGATTATGATTATGGTCATAACTATGTAAATGCACTGGCAGCTCCAATCGTTAAGCTGTATGAACATTTGTCTCGAAACAGATATAACGTAAAGGCAGAAGATGTCCGCTTAGACAAACTCCCAGACGATGGAGAGAGCTATGGCAAACTAACCGTAAAAGAAGCTGAGACAATGGCAAAATTGGCAATGAAACAAAAAAAGGGGCAGGAAAAAGCAACACTAATAAGGGTAGCGTATACAACGAGCTTCAGAAAATCAAGTTTGCTACATATTAAATGGTCAGACATAAGTATAGATCCAAATAGTCAAAACTATATTGTAAAGATTATTGGCAAAGGAAATAAAAAGCATTCTCGTCCACTATCTCCTGACTTATACAATGAGATGTTAAAAATAAAGGAGCAGGCGTACTATAAAAAATATAATGACAACTATGTATTCCATTTGTCAGATAATACAATCTTAGCGATGATGAAAAATTTAAGAGCTGAAATGAATATCTCTGAGGATAGAAACATAGTTTTCCACAGTTTTAGAAATGTAGCGGCAAACTACATAAAAGAGACTGGTGGAGACATTGAGGAGATTAGAAGTCAACTTGGACATTCAAACTATGCTTCACTAAAACACTATATGTCTGACGATAAAGACTATGCCAATATGGCAGGCATTCGGATGTTAGAAGATATTGATGAAAATATCTTAGAAAAACTAAATAAAGAAGAATTGCTGCAAATCATTAATAAGCAAAGTGAATCCATTAAAATTATACTGCAAAGAGAAGCTAAAAAATTAATTAATAAAAAGGAGGAAAGGTAGGCAGATAAGATTAAAATACTTATCTGTGTAAATGATGGAAGACAAATATGAATGAAAACAAAAAAGCGGTTAAACAAACCATTCTCATTAGAAATGATGTAGTAAGAGATCCTAACTTGAGCGTAAATGGATTTGCATTTGTATTTTACCTGAAGTATTTATATTGGAAGACAGGGAACAAGTTTGAGTTCGAAGTATTTACTACAGAAGTAAAAGATTATCTTTGTATCTCAGATAATAAAACGATAAAGACTATATTCAAAGAACTGTACAATCTGAGGTATTTACTGAAAGAAGTTGAAGAGTTAAAACAAAATAAGCCCATCTTACTTACCTTGAACAAGGATAAGTTTTTGACCTCTATCAGCAAAGAAGAGACGGAATACTTTACTCAATTACCCATAAATGTTTTATATGCCATGAGAGATCGAAAGTTAGACAGAAAAGAAGTAAGAATATTATATTATTTAAAAAGTTATATAAATCATACGAATAGTAAGAAGATGTATTGTTATCCGGGGATTGAAACAACCATGACTAGAGAATTGAATATGAGCAAGAACACAATTCCTAAGTATACAAAGCAACTAGAGGAAAAAGGGATACTTAGCATTGAAAAGAATGCAATACATACCAGTTACCAATATGATGATGAGGGTAAGCTATTATTCAATAAGTATAACAACCATTACTATTTGAATTACGATAGGCTAGAAACCTTATAAATACACCTAGTCCCAATTTATCCAAGAACCACTCCCAATTTATCCAACATCCACTCCCAAATAATCCAAGAACCACTCCCAAAATGTCCTGGAGAAATTGGGGGCTAGTAAGTTAGTAATAGATATATAGATATTAGATATGTATATACAGTATTTAGAGTATGTCTTCGCTAACGCGCATCCAACTCTCTGTCGTTGTTTTTTGTTGTGGTTAGCTTGACAATAATTTTATTAAATAAGTTGAATTATAGGACAGTCGATTGTGGCTGTCTTTTTTTGTGTTCTGTTAAAATTGAAAATTTAAAAATATTAGAACAATAGATTCAAACAGTTTAATAGGGTATGTATGTGTAAGTAAAAGTTGATAATGTATGTGCTATTAAATATATGATCATATGGATGGTTGGATCTTACTGTCGTTTGATGTTAAATTACCCCCGAGGAGATCTCAATCGCGATGAAAAAAAGTTGAATCGTAAATTGAGAGTAAATGGATGAAAAACATATATGTTATAAGGGGTTGTGGGGGATATTGGATTGGTTTTGGGGCTATTGAATCGTAAAAGTATAGACAGTAAAAGGATAATTTGATGCAGGAGAGATAAAAATGATCAAAAAGGGCGTAGTTACAAAGTTGTAATGAGAGATAAAATATAGGAGAGATAAGGAGTTTGACGATTCAAGTTACGATTGAGATGAGTTGAAAATATGATGTAATAGTTACAAAGATGTAATAAATGAAAATGATCAGTTAAAAAAATAAACTGAGCGTGAGAGTTGAAGTGCTAGGGGCATATTTGTAAAAAATAGGTGCTCTCTGGATGTAAACTACCCCCCACTACTCTATTCTAAATGAGGTAAAACCATAGTTGTAGCGCATTTAGAAGTATCCATCAATCAAGCATTGACTAACTATATCCATACTCTACCAGTTTATAAATATGGAAATTATTTTCAAAAAACACTTGGATTCTGATTTTAAATTTGAATTTTCAAACTCTATAACCAATAGGGGATAGCACCTACACAACACCTTAATCGAGTTGTAACGGAATTAGCGCAAGATAAGACTCATATATACAAACTATCAATCAACTTTAATCAATCTATTATATCTATATATTCATCTCACCTCATAGCCTATATCTATATCTATATCTATAACTCATCTCATCATTTTCCCTCAATATTTTTCCTCTATTTATCAAATTTATATACACAAAAATAATGAAATGTGTTATAATAATATATGTAAGGAGGTGATAACAATGATAGAAACAATAAGTAAAATACTTGCAACGGTTGGAGCTGCTTTAACCACAACAATATTGGCGATGAACTTCTTCCCTGATAAGGCTAGAAAAATTGCTGACACTGAAAAGGTTAAAGCTGAAACAGAAAAAATAAAGGAGGAGACAAGAAGACTTAAACTAGAAAATGACAAGCTAGAACGTGACAATCAGGCATAATACATATCCTGTCTAGGTTAAAGGGGTCGATTGACTCCTTTTAATCACTAGGCTACAATAACATTAAGTTTGTTATGATACGGCATCAAGTATGAAAGGAGACTTATGTATGACCAACTCTAAAGCAATGTTGACGCGTACATTATCGGTCATTGTATTTATAATTGGATGTGTCTTATTAGGTATTAACAATACATCATTACCCAGCTTTATTCCTTATGCGTTCATTTTCATAAGTGTAATTACCTTTGTAGCTTCAATGAGAAAGTAACTAATAGAAACTAATAGATTTATACGAGCCTAGATGATTTATGTCTAGGCTCTTTTTGTGCTATTTAGGATCATACAAGCGATCTACTTATTCGCCATCTTCATCTGATTCCTCAGCTGTAAATAACTCTTCTACGCTTATTCCTAATGCTTTAGCCACTGCAAACAAATTATTTATATTATGCTGCTCTGACTTATCGAACCGCGATATATAAGGCTGTGGAACTCCTGCATCTACTGCTAATTGAGATTGTTTTATGTCTTTCTCTTTGATTATTTCTCTTAGCTTACCTTTGTATTTGAGCATTATAATATCTCCTTTAACGTGGTTATTATAGTATACAATATTGAATAAATTATTGATATACTATTGACTAATGAATATACAATACTGTATAATGAAGATATCAAAAGGAACACAAAAGGAGACGATACATAATGATAAACATAACCGATAAATGTATTAACCGTGATGGATACCAAATGATTTATGTGAATACTGATTCTCAGCAGGGCGAATTGTCAAACAATGAATGGCAAAGAGACATCAACAAACATTTATCAACGTATCAATCAATTAAGGACAAAGAAGAAATTTCTTATAATGATTTATTAGACTTATCAATAGAAGGTATATCGTTTTGGATAAAAGTGATGAATACAGACTGCTACAACACTAGCAACGTACTAATTGAATTAACATTACAATATGTCAATAAAGAAGTCACTTATTACATTTCAAGAGAGACATATTACAAAATAATTAATCAAAGCGACGAAAAGACAAAGGTATTAGAAAACACTAAAGCAACAATCACAGCTTTCAATAGTATGGGATTTCCTTATGAAATGCAGACAACTATAAGGGAAACAAAAGAAGAAAATAATAAATTAATCGTTATCCATAAACCTAAACGTTCAAGAACATTATACAAGCATACCTATGAAAAAGATTCCGAATTGAGAATTTACGACGGTTGGATTGACACAGGAATAAATGATATGGGTGAATATGTTAGTTATCAAAGTACAACTACTTCTATTAAAAAAGAGCCTATATTAATTTTCTAAGTAACCAAAAAGGAGGAGTATACACATGAAGCACATAAGAGTAGTCAAACAAAACGGTTCAACAATCATACATACACTAGGTACTGATATGGATATTCTTGAACTATCTACAGCTTTCCAAATGGATAGGGTAGATTATCACGGCAAGTATGTCTACATTCACCTGAAAGGATGAATATTATGAACTCGTGGAAGATTAAAGACAAGGTAACTATTCTAACTAGCATATTGTTTTGGCTAATTGTGATAATAAAGATTAAATACTAACACATGAATATAATGAAATGTTCCACGTGAAACAAAAGGTAATAAATACCACTTGCACATTACAAAACATAACCAAACCGTCCAATAGGGATATATTTTATATTGCCTAAATAAATAAATATAATGAAATAATGTACATAGAGTATGAAGTATGATATAATTATATAAGTAAGGGAGGGAGGTGAAACTACTTGGACAACTGGCAGAAAACAGCAGTCATCATATCCATTCTAACTTTCTTACGACTTGTGTATAAGGACATTACCGAATACATAGCATCAAGAAAGAAGAAACGGAAAAAGAAAAAAGCACCCACGTCTCGCAACAGACGTAAGCGCTAAACCAAGTCGCTAAACTTGAAGACAATCCAAGGACGGAAACTAACACCGTCCTACTCTTATCCCTTACATTTTATTATAATGTGTTGCCTATAGTCAATAAACAAAAGAAGGAGGACAATAAAATATGAAATCTGAAGCAGCCACAAGGCTATCTATTGCTATTCTCATGTTTGTGCTTGCGTCATTCATGCCTAATTGGTGGTCAATAAGCATTGTTTCATTTGTGGGATTGTATTCACTTACTACAGGATTGATTAAGTTAAGAAAGGTTGATAAGCCATAACAAAGATTAAAGTTGTTGATTCAATTATGGGTTCAGGGAAAACGACATCAGCAATTCAAATGATGAATAAAATTGATGATGACAAATATATCTATATCACTCCATACTTAGATGAAATAGCAAGAATCAAAAATACTTGTACGCAGCGTAAATTTTATGAACCAAAGGTATTCACAATGGACGGAGAGATATTTTTTAAATTGGATTCCCTACACAAATTACTATCAGAAGGTAAAAATATAGCCACAACACATGCATTATTTAAAATGGCTACAGAGGAAACTAGAGAATTGATTTACAACGAGGGTTACACATTAATTCTTGACGAAGCATTGGAAGTAATTAAAGAGTTAAAGGTTTCTCCAGATGATACAAAGATGCTACTAAAAGAATGGATGAAGCAAGATGAAAATGGATTAATACAGTGGGATACCAAAAAAGAGTCATTACAGGGTGTATACAATGGGAAATTCCAAACAGTGAGAAGATATGCGTTAAACAATAATCTAATAATGCATAATGGAGTCATATTGTTGTGGAATTTCCCACCAGACATATTTAAGTTATTCAAAGAATCATACATACTAACATATTTATTTAGCGCTCAGTTACAAAAATACTATTTTGATATTCATGGTATTGAGTATGAATACTATAATGTGAAAGTTGAAAACGATCTGTATATGTTTTCTCAAGAGATCAACAATGATGATACAAAAATCAAAGAAGCAATCAAAAGGAATATGTTCATTTACGAAGGCACTTTAAATAAAATAGGCGATGAACACTATTCTTTGTCTAAATCATGGTATAGCAAAAAGACGCACCTACATAAACAATTGAAAAATAATACATTAAACTACTTCAACAATATCATGCAATCTAAGTCTAATGATAATATGTGGACAACTTTTAAAGATTATAAATCAAAGATAAGTGGAAAAGGATATACAAAGGGCTATGTCTCAGTAACAGAGAGAAGTACAAATAAATACTGTCATAAAAAGGTTTTGGCTTATGCAGTCAATAGATTTGCAAGTCCACTAATAGAAAGCTATTTCCATACTAAGAATATTAAAATCAATCAAGAACTATTTGCGTTATCTGAATTGGTACAGTGGATATGGAGAAGTGCGATTAGGAACAATGAAGAAATTAATTTATATATTCCTTCACAAAGAATGAGAAGTTTATTGAATCAATGGCTTGATGATGAGATATGAGTATTACCTCAAAAGTAATAAACGATAAAAATAATACATATAAACACTGGATTTTTTTAGCGTAAGTGTTAGAAGCAAAGGTATATAATTATATAATATAAGATAGATAATTAATAAGGGAAACTCAGTGGCAATAAAACTATTCCGCTACGCTACATAGTAGTATTGCTTGTCACCGTTTCCCCTCTTGCTTTCAGCAATTCACCCCTTTGCTCCTATTTTTGATTTTTAATAGCAAATAAGAGAGGAAAATATAATTTTGAAGTATTCTGAAAATGATGCATATATTAAAGCAAAACGTAAACTATTTCATCTGATTAAAAATAATAACTTAATTATTGTTGATCAAAATGATAAACAATATAACTTCACACTCACAAATAAAAAAGATGAATTTTTAAATCTTGAATATCCTACTAGTTATAAGTCAAAGAAAGCTATTGGGTTAAATAATTATTATCCATGTTTATTAAAATTGATTAAGGATTATGAAATAGATATGCCATCAAAATCTTGCAACAAAGAAGCATTTACAGGTTATAATGAAACTGTACCATGTTTAAAGTGTGTAAAATCAAACCTTACAAAATCAAATATCATTTTTGATTATCATAGTAAACATAAAAATTTTTTTAGTTTTGTTCCTGATATATCTTATGGTTTTGAAGGAGAACATAAAGTATGGATTGAGATATTACACAAGCATAAATGTACACCACAGAAAAGAAGTTTGGCTAAAATGCTTGGTATCAAGATAATAGAAATAAGTTCATATGATATTTTAAAATTAGAGGGTACTGTTAAATACATAGATGGTCAATTAATCACTGAAATGAGCAAAGATGAATATCAAGAATTTTCAAGTCGTGAAGTAAATAGCAATTTAAAAGAAGAAAGAAAAAATAAAAATGTCAATAAAAAATTAACTGGGAAAATTAAAAAAATGAGCAGAAAAACATTTGTAGAATTATGTTTCAAAGAATTCAAAGAAGAGATAGATAAAATGAACAATAAACTGAATTCAGAAGGCTGCTATGTAAAAAGAAAAATAGATAATTACTTTTTGGAAAAAATCAAAGAAATAGACCAACTTAACAATTGCGAATCAGAGTTTGAACTGTATATTGATTATTTTTATAGAAGTTTGGGTTATAGCATTATCACACCTTCAACCTATAATATATCATTTTTGAAAGCTTCAAATATAGATTATAAAGAAGAGGATAAAATAATCATAAGCAGAGAATTAAAAGATAAATTGTACATAGCACATAAAAGATAAGCATATTTTTTCATCTAACCATCTATTCATCTGATAGGTGGTTTATTTGTCGTTTATTCAAATTATATAATTAAATATAATGAAATGTATTGTATATAAAATAAAAACATGCTATAATAAATATATAAAGAACATGAGATTACGAGGTGAAAACACAATGAGTCAATCTAAATTAGCAGTTTTAAAAAGTCAATGGCAGCGCCTGCAAGCATTAAAAAGTAAAACAGTATACGGTCACTTAGTATTGAGATAAAATGAAAAAGAAACATATAAATAAAAATAATGATAATAAAGGTGGTAATGATTATGTGGTACGGAGACAAAAGAGAAGCAAGAGTAAAAATTGCAATGGCTTTAGTTGAAAAGGGATGGAAAATTTACGGTTGGAAAAATGATGAATCTGATGCAATGGTTGATTACTTTAGTCCTGCCGATTGGGATGGCATTGCTGAAAAGAACGGTTATGTTCTTTGCATCGATCAAAATAATACACGTTACAGTGGTTATGAACAAAAAGAATACATAGGTGGTAATGCTGTATATAAAACTAATGCACGTATTCAAAAACTTGAGGCAATGATGAATGATGAAGCTTCAACTGATAATGAAAAGGCTTCTTGTGCAGTATTAATTGAGAAGGAAAAAGAAAAGTCAGGAATGATTGAGAAGTATAAAGTTATTGAAACGTATCCTACATTCTCTTTTGCTAATCCACGTGGTACAAGCTGGCACATTGAAAAAGATGGTCAGATTATTGCAAAAGGTAAAGGTGTATTTGCAGTCAATGACTATGATTGGGAGAACAAAGAGAAGACCGAAAAGCAGCAAAAAGCTGAGAAAGTAGAAGCATTGATCAATAGATTTGAAAAAGCAATTAAAGATGCAGGCGCATTGAAAGCTGTAGTAATTAAAGTAGAAAAGAAAGTCATTAAACCAGTTGAAAAAGAAGACAAAACTATCAATCTTAATGATGTATTGTCTTTCTCTTATCATGGGCATTATTGGGTAGTAACCGATATTTACACAAATTCCAAAGGACAATCTTGTATTACCTACGAACTTTTGGGCAGTGAAAAAAGAGGATATCAACGTTTAAAGAGTATGAGTGTTAAAAGTTATTACCAAACACTTGATAGATTAAACAAGGGGATTGAAGAAGGCACCGTTAAAGTATACACCTTGCAAGAGGTTACAGAATACCAAGAAAAAACAGTATTCAAGAAGGCAGCTCGTAAACAGAATGTATATAATGTTCCAGCTATCGAAACAACAGAACAAGCCAAGGAAAACAATGAAATTGTGAACGTGTCTGCTGAAGTAACTGTAACATATAACGAAGAAAAACAAGGAGTTGAGATCCGTTTCCCGTCTAAACCTGAAAACAATATTATTGAGCAACTTAAAGCTTATGGTTTTAGATGGTCTCCCCGTGGTTTTTGGTATGCTAAACAGTCAGATAAAGCAAATAAATTTGCAAGTTCACTGCAAGTGGACTATAACAAACCCAATAATACTGAATTCAACGGATCAGTCAATATTGCAGTGAACGAAGACATTAATATTGATGATCTTCACATGTATACAGTCTCAGATGAATTACAATCACGTTTGCATTCATCTAGTCTGTTTCAGGTAGATTATAAAACGGATTGTTTCAATACATTTAACGAACTCCAAAAAGACGCTTTAAGTGTGTTATCGCAGACAGACAATGAATATCTACAGTATCAAATTAAAAAGTACTTACAATCTTTTAAGCAGCGTTATTATACTCAATATATTAAAATACTTAATCATCGCGCCAACAACCCTTCATGGGCTGTTACTGGTCGAGGTGGACTAAATGTAAGACGGTATAACAAAATGCAGGACAGATATGGAAATTTATTGAGTCAGTTTTCAGATATGAAAAAAGAATTTGATAATCGTATGGATAAATTCAAAACGAGAATTTTCCAATTAGAAAAAGAAAGATTAGATAAAGAAGTCAATGGAGTTGTAGAAATACCAGAATTTAAGATAGATCGTAAGCAAATCACTGTAGCTGGTTATACAGAGACAACAAGAGTATACACCTATAAGAACTATATGATTACTAAGTCGTGGGGAATGTATCGTGTTTTTAAGGATGGAAAAGAGGTAGACACAAGCTTAAAAACGACTAGTCGATTGAATGAGGCCAAAAGATTTGTTGCATATTTAATTAGCAAGGATGAATCAACAAGCACAAATGAAAATAATGATAAAATACGAATTTTACAAGAAGAATCAGAAAGTGAAAATAGCAATCAGCAGCAATATATTAGCAAGATTAATAAGAAAATCGAGTCAACACAAAGGAAAGTGAATGCCTTGTCTGGTGATTATTTAACTAACACATGGAAACGCCAGCAAGAAGCAGCAAGCCGAGAACAGAAAAAAGATAATTTGAACTTAGAAATTAAGATATTGGAGTATCTAAAGGAAAAAGCATGTAGCAATACAATGGACGAATTCGACATAGCTTTATTAGTAGGAAGCTTTAGAGAAGATATGAGAATTAAATATAGATCAAGAGGTAGATATAATAATGAAGTAAAATATCCGACTATTAATTCTGATGCTGATGTTAACGGTTGGTGGAATCAAGAAGTTCCAAAAATGCAGAAGCGATTAAACAAAGCAGGAATACACAATACAGAACAATACAATGATGCAATAGATAAATATGCTGCACTTGTGAAAGCTATAGAAAAACCAGTCAATCCAGTCCAGCAGAAAATTAAGAAAATGGAAAGTGAAGTTAAGCTGTATAAAATTGATGGTTACTTTCCGACTCCTAAAACTATCGTAGAACGTATGATTGAGTTGGCTGATTTACAAGATGGTGAAACCATTTTGGAACCAAGCGCTGGCAACGGTAATATTTTAGATGGTGTAAATGAATATATACAAGACAACAACCTAAGTGCAGAGTTGCACGGCATAGAGTGGAATTATACATTACGTCAAATTCTTGAGTTAAAACAATACAAGTTAGTTGCTAATGATTTTATCGAATTTACGCCATTTACTAAGTACAATAAAATAATTATGAACCCACCTTTTGAGAAGGGGAAAGATGTTGATCATGTATTAAAGGCATACGAATGTCTTAAGGATGGGGGAAGGCTCATCGCTATTATGTCACCACATTGGACATTCGCTAATGATACCAAGAGTATTCAGTTTCGTAACTGGTTAAATGATAAGGGGTATTATGAGAAACTTCCAGAAGGTTCATTCAAGGAGTCGGGAACCGGGGTCAATACAGTGTTGGTAGTTATTGAAAAAGTTGAAGAAGAGAGAGTAAGAGTAAACTAATGATTTAGAATTTGGGGAGGAAAGTTGGTGATTACATGAGAAAGAATAAACCTCAGAGAAAGCCTGCTGGCGTATCACGGCTATATTGGAGCTATTTACAGGGGAACTTAGATCTTGCTGAATTAACTCTAAAACAATTTAATCAAATTGTGTTGGAACAATACATAAAATATAAGCAGCATGGAGGTCATAAATCATTTGAGGAGTATTACGCCTATGTTGAGTCTAAAGGGTTATAAAACTGATATTTTACAAGGAACTGTTCGACGTAGAGAAGGAGAATAATCACAATTCAACATACAAAAATAATTAAACTATTGAATATAATGAAATGATGTGTTATAATAAATTCATAAGGTAAGTTAATACATAGCAGTCGGCGGCCTTACGCGGGAGGTAGCGGGTATGAGCGAGGATATAAGAATTAAATTATCTCACATGGGTATTAATTTTAATAAAACACTCAAAAAATGTGAGGGCAAAGATTATGACTACCGCCTTTTCATAGTTATGTACAAGAACTTAGTTGATGCAGTAGAAGAGTTTTACAGATTGGAAGCTAAAAACTCAATAATTCACGTAGCTTTCAATGATATGTATGCTAAAAAGTTCGACGAATTAAAGAAACTAGAAAAATCGCTGAAAGATCGAGGCATGATCTAAAACGGGGTCTATCGTTTATCTGTAAGACAATAGGACTTTGTAAAATACTCATTTTATAAGTATTGGAGGAATGAAAATGAAAGTAAGAATAGGTTGCACTGTTAAAGACTATTTGAGGGGCAAAGGCGATATTGTGCTTGCTTCTTGGAGTATCGAATGGGCTGGTTTTACTGTAGGAAAAGCCTATCAAATAAAAGACATTAGTCAAACGAAAAATTTAATCATAGAAAATGATAATGGGGAAACGAAAGAATATGCCTCTGTACATTTCTCACCTTATATTTAATACGCTTTAAGCCTAGAGCGTTAACCGTCTATAACAGGTGGTTAGGTGCTAATGATCAGTGTTGATAAATGAGTGATTTCATAGCCTTAAAAAGTAAAGATATGAATGTGGAGGAATAAGCATGATAACGGATAAAGATCAAGCAAGAATATTACTAAAATCAGCAAAACAAGAGATATTGAGAATGTATGGATGGTCAACTAAAGACTATTCAGCACGTATATCAGAAACAAAAAAAGGTTTGAAATTAACTATTAATTTACTGGTTGCAAAGAAGGGTTTTAAGACAATTTATGATTATTTGGTTGACAAAGTAAACGTAATACATGTACATTCGGACACCGTTACTAGTAAAACGATTTTTGCACAAATTGATTCAGTAATAGAAGAGGAAGTAAAAAAAGGTAATGATAATGGCTTTATTTTTGGAATAGAGTGGAAAGTTTATCCTACAGAAGGAGATAGAAAAATAGCAACCGCAACAATGCGCTATATGAACAATTTATATGATTGTTCAATAAATTAATTGTGCATAAAATTCTTGTTTTACGTAGTTACAAATGTATTAATATTCAATAATAAATGTATAAAACTCGCATTTAATGATATTTTAATTCATAAATATGTATAATTATAAAATTGCTTTGATGGGAGAATATACTTAATGAAAATTGAGAAATTGTGAAGCAAATCAATAAGAAACTTGATGCTGAAGAACTGTACTATCTGAAGATCAACACTCATTCAATTTCTCTCATACATGTACCGTACAAACCAATGCGTAGCAATGCAATCTAAATACATGATTGAAATAATGTAGATATATCTACTATACTAAAATGTATACATAACTTAATGGGTGACATGCTCACAATAAAACTATTCTAAACTTACAAAAAGGAAGATTTTCTTGAAGCATATTTATCATGGTATGTTATTATTAATTGCAGTTATTTTTATAGTTTATGGAATTGTCGTGATTTTCTTTAAAATTGAAGTTTCACCATTTATATCGTCTGTAATAACTGTTTTTTCTTTTATTGTTTCGCTCATGATACTACTCTTTGCCTTGTTGAGAAAGGTAGCTACAAAGTTTTATAAAGGTGTTACAATATTATGTATTCTCATCATGATTGCAGTGATTTCACGTAGTTTTATGCTGCTATACACTGGTGAGTTTGAAAAAACTCTAGATATAAACCTACTATCAAACTATTCAACGATTGTGGCTTTTGGAGTATCGTTAGTTGCTTTTGTTCTGGACGGAAGCAATAACACATCAAGTAAAAGGTATGTATTGACTCGAGAAAATAAATTAAAATTGAAAAAAGGAAAGCTTTAAGTAATATACAAAACCAACAAGCTAAAAGAGGTTTGGTTTTGTTTTTTTATATAAAATTTTAATTTATAAAAAGGGAGAATAATTGGTTTGCGAGATAGAAAGCGAATAAGTTTTGAAGATAGTCATAGATTTTTTGAAAGCGAACAACAAAAATTATGTTCCAATTGTAATCAGTGGTACCCTTGCAATGAAATATATTTCTATAAAAACCTGAGCAATAAAAAAGATGGCCTAAATCCAAAATGCAAGCAATGCAATATTAGTAACTCAACTAAATGGAACAAAGAAAATTATGAAAAGACCCTTACATTCCAAAAGAAAAGAAATGATAAGCCTCAGAATAAAGAAAAAAGGCGACTGTCTGAGAAAAAAAGAAGAGAAAATGGACTTTTGCGGGAGTGGCAAAGAAAAAATAAGGATAAATTAAAACTCTATAGACAGAAAAGATTCAATAAGTCTCATGAAATCACCCAAGATGAGTGGAGTAGATGTTTAGAGTATTTTGAATGGAAATGTGCTTATTGCGATATGACTCAAGAAATACATTTCGCAGTTAATGGACAACAACTACATAGAGATCATGTTATTCACGAAGGCAGCAATTTTATTGACAACTGTGTTCCAGCTTGTAAAGAATGCAATAGTAGTAAACATGATAAGGAATTAACCGAATGGTATAATAAAGAATTTATTCATTTCGATGAAAATAGATTTGCTAAGGTTATTCAATGGGTGACTAAGGATTGGATGTTCACAGAATAGAGATTGATAAATTGTTACTTTTACTAATAAGAAGCGCTGAGTTAATATCTCAAGCGCTTTTTTATTGAGAGTAACATCATTATATATTAAACAACTAAATATAATGAATATATTGACAGAGTAGAAACAGAATGATATACTTATCTCAAGAGAACATTAAAATAAATTTTAACGGAGGTGAGTGCATGACACTAAGAGAAAGAACGCTTCAGTTAATTAGTGAAAGAGGAATTAAGAAATCATTTATTGCTAGTAAATTATCTATAAGTAATTCATTGTTCTCGCTATTTATTAATGATAAGCAGCCACTACAAAAACCTGAAATAATGAAACTGGAGAAATTGATTGAATCTTATAAATAAGTGAAAAGTAGAGGAGAATAAAAATGAGTATACTGAAATTATATGATGAAAGTTTCACTACTTCTGAGAATTGCAGCATTAGAAATAAATACATAGATCGAATAGAAGTGCTTGATAAAGTAAAAGTACTTTCTATGTTGCCAGATAATAAACACATTACAGCAAAAATGATAGCTGAGTACTATGAAGTAGATAAAAATGTCATAGAACAAATTATAAAAAAACAACGAAACGAATTTGTTAGTGATGGTATGTTAATGTTAAAAGGAGAAGAAGCGGTGGATTTTAATACTGAAAACAATTCAGTATTGGTTATTCCGAGGAAAATGATTAATGTGTTTACGAGAAGATCCGTACTGAGAATTGGAATGTTGTTACGTGATAGTGTTATTGCAAAGGAAGTAAGAAATTATTTGTTAAGTATAGAGGAAAACACAACCAATGAACAAAAAAAGATTGTAATTGGGGGCTGGACAGATGAAGATGTTCTTACTTTAAACAAAATATTTAATCAAGAGAGAAAAAGCGGAAATAGTAAGATGGAATCAATTAAGATAGCTGCAAAGGCACTTAAAAAGAATCCTCAAACAGTTTATCAAAAATATCGAAATGTTACCAAGAAGCATGGATCATTAGAGAATTATATATCGACAAATAATTTAGTTTATTTTAATAAGGAATCTCAAGAAAGTCACCAAACAGAACTGGGTAATCCAAAGGAAGAAAACAAAACTGAATTAAATCAAATTCACTTAGAAATAAATAGATTTCTAGAAAATATGAATACTGTAAAAGAGTTAGAATTGAAAGTTAGTCAATTAAAACTTGAAACAAGAGAGATTAAGCATAAATTAGAACTTAAGGAATTAGAACTGGAAGCTAAAGCAGTAGAGATTAATAAGAAAGATAGAACTATTAGCAAGCTTAAGAAAAGTAAGTTGGCTTTAGAATCAAACATTAAAGCAATTCGAAAAATAGTTCTTAGTGGTGTTAATAATACGGGAGAAATTGCAACCATAGAAGAAGAATCATTGGGGCGAACTTACACGAAAGACAAAAATGGATTAGTGGAATTAAAATAGTAGTATTAAAAACTGAGTCTAATTGCAGGCTCAGTTTTTTAATATAATTAAATATAATGAATATTGATAAATATAAAGAATGATGATATAATAGTTTTAACAAAGAAAGCAACACTGTATCGGGAGATAGAAACAATGTATTGTAACCAATTAAAACAACGATTTTATAAGAAATAAATATAAATAAATGGAACTATAAAGCATACGACAAAAAAATATATGGAAATTTTAGGAGGAGAAATTTATGAATAATGAGAGTATTGAAATCGGCTCAGGACAATGGTTTGTACAGCAAGCACCAAAGCAGGGACAAGATTATGAAGAATATAGATCGGAAGTTGTTGGGATTTGCAATGAGAGGTTTAAAAAATACGGCGTACAGATTGGTGATAATGTAAAGATTGAAGTAGTTGGAAGTAGATCATATAAAGGTGTTGTTGCTTATATCTTCGATGATCCTTCGAGTAAAGAAACCATTGTTTCAATAAAACAAAATAAAGGCTACAAAGATATAAAGAGTATAATGATGGGGAAAATTGAAAAACTATAGAGTTTCTAAAGGAGGATGCTTTACATGAAAATCGTTTCAGAATTCATAACAAGAGATTGTGAATATAACAGTAAAGAGGAGAGAAAAAATCATAGAAAGATAATGTTTCAAGATGGTTGGGAGCATAAATACGATTATGAAGTTATCAAATCAAATGTTGGATCGATCCCGGCAGCATCATATGAAAAAGATGTGAAATTTTTTGAGTAAAAACAGTATTTTATAAGGAGTTCACAGATGAAAAATAACAAATCAGTAAGCTTCGATATTATGGTCTCCGATAAGGTATCTGTTGGTGATTTGATCGATGTCGAGGGGAAGAAAATGTATATCACAAAAATTAAGTCAGTTGAAGCGGGGACAGGAGCAAGACTGCTGGTTCAAGGCCTATGTAAAGAAGATCAAATTAGCAAAATGCTGCGAAAGTACATCAGGAATTAATTATAGTAAAAGCAGGATTTTTTAAGGAGTTGAGTAATGTGACCATTGGGTTAGAGTTGATCTGTAAATATAGAGACGTTGAGTATAAAAAACTTGCGGAGCAATTAGGAATTTCTTCTCCAACTATAATGGGGTGGCTGAGCAAGAAAAGACCAATTCCTAAATCTAGACTTGAACAACTATCTGAAATTTTAAATGAAGATGAGGCTTTTATAGCAAAAGACATAAATACTGGAGATAAGATATTGTTTTTGGAATTAGAAGCAAACAGGTTGAGAAAAAGCATGGAAGACTAGATAGATGATGAAACAGTTATTTTACTCTTGACAAATTAAGGAGGAGACAAAATGAAACATTGTTACAACAATAGAATTGCTTCGTGGAACAAAAAGTTTATCTTTTTGTTAAAATATAAAGATACATATAAACATGCGAATGTACCTCAAAATTATGTAGTAGACGATATTAAACTTGGTATGTGGGTAAAAACACAAAGGCAATCTTATCGTAAAGGAAAATTGTCGCAAGATCAAATTGAGAAATTGAATACTGTTGGTTTTAATTACAATATAAGAATAAAAGATGATAAGAAAAAATGGGCTGATAAATACAGTTTACTATTAAAATATAAGCACCAGTATGGTGATTGTGATGTTCCAGTAAGTTATGTATATAAGGATATTAAACTTGGTATGTGGGTAAACCAACAGAGAAAGTCTTATGAAAAAAATTTGTTGTCAGAAGATAGAATAAAGAAACTGGAGGATTTAGGGTTTACATGGGATTTACATGAAAAAACATGGAACAAATATTTTAACTTGTTAAATAATTATAAAAATATTAAGGGAAATATCTGTGTTCCACAGCATTATGAGGTCGACAACATAAAATTAGGAAGATGGGTTACAACTCAAAGACAACTATTAAAAAATAATCTGCTTTCTCAAAAACGTATAGACAGACTTAATTCAATTGGTTTTCAATGGGAAACCCAAAATGAAACGTGGGACAGCTTCTATGAAATTCTACGTCAATATAAATACAACCATGGAAATTGCAACGTTCCAAGAGTATATATAGAAGGTAAAGTAAATCTAGGCAACTGGGTATCCAACCAACGTCAAGCTTATAAAATGAATAAATTGTCGCAAGAACGAATAGTCAAGCTGCAATCTATTGGATTTAAATTGGAACTTAGAAACGCATGAGTTATTAAAATATAAGGTATCTTCATGATAAAAACGGACTTTTATCATCAATACATAGAAAGAAGGACTAAATTGAAAGAAGTAAAAATTAAGGAAATACGTCCCACAGTTGCTCAGTTGGATTTTAAAAGCTATAACGAATTTATTGATTATGCTTCCAGTACAGAGAAAACAAAAAGCGTGGGAATGGATCGTATGCGCGAAATGATGCAGCAGCACAAATCAAAAAAATCATAAAGAGAAGTTATAAGAAAGATCAGGAGGATGCGTTGGTAAGCGTTAAATTAGTATTGATTTATTTTATTAGAATATAGGGAGAGTATGCATGAGAGTATTTGTTGTACTTGAGGATGCAGAAGAAGCGTATGTCTTCAGCGTCAATAGGGTTTTGGTGGATATTTTTCAAAGTGAAGAAGCAGCAAAGGCATTTTGTGATGATCACAATCGAGATAAACCTTATCTAGAATATTATTATGAAGAACGAGAAGTGCGTAAAAGTTGAATTTTACAATATAAAAATACATAAGGAGTGGTAGGTTTATGAATCCACAAGCTATGCAAGAAGCCATGACGTTGATGGAAAAGGCAAAGAAGTATGATGAATTAATCGCTTTTCCCGAAAGAGATTGTGAGTTGCGTTGCTCATTTTGCGGTAAGAGTCAATCTGAAGTGGATAAAATGGTGACAGCAAAGAACATCTGTATTTGCAACGAATGCATTGGACTATGTGCAGAAATTCTTGCTGAGGATGATCATGGTGGATTCAACACTAAGGAATAAAATAATAAGTAAATAATTACTCATAACAGCGAGGAAGACGGCAGGGTGAGACCGCCTGACAAATCAAAAAGGAAGATATATATTTGAGCAACTTAATTCAATTCGAAGGGTTTAACGTGGAGTTTTTAACGAAAGAAGATGTTATTTTTGATTTTGAAGGCGATGTTATTTTTCACGGAAATCAGAGTGCTGAACTCCTTGGATATAAAGATACGAGTGACGCTATCAAAAAACATGTAAGCATTGATGAGAAATATTTGGTCACTAAAGAAAAACTCAACGGCGATTCACCTGTGAGTTTAGGTCAACGGGGTAACTGGTTTATAGAAGAAGATGGGATTTTTGATTTAATTTATTGTAGCAAGTTACCGAAAGCTAGAGAGTTCAAAAAGACAGTAAAAAAAGTAATTAAGCAGATTCAAGCGACTGGTCGTTACGATGAAGCTGAAAATCGAATCGCACAGATTACAGATGAAACAGAGAGAGAATTGCACATGAAGTTGTATGCTATTGGACAAGTATTAAAAGTAGATCCTAGAGACCAATTAGTACAGATTCAATATAAAGATGCTGAAAAATCGCTAGAGCTATACAAGCAACAACAAGAAACAAAGGCGATCAAAGAAAAGGTTGAAGTGTTGACCGAAGCTGTAGAAAGGGTGCAAAATGAAAATGAGTTAATTAGAACACAGCAGCTTTTCGTATGTAATAGAACAAACTTCAGCGAACGAATTAGAATATTAGCTAATAAATATTTCGGTAGAGACTTGCAGCAAGCCTATGGAGAATTATTTAATAAAATGAAGCTTCTTGGTAGTTTTGATGTGTACGCAAGACGAAAAAATGAATGGGAAAAGATGGACGCAGAACGAACAAAAGAAGGTAAGAAACCCTATTCTAAATCTAGCCTAAACAAGAAATATAATTGTGCAGATGTTATTGATGATTATAATAAATGGGAATTGGCAAGTGAGGCTTATAAGACTATAGAAACAGAGTTTGTTCAAAATGGGTCACATAAAGATTTGGTAACACAATAATACATAAAAATCTTGAAAAATTTCATATAACATAGAGTTAATCATATAAATTTGTGCTATAATTGATTATGGAGGGAGGTGAGTATATTGTTAAATGTCAATTCTGCTGAAGTGAATAACAACAAGACTCAAGTATCAATTATGGAGTTGGATGGGCGTACTTACATAGTCTACTTGAAAACTGTTGGAATGTATCAATGCTATCTTGAAGATTTCGAAACAAAGAAAAGAGCTTCATCGGATAAACACGAGAATGCTTCGGATGCTATTGAGGATGCTTGGCGTCAAATTCTTAAAGGGTAGCCGAAAGGCTACTCTTTTTTAAAATAGTGCATGGGAGATTGAGCGAATGGAATATACTAAAAAAGTACATAAACAATATTATCAGTTTTTTAACTTATCTAAGAAGATAGCAAGATTAAGTAATTGGATATGGAGTATTATTGCGGTTGGATTGCTATTTTATCTTATAGGATTCTTTAAATTAGATCTACAATTGATGGGATATTCAGCAACTGTTGCAGTTGGGATGCTTGTTGTTAAACTTATAGAATGGATCTCAGGTTCTATTGGTTTATACTTAGGAACAAAACATCCAGAATTAAGATACATGCAAGGGGCAGATCTAAATGGATGGTATGATTCAACTTATGATTACAACCTAAAGCAAAATTGGTTGACTAAAGCGGTAGAAAACTTGTCGGTAGTAGGGGTTAATTTTTCGAGTAAAAAAATATTTAGTCCTTCTGCAAATAAAGGTAAGTACGAATATAAATTGTCACAACAATATCCTGACTCTAATATAGTTGCTACAGATATATGTGTTCCGAATGAACATATTCAAACATCAGATAACATAGTTTATTTAACTGAGCCTAATGATGCTTTAAAATCAGCCGAGTGTTTATCGAAAATGGGAGTTCAAAAAGTAGATTTAATTTGGGACATAAAAGGTGCTCTTTGGCATACTAAAGATATTTCCAAATTTAACTCACTACTTGAAACATATTTAGACATTCTTTCAGATAATGGAGCAGTGATCATAGATGCTTACGATTTTTCAAGTAAATATATATTAAACCTAAAGCCCAAAAACAAAGGCTACAAGGAAAACTCAACATACACTGTTATTAAAAAGAGACTGAAAAAAGTATCGTGGTTCGAAGAAGCTTTTGAAGTTGTATTGACAGGTGAGGGTGAAGCAAAAATGGCAGTATTATTTAAGAAGATGCATTGATTATCATACTCCTTATAAAAGATTAATTTGACCAAGATCGCTTAGGCGGTCTTTTTTTATAATTAAATATAATGAAATTATATAAAACCTATATACAAAAATAAATAAATGTAGTATAATTAATTTATGAAAAACAACAAATATGAGGTGATTACATGTATAAAGTAACTGTTTTTGAGAAGGTGTTAGGTAAATTAGAGGCGAATACATATTCGTTCGATGATAAAATAGTAATGGCTAAGTTTGCCGCTTTATGTGAAGCTGATGGCGTAATGGTTGTAGTCACTCTAAACACAAAACAAAAAACAGCATAACACTAAGAGAGGATGAAATAAGATGAAAAGCCTATCAGGAACGGCGATTTATATTGTAGGCATGCTGGCTATGGAGAAAAGAGATGTAGAAAATACACTTGAAAAATTAGTTGAATCAGTTAGGAGCCGAAGAGATTATGATAGTCTAGACTTTATTGCAATACATAATCAAATAAAACGAATAACTTCAAGATATGTGCAACTCATCAATGAGATTGAAACGTTGAATACTAAACTAGATCATTAATTATTGGGGGACATAAAACAAATGAACATAGGAGATAAGGTATATCTAAAAGCTGTCGGAAATATGGCTGTTAAATATAAGGATCAGCTACTTATTAAAGAATCGAAAATAACAAAGGTGGGAAGGAAATACTTTGAGGTAGATGGAGTAAAATTTAAAATGGAGAACAAAGAGCAAGAAACTGGTGGCTATACTGCCGATTGGAAACTATACTTTTCCAAACAAGAAATCTTAGACGAACAAGAATTTCAAAAGTTAGAGCGTGACATTAGATCGAAATTTAATGCTTTTGGTAAGTTAGATCTGACGCTAGACCAACTTAAACGAATCAATGAAATTATCAATGAGTAGATAAAACTATATTTTTATAAAGAAAGTTGGGGTAGCAAAGATGTCTAAAGAAATCCTAATCGAACAAAACATACTTTTGGAAGTTCTCAGTCATATGAGAAAAGAAGGATTAATTCAAAATACTTATCAGTTTGCTGGAGCAAAATGCATCGAAGTTGATGGACAAAGAAGAATCTACATCAACTTTGAAGAGTGGTCATATCCTTTTATAATGGGGAGAGAGCATTCCCGAACTTTGCCAGAACAGTTTTACGAGCATATAAAATGATCCTTTTACAATGGAAGGAGGAAGGCAATTGTTCAGATTAGAATGCTATCTTTTTGGCAACAAAGTAAAAGATAAAATGTTGAACGATAGCTTGCTAAAAGCAACTAGAGTCGCAAAAAAATTAGTTCAGACTGGTCAATTTACTGCTGTTGCTATTTATAATCATGAAAACCGTTGGCTTAAAGAATATGTGAGAGATACTAGGTAAGGAGCGATAAACTTGAAAAGAGAATTGTTTGCTATGTACGTGAAGTCAGGAAAAAGGTGCAAAACATTAGATGAGTTTAAAAAATATTTATTGGGTAGACAAACGAGTGGCTATGTATTTTTGTATCACAATAAAGAGGAGGAATATATAAAAGCTGTGGATGAGGCAAAGATGATTGTAGAAAATTCTGTTGAAGAGTATAAGGATTTATTGTTACCCAAATGGGTGAAATGATCTTCTGATAAGGAGTGATTTAAAATGTCCCAAAGGAAACAATGGTTTGAAAAGTTCATTGGCTGCTGTTTTGGTATTGATGGTGAGGAATACATATTTCAAGGAACATTTACTAATACCGAAACGAACAATGGGAAGCCATATCAATATGTATTCGAGGCCGAGGGTAAGCCACAGGTAATAATGACGTACAAAGAAGCTCGTACAACTATGGGAGCTATGATTGATAAGTACAGTAAGTAATTTGTTATGAGGAGTGAAATTAAAAATGTTTATTATGTTCGTATACGCTAACGGCAAGTGTTATAACGGCGGAATGGGAATCCGTGGTGATTTAACCGAACTTCATAAGAAAGCTACTGAAATTTCGAAGAAGATCTTCACGCAAAATCCTCATGCTGAAGTCAGTACAAAAATTTTGAAATATATCTGATCAAATGAATATTTTACGAGGAGACAAAGATAGGAGTGATACAAATAGCTGATATAGAGAAAATGATGAATCTGGCAAAAGAACAAGGGATAAAAGTTACAGAGAATAGCGATAAACCAGGATTCTTTATAACTAAAGATGGAGTTAAGAAAAGAATTGGCACTAAAGAGCTACTCAGCATTTGTTTTGATCTTGAAAGTCAGTAAAAAGATTATTTTATTTTCATTATACTGGAGGTGAATTCATTGAAAGCAAAAGTATTTATAGATGAAGGCGCAATGTTGAGTCCAGATCAAAAGATGATTCTTGATAATAAATACGATTCATATATAACTTTTGCTGTTCCATCGTTAGTAAATTTTGAGGATCTAGTTACACTAGATCAAAATTTAGACTTTACTGAAACAGTAGATTATGTCTTTGCTTGTTCTAATGTGAAGTTTTTGAATTTCTTTATGCTCAGGTTGACAAAAGAAGCGGGAAGGCAAATTGCCAATAGTCGATTTGTTAATGTGAAGTCTACGATAGGTGTGTTTGCTTTCGTGTATGATGATGCTAATGATCGATGGATATTAGTGAATTAGCATGATTGATTTTATAAGGAGATGAGAATTGTGAAAGATGAAACAAGTTGAGTATTCAGTAGATAGAACTTTTGATGACAGTCCAGCAATTTATAGAGCTAGTTCTGAAAAGAATGTTTTTGTTAATGTTAATTCTAAGCGAGAAGATGATAGAGGATTTCATATTCAGTCATTATTGGAAGGATTCAATGAGGAAGATTGTGTAATTATCTTTGCTCGGAAGTATTGATAAAAGGATTCTTTTATAAGAATAAAAGGGATGATGAGAAAAATGTCAATGTATTCACAAGTCAAGTTAAGTCTTAGAATGACAGAGAATAAGGTACTAAAAGTTAATAATGAAATTTCCAAACTGCCTAGATGTGGGCATGATGATTTTATTACATTAAACGGCGATATTATTAATGCGAAAATAACATTGAACTATGGTCTTAAAACATTGATTGAGTTTCTTAAGGAACTTGAGCAGCAAATGATGTGCGATGAACTCACTTTTGTTGGATACTTTTCCTCAGAAGAAAGAAACATTGAACGAACTAATCTATACCTTTATAAGAATCGCTTCTTTTTGATCAAAAGTGAAAGCATTGATGGTTATGGGTACAGTGATACACAATATAAGATAACGGACTTACATAATTCACCGATTGTTTATTACCAAAGTGATTTTGAAGAAGAGAAAGACAATATGTTTTTCGTTGGAAAATTTATAGAAGATTCTGATATACAATGAAATAATAGGAGAAATTAGATGAGCAAATTTGATTTATGGGAACACGGTATCGATTCATGGACGGGATATTTTATTATTGAAGCGTTAAGTGCAGTAGGTAAAAACAGTCCCTTATATCAAAAAGGATATGATCCTTCATCTATGGAAGCAAAATTAATTATCAATGGAGTAGACTTGCCATTAGCTAAAGTATTCGAACACATTGGTGGACAATTCGAGGATATGGTAAAGAAGAGGGCTGAAGGAATGATTGAGGATAAATTAGACAAAGATTTTATGGATTCACTTCGTTCAATTTCTAGATTAACAGATGAACTTGAAGATAAATTGAAAATAAAAATAAATAATATTCTTAGTGAATAGAAGTGTTTCTTATGAGGAGATGATCGAATGAATATTAATGAGAAACGAAGGAAGAATTACGAAGATGTTAAGAGTCGCTTAAGTGAGATGGAACATGAAGAGTTTATGGAGATCATTGATAAGGTATTTCGATTAATTGAAGCACAAGATAAGAACCCAAAGAATGACGATTTTGAATACTTCTTTGAACTACGTGAAAATATCGAACTCTACGAATTGTTGTTACTTGAGCTATCAAAACGAAAAAATCAAGCCATTGCTAACTATCAAGATTATTTATAAAAGAAGTATTTGATAACAAAAAAAGAAGCGACCAAAAGTCGCAACTTAATCAAAGTATTTATTAGCAAAAATAATTGCTATACCAATCGCTAAGAAAATAAAAGCAAATGGAATAGACACAGTGTAGTCATTTAATGCTTGAACTAAATCTTTATTAAGCGAATTGCTAATCTGAGAACCCATAAATTCTCGTGTATCTGGAGTAACCCTTAGCAGATGTTTGATGAAGTATGCATAAATAGCATAAACGAAGGATAGTGCGCTTAATCCATAACCCAAATTTTTGATTTTTACTACCATTCATATTTTCCTTTCTCAATTTAAGATTAATTTAATTATACTAATCTATTTGTATGATATGCAAATACTGGAATGTAATCAAGTAAGAAGGAGCGAAGATTATGAAGACTAGGGTTTTTACATGTTCTAACGGGACAGAGTTAATTGTTAAACATCGAAAATCAGCAGTGATATTTGAAATGAATCAAAACCAAATAAATAATAAATATAATGTTACATATAATTTTGAACTTAAGGATTTCGTAGAGTTGTATAACTACATTAAAATGATTGCGAATGAAGCTTGGGCTAATTTATCTCCCAAGGGAGCCGACAGTTTAGGATCAGACTATTACGAATATTATGACAAAGAACTCGACACTAATGGCTATCTTCATATCCGAGAAAACACAATTTTTATAGATAGACCAGCATTAAATGAACACAAACTTTATCAATTCAATAAGAAAAAAATGGAGTCATTTATTTATGACTTTGAAAAGCTTGTTAAGAGTTAGTGTTATCAGCAATAGGGAAATGTTACAGATAAAATAAGTCTTTTAATAACTATAATTCACATAACAACGGAGGAATAAATATGTTTACAGTAATTAATACAGAAACGAAGAAATACCTTAGAGCAGATTGGGAAGAACAGCGCGGTCAACTATATACGCATGACGTAGATCTAGCTGTCAAGTTTGAGAATTGGCATGATGCTGAAGATATTACAGAAGCAACGGAACAAGTAGTACCTCTGTCTAACGAATAAAAATATAATAAAAGGAGAATTTGAGATGGATACATATATGATAGTTGTAGATGGAAAAGTAAAAGAAGAAATCGAAACCGCTGGACGTTCCAAAGAAGCAATGAGTTTTGTATTGATTGATCGTTTCTATCACTGGAGTATTTTTTCTGCTAATGTGAACATCTATAGTTCTTTAACGGGGAGTGAGTATCATTATGTTTAAAGCTGGGGCATTAAAAGATAATAAGCTGTATGTTAGGAATGATCAGGGCAAGTGGATCGAATTACAAGAAGCAGCGAAACAATATGAACAACATAGAATATTGAAACATACATAATAAAGATAACGTTAATGTGGTCTTTTTAATAAACAAAAATAATGAATATATTGAATATGGTATAGAGATATGTTATGATTTATTTATCGATAGGCAAACATTGTAAAGAAACTAGTAACATAGTATTGTAGAGTTTGAAGAATATTGCGCTATTGCGCAGAGGTGATACAGAATGAGTCAGGATAAAAAGAAGATATTCGTATACGACGAAGCAACTAAAAAGGAAATGGAAGTAGATGTTTCACGCATTGTCGCCTTTCAAGCTAGGACTATTAAAAGGAAGTCATTGTTGGTGGCTTTCATGGATGATGGCAATCAATATATTATGTTGTAGTAAAAGGTTTATTTTATTCATAAAATGAAGGAGTAACAATATGAATGCACAGGATAAGGTTCTGGAGGGGTTTGCTAGAATGTCAATGGCATCTTATGACGCAAAAGAAGCCATTGAAAAACTCGAAAAGGCTCAAGATCACTACAAGGATATGAAGGTTGAAGAATGCGTTCAAAATATATTAAGCTTACTAAAAGAAAATAAAAAACTAACAGAAAGAGATATGATACTATTAATTGGAACTTTAGCAACTGACATTAAAGAGATTTACGTGAAATAACTAATTTATAAGGAGATGAAGACATGAGACTGGTTAAAGGAAAAGCAACAAAGAATATAGCAATGGCCGAGATCTTCAATAAAGAAAAAGGTGATATTTTCTTTGATTATAAAGGTGTTCCTGTCACAAAGGGAATGCTTTATTTAGAAGATAAATTTCTAATGATTGATAAGATGGACAAAATTGAAGATTTAGTAAAAGGAATAAACGAATACCTTGCAGATGAACTTCAAGAGAGACAGGACAGGTTTAAGCTCTTCATTGATGGAAATTTTACACACGATGAAGTACAAATACTAAAGAGGATAGAAGAGAATAAATTGGTTGAGTTAACAGTGAGCGTTCAGACAACTGAAGACGGAATCTCAATTCAATTTGTGTGAAATGACTGTTTTACCTTGAAAATATTTTAAGGAAAGAGGTACTCATATGTCTGAAGCACCTTACGGATATCATATTTTAAATGGAGAAATGGTTGCACATCCATTTGAATCGAAAGTTGTTAGATTAACCTATGGACTATCACAGATTGGACTCGAATCTAGTGATATTCAGTATCTGTTGGAAGAGTTTAAAGTTCCAAAACGTGGTGAAGATTATAACTACGATATCGACGGGAATTTACATGAAATATACGTTGCTGGAGCCAAGCTTCTTATTAATCTAATTCAAGAAAAAATCGATAATGAAATTGTTTATTTGCCCGGAGATAAAGAAAAAACACATCCGATTGTTTCTGCTATTAGTTTAGTAGATATTTTTGATAAATTTGGAGGTTCAGATGAAACTTTGTGAGACGGTTATTCAAAAGTGAATGGTGGTAAGAAAATGAATTGGTTCAAGAAGAAAAAACCTGTTTATGAGAAAACAAGAATAATGGTCTTAGATCCTGACTTGGGATTTGATGTTAGATGGATGGATAATCACATTAATAGCCTAGCTGAAATTATAGGAAACCATCCGATTGGAATGCCAATCAAAGGAACAAGTCTAAGTGTACACTCAGTACCTACTGCTTTAAGTGATGACAAAAGACCAAATATTGAGATTGAAGGCAAACAACTTACAGGAATAGTTGTAATCATGGCAAACGAAGAAGAAAAGGTTGAAGGTGTGAGAAAAATAATTTCAATTTCAGCAGACGAAGTTAAATTTATATTGGATACCTTTGAGTTAAAGTAAAAGATGTGTTTCACAGGGAAGGAGCATAGCTGTGACTGATAAGATTGACCTGTATGTTGACGATCTTAGAGACTGTCCAGATGGCTTTGTGGTGGCTCGTACATACTATGAAGCAATACATATCCTTGAAACCAAAAGTGTCGGCATTCTTACGTTAGACCATGATTTGGGAGAGGACGTAGATGGTAAAGAACTGCCTAACGGATATGACTTGGTGAAGTACTTCTGTGAACATGGATTGAGGGCTGATAAGATATATTTACATACAGACAACCCTGTGGGACGCAAGAACATGCATGAAACGTTGTTAGCTGCTCAGCGGAGAGGTTTTATCGATGAGGATATTGAGATATATCATTATCCTATAACGGTGAACAAGTATTCTGGTAGCTGGTAAAAGGCATGTTTCATAATGGAGAGGAGACCCAGAATAAAATGAAATTAAAGGTTCAGTTCACAAACGAGCTACCATTTATGATTCAACTTCCAAATGGAGATTATTCAGTAAGAACGAGACTAAACCCAACAGAAGAGAAAGATTTTATCCTAAAATTAAGTGATGATGTTTTCAGAGTACATATTAATCCTTTTGGTAGCAAAAAGTCTGCCATGTGTATCGAAGGTGAGAGAGCGGAATTGGAAAGTTACATAATCAATAATCGTATTCCAAATTATGCTTTCGAACCTTGTAAAAGTTATATTAGTTGTACAATTGAGGAGGAACTAGAATTAAAAGATGAACTGTATTTAAATGTCACGAACGACGACTTGATTGATAAAATTAAATCAAAAATGATAAGAGAAGGAATTAAATATACTGATACCATTGATTTAACTAGAATGGCGACAACAGAATTTGGCACCTACAATACAGATCAGGTTTTAGAAGAAAAAATAGATTACGTTGTTAATAGGAGATTGAATGAACTTAGCAGATTAGTTTATCCCTATCATAATGCTTTAAATCAATTCATAAAACAATATTCTTATCTGCGAAATGATTTTTTTGTCGAAACTACAACTATGCATACTCTTAAGGGGACGACATCGAGACAGTTTGTCGATGGTTATTATTATGATTCTATTAAGCATGCTGGAAAAGCACCTAGCATGATGCCATATCAAAAATGGTTACCAGAGATCGATAGTAATCATGTTGAAACATTAAAAGAAAGACTTATAAATGGTTTCGATATTCCACCTACTAAAGATTTGATTATAATGGCTCGCAATCTTGCTGAAAGAGGAGAGTACCGTTCAGCAATCATTAATAGTTCCGCAGCTCTTGAGGTTGCTGTAGAACAAAAAATCATTGAGAAAATGTATTTGAATGGAAACACGCAAGCGGAAATTGATACTTTCTTAGACAGCACAAAGACTAATTTTTATAGGAGATGCGACAGACAATTGAATGAGAAGGCAGGGCAATCACTGGTACGAAACAATCCTACTCTTTGGACAAACATTAATTCCCACAGGAATAGATACCGTCATAAGATTGCTCATTCTTCGCTCATGCCCAATGCGAGGGATACCGAGAAAGTAATTAACGATTTTGAGATAGCCGTAAACTGGGTAGAAGCTTTATAAAATGCAAGTTTGATTAGTCCAATATTAATGCGAATAGTAAAGGAGTATTAATTCATGAAGGCTATGGCAATCGTAAGATCGTCTATCGAATGGAGCATAGACGAACAGCAAAATAAAATAAATCAGTATGCAATATCAGAAGGTATCAATCTTGTTCACATTGTTGTAGTAGCGAGTGATGTAGATTTAGAATTAGCTACCAATAATCTATCAGAAGTTGACGCTGTTATTGTGACCGACGTAACCCGAATTAGTAGAAACAAAGAAACCTTAGACATGTTCAAAGAACAACTTAGACATAATGATACGCAATTGGTGATACTCTCTTGATCTTTATATCTTAAGCGGAAGGGAGAAAAATGGGTTGGTATCAAATAGACTAATAGATAACTTAAAATCTAAACAAAATAAATGGAGCTATAACCAACGCATATGGGTAAGAGGTGCGAGTATTGGATGGATAAAAGGTTATTGTGATGTTAAGGACAAATATGTAGTAGAAAGAATGGTAAATGGAAAATTAGTAGTAAGATTGTATATGTCTGAAAATATTTTAGAGTATGAGCCTTGGGACGAAGAGAAAAAGAAGCAACATAAGAAGCATGTAGAATGTATAAAAAGACAAAAGTTTATAGAAGATTAATTTAGATATTTATGGATGGCAGTTGAAATGTAGTTTTAATTAAAAAGATAGGTGAAATGCAGAATGTATTGTGAGAAGTGTGGTAAGAAACTAGAGGATGTGTTGGAACACGTTAAGCACATCCTCCATGAGTGCAATGGATAAAATACATACAAGTAAGGGGAAGCAGCAATAGTGGACGAGAAGGCAAGAGAAGCACTTAGGAAGGCTGTATATCTAATTGGTATTGGGGAAGGGTTGAAGGCAAGCGAATTGCTGATTGATCTCTGCTGAATCAACCTCTGAACGATGCAGCTAAATAACCGCACCACAAAGTTTGTTTTATAGTGAGTAAAATATAATTTTTATTAAAAAGCCTGCCAATTAAATGGCAGGTTCTTCTTTATGTCCAATGGTTTTTGGAAACCCTAATTGCTCAGCTCTGTGTATAATTTTAATTAATGTGTCTAAATCCTCGCTTGCGATAGGTCTTTCTTTTCTGCCATCACTAATTTCGATTTTCAACTCATTTATTTTATTTGTTTGCATTCGAATTGTTTCCTGCATATTTAGAAATTCCAATCGCAGGTTATTTAGTGCGTCGATTGCTTTATCTATTTCTGTCATATGTTTTATGTCTTCTTTCATAGCTGTGTTGGTATTTGTATTTCTTATTTTTGTATTTATCTTATTATTCATTCTTTCTTCTTTAGCTGCTTTTATTTCATTCCTATAGTTATGTCTCAAAGCACTGTTCCAGCGAAAACCACATGCTGCCGCTGTACGATTTAGTTCTCTCCCAGCCTCCTGAAATGCGGTTAATTGGGTTTTGTTGCTGCGTATATTGGCTATCACTGTTTTGGCTAGTAGATCATCTTCAGGCTGAGTCCAAGCGTCTTGTCGCATCTATATTCCTCCCAATAAATATTCCTTATTGCTATGTATATCCAGTTGTCAAGTTATTTATGCAGTAAAAGACTGAATATATACATGGTGTTTAAATTCCTTGACAGAACAAACGTTCCGTATTGTTTTTTATTATTTTTATTTGTATAATTACCAATATAGAGAGTAAATAAATGAGAAACATAGTTAGAGTTAAAAGTAGAATGTGTAGTTATATATAATAGGAATAATACGAAGATAGCGATAAGAACAACATAAACAAGTTTCAATTATAAGGAGCGTGTACATAATGGCGGTAGCAGTAGAAAGAGTAACGAGAGAAGTAAAAAAAATGGACGTATGGATTGCAAACCTAGGAGAAACTAATGGAGTAAAAACAAACATTCAAAAGGGACAGAGACCTGTGATTGTTATGAGTAACAATATTGGAAATAAATATTCTCCAGTAGTTATGGTAGTCCCTTTATCCGCACAGACTCAAAAAGGAAATCTTCCAACTCATGTACTTTTAGACAAAGATAAATGTGGATTCGATAGACATTCAGTTGCATTGTTTGAACAGATGAGAGTTTTAGACAAAAAAGATTTGGCTTGTAAGGTTGCAAGTATTCCTCATGAATATGAATCAAGTTTGAACAGTACATATAAAGTAGTGGCGGGGATCAACTAAGTAGGATGAGAGTGAAATAAAAGAAGGAATATCCTTCTTTTATTTTCTATTTAAAGTAAGCAACTCTGAAATATCAATTCCTAGTTCATCACACAAGAGAGAAATATTTTTTAAAGAAATTTGCTTAACATCATTATTACACATGTTATTGATTGTAGCCTGTCTGATACCTGTTCTTCTTGAAATTTCCCTTTCGCTTATTTCGAATTTTTTAAGTATAGCTTTAAGATTGATGTCAACCCAAGACATACACATTTCCTCCATTAATTACAAATAGGGGTTGACACGAAATTAGATAAACCCTATAATATAACTCAGGTGATACGAATTTCGTGTCACTACACAACAAGACAAATACACTCCTTATGATTTTGGGCGAAGGGTGTATTTGTCATTTTATTCTAGCAGATTGTTTAATGAAATAACAGTAAAAAATACAACTTTAGAGGACATGTTACTATGAAAAGATATAGTTTAATGAAATTAGCAGCCTATGATAAAGAGCATAACCTGAAGACATGGAAATTTGTAAATATTGAAGCAGAAGAAGCGAACGATTTAAATAACTTTATGGCAAATGGTTTCCGCATATGGGACACTAAGAAAGATGAAGTTGTTAAAACTAACCTAGATATAGCTAAATGGATAGAAGAACACAACAATGAGGAGTGATATAAAATAATGGGGAAAATAATAACAAGACTAATGATTGAAACCGCATACGAATATTCTAGAAAGGTTTTTCATAATGAGATGGATCTTGGTTCTGCGTTAAATTCCATTTCACTGTTATCAGGAATGCACAGAGGAACAGCTCTGTCTCATATCTCCGATTTTTGTTCTATGATGAAGGGTGAGGGATATAGGAGCAAGATTACCGCAGACGCAACAAAATACTATTTGTTGAATATTCATAATGATTATGACAAAGAGTATTTCAATAAAGCCTTAAAAGCAGTAAAATTACATATAAAGAATTATAAAAAAGAGAAGCAAAAGAATCTTATAAGACTTAGGATCGTTGTTGATGAGTTTGAGAAAGAAAAGTTAGTAACAAAGGTATAACTTGAGAGTAAATAATAATCTAATGATGAGCGTGCATATATGTGCTACGCTTATTTTTTTTACTCTTTGATAATAATTATCGCTTATAGTATATTTAGATGGGGGTGTATTATGGGAACTTATCTTTACTTTGTTATGACTTACACGCTAAATAGCGGTATTAAAGGAAGTGTAAACCTATCCACGAAACAAATACAGGACTGGATAGAATCTTATCGTGTTGGGAGTAAATATGTAACCACAGTTGGTAAAGAATACTTCGGATTGAATCCTGAGCTTGTTGCAGATTTTAAAGTACATAATGAATTTTCTGAGCAAAGGGAATATGTAGCAGCAATACAGCAACCAGTAGTAGTAAGTAAGGCTAAAGAGCAATTAGCAGATGCATACAGCCAGCACAAGGTATTGATTCAGGTAGAGTGTAAATGTGGAGCTTCCTATATAGAAGAGTCAGCGTACAAGAGGAATAAATGGGGCTGTAAGGAATGTGGAGATATTGTATTCTTGGATAGCAAGAAGGGTATGGTTGATACAGTGAAGGGTAAAGCTTGGTATATGACCAACAGGTACTTTGTTGAGAGGTGAATTGTAACATGAATATGGAGCTTGAAAATAAATATATAAATGAAGCAAAGTTGGCGGCAAAGCAAGCAGGAGGATACCTCACAGTAGAACTCTTTGATTTTTATAGAAACAAAGAAAAAACTACTACATGGGATACCTACAATAGAAAAGCTAAAACAAATTTTAAAGATTTCTTGAAAAAAGCTGGTATTCCAACAAAAGAAGAATACTTATTAGAAAAAAACAGAATAAAAGCAATCAGTAATTTCAAATTATTAAATGTATTAAATGGGTATGTAGATAAAGTGGATTATGAAGCTGGTAATTTTGAGCCTGCTTGGGAGTATATATCTGACCACTTTGGAATAGAGAAAATATGCAAAGCTGCTGAAGTAAATTTGAAAAACAAATATACAAGCATTGAATCAATGATTGTTGATTTAAAAAATTCCATTAAAAAAATAGGTTACATTCCAACAAAAGTAGAATATGATAGTTTGAAACTAAAACCATCTTCTAGTGCAATGAACAATAAGGGGTTGAGTTGGACAGAAGCAATGAAAAAAGCAGAATTTTCTCCAAAGAAAGTTGGGGAAAAAGTATGTGAATACGAAAGATGTTATTCGCAGTTTCTTTTTATTGAAGGAAAGAAATTCTGCATCACTTGTGAGAATAAAATAAAGAATGAAATTCTAAATAAAATCGAATTAATGAATACAAAAGACTTAAAAGATGTGACTAAAGTTCTGGTTTTGGAAGGTAATAATCACAATTTGTTAGATAAACTTAGGAAAAAATGATCGTGTATATTTATTATATTTATGTGTTATAATTCTTTAATAAAGGAGTGTATCACATTTGAAAACTGACCGTAGAGAAGTAGAAAAGATAATTACTGAGATAATTGATGAACATAAGACAAGTAGAAAGAAGATACTTAGTGTAAATGACAGATTAAACTCACTAGGAGTTCCCTATGGAACATTAAACGAGATTATTTTAAAAAAGAAAAGCATTGAAGAGGTTAGTCTACCCTTATTATGTGTCTTTACTGAGTGCATTAATAGTGTTTTTGGTGGTATAGATCCACTTGAACATTTTACAGCGACTGAAATTAGAGAAGCAAAAGAAAGTGTAGCATCAGAATTTGTTAGTGAAACAATAAGTCTACCTTTGACTTTTAATGCAATACAAATTGACGAAAAAGCATATTCTTCAAAAATATCAGCCAAGCTTCTAAATAAGATGTTTGAATCGCAGATGATAATATACGATCCAAGGTCTCAAAGAGGATTAAAATATAAAGGCAATCGCAACGATGGAATTATTGAAACGCCTATTGTAAATCAGTCTTCCGTGAGAACTATTGCTAATAAACTGGTTGCGAATGACTATTTAACTGATACCATAAGATTTAACGTTTATAACTTTGAATCAGAACCAGTAACTTGGATTCCGAAAGAAGACGAGTTTGGACAATTAATTATAAACAAAGATGCTACTATAAGTATATTGGATGGTTTTCACCGTTTGCAGGCTACTGTCAAAGCAATGAATGAGAAAAATGATTTAAATTTTAATTTTGAACTATCGATTAGAACTTATGATCAGCAAACTGCCTCTAAATTTTTTGGTCAGATAAATACAATCAACATTTTAAATAAAGACAGAAAGAAAGAACTTTCTGCTACTGGGCGATCTGCTTCTGTTGTAAAAGAATTACAAACCAACCAAGACAGCGAACTTAAAGGTATTCGAATTGCCTCTACAACTAAGCCAAATACTGCTGTTGGGCAATTGACAACTTTCAGTATCTTAAATTTAGCGATTGAAAGAACATTTAATCCTCAGACGTATCTTGATTATCAAAATGTATCTCACTATCTTGTGAAATATTTTGGTATTTTGATAAGTTTGTATGTGGATGCTTTTTTGGAAAATAGAGAAAAGTATGATAAGAGCTATATAAATCACCCTTTAATGTTTTTTGGATATACAGTGATCGCTTATAAAATGTATCAAAAAGATAATCAAAGCATTAATCCACAGGAGTTAAATAAAATAATTGATAGTCTTGATTTAAGTAACGATAAAACACTTATAGATTTATTTGAGGCTAAAAGAGCTTATTCGTCTACTCGCATTCAAGGGGACATACTAAAACATTTTGAAAATATAATCAAAGAGGTGTAACAAATTGAATAATATATATGGGGATAGCCTATATAATCCAGAGATCAAAAAAAGATTTTTAAGTGAATTTAGAGAAAACACTCGTAAAAACTACGAAGGAAAATTAAAACGTGCAAGCAGAGTGGAAATGAGATTGGAAAAAGACCTTTATGATTTTACATTGAGTGAATTTGAAGAGGTTATTTATCTTCTAGCTCCAACAAAGTTAAGTAGTGCAATGAATTATGGGTCAATTCTCAGGAAATACGTTGAGTGGGCAAGTGCGCAAGGGCTTAGAAAAGATAAAATGAATCCACTTGCAGCAATGAAAGGGAAAAGCGACTTTGAAAAATTTGTACCACAACAAACATTAATTAAAAAAGAGCATTTAGACGATGCTTTATCTGAATTGGATAGTTATAGAGATATAGCGATAATTCTATCAATATTTGAAGGTATTCTGGGTAGAAACAGTTCTGAAATAAGAACCTTAAAAGTGGAAAATATCGATAAGGCTAATAATAAAATAAAATTAACAAATGTAGACCGCTATGAAACAACAGAAAGAGAAATTATTGTTAGTGAATATTTAATTAAATCTCTTTTAGCAGCCGATAAAGAAGAAGTGTACAAATCCAATTTTGGTGAAGGTAGCAAAAGAAAAGATACTTCCAAATTAAAAGACAATGAATATATAATAAAGAGCACGAGAGGAGAAGAAGTTAAACAGTCATTAATAACATTTGTTGTTACAAAGTTTGGTGAAAAACTGAATAGGCCAAGTTTATCTCCAATCGATATAAGAAATTCAGGCATGTTAGAAATGGCAAGAATAGAATACCTTCGTGATAACAAAAAATCTTTAGATCGTTCAGATATTCATAAGATATGTAAACAATTTAATGTTGGTTTGCGTGATGGTGGTATAATCAACAGTACAATGTATACTCAAGATTTCCTCAATGAAGAAACCATAAAAAGAGTTTATCCTGAAGTAGAATAAGTATTTCTTATTCTACTTTTTTTTATGGAAAATTGTGTTGACATCAACATAAACGCATGATATATTTACATTATAAATTCATTATATTTAATTATAAGAACGTGAGGGCAAACATGGAAACAGCTAAATACATAATATTCTCAATGTTGGATGGAATGGCGATTTTTATTTTTGGATTTGGTATGTATTCGGTAAAAATAAGAGATTATTGGATACAATTTATCGTTTCAAGCCTGTGTATTTCGGTGGGTTCCTACTTATATATGGAATATGGTTTTCCGAATAGGATTGCTCCCGTGACAAACCTTATATGCATGATTCTTTTTCTTGTAATTTTATTTAAGTTATCCCCTCTTTCATCACTGAGAATATCGGGAATTAGTTTCTTAGTGCAGATGATTTTACAAACTTTAACTGCTGTCATACTCGCATTAACACTAAAAATTGATTTTTTTACAACAACAAAAGATTATGGAACGTTGATTCAATTTTTAGGTGACTCAACAATGATCTTAATAAGCCTTGCATTAAGAAAACGATCTGTTTTCTTTACAACACTGCCGTATCAATATACTTTGAAATTCAAAATTAATGTCTCTAATGTTGTATTATTCATTATTTCTCTGATCGGAGTGTCTGTAATGACAAAGCCAACTTTCGATAATATGACTATTAGCGTAGTTTTTTGGATAATAATATTTGTCTTACTGATTTTTATAGAAAGAAGAAAGGAAATTAAAAATGAATATGATTAATCAGTTGGCTGATAAATGGAGTATTGCAGCTAAAAGGAAATATCCTGATGAATTACCGTCACAACAAATAGTAAGGTATACAATTAAATTTATTATATCGAATACCATTCCAATATTTATTGTTTTAATAGCATCAATGTTGCTGGGGATTACCAAAGAAGCAATACTTGCACTAATTGGTTTTTCATCAGTAAGAATGTTTTCAGGTGGGTTTCATTTTAAATCAGCAGAAATGTGTATAGTTTTTTCATCTCTTGTTATAATTTTAATTGCATTGTGTGGCAATTATTTCGATAATTATTCTTTCGCTATGTACCTAGCGAGTATAATATTAGTAATGTTGTATGCACCAAGTAAGATCGAACAGCAAACAAGAGTGAAACCAAAAAATTTTAAATGGTTTAAAATTATATCTTTAATATTAGTTACGCTAATATATACGATTAATATTCCAGTTTTGAATTTAGCAGCTTTAGTACAAAGTCTCCTCTTGATACGCTTGAGAGGAGGTGAAAAGGTATGAAATTGAACAAACTTATGCTGATTGTTGGTAGTTTTTGCTCTCTGCTGGCTGTAACAGTAGTAAGCACTGCTAGTTGGACGTTGATCCATGGAGAAGCAGTGCCAGAAGAATTGAAATAAGATATTTGGTGTCTCGTTCTTCTTTTGGGAGGCGAGACACCAAATGAATTATGAGGTGAAAAAATTGAAATCAACGGATACTATAAAAGTAGTTAAAAAGATAGGTGACAAAATAGACGAAGTAGCAATTATGCTGCCAGTATCTGAAATTCAAGGATTTAGAACTGAAAAGAAAAGTGGAAGAACTGGGCAAACAAGAATTGTATACATAACAGATATGGGCGAGTATATCGATGAAACAAGAACGGAACAGACGATGCGTTTATTTGAGAATATTGAAGGCTTCGTAAGAGTAGGTAGAGGGAGCATGGCTGACGTTACTAAAATTGATGAAATTGATGAAAAGGTATATGAGATATACTTTGATAAAAACAAAAAAAGCTTTGTAGAGATAGCTGCGGTACATTTAACCAATGTGAAAAAAATGCTACAAAAATTAAGAAACAATAAAAAATAAGAGTTATTTTTGGATTTATGTTGCTTATGCCTTTTGGCAGTAGTATAATCAAAATAAATACGAACATAAGTTCCTGAATAAAACGATTCGACAAAAAGTGACACACTATATGGACGTTTTTCCAGTATATTGATTAAGTCAATATATTTAGACATGGTGTGTAAAGTTGTTGCCTAATTATAGTAATCTCGTATAATAAAAGTATAGAATTCGACAGCAAGGAGATAATGCTATGCAGCAAGACGAACTAATTTATCGGCTTGATATACCTAAAAGCGCCACAATAATAATTAAAAAAATTGAGTTCCTTTTGAGAAGTGACTCTGACAGACAAAAAATGTATTTATTTTGCAATGGTAATCCTGGCTCTGAATATATTTATCTCTCAGAAAAAAGAAAACAGTTGATCAATGAAGAAGGATATAAGGACAAGAGTGAGTTTATTGTTGATTATAATGATAATAATATCATGGCACTTGAGAGATTATGTCAAGAAAAAGTTGATGGTTTTAAGTTAGCTAGATTAAAAGTAACAGATCCAGAAACATTATATAGCTTGTATGAAAAAAATAAATACTCAAATTTGCTACACTTAGCCTTGTCTTAGTTGCATAGCCATTGCCGAGCGTATGGTTCGGCTGATTACATACTTTATAGCTAGAAATAAAAATGTATAATGATTATACAATTAAAAATAATGAAATACATTGACTATAATGAGTAAGCGTGTTATATTTAATTAGCAAGGTAATCGACGTCATAAAAGAATACTTTTATCAAGATAGACTGTTACCAAAAGGCAATGAACAAGGGTCTTTAGCTCAGTTGGTTAGAGCGGTCGGCTCATAACCGATTGGTCGGGGGTTCAAATCCCTCAAGACCCACCAAGAAAATAACACACAAAAATGTGTGATTATATAGATAAGATATAACTGAAAGGAGATGTCAAAACATGAACAGGTCTTACGATAGCGGATTTACTTAGTTTCAATGTAGGAGCTAAAATAACTCTTAAAGAAGTACATACAATAATAACGCCAAGTGCGATTATATAGATGCAATACATCTCACTTAACAAGGTGGTGATATGAATCAAGAACAAGTTGAGAAGCCCTCCTTTTTATGATTGATTAGACTTAAATTAATCAAATAAAAATAATCAAACATAAAAAGGAGAAATAATATACATATGGCAGACTATAAGATTAAAGTGAACAAGAAGCACGGTGGCAAAGAATTTAAAAGCGCATTTCGATTTATCGGGAAAGTAAGTGAGATTAGCAAAAAGGATCAAGAAACAGACAGTTGGGTTAAACAGCCTATTTATCAACAAACAACTACGAAAACAAATAAACAACGTAGAGTACTGCAATTTGAAATTGAAACAGCATTGAGTAATCGCCTTCGAGTGGAATTGTCGGGTATGGAACAGCAATGGGCTTATCCTTATAGTAGTACACATAAAAAACCTCACAAAGTAGCTTGGGCTGACAGAAATAACAAAGAAGCTTTTCCAGACAATACATATCATCCGATTGAAGTAGATTGGGATAAAACAGAGCGGCTTGGTGAGTTGATTAAAGTAGACGAGTGGTATGAAGTAAGAGGACAATATCAATTTGATGTCTTTACTCCAGACAGTGGCGAGGAAAAGGTTTATCTGAAACGCATCATCAATTCTGTTCGCCCAATCAAAGATGGCCTGATTGTTAACGATGATGGCACAACTCAAACAGTTAAGCACTCTGGAGAAGAATTTGATTACATTACAGATTTTAATGATGAAAATTTCAGAGAAGTAAATTACTTTACAATGCAACTTGGTATTCGAAGCACTTATCAAGAAGAAGGTGGAGATACAAAAATAAACGGACTATTTCTTGATTATGGGAAAGAACGTTCTGAGCCAAAAGATGTTGAATTGATTTGTTATCAAACAGAGGCAGCAGAAGGAAAGATTTCAATGGCAGATGCATTTGCAAGTTTGAATACATATGATTTCATCGAAGCAACAGGACAAGATAATAACCGGGCAACATTTGCCTACGTAGATGTAGTGGAAGAACTAGCTTCGGACGATCCTTTTAGTAGTGTAGATAGTACTCAAAAAGTAACAAGAAAAGAACGTGTGACAAACGGAGACAAAAAGGGACTTGAAGTAACCAGTTATGTCCAGGGAAGCCTTATGCGTGAACTGCTTACTGAAGAAGAGGTCAAGAAGTCTGCTGTTTTGACAAATGAAAATCCATTTGGTGGCAGTGTTGCAAGTGATGATCCGTTTAACCAAACAGCCAATCCATCCGATGATCCATTTACAGCAAATAGCGATGATCCTTTCGCGTGAGAGTAGATTTTTACAATTTATTAGAAAACGGTCTGTGTGTAAAAGCGCAGACCAAACATAAATACATATAACAGGGAGAGATTCATTTAATGAGTTGGAGAAATAAAGTTGTAGGTAATACGCCTAAAGTTGAGCTGCATTCTATCACAAGTCTGGTTGCAGGTACGTATAAAACAGGAAAAACGCGACTTTGGAAAGAACTAACTGAAATGCACTACAAAAATCCAGTAGAAGAAACACTGCTTATCGCATGGGAGCCAGGATTCGAGACTTGGGAATTGGAGGAGAACGTTCTACCTATTTTTGAAGAAGGGTCGGACGAAGATGCTTGGAAGCAATGGGAGTTTTTTAAGAAAGACGTGGTTCCCGGTCTCGTTCAAGAAGCAAAAGAAAATAAAAAAGTTAAGTTGATCGGATTCGATACGGCAGATCGTTGTATTGATGCAGCAACGGCTTGGTTACTAAAAGATAGAGCAAAAAAATATGGTGTCGCTCGACTTGTTTCATTGCAAGAACTAACTGAAGCTTCTAAGGGGGCAGAGAATGGATACACTGCACTCTATGATGAAATGAAAAAGCCTATCGATGCTCTTAAAGCAGCTAAATATGGAATTATGGCAATGGCATGGACTAAGGAAAAAGAAACTACTCTGTATAATGGTATGAAATATAATTCTGTCGAACTTATGATGCATCAAACAGGAAGAAAGATCTTTGAATCTCAAGCAAGATTGATTTGCTGCCTATTTAATGAAGTTGTTGTTACAGATAAAGCAGGTAGTGAAGTTTCAGAAAATGTTAAGACTAAAGCAGGAAAAGAAAAAGGGCACAACTTTCATGAAACTCGTACGGTGATGGTTTTTAGACCAACTGAGTATATTTCTATCGCTGGTGGAAGCTATACAGATCTACCAGAAGAGCCAGTAGAGTATAGTGCAGAGAACTTCATGAAGGTGTTTGAGAAAGCAGTTAAGGGGCAACTTAAAAAAACAAAGAAGAACATTGAAGAACTGAAGGTAGAACAAGAACAAGAACGTAATGAACAAGCTAAGGAATTTGCAACACAAGAGGTAGAGAAACTAAATGCTGAAGATTTAATTAATCAAATTAATCAACAAAAAGAAAGATATACTAATGATCAACTAACAAAATACATTGTTCCTGAATTCAAAAAAATTCTTGGAACAGCAGCATACCCAACAGTTTCAGATGTGGATGGTCTTACCGAAGCACTTAAATTAATTACCGAGTTCCAGTTGCCAGCTTAATACATAGCTCCAGTAAAAGACAGATTTTATTATAAATAGAAGTCCATATGTACGAAGTCAACTGTTTTACAATGACATATGGACTTAAAAGGAGTTTTTAAATGATAAGAATGAGCAAAGATTTGGCTATTGGAATCTTAAAACAGAAGAATTTTGAAGCAAAAAGTGACCTGAGTATTCGACCAATTACAAAGATGAATTTTATCAATACTGATGGAGAAAAAGATTGCGTGTATGATTTCTCTTTAATTATTCAAAGAGGCATAATGAGCGATGAATTAAAGGAATCATTGAAATATGGGCAGACTTTAACCAGCAATCTACAGAAGGAGTTAGACTCCTATATTATTGAGTATACTTACAGCAACGAGTTGATTCTTAACAGTAAAGAGGTTTCAGACTTATTGAATATGGTAGATCTTTTGAAGAATAAGAAAGCTAAATCAATACTTGTTAAAGAGGGATATATTAAACCTTCAATTAAATTTTATGAATTTTAATTTATAGATTTTTATGTGTAACAGCCTCACATAAAAGTGGGGCTTCATACTAAAACAGGAGCGTGATACGTTGGGTGAGCTAATCCTCTCTCTACTATTGGCGCTATCAGTATGGAACAACACTGAAGCACAAAGTGTCAATCAAGTACGAGAAATGAAAAACACGACTAATACCAAGGAAGAAACACAGATTGCTAAGTTGGATAAGATCAAACAAGTAGATACATATAGATGGGATCGTTTTGAGTTAACAGCATACACCAATAATCAAGGCAGGAACGTACACAACAAAGATTATGGAAGGACAGCTTCAGGTAAAATGACCAAGGCTGGTGAAACAATAGCTGCTGACTGGAGGGTGCTGCCTAAAGGTACAGTAGTTTATATAGATGGTGTAGGCAGAAGAGTAGTGCAGGATAAAGGTGGAGCTATTAAAGGCCATAAGATTGATGTGTATGTCAGAACAGAAAGTGAAGCAAGACAATTTGGTAGAAAGAAACATGTAAAAGTACGAGTGATTAAGTGGGGAGAGAATAAAGATCGAAAACAATCAGGAACAGCGAATTGAGAAGATTTGTGGTGAGGTTGAGTCGCTTCTAAAAAGAAAGAACCATGATTACGGAAATTCTTTTAGTATCCAGTTTGAGAAATATGGAATTCTAAGTGCACTAATCCGCATGGACGATAAAATGAGAAGACTTGAAAACTTGGTTCAAGGAAGTAAGGCTAAGGTTGAAGAATCAATTGAAGATACATTACTTGATCAAATCGGTTATGGAATACTCGCTTTAGTTGAATTAAGAAAACAGAAAGAGGGATTGAATGGCTAAGAAAGTATTAGCTGTCGATCAGGACAATGTTATTGCCGACCTGCTCAGTGAGTGGGTACGGCGTTACAATCTTGACTACAGTGATGATTTACACCCAGATCAAATTAACGCTTGGAATTGGCATCATCTATGCAAAGAAGAATGTGGGATTAAAATTTATAAATATCTTGATGAACCTGACTTCTTTTATAACCTGCCCGTAATGGAGGGATGCCAAGAAGTACTGAAAGAATTGAACTACAATTATGATATCTACATTGTGACAGCTCCATTCAACTTGAACAATGTTGTGCCTAAATATAAATGGCTGGTAAAACACTTCCCTTTTTTAGATGAAAATAAATTTGTATTTACAAGGGACAAATCTATAATAGCAGCCAATTATTTAATTGACGATAAACCTAAAAATTTAGAGAATTTCAAAGGGAATAAGATTCTGTATAATGCACCACACAATCTTGACGAGAAGCGATTTTTTCGAGTAAACAACTGGAATGAAGTTAGAGAAATTTTGTTGGATTGGAAGTGATAAAGTGTTGCCATTTAACTTTGAACGATTATCCGAATTATATAATTACTTGGAAATTGAGGATATTGATTATGGAGAGCTTCAAGAGTTACGCGATAAGATTTACGACTTAAAACAAATTGTTGAAGATAAAATGGATGTATATTGATGAGCAGAACTAAGACGATTAAATACATAAATGAAACTTCCGTTGATGAGATGGTTAAGCAGGTAAAAGCTAAAGGATCAAATATTAATCAGGTTATTGAAGCAGCCAAGGAGTCAAGGACTCAGTATGGGTTAAAGGTGCAGGAATTTATCGAACGACTAGGTGAGGTAGAGAGTGATGTATAAGTGGATAGCATATGGCTTAACTATGCCTAAGGATATTCTTCTTATCGACAAAAATAATGACGATATATGGGCATCACATGATAAAGCTTTAGAATATCTAAATGATAATCGTATAGAATTTGATACTTTGAGTAATTATGACCCAATGATAGACGTGGATATTGACCTGATGTTGGTAATAGAAATTTTGTAAAACCTGTATTTGATCGGAAGAGGAGAGATAAGATGAAGTTTATTCAAAATGAACCTGAGCTAGTTGAATTAGAAACAGGGGACTTGTTGATTGACGAGGATTCTGGAGTATATATCATTGCAGAGGATATTGAAGAAGATGAGTATCCCATTGTATTGGTTAATATTGAGACCGGATATATAGATAGCGCTTATCCGTCAATTAGCTCTGTTTCAAAAAATAAAAATTTCTCCAGACATATCAAAGGAAGTAAATTGGTACTATCTGAAACTCTATGAAATAGATCTTAGTGCTATCAGTAAGGGGTATTTAGTTTTTTGAGGAAGGAATGCGAAATTTATTTTTCATTGAACTAGCCATTTAAATAAAAAGATCATATGTGAGACGGTGGAATAAGGATGTGTTTGCGATGGATATCATTGACGCTATTCAGAGAATAGTAAATGAAGTCGTTGAAAATGAGTATAGACACGATGAATGTCCACCAGAGTTTATAGTAAGTCTATTGTATGAAAAGTCTGTTGAACTTGATGAACGATCAGACAAGGATCATAAAATTATCTTAACAGTTAGACATTTGGGATCGTGCTTTAGTAAAGTGATTTTTCCTCAAGTAACTCAGGTGTTTGGGTATGACTCCTTAAAAGAAGAGATGAAATACATGTATAACAGAACTATGTAAATGTGAGGTGTTTGTGTGGATGAGTTTTTGTTTTACTTAGCTGATGCCAAGCACAGTATGTATGATAAATTATACGGCTCAAATAGGTTTGTTTATTCAGAAAATGACTGCAATGAGCGAATTAAACTCATACATAAGTATGAAATGCTGTTGGATGTTATATCAATGTTGCCACCAATAGAGCAAACAAATATACAGGAAATCATTAAAGGGTTTTATGAAGAGTAGATTTTAATTTTGATGGAGAGGATGCGCTATTTATGGCTACGCCTATTGATGGATATGCAAAAGTAGTAACTGATGATATAGGAAATGTAATTCACGTTTTCGATTATTATTTCAATAATGATAATCGTTTTAAAAAGTTTACAGATCAAAAGATTATCCAGTTAATTCATAATACAGGAATTGCTAACTCAGAACTTCTGGTAACGTTACTACATTGGCAATATGATGACAATGAAGGGTTGGATATCTATGAACAGTTTGTGCTTAAAGCTAACTACAAAGAGAGTTTAATTGATGAAGTCGAAATTAAGAAAGGTTTGATCGGGGATTGGACTTTTGAAGTTGGTGATCCTTTGGAGCCAGAAAAAATTTACTTTCAAGTGGACGTAAGACGATTGTATGAAAAAATTTATAAGGAAGACTACCCAGTAAAATAAAGATTTTAATGAAATGTAACTTCAACAAATATGCGAGGTTAAAACCTCCTCAAATATATAAAAATACTCAAGGAGGTCTTATACAGTTTTAAATATTAATAAGTAACCCATCCAGCATAAGTGACTGTCCAAGTGTAACCAGTTTGTCCATCAACTGAACTCAGCGTTAATGTTCCACGATATGGATCTACGTTATAACTAGTAGTTGTTGGAATATCTCCAAGGGTAGGGAACTGAGACTTTGGTAAAACAATTTGCCAAGTGATATATTTTGTCGCAGAAGGAGTTACAACACTTGCCGTTGATACATTGTTGGGGTTTGCTGTTTCAGTGCTTGCAGCAAAAGATGTTGATCCAAGAGTGAAACACGCAACAACAGTCAACAAGCCAACTAAAAGTTTCTTTTTCATCTCAATCATCCTCTCTTATTTGGGATACAGATCTATCATAGAGAAAAAATTACCATAAGTAAACAATAGTTTGAAATAAATGTAACGATAGTGAATATAATGTGAACAACATATTAAAATTAAATTATATCGTGTGTGAAATTGATATTTCATCAGGAAAGGAGAGATTTATCTGAGCGTTCAAAGCGCAAAACATTTTATTGAGCAGCAGTTAGACTACTACGAAAACTTTATTTCTGATTTAGAGAGAGAAAAGGAAGATTTGGGGCATAAGTTGGAGTTAGTTCAAAGTCGAATTGAAATTTACAAAGAAAAGTTCTCTGATTATAGAACAATATTAGATCAATTAAAAAGCGATGTGTAAATAAAATCGATCTTTGATCAAGAATAAAGACAAATATGTGAGAGTATATGCTTCAAAAGTCAGAGAGAGTTGAAGATTGGGAATTGGAGGATAACGGTGAAAGTTAAAGCAGATGTGTCTGTCAGTGCAGGGTACAATGGGGACTATAAAATTGACTCACTAAAAATTAAAGTGGCATTCAAATGCCATGGAAAGTTTAAGAAGATCAGACTAAAAAAATATATTATTATACATGATTGGAGTAACGAATTGCGAAGCTCATTTCTTGAAAAATGTGTTGAATTGATCGCTAACCAAGAACTAATTATAAACTATGCAAAAGAAATGATTAGAGAGTACTTTGAGGGAAAAGAAGAGGTATCGCTAGAAAGAGATTTAGAGATGAATCTAGGTGCTTCGTTGAAGTCAATTAATAAAAATAAAATACATATTGAAGTAAATATTTGATGAAATCAGCATTTCATAATGATAGGGTTTTGAAATGGAGGGCATTATGCCGACTAAAAAAAGTAATCATAAGCATGAATACGAATTGCTTGAAGTCAAAGAAGGAAATTGGTTCACTCATGAAAAAAGATGTAAGATCTGTGGTCATTTGAATAGTCGTTTGAAGATAGAACAAACAGAAACACGATGAAATGAAACTTTTACACTGAAAGGGGAATGTACAAATGAAGAGTATTATAAAGGCAAGAACTACTAAGAAAATTTATTATATGGAGAGAAGTCAGCCTTTAAGTTGGTGGGGTTATTCTATTGGGATCGGCGACTTTAAATATAATGATAAATCGGATAATGATGGTCGTTTAGGATTTAAAAAGACAAAAGATTTAGAACTCATTACACTTAAAGAAACAGACCAGTTCCATAGGTTATTAGACAAGGGTGAAAGTATAAGTATTGAGGGAAATCATTATGAAATAGCTGAGGTTGTCCATGGGGTTGATGGGATAATGGAGTATTGGGTAGATGTTGAATATGACGATGAGAAGAGTAGAGATAAGGCATTGAAAGAAATCGAATTAAGAGGGGCTTTTCTTGAAGGCAGAAAAGTAGAAAGTGAAAAAGTTAAACTGATAAATACAGATCATATAGTATCATCGGTACTGCACGAAGAGGCTACTGCCTCAAAAAAGGCACGAAAAATTTTAAATAAACTTAAGAAAGCGAGATCCAAAAAATAATGAGTCTAACAGCAATTGAGCGTGAAACAGTATGTGTCTGTAACGATGAAACAAATGAGTGGGAAGTGTATAGTTGCTCACCTAAAACAATCACAAAAATCAAAAAGGCTGGTTTAGAGCTGCTTCGAGTTGATGCAGATGGTGGTCACTACTTCAAGGGTGATTATGGACAGGTTTCATTTCGTACCAAGAGTAGTGGACGTAACTGGACACCCGAACAGAGAAAGGCTGCTGCCGATAGAATGGCTAAAGCTAGATCAAATAAAAATACATAGGAAGTGGTTTAATGAAGAAATTAAAAGAGATTTTGTTTGGTTTAGAGAATTGTGAATCTTTATCGATTGATGCCAAATACATAGGAAATTTTAGTGTTACTAATGTTAGAAAAAGCATTATTCGACATTATGGCGACATTAGATTTATGGATATATGCGATACTTTTTCAATTGTTGTTAATAAAAATGCAAATACAGACTATCAAGTGTTTGGTGTGGAAGATGAAGGTTTTAAACAAAACACCTTTGACCGTCTTACTAGTGGTGATATTGTTGTTATCGATATTGTGTACGATGATGACTCAAAGGATGAGATATATGTCCATTGGGAAGGTGAAAGTGATTATTCAAACGAAGCTCAAAAAACATACATAGGTAAACTTGGAGATTTATTCATAGTCATATCAAAGGAAGAAACAGTAGAGTCGATTTTTGAAGATTGGGGAATTGATAGTCAAGATGGATACATGGATTTAATGTGGAGATCTAACCAAAAAATACTGTGAAATAAGAATTTTATATAGAAAGGAAATGCTAAATTGAGAAAAGATAAAAATAATAAAAACATAAACGAAGAAAATTTAATTGAACTAAGAGATCTGCGAGACGATCATGTATTCCGAGATAATGTGCTTGAACGCTTTAGTTTCTTTGCTACTCTAGGTGACAAAAACGAAGTTACTATTGAGACTATTTCGAATTATTATGAAACAAGCATTGAAACTGTTAAACAAGTTATTAAAAGAAATAGAGAGGAGTTTAATGATTATTCAGAAGTTAGAGTACTAAAAGGTAAGTCATTAGCTAAATTTTGCGAGGTACATAATGTACCTGACAAAATTGTAGGAAGCAAAACAAGAAGCTTAATGTTATTAAATAGAAGAGGTATGCTTAGAATTGGTATGCTGCTTAGAGATAGCGAAATAGCAAAATCAATAAGACATTATTTATTGAACATTGAGCAAGTATCATTAAAAGAACAAAAGGAATGGGCAGTACAAAGAGAAATAGCACGGATTGAACGTGTTCAACTGACAGATGCTATCAAACACTATTTCATTGGTGGATTAAAAGATGGATTTGAGTATTCAACATTTACGAACTTAGTCTATCAGATTATTTTTGATTCTAACGCAAAGAAAATGAAAGAATACTACGATCTGGATAAGAATGATAATTTAAGAGATGCGCTTTCTACGGAAGACTTGAGAAAAGTAGTAAAAGTAGAAAAGACTATTGCTTCGTTGTTATTGCTGAAAAAGAGCTATAAAGAAATTAAAGAAGAATTGTTGATACATAAAGAACGATTTTTAGACGATTTATATTATTAATAAAATCGCAATTTTAGTTGAAGCAAATAGAAGCAATGCTAATTGCTTAGAAAGGAGTGGTTATATTCTTGGTTAACTTTTTTACTGGCACACTTCTTTTTATCATTGATTTTATTAATGTATTGGTAATTTACTGCGTGATAGGTCTTCTATGGACGATTGCAGAAAAAATATTTTATGGCACAATCACACCTAGAACTATCGACGATATTGTAGCTTTTATTCTAGCTTGTTCTATTTATTTGAATCTAATCAAATAGAAATTTGATTAAAAAGAGCAGCCTTACAGACCGCTCCCTAGAGAATAGTGTGTCTCAGTTCATAGTGACAATGAATAAGGTTATCGGGGAGGGCATATCCATGAGGAACTCTTGCAAAAAAGTAGATTAAGGTATCCACTTCGTTCTCAGTTAGTTCGTGAGACGTTGACTTAAATACGGTACTCATAAACTTCAAAAACCTCTGGTTTGGCTCTGAATTGGGGAATGCATACATGCGATAAGAAGATTCGTGCCAGTTTTTAATTATAAGGTCATCATGTCCAAATGACCTTAGATGAAGAGCTGTGATCAAAGTGTCCGCTAGAAATATGTTAGCATTTAATTTCAGTAACAATTTAATTACAGTTGATGGTATCTTGATTGCAGTATTTTTTCTACTATTTAATAAGTAACGAGTGCCGTCAGAAAAATTGATTTTTGATTTATCAAATTCTTTGAGTGGCTTAGGAGAGAGCACCATTAAGTTACCACCTTTAGTGAGAGTTAGTATTTATATTATAGACTTCTCATTAAATAAAGCACAAGTAATTGTATAAAAGAGGACTTTTATTGAGTCAAGATTATACAACAAAGTTTTAATTCTTTTAAAGTCTATCTTTCAAAAAGCTGGGAAAAAGGATCACTCTTCCTAAGTCGAACAAAAACAACATGAAAAAGACCACCTTATCATAAAGGTGGTCTAGATTAGAGAATTATTAATTGGAAGTTGTAATGTTCACATTCAATGTTCCATCTATTTTTTTAGCATTAACTTTAGCTCCCAATACTTCAGAAACAATTCGCAATGGAACTTGAATGCGAGTTGCCGGACTTTGCGGTGCAACAAGCAAGGTTTTCTTTTCACCATTGACATACGCAATTTTGCTACCGACCGCTAATTTAATTACAGTTCCGTCTTTCGATTGGATGGTGACTTGTTGCAAAGCTTTATTCCAATCTGTTACTTTGCCACCTAAATTTTCAGAAACAAAACGAAGAGGAACAAAAGCTGTATTTGTAGCATTATCAATATACGGAGGCGCATCTGAATTAGTTCCGAAATTAACAGGAACATTGTTTACCTCCACATTAATTGTGTAATTATAAGGATGTTTTGTTGCACTGGCTTGTACGCTTAATGCAAGTGAAAAAATAAGAAACACAGAAACCATAAAGAATCTTTTCATGATGTCTTTCTCCTTTTAATTCAAAGTACAATCAATTTACTGAAAAGACATATCTTTCTGACTGCCCTGACGTGGTATAATCTATTTTTCCTCCATGAGTCCATACATCGTTGCTTAATCCGGAGACACTACTTGGGTAAACTGAACTGGAACTATTGTTAGTTAGAAATTTCATATTGTTCCAAATAGCAGGTGTAGTGTATCCATAGTGGAATGGGCTGGTGGTTGAAGTGGCAGAGCCCATAGCTATTGCAGTTAGCCGCTTAACTGATCTACCTGTACTTCCTAACCCATTAAATCTAACAACATAAATATCCGAGTAATTTATTTGCTCTCTAATGGTGAGGGTTGAGTCTGTTGAGTAATAATATACTTTATAGCCGTTAATTTTGTCACCACCATAGAACTTTTTAGTTGTATCATAATAATATTTTCCACTACTAGGTTGTGGTATGCCATTGGTATTTCCTGAATCAACAGTATGATTTGATTTTGCATGGAACATTGGATACCACCCAGCTGGAGTAAACTGAGAAGCAATTCCTTCAAATCCAACTTCAGCTACTCCATCAACACCAGTGTATAAGTAGGCTGCCTCTGAATATTTCAAAGCATCAGTGATATTATAAGTTGGCAAAACAACAGAGTCTGCAACTACGCCATTATATATTTTATTAGTGTTACTAGCGGGAGTTTGAAGGCGATGGAATGCCCCTGTTTCTTTGCCTGCTGTGTTTCCTTGATTACCTAAGTAAGATTGTGTAGAGATTCTTTCATGTGGTTCAGTTCCGTATGTAGATTCTGTAGTTGTGATTTCTCTTGTTTCAAAGTTTGATCGGATATCGCCTTTATCGGAGGAAGTTGCGTTAATTAATTCTCCATCTGAATCGAAGTCTAGAAGAACAACTTCTGCATTTTCTAATTTTTTGATGTTTTCCTTTGTGGTTTGACTAATGCTAGAACTTTCTGTGATGTTGTCTAAAGTTTTATCGAATTCCTTATTGCTCAAAGTTGACATGCCTTTTGCAGTACTAGATGCACCTTTATCTAGTAAGATTTCTTGTTCAATCGCTTCTTTAATATACTGGTCATAGTTGTTGGGAGTAGCATTTTCTTGGGCATTTGCCATTAAAGAAGGGATTGATGCTGATAGGAGCAAAACAGATAAAGCAACTTTAGCTACTTTTAACATAGTATATCCTCCTTGATATTGGGGTTATATAGTAAGCTGGCCAGCATTACTTCCCAAAAAAACTTACTGAAAAAGTATAATATGAATAAAAATATATAGCAAGGAAAAGTTTTGTTACTATTTACTAGTATAAAACATAGATTTTACCATAATACATACAAAAGGATGATAAAGTATGAGTAAGTTATATGAGCTTGGGGAGCAGTATAGAGTATTTAACAATTTTGTAGATTCTGCGTGGGACAATGACGATTTAACGGAAGATGATTTGCAACTGTACATTGAGACACTAGAATCTATTGAAGATGAGATTAGTAATAAGGCAGAGAATATCGCTAAGTTCATGAAAAACATCGAGGGAGATATCAAAGCCTTAAAAGAAGAAGAAGATCGACTTGCAAAAAAACGCAAATACCTTCAGAACAAAATAGAAGGATTAAAGAGCTACACTCAAGCTGTGCTAGAAGTAAATAAAATTGACAAGATAGACGCAGGTCTATTTAAAGTTAGACTACAAAAGAATCCTCCATCCATTAATATTGTGAATGAAAGAGCTATTCCTAATACATACAGAATTCCGCAACCCGATAAGATTGATACCAAGGGGTTATTGGCTGCCGTAAAACAGGGTAAAGTTGTTGAAGGTGTTGAATTAGTGACAGATAAAAAGCATTTGCGTATTAGTTAGTGCAAAGCCTCCTTTAATGGAGGTTTTTTTTATTTAAATAAGCAAAAATAATGAAATATATTGATATCAAACAAGATGGATGCTATAATTGATTTATGGAAAGATACATATCAATTCAAAAAAAGAGGTGAGTAAAATGTATCACTGTATTGGAGTACCCAAGAGGCATTTATTCCATCTATCTCACTATGAGGGCTGTGGGGAGAAGTGGGTATTTGATTATGACAAATGTCCGATTTGTAGAGGATACTTAATTCCAGAGTCGCTAATTAGCAAGCAAGCTAATCATTCTGAAGTTATACAATTGAAAAAAGAAAGTATAGAGGAGGAAAGCAGTTTGCCAAAGCTTCTGTATGAAATTAAAACTTATGAATATGAAAATTATGAAGAGTATCTTCAACACGCCGTAGAAATGACAAACAATGGATGGAAATTTCAATCTCAAAGTAACAATCATAAGGAAGTTGTTTGGACAATCGATCATAGAAATTAGCTAAAAGAGTTCTTTTATTAAGAAAGGGGAGAATTGGGTATGGGACGCTTCGATAATAATAAACTACAAGTCAACGAAAAGAGAATGATTCTTCAACACTACAAAGCTATTAAGGAAACTTTACTTGAGTTACAAGAAGAAACAATGAACAACTTAGATTACTCAGCATTTGAGAGAACGATTGAATTTATTGATAATAAAGTAAACTTAATTAAGAATAGTTGATGGTCTGTTTCATAAGGAGTTGAACAATGAGAAAAATATCAGAAGCTCAATACAAGAAAATAATAAAAATGTTTAACGATCAAGTAAATAAAGAAACGAGCGCGATGACTATCGTGTTATCATCTTGGGGAAGAAATTCTGAATTAGTAAAATTGGAGAATGAAGCAAGCGCAAAGAAAGAGGAGTTCATTAAACTGTTTCAGTAAAAGGCACGTTTTATAAGGAGGAGAAAATATGATTATTGAGTTAAAAAGATTGCCAGATGTCACAAGGCACATGGTAGGAGAGCGAACAAATGACCCAAACATGGATATATGGTGGGTGAATGGATGCAACGAAGAAGGCGAAGATTACTATGAGTTATACATAGATAGTCATGATAATCACCATAGCTTTTATTATAAATATGGTTGGGGCGAAATTAAAAGTTTAGAGGAAGCGTTGGAGGAATTAGAATGAAGATTGTCTGCATAGATAATTTTGACAGGGAATCAGTGAGTGACAAATTAGTTTGTGAGAATGTAAGTGAGCACTATGGCAACGCTATTGTTGATTTCCTGAATGAAAAGTTTTCGGGAGACTATAGTTCCGATTTTTATAAATTGACAGATGATAAATATGAGCTTTATAAATGGGAGCCGTAAAATATGCCATACATAAAAAAAGATGATTTTAGGCAGTTATGTTGTTATTTTTTCCGACAAGGATGTAATGCTGGATATGGGATAGATGTCTCAGAAAATTTGTGGGAGCAGGAAGAAGAGGCGTTTAGATCGATATATGAAGATTATTTACTGAATATTTTTTCTAAGAAGGAGGAAATTGATGTATAAGAAGTATTGGAACGAAGATGGTAAACGATACATGATAAAAATTGATGAAGTAAGAGTTAATACGAGTAGAGAACATGGGATGACTTACTACAAACTTGTTCAAAAATTAAAAATCTACCAGAAGAAAAAATACTGCTTGGGTTGGAAGTGTATTTATTTAAATCAATGGGACGAAGAAAAGGGCGAGGATTTAATTAAAAGAATCCGTGAGAGCACTAATGATTGCTTCAGTAAATAAATAAGGAGAGCGATATGAACCTAATTGAAATACAAAAATTTATGAGAGTTGTTGAGCGTTATTCGCCTGATTGTTTTATCAATTCCAAGTTCGAGTTAATAATCGAACCCAAGAATAACATATTTCTTCTTCTTGAGGATGTTGAGACAGAATGGGATATCAAAAGAAAGGTCTTGGCATGGTTATCGCGACCAAGCTGCAAGGGAGTAAGTAAGTATTGGCAGAAACGATTTAGGGCAATTATCAATGAATATTTAGGAACTAATTTTACAGCAGACGATATGGATGAGATATATACATATTTGGGTAATGACTGCAATAGAAAGAAGACAATTATGTTTATTGATTCTGGGTACGATTTGTCTTTATTGAATAGCAATTGAAAAGTCAAATTTTATTAAAACATTAAAAGGGAGAAATTAAAATGAGCGAATGTAAGATTAGTGCTGACGAAATTATTGGAATGGGCAAAACGATTGAAAGTTTAATGGAAAAGATTAGAATCCTAGAGGAAGAAAACAAGATCATTCAGGCAGAGTGGACTATGTGTGATCGAGCTTGTAAGATGTGGAACAAAAGAAGCGAAAAGCTTAAAAAAGTATTATACAAGATTACGGTGCAGACAAAAGATGATGATATTTTTAAACTAGCAAATGATGCAGTTGAAAATTATTACGATTGATTTGGTGTAAAATGCGTGTTTCATTAAAATATCGAGCTTGAAAAACGGAGCATAAGTGAATATAAAGGAGAAAAACGGAGGTAGAAAAATGAAGATTAACACAGATAGTATTTGCTTGAAATGCAAGAACTTCGAACATGAATGTGGAGATCTGTCTCAACAGGAGGAATATAATTGCTTTGAGACGTGTAATAGCCCAGACGAGACTATCCAAGATAGATTTGAAGATGAGTACGAGATAAATGAGTGTAGAGGATTTGCTTAGAATAAATACATACGAATAGGAGAATTAAACTATGAACAAAGAACAAGAAGAATTGCTTATGGAAGAAAGAGAGGACTACAATTATCAATGTTTTGATGCAATGATGAGTTCTCTTTTCGATCTAGCAAATGAGTTGCATGATAAGCTGGAAGAGGGCGAAGAATTAACTGACGCGGAGGCAGCGTTCTTGCGGAGTTTTGATATTTATGTTGATTCATGTTGCGAACTGGATGATTTAGGGGAGGAAAAGCAGGGAATTGGAGAGAATGTGAAGCCCATCAAAAACGAAGTTTACGTTGTCAAAGGAAGAAGTGGAATTGTATTCTCTGCAACCATTAACTATGAAGAAGCTCTGAAGGCGAAAGACGCTTTGAATGAAATAGAAAGTGACAGAGGTATAATTGAACACTGGGAAAACAATAGATGCGTAGTGCGGGATTAATAAACAATTAAAATCAAATCAAATACATATTTGATTTAGAAGGGACGAGAAGGATGAAAGAAGAGTTAAGTAAGTTGATAGTTGTCTATGAAGAAAAGATTCTTACGGAACAGGCTTTTAGAAATCCTGTGATGGTTCCAGATGAGTGGGGAGGTCTACCCATTAAACCTCATTCCATTGATTCGATTAGGTCATTGGAAAGGGAGTATACATACAAAGAAATTGTGGCAGATCTAAAAGAAATGATAAAATGAACATTTTAATATAAAGGGTGACAAAAAATTCTAATTTCTTATCTTAATACTGCTTTGGGTATGTTGGCGGCGCTGGCAATATTATATCTACCTTGTCGCCTCATAAGTTTCACTAACGAGTCAAAATTCTCTCATAAAACATATTTCTATTTAATGATGGGGTCATTTATTTTAATTGTAACGTTACAGAGATTTTAGATTTTTAAGAAAGAGGTGATGCTAATGGTTGACTTTGCATGGTTAAACTCCCCTGAGGGAAGAGAAGAAATAAACAGAAGACGTGAAGAACGCAGAATACAGGAGAACCTAGAAAGTAAAACAGTATCATTCACAGGACACCGCCCGAATAAATTAGGAAATTGCTACAGCCTTATGGATAAACAATCAAAATACATAAAAAGCAAAATTGAAACAGTGTTAATTGACTTAATTAAGAATGAGGGAGTTGAACGTTTTATATCCGGTGGAGCAATTGGGTTTGACCAAATAGCCTTTTGGACAGTACAAGGACTAAAGAAAAATTACTACTCCAGCATCGTCAATATTGTCGCTGTACCATTTAAAAAGCAGCCAATAAAATGGTCAGATAAAGAGACCCAACTGTGGTACAAGAAGATGCTTGATACAGCAGATGAAGTTGTTTATGTAGACGAGCTGCCACTATATGGGGTAGAGGGAGTGCCTATTGGTGAGTATCATGTAGCGAAAATGCAAAAAAGAAATGAATACATGGTAGATAAATCACGAATCGCTGTCGCTGCTTGGGATGGATCGAAGGGGGGCACAGGTAATTGTTGTAGATATGTAAGGAAGAAAGGCAAAACATTATACACGTTAAAGCCGCAGCGTGATTTTGAGTTGGATGTGATTTATGGATTCAATGGATAGGAGTAGAAAAATGAAATATAAAATATGGGACATGTTTAAAGATCGTTTTTTAACTGAAGGTGAAAGCTATTGCTTTGGCATTGGATCGGATGGCAAGTTGTACGAATTTGATTTTGGGGCGTGTGGTGAAAGTGCTTGGTTGAACAGAAAGGCATGTCCTGAACACTATGAAATTCACATGGAAGATGACTGATAAAATTGGGCTTTTAGAAGGAATAGATTGCAAGGAGGTTGATGCTAATGAAGGTCATATATTCTAAGTGGCATAATAACTATGATGAATTGGTAGTTGGACAAGAATATGGCGCTCAATATTATAAAAAAGGATGGTTGTTAATAGGAACAGTTTTGTATAGAGAGGATTGCTTCAAGATAGTAAACAACTTAAACAAAGCAATCTCAATTGCTTCAACCATGCATAATGGTCAACTTGATAAGGGTGGTAATCCATATATTTTACATCCATTGCGTGTAATGATGAATTTGAAATCAAATGAAGAACAAATTGTGGCAGTACTGCATGATATCTTAGAAGATACAACTATGACTGAAGAGAAGCTGTCAGAAGATTTCACTGACCAAATTATTGATGCAGTTATTGCTTTGACAAGACAAGAGAATGAAACGTATTGGGAGTTCATTGCACGTTGTAAACAAAATGAGTTAGCCCGAACTGTCAAAATTGCAGATATTGAAGACAATATGGATTTGAGTAGGCTTGAAAAGCCAACAAAGAAGGATTATGACCGTGTGAAGAAATATAAGAAGGCTTTAATCGAATTAAAGGAGAGTATTTCAATTGAAATTTAAAATGTTTATTGCTATATCTTTAGTTTTAATTCTGATGGGATGCGAAAAAAGTTATAAGACATATTACGACCAAAAATATATTGAAACGATCAGGACGAGTAAGGGAGATATTATGGTGTTTACAGATGAAGATGGTCAAAAAAATGGATTTATTATTAGCTCAGACAAAACATTCAAGGTAGTGAAAAATAAATTATACGATGTAGATATTTCACTTGAAACAATCAGCCAACACGAAGGATTTGTTCAGCAGCTATCAGAAGTTAAAAGCAAGTAAAAGCATCGTTTTACCAAGATAGGAGAATACATAATAATGGCAAAACAGAAGACTAATGTTCAGTATCAGTTTCCACCCAAATCAGACACTGTTTTTAGAATTTACCTTAAAACAAATCATATGAACAGTCTAATTGTTGTTCGGTTTGAGTTGCCTAGTGGAGAGGAGTACACAAGGAATTACGGGAACATTCCTTCAAATACTCTCTTGGTTGAATACAAAGGTTATGAATTCGAATTATACATAGATGGCGAATATGTTGGACAAAGAGTTCTTGTTGAAGCAGATAGGAACATGTTTAGATACGATGCTATTGAATAGTTATTTAGTTAGTTGTACACTATAAGAACAAACGTTCTAGGAGTGTGTGTACAGCATGAGTAATTATAAAACATCTAATGAAGACACTCAGCTTGTAATTGATTTTATACAACTACCTTATGTGTTGGATGTATTGGAGCTTAACATAAGCAAGATCAAGAAGTCTGACTTAAAGATGAAGGAATTGTTTGTTTTATATCTAGAGGGCTTACAAAGCAGAGTATTGACAGATTTAAAAGTGGTTCGTCAAAAAATGAGACAGAGAGGCATAAAAGTTTATGAGGGGGTTAGGTCAGATAAAGATTTGGTGACCGAGTATCTATGTCGTGGATATACTCACACCATGCGATTTCTTTGGTCTAAAATTAGGAATGATGTAGAAGTAAGGATAGCTGCTTATATGGATGTTGACTTGAGTAAATTGGTCAGGTTGGAATAATTCAGCTTGACTTAAACAAACAAAAATAATAAAATAATATGTATAAGTTGTTGAGAAATACATAGGAAAATGTTGTATAATATTGCTATGTTAAGCATCGAGGAGGGATAGAGATGCAACAAGAAGATATTGATCTTATTTACAAGAATATTGGTGACTACAAAGGTTGGACATGTCCATTTATCGGTTTGGGCTCATTAGTTATGAGAAAAGGCAACGAGGAAATTAAAGCTAACAGAGGATTAGAAGTTAGCAATTGGGTAGTTGAATGTTGGTATGAACTAAAAAATGATATTGATAAAATTGAAAAAAGAGCTACTGCATAAGGTAATAAGTTAGTTCTATAAAGAGAGGTGACAGCATATGAAGACTAAAATCTCTAAAGAAATTAGGGATTCAATTAGGAAAGCAGCCAAATATCGTCACAAGGCTAGTCATTTTGAGATTATAATTGAAAAATGGTTGGATACAAATGGGGTTGGAGATAATGACAGTTTTAGAGATACATACATAGATTCGGTACAACTGAGCAACAATCCCGAAGAAGCCATTGAACGTTTCGAAGAACTGCTTATAGAAAAAGAGATATCTGAGAAAATAGATAGAGAATATAATAACTAAGGATTAAAAAGATAAAATTTTATTGGTGGTGATAATATTGGAGATGACGCAAAGAAAAGTAAGAAAAAAATTGCGTGGGAAAATCGGTAGAATCAGACATGCATTACAATTGGTCACTATTTTACTTTATACGCTAATACTATTGATTTTAGCATTATTGATATCTATTTGGATTGAAGGTATTATACCCGGTTTGCCCAGTATCATCTCTGTCATAATCCCGTACATAGGATACTTTGTTCTTGTTCCTTTACTCTATCCTTTGAAATCGAGATATTACATAAGACGGATCACAAAAGAAGAGTATGAAAAATTGAATGGAAGGAATTTAATACATTATACCGACCACTTATTTCCTTACGAAATTGAAGAGGCTGAAAGAACTGGGATAATTAGATTGATTGCAAATAGTAGCGCACGTTCAAATTACAATTTTAAATTCAGTGATGCAACTAAGAAATTTGTTTGGTTTCACCCTTCTCGAACTGATGAAAACAAGGAACCTAAATTTAACTCTTTCTGGTACTCTCATTATAGCGAATCAGATCCAAGAGACTATAAGATAATAATTAATCCAATGAACGTAGATATGAACAGAATATTTATTAGACCTATTGATGGTGCAATAGTAATTGAAGATGATTATACAGGTGAAGCGAATATAGAAAAAACATTCAATTGGTACAATAGTAAGATATATTTTTGGAGGTCGTTGTGTGTATCGCCAATCACATTCGGTCTTGTCATGTTTATTGGTATTAAGCAACTTATGGGAAGTATTATCGATAGGAAGCGCGCAATAAAATAACACTTTTACAGAAATTCGCTTCCCTTTAAAATGAATAAGCAAGGAGAAGACACTGTTATGAATGCAGGATGGGCAGCTCTTATAGGTGGTTTGGTAGCTTCACTAGTAAGCCTTTTAAACAATTGGTTTCAAACACGCAGAGAACGAGAAAAAGATAACAGACTGAGGAATTGGAATCTTGAAGACAAGGAAATGAGCAGGAAATATGAAGAATTTAAAGTGTTAAATCAAGTGCTTGAAGCTGATGGTCAGGAGAGGATGATTTCATACGAATATGATTCTGAATCTAGTAAAACATTTGCGAAATTTAATCTAGTAAAGTATAGAGAAAGCATTAGACATATATTATTTAATAATCTAGACCTCTTGCCACCAAAAGTAAGAAACAAAACACGAAAATTAGACATAACAATATTTGATAATACTGATAAGGTTAGATACGAGTGGAACAACGAGATGTCTAATTTATATACTGATCTTATAAAAGAAATTTTGAAAAATTATAAATAATAAAATTAATCTTCTAAATACACCCGATAGGATTAAACATTAATGGAGGAATCTTATTTGTTCAAAAAAATAATATGTATTTGCCTAGGTGTTTTAATTGTAGGTTTATTGGGCTACCAGTCTTATGTTAGCTACCAGCAGGATAAGGCACTGAAGGGACTAACAGAAGAATTTGAAAGCTTAAAAACAAGAGTTGAAGATGTCGAAGATAAAGGAAATATTTATGACACTGAAGATTTAGATATGAGGTTGAACGATCTAGAATCTCATATTAAAGACATGGATACAAATATAGATGATCTAGATAGCCGTGTCCAAAATATTGAATTGTGGAGATAGAAATAGAAAGTAAAACGAATCTTTTATTTAGCGAGGTGTATTTGCTTTGAAATACAGGTTGGAGAAGTTTTCAGAAAATAGATATATTGTGTACGTTAATGATAAACATGTCATGAATGTATGGAAAGAATCTAATTATTGGAGAACTTCTATAAGTGCAGATTCAAACTATAAGTCGAGAAAGCAAGCTGTTGAATCTAATCTTGATAAAATGTGAGTTTTATTTAAATAGTATCAGTGGGATAGAATGAATTTAACAAAAGATAAGCGACTTCATCAAAAAGTGAGAGGGAAGTGAAATGAATAAGAAAAAGTTCTTTCTCAGTCTGTTTATTGTTTTAATTATTTTAGTTGTTTTACAAGTGCCAAATTATATTAGATATCAATTTGATAAAAACTTTGGAGACCCTCATACTTTCTTTTATGGCGTTGGAATAGGTGTTTTATTAGATGAAACTAATAACTATTACGAAGAAGAAATTGATTTAGATGATCAAAATAAATTTTCAATTGATGTCTCTCAATACAAAAAAAGAAAGGCTGATTTATATATTTATGGTAGGTACATCAATAGTGCGGAACCACTTGTTGTAGTACTGAATGATAATGTCATATACAACGACAAACCTGAAAATGAATCAGTTGATTTTTACTCAAGGTATTACTTTAAAAAACACTTTGTTGTTAAGTTAAGCGAAGCAGTAAAAGAAGGAGAAAACAAACTGGTAATTTCAACTGGGAACGCGACGAAAAACTATGGGCTATATATCAATTAAAGGAGAGGATTCCATGAAAAAAGGCATAAAAATTAGCGGAGCAGTTTTTGCTACTGAAGGAAACGTTGATCACGATGAATTTATTGATAAGTTTATAGAGTTTGTTGAATCTAATGGCTGGGAATTTGGTGGAGGAAGTAGATTAATAGATGAAGATGGAAATGATATTAAAGAATAAAATATGACTTTCATATTTAGAAAATCACATTTGAAACCAATTAGTATCCTTGTTCGTTTGTATAATAAATTACATATTAGAAAAGAGGGGGATTTATGAATCGGAAATTCTTTTTCATGGCTTTGGTAAGAGGTATTTTCGGGTATTTTCCTTGTGGATTGGGAGTTGCAATATTAGCAATGGCTTTTAGCATAAACAGTCTAAGAGGTTATTTTATTGGAGGAACATCCTTCCTTATTGGGATATTGCTACTTTACTTCACAAGACGCTATAAATCATCAGACTGGTTACTATAGATAAAACAAATACTTTGCGTGAGAAAGGATTAAGAAATGAACTACATAATTTTTGATCTAGAAGCTACTTGTTGGGAAAATGACCGCAAAAGACAAAACGAAATTATTGAGATCGGAGCCGTAAAACTCAATGATAGGCTGAAGACTGTAAGTGAATTCCAAATTTTTGTCAAGCCTGTATTAAGCCCACAGCTTTCTGATTTTTGTAAGCGGCTTACCTCCATCTCTCAGGCGGATGTGGATGCTGCAATGTATTATCCGCAGGCAATCCGTCAATTTCGAGAGTGGATAGGCAATGAACCTCATGTCCTCTGCTCCTGGGGGTTCTATGATAAGAACCAGTTGCAGAAGGATTGTGCACTACATCAAATCGCATGTGAATCGACGGATAACCATATCAGTCTCAAGCATCAGCATGGGAGGATGATTGGTAGGGAGCGAGGCGTAGGCATGGAAAGAGCTTTGACTATGCTTAAACTGCCAATGGAGGGAACCCATCACAGAGGGATTGATGACGCTAAGAATATTGCTAAGATTTTTGTGAAGATTTATGATCAATTGAGATTCTGATAAATCGTACATTTTACGGGAAGAGTGATATAAAAAATGCCTTGGATTCAGGTTCTTATATTTCTAGTTGCTCTATTCTATCTACGTGGCACCATTAGATTGGGAAAAGAAACATTGTTTATAAAATTTGTTTTTGTAGTTCTACTGATAGTCGTATTTGCTTTGCCTTTTAATTTTATCTATAACGTGTCTCCTTGGAAAGAAGGTCCAGTGTTGGCATGGATATGTTCTTTATTTTATCTAGTATTGATTGTTTACCTTGCAAACATTAAACCAAAAGAAAAATAGAATCAAATTTTCCTTTTACATAGAAATGGGGAGATAATATGAGCACAAGTACGGATTATGTGTTGGGGTATAACAAAGGAAGAATGGTCGAGGCAGAAGAAACATTAAGGAATTTGTACATTATCTTAGACCAAATGACTGAAATCCCTCATTACTCAAATCATATTATGGTTAACATTCGTGACCTTGAGAAGGCCACTGGAAAAAATCGCAAATATTTTTCAGATGAAGAAAACGCATTTGACTGATCCAATTAAAATCTTTCTTTTACTAAGAATGGAGGCTTAGGTATGCAGAACGAGAACAAGCATATGGTTGAAGAGTGCTATGATGCTTTAGAATGGGTCATAATTCAATTTAAAAAAGTTCTATCTGGAGAAGTCGCAGGGAATGTACAAGAAAGCCTATCCTATGCTGAATCAATCCTTAGAAACAGATAAAAGTTTACTTTGATCCGAAATATACTTTGTGCTAATGCAATTTATATGACAACAAGGAGACTACAACATGAATGAGCAGAGATATGATATACAGTTAGTTTCTACGAATCAACATAGCGAATTTTACTTTTACACTACTCGCGAAGAACTGCAAGAATATTTGGAAGAGACTTTAAAAATTAGTGTAAATGAGTTTTTGCAAGCTTATAATCCTCAGCAATCCCGAAATTTTTTAGAGTGGATTAAATCAAGATATAGTAGAGGAACTAAAAACGAATCATAAAGTAAAAATCTACTTTAAGAGATCGGAGAAGTCTTATGGATTTTAACCAATGGTATCTACAAAATAGCTCATTAGTAGGTTTTATAAATATTTTGTTAACAGTTTTATTGACTGCGCTTAATGTTTGGTTTGCTAGAAATTCACAAAGATATAGTGCAGACACCGTTAGACAAAATGAAGAAATCAGGAAAGAAAATAATACTCCTAATATAATTGCTTACTTCAACTCAGTAAACCTACGAAATGTATATTTTCATCTATCTAATATCGGGAATATTCCTGCTAAAGATATAAAGATTAAACTTAAACCAAAGAATAGAAGCGTAGTATCTACCCATATAGATAAAGCACATATGATAAAAGAAGGGGTTGCATTTTTAGCACCAGGACAATCTTTGACTGCATTTGTTGAGGGCTTTATACAGTTAATGGATGATGATAAAAACTTCCCTAGCTTTTATATCGAGATAAATTATCGAGATATTGACAATAACTGTTACAGCAGATCCTATGAACTTGATTTAAACATGTACGCAGGTTATGTAAATTCTGTTCCTAGAGATATTAAAGATGTTTACGAGGAAATGAAAAAAATTGAAAAGCATATTGGTAAAATCTCTGATAATTATAAAAAAGAAATAAGAAAAAAAGATAAGATGATAGAGAAACATAACAGTATACAAAGAACGAGAATAAGAAGAGGAAGAAGAAGATAAAAGGTTGATTCCACTACGAGAAGGAGGTGATATTTTGAGTCTCTATGAAAATCTGTCGGAACTTTACCATCAATTAGGTTGGAAATACGAGGAACTACATGTCGCGGTAGAAGATGATAATAAAAATGAAATATTGCGACTTAATGATGAAATTGATTCATTAATGCAACAAAGCGAAGAATTATATATTGAAAAAATACATACAAAATTACCGTAAAATGTAGATTGGATACGAGAAAGAAATGATGTAGTTTCATTAAAACAAGGAGGTGATATGTTGAACGAGTATTTCGTATATACTAAGCAACCTGAATTGTTGAAGGAGTATGGAGAAGTATATTATCCAAAAATCAAAGTTAGCTTTGTACACTTAAAGACTAAGCTACATAAGGAAGAGGTTTGGAGACTTAAAGGAGTTTACGAAGTCAGAGTAAGTGATAACTTTGGAACATTGCTAGTTTAAAGGAGGAAAGATAAATATGGAGCAATATAAAACATGGACAGATTTGAAAAGTAGATTAAACTATAAGTCCGAAAATGAGAAAAAAGAAATTGCAATGAAAGCAAAATTGACAAATGCACTCGTAAAAAAATGTAAAGACAATAACATAGATATTGACGAGCTGGCTGATCTTGCAAAAGTGGAAGTCACTAAAATTACTCAACTGGAAGAAAACAAATATGTACCAAGCTTTGATTTTTTGATGAAGTTAGTTGTGGCTTTGGAAATGGAAGTAGTAATTAAATAATATTAAATATACAAAAATAACGAAAATGAGATAAGGATCAATATTAATACTAATTATATAGAGGAGAGATTGAATGAACATTAGAAGCATAAAAAGAAAACTACAAGAAGCTCATCGAAGCTTTATTGCGTCAATTAAAAATGAAGAAATTGCTAAGTTGGTTAATGAGAAATCATTTATTACAGGAGGCGCTATTGTTTCACTATTACTCGAAGAAGACCCTAATGATTATGATTATTACTTTATGGATCAAGAGTCATGTATACAAGTAGCAGAATATTATGTGAACAAATTTAATCGAAGTACAAATGATACATATGGAGCTACAGTTAAAAAAATTAAGGACAGAGTTAGTGTATTTGTACCAAGTCGAGGAGTAGCAAAAGCCAAATACAAAGAAGGTTTTAATCCAGTTTTTCTTTCAACAAACGCCATTACACTATCTGATAATGTGCAGTTAATTACTAGATTTTATGGAGATCCCGAAGAAGTCCACGAAAACTACGATTTTGTTCATTGTACTTGTTATTATATTCCACACAAGAATGAATTAGTTTTACCTCAGAAAGCTTTAGAGTCCATTATAACAAAAGACTTAAAATATGTAGGATCTAAATATCCAGTAGCTTCTATTGTACGCTCTCGCAAGTACATTGAAAGAGGGTGGTCAATCAACGCAGGCCAATATCTGAAGATGATTCTACAATGTGGCGATCTCAATCTAAACGACCCGACAGTACTAGAGGAACAACTCACTGGTGTAGACTTGTCATTATTCAAAACGGTAATCGAAGCAATAAAAGATAAGAAAAAACAAGATAGTGATTTCACAGTATCATTAGAATGGGTATCAGAAGTGATAGATAAAGTATTCGACGAAGAAGAGCTGGATCAATACATACATAGTACAGACGAAGAGGTTTTTGAGTAAAAGTTCAATTTTACCAAAATACATAGTGGAGGAAAATAAATGGTGTACGAAGTAACTAAGGGAGCTAGATACAAGCATTATAAAGGAAATTACTACACAATTGTCAGTATGGCTACACACACTGAAACAATGGATGGTTTGGTGATCTACAAGGATAAAGATAATAACATTTGGGCTAGACCAGTAGATATGTTCTTTGGATATACAAACAATGGTGTCAAGCGCTTTGAGTTAATCGAGGAGGAGATGGAATGACAGCCGGATATACACTAAGTCTAGAAGAGGTTAGGAAGATCATTGTAAAGCACCTCAATGAAACGGGTGTCTATATTCCAATGGATGATTCATTCATTATGGTATTGGATGAACACGATCAATTAATCGACAACGCAAATGTTTTACAAGTGTATCATGAGATTGAATAAAATCTTCATTTTAAACGATATACATAACTTACCGCAGAAATAGCATATACTCATTTGATATACTGTTAAATGGGTGATGAATATGTTTGTATCTCCAATGCTTCTGCATAAGGCAGATAACAATGAGCCATTTAACAGTAATTTGCATTTAACAGAGTTAAAGCTTGATGGGATAAGACTTCTTGTAGATACGCGAGATGGAGTAAGGCTATATACACGACATAAGAACGAAGTAACTGGCAAGTTCCCTGAGCTTATTGATAATATTCCAATTGAAAATGGAACAACTCTAGATGGGGAACTAATTGTTACTGACTCAGAAGGAAAACCAAATTTTGAATCAGTTATGGAAAGGTTTAAATCAAGAAAAAGTAAACACAAAGTAACTTTTTGTGCATTCGATATCATTAATTATAATGGAAAAAGTGTTACCCACTTGCCGTTAATTGAGCGTAAAGAGATACTGGAGTCAGCATTTAAGGATAATGATTATTACAAAAAGACAAAATTCATCTTGGGACACGGAGTTGAGTACTTTAATCTTACTAAGCAACAAAAGCTTGAAGGAACCGTTCAGAAAGAAATAAATTCGAAATATGAGATTGACAAAAGATCAGATAAGTGGCTTAAAGTAATTGCCTATGATGTTGGTGAGTACTACATTGCTGGTTATAAAAAAGATGAATTTGGTTGGCTACTATCTGATGGCGAACGAATAGCAGGTGTCTTAACTTTAGCGGTAGGCTCAAATGAGAGAAAAGCAGGGTACAAGGTATTCCAGCAGCTTAAAGTAAAGGAAACAGAAAGTACAGTCTACATTAAAGAAGTTATTAAGTGCGTAGTTAAACATAGAGGGTTTACGAAAAACAATTTGTTGAGATTGCCTGAGTTTGAATGTTTTAAATTCTGAAGGGGGTGATTAAACTGGCAAGACCAGTTAAGTGTCCAATTTGCAGTCAATATGGACTTAGAGAAGATATGATTTTAGAACACAAAAGGTATTACCATAAAGAATACTGTTATGAGAGGTTTAAGAAAGAACAAGAGGCAACTAGAATTGAAAATGAGCAATGGGATGAGTTATATCAATACATAATAAAGTTTCACGATTTAGTTACACTATCAATAGCAAATATAACAAGATTAAAGCATCTTCGTGCTGGCTTTGAGTATAAAAAAGGCAAGAAAATTCCAAAGTGGAGAACAGGGCCTGACTATGCTCTAATGCTTGAAGCTTATAGGCTATCTGAGAAAAACAACTTATATGCAATGTCTACAAAGATCGGAGATTGGAACGACGTTAATCAGGTCAATTATACAATCTCTACTATGATGAGCCATTTAAATGATGCTTGGAGAATTAGACAGAATAAAAAGAAACAATTAGAAGCAGTAAAACGAGTTGAAAAACAAGAGTCTAAAAGAGATCAATCTCTTACAACTAAAAATATATATATTAATAAACGAGATGATTTAGACATTTCTGATTTTGTGTAATTCGTTAGGAGTGGTAACAATAGAATATATCAAAGAATTTGTAGATCCATCGAAAGTTCATGAGTCTATATTTATCGGTTATTTATGGAACACACCAAGTCTATACGGTAAATATAAAACCCATAAAATTAGTAAAGATACTTTTACAGAGGGTATATGGTGGTTCTACTTTTACATTGGAAAAGAGATGTATGAAAGTGGTATTCGATTATTTGATGATGTAACCACTTACTCATTTATTACATCTAAGCCTTCTGAAAATGGCAAGAAGTCATACTTTGATTATTATAATGATTATGGCGGCTTCTCAACAATTGATGAAGTCGTATCAGAGTGTGACGGAGACAAAGGAAATGATGAATATCATTTTAGCGAAGTACAAAAATATGAGTCACTTCGTAATCTTCAAAAGCAAGGGTTATTGGATATTAGTAACACAAATCTGGTTTCAAAATTGGCTAATATGTCACTTAAACAGATGCAAAGCTTCTTTCAATTTAAACACAAAGAATCCTTTTCTCATGTAAATAGTGGAGAAGTAATTGAATACAATCTTATAGATAATCTAGATGAGACCATTGATCAATTGGAGGCAGGAGAAGATGCAGGAATACCGCTATTCGAGTCTCCTAGGCTAAATAAGAAGATCAACGGGCAAAAGCTTGGAAACTTAATGTATCTCGTTCTTCCTTCAGGTGTGGGGAAATCAAGCATTTTAACTGAGAAAGGCGTTTTGGGGTTACTTGAGAGCGGAGAAAAAGGAATTATCTTTGCAAATGAAGAAGGGATAAAAAGATGGAGGACAAGACTTCTAGTGACCGTTGCCGCAAGAATTTTGAAAAAGCCAGTGGCACGAGATACGGTTAACAGGGGTGGATTTAGTGCAGAAATCAAACAAACCCTGAAAGAAGCTGCCGAATGGTTGCAGACACACCGTCCAGACTTTATTAAATTCGTGCAGCTCAAGAAGTATCGAATTGAAGACGTCATTAATAGAATAGAACTTTATAGACCATTAGGTTATAAGCATATTTATTTTGATACATTTAAACCTGATTTATCACAGAACGTAGAGCGATGGCTTGCTTTCTCCAACTCAGCTCAAGAACTGTATGACTGTATCAAAGAAGAGTCTAATAATTGCGCCACAATAGCAACAGTTCAACTTAAAATTGGTAAAGAGTTTAGATACATAGATTTAGATTGTATTGGTAAATCACCAGAGATTGTAGAAGTAGCAGCCGTTGTAATGGCTGGCAGATTGATTTTTGCAGACGAATATCCCGGTGGAAAAAACGAATTAGATCCATATAACTGGGAGAAGGATAGTGGTTTTGGTGGATGGCACAAGAAACCGTATAAATTAGACCCGGGGAAAAAATATCTCATTCTGTTCCTACCTAAAAACCGTGAAGGATCTGAGGATGAGCAAATAGTGTTTGAAGTGAATTATGATTTTAATATTTGGAAAGAGGTAGCATTAGTAGTCGTACCTAATAATGGACGTTAAACTCCTTTGGAGGAGCAGCATGAGCAATGATCTGAAGTTAATAAAGGAAAGAATCATAGAGGAATCAAGGGTTGGAGAACTTTTAGAAGCAATGGGTTGCGAATATGTAGAAAAAAAGAATAATCGCTACGAGGCGCAACTCCCCCACAAATTTGAATCGCCAAATAAAAGATCAGTTCAAGTTTATTTAAATGAAAGCCTATCAAGCAGAATTAGGACGCTTGGAGAGTCAGATATAGATATTTATGGATTAGTATCTTATATAGTTTTTGATCAAATATCAGAAGATGACAGACAAAGAGGATTGCCTAAAGCTAAAAGATGGATATGTGAACAATTAGGCTACAAAGAATTTTTAGACAGCAGCTATATGCCTCCACCTAGTTTAGTTCAACTCGATTGGCTCAAGGATGTTAGACGGAAACGTAAGAAAAAAAGAGAGTTAAGTAACCTTGAGAATGACACCTATGATGATGAAATATTAAATCAATTTGTCATGTACCCTCATCAAACTTATTTAGATGAGGGGGTGTCATGCGAAATACAGCGAGAATTTCAAATAGGCTTTGACTTAAGAAGCCAACGTATAATCTTCCCCATACACAATCGCTTTGGGGATATTGTATCTATAAAAGGAAGAACCATATTTGGTGACTACGAAGAGAAGAATATTTATAAGTTCTTATATCTTATCAATTTCAACAAGATGATTGAACTTTACAATTGGCATCGAGCCTTGTATTACATATTAGAAAGAAAAGAGATATTGATATTTGAAGGTGAAAAAACTTGCTGGTTAATTAGTCAATACGGTCATCGAAACTGTGTTGCTATTAGTGGTGACGATCTAAGTGAATGGCAGGTTGAGATGATAAAGGAATTAAGCCATGATGTAGAGATAGTTATAGCGTTAGATAAAGACAAGCCAGTAGAAGCAGTAAGAAAACAAGCAGCTAAGTTCGGGAAAACTAGAAATGTGTATGCTTTATATGACAATAGAAACTTGTTTAAGGACAAAGACAGTCCATGTGACAGAGGAGAAGATGTATTCAATACTCTATATGAGGAGTGTAAATTCAAAGTATCAGTCTGAGTAAAATATAGTTTTTATCTAAATGGAGGCGTAAGAACCTCCCTTTTTTATAAGCTGAAACACTGTCAGTTAAACAATTATAAATAATGAAATAAAACTGTTGACTTATATTAAACAAATAAATATAATGAAAATATGAAACAGAGAGGGATGGTCACATGTCTAGTCATCAACTTGCCAGCTTAGAGCCGACAGAGGATTTAAGCGTAGCAACTCATGTTTTTATCACTAAGAATTTATGTGGGGGATTAGATTTAACAGAGGGGGAATTATATGTTTTAGGTAGGTGGGAATCTAGTATTAGTAGTATAGGCGAAGCTGAGTTATTTATAGTAAACGATGCAGGTTTTGAATCGAGTTCTTTCATGATGTGCTCTAGAAAAGTATTCTATAAATTAAAATGATGATTGATACATAGTAGAGGTTGATCGGAATTTCATACACAGCTAACAACCTCTCAAACATGCTAATGTGACCATATAAAAGTTGGATTTTATATAAAGAAAAGGAGACAAACAAATGAAATTTTACAACCCTGGATATTCTAATATCCATCAAGTGAAAGTTACCCTAATGTTTGAAGATTATAAAGGAGCAATAATATATGAAGTTGGGGGAAACACAATGGGGAGTTCAATCCTTAAGACGGCTATCAGTTCTGTTGCAGATGGAGATTTTATTCCCGTCGAACATGAACTCAACAAGAAGCATATTAACAGCGTAGATGAAGCTGGATATATTCAGGAAGTAGTATTGTTTAATGGTAAAAAAAGAGTACTAATAGATATTGGAGACGTTGAAGATTCTATCGTTAGTGCTGAGATCATTTCGTATAAAATTGAGAAATAAATAAAATTTGAATTTTATTTACTCCAGTAATTAAACGGATCTCCTAAGCGATATACCATAAGTTCTTGTTTTATAAATTTGTTAAGTGGTTTGTCTGGGAAGGAAAGAAGTTTCTTAGCACAATGACACCAAGCTATTTGCTTACAGTTGGGGCAAGGACGAGTAGTAAAGTCGGCAGAATAAAAGATCCAAGTTCCTTCAATCTCTTTTGCTTTTGCTTTTATTATTGAATTGTCATCTAAATATATTAATAGGTCGCAAAAGCTTGTTCCGTTATTTGTATAATAGTCATCAATTTTAACCTTTGAAACACTGTTATTCATTGTAAACTTCCTAACTTTTTACACTAATTATAATAGAAATATAGAATTAGTGAAAGAGGAGTTTCATGAAGAAAGGGGGAACGTAAAAATGTTTGCTGAAATTGAAAAGAATAGAGTTAGTATCTATGAACCAAACATTAGATACAACGAAAAAAACGAACTAATTCTGGACGGAATCTGCTGGGTTAAAGACGACCAATTAGATTGCTACAATTGGGAAAATGAAGATATGTTATGGATCTTAGATACTATTCCCGCAAGTGATAATGATATTCCAGAAGATAGATATTATTGTCACAACGTTAACCAAAATGCAACTGGATGGGTACTTCATCATCAGGTGAATTTTAATCTAGAATTGGCAGAATAAACAACTCTCTGAGTTGATAAAAATATACTTTTACAAGGAGGTGGTGATTTGTTTAAAGCAGACAACTTTCAAATTGTATCAAAGCTAGAATGGGAAAATTTCTTGTTTTGGCTTGATGAAATTAATGAGCCGTATCAATGGATTCCCGTATCTATCGGGGATAGAGTGAATATTAAAAACTCGGTTAATACACTTATTGCTTATAAATGTTTTCAACATGATGGCGATTATTTTGCTATTAGAGCAGATGAATATAAGAATTGGTCTCAGGCATACAGCAAATAAAAGGAGAATAATACATATGGCTAAAATTGCAATTGTAAAACACAACGGAAGTCAAACACCATACGCATTTTACACTGACATTGATTTGAAAAAAGACGATTTAGTTGTTTGTGACACTCAAAATGGCTATGAAACAGGTAGAGTACTAAGAATTACGGATTCCAATCAAGGGGTTAAGCCTACAAGATGGATTGTGTCCAAGGTAGACACGAAGAGTCACGTAGAACGAGTAGAGAAAGAAAAACGGATTAGTTATCTAAAGCAACAAATTGATATGAGAAGAAACGAATTTACTGATGAATATATTAATGAATTGATTTCTTTGAAGGATAAAGCGATGTATTCACTGCTTAAAGAACTTAATGAGTTAACAAGTAAAAGTAATACCAAGTACGAAATCGAACTAAAAGATTCATTTTATTTTACTACCAAAGAAGTCAAATGTAAGGCTGACAAATGCGGTAACTTCTATATTGTTACAACTCCTATCTCGTATTGGCAGCTTCAATATTCTATTGAACAAGTTAAAGAGATGATTTCTACAGGAGAATGGAAAGTGATTGACCAATGAAAGATCTCAACGAATTCTGGTTGAGTAGTAAAGAGATACAAAAAAAAATTCGAAGAAATAAGATATTATATTTCTTGACTAGAAGAAAGAAGTACAAAGATGAAATTGAACGCTTGGTTGGAGTTAGTATGAGTAGTTATAAATTTAAAACTCGGTGTAGATTCAAATATTAAAAAGTAAAAACAAGATTTTATAAAAAGGAGAGATAGTGTTGGGGAATAGACGTAACGAAAGGAAATTGATGTTAGCTAGAGTAAGATGTAGAGAGTCCATGATCATATATGGAAGAAAACCAAACGAAGAAGCGGATCATTGTTTCGAAGCAGGAAAAGAATATCTCTTTTGTTATGATGCAAAGAGGGACGAAATTTTTACATATAACGATGTAAATGAAATGCATTTTCTCTCATTGAGTGACTATTACACAGACAAACATTTTGAATTAGTTTTAATTGCGGACGCAACAGAGTTTGGATTAGATGAAGTAACCTTAATGAGATTTAAAAGAATGTTTAAAGATCGTCATAATTATGCTGAGTAAAAGTTAGTAAATAAAAACTATTATAGGAGACAGTTAAAAATGAAGATTAAAACAAAGGATTATTCTTATTTAAAAGATACATATGTTGAAATCGCAAGAAGTGATAATGATTTTAATATTGGTTTGCAAGCATTGGTAAAAGAAGTGGTTGGAGATAATTTGTATGTAGAAGTAGAGAACGGTGAGATTTTCTGGACTGATGTAAATTCAGTTTATCATGAGCCAGATACACGAAAACATCCTATTATAACAGATGTAGGGTTTTATAAACGATTTTATTATCTTCAACAAGAGATTCAGGGTCTGTCAAGCAAGTTTCGAGATATCAATACTGAGATGTCGCCTTGGGAAATTGAAGGATGGATGATGATGGCTAAAACGACTAAACAATCATTTGAAGCACTTATTGATGAAGCAGCAGAGCGAATGGAAAAACAATAAAATGATGAGTAAAACTACTATTTTATAAGGTGGAATAAAATGAATTTTTATCGGTACAACCAAGGGGAGCAAGGAGAATTTATAAATGAAATTCAGTCTATATTGATTGCGCATGGATATGAAACAGAATGGACAACCACTGAAACCAATATTAATCACGGAGACTTTATTTTAGGACTCAGATTCATAAATGTTATTAAGGATTATCTACGTTCAGAGAGGAGAAACAGCAATGACAGATATACACTACAGGTTTGTAATTCAAGATGTGGCGACAGATAAGTATCTCTTACATGTAGATTCGGGTACTGATCATCCATATGAAGACGTTGAGACTACCAATAAAGCGACTATATGGAGTTCATTAGAACACGTTTCTTATGTGTTGTGGTGGTACGTGGATATGTATAGAGATTATCAGATTGTTAACTTGGATACGAATGAAGTATTTATAAAGGACAAGCAACGAGGAATCCCACATGTAATATCCGTATCAAAATAAGGAGGTGATTAGAATAGAAACTTTAGATGTAATGCTGAATGGGTATGGGATTGTCACAAAAAACAGCGAGGGTAATTGGCGTGAGTTTAACTGTATTATGTTGGAGTTACAGGCTGCATGGAAGAATTTCAGTGAGGTAGAGAAGAAAGAAATGTTGGAATACTTAGGAATAAACTAACCTGAACTGGAGTGATTGATATGGTGAATATCAAAATCGTAAATAAACAGACAGGAAGAGAGAATAGGTATCTCACTTATAGTTTTATGAAAGCAATTAACAATAACCTTAAAATTACACTACCTGAAAAATTCAAAATAAGTATTCAATAAAGAAGTACAAGGAGTGATTATATAGAACCTTCAAACAAAATCCATATGGCAGACAGAGGATGTACTCCAGAATTATTGAGGAAATTGTATGAACAAGGAAAGCCAAAAAATGAAATAAAAAAGATATTCAATATTAGAGACAGCAAGGTGCTGGATAGGTGGTTTAAAGAATCAAATATTCAAGCGAGGCAGAATGGTAGCATCTACAGTTTCAACAAGAATTATTTCGATAAAATAGACTCAGAAGATAAGGCTTATTGGTTGGGGTTTATTTGGTGCGACGGATATGTTTGCAGTAGAGTTAGAAATGGGATCTGTTATTACGAGTTTAAGTTGGACTTAGCGGAAGAGGATAGGGAGCATTTAGAAAAACTAAAAATTAGTTTAGAGGCAAATTACACAATAAAAAAGTATAAGCTTAAAAGTAATTTTGATAATGCGCAAGATGTAGTGAGGCTATATATTTCTAATAAGTACTTTGCAGGAAAACTACACAACGACTACGGTTTAGTTGCAAACCGACATAATACTAAAAAGATTGTTGATAAACTACCAAAACATCTCATTAGGCATTTTATTAGAGGAGTCTTAGATGCTGATGGATCAATTATGTGCGGATACGTTTGTGATCGATCTAAAAAGAGACTGAAAGCGAGAGTGCAGTTTACAACATACGAAGAGATATGTACTATTATAGCAAATTATTTTGTTGAAGTGGGAATTACAAATCATACACCAAAGCTCTCTATACGAAATGAGGGTAGAGATGGATATTGCAGAGGTTTATCTTATTGTGGGAATGAACAAGTGCCAAAAATACTAAATCATTTGTATGATAAATCCAATACATATTTAACAAGAAAAAATAAAAAATATTTACAAATGACTGGAAGGTTACGAGATAAGGAGAATGAAGGTATTGAGATGGAAACAGAGAGAACCCAAAATTCCGTTTGAAGCATACGACAATACATATGGTAAGTTGGCTAAAATCAATGGTATCGAAGATATTGATCAATTCTTGAACCCATTGACAAATGTAATATGCAATTCATACCTACTCAAAAATATAGATGCACTAGCAACACGAATCATACTTGCAATAAGAAGTCGTGAAACAATTACGATTTCTGGAGATCCTGATTAGTTAGGATTATGACGGCGTAACATCATTAGTACTACTATACAAGTATCTAAAAAATTTCACAGACGATGTACATTATGTATGCAATGAACGAAGCGAAGGTCACTCGATCAATAATTTAATTGATTCAATTCCTAAACGAACAAAGTTGTTTATTGCTGTAGATAGTTCAAGTAATGATACACAATCGATGAAGGCATTGGTTGATAAAGGTATTGACTGCTTAATTATTGATCATCATACCATTACTAACAATAATCCCTATGCGATTATAGTGAATCCTCAGCAAGAAGGATGTAAATATCCAAATAAAAATGCTTGTGGTGGATTACTTGTGTTCAAAGTTTGCGAGGTAATTGATGATTACATGAATACACATTATGCACATCAATTATCTGACTTGCCGGGGTTTTCATTGATGGCAGACATGATGTCAATGATAGAGTTAGAGAATAGATATTTTGCGAAACTATCCTTGAAGGGATTGCGTCATGCAGGATTAAAAGTATTATTTGCAGCTATGAACTTTGATTTAAACAACCTTTCAGCAACAGACTTCTTATACGGAGTAAGCCCTGCCGTTACAGCAGCCACGAGAGCAGACAATATTCAGTTGGCTATAGATTTTCTGATGTGCGACGAGGACAGTCCAGAGATTAAATTATTGGTTAAAGATTTGATTAGATTAAATGAAAGACGAAAAACAGTACAAGCTGAAGCATTAATTAGGTTAAAACCTTTAGTAAATGAAAACGACAAAGTTGTTATTGTTATTGATCATACTCTTGGAAAAGGTATGAATGGACTAGTAGCGCAAGAACTGTCCAGAACATATAGTAGGCCAGCAATTGTACTTGGTAATGGAGACAGTGAGGATACATATGCAGGAAGCTTTCGAGGCTTAGAAGATTTTTCAATGTTAGATATGCTTGGTGATTGCAATAGCGTTATTTATACAGGTGGACATGATGGAGCTGGTGGTCTTCAATTGTTGAAAAAAGACATTGAAGTATTACGTCAAGAGCTTAACGGAAAGCTTCAGAATTTTGTTGCAGATAATTCATTATATTATGACCTTGAATTTGACATCAATCAGGTAAACGAAAATCTAATCAACTATCTTTCTGAATTCTATCGGATCACAGGTAATAAATTCAAACAGGGTAGATTTCTTATTAAAGGGCTATTTGTGTCAGATAAGAAGTTGATTGGCCAGTCCAACAACACCGTTAAAATTGACTGCGACAAGCTTCAGCTTATGAAGTTTAAGACTGACGTAAATTACTATAAAAGTGTTCCAGTCTTTAGTGAGATTGAAGCAATTGGAACATTAAATATAAATGTATGGAAAGTTTATAGACCAAAATTCAAAGTAACTAAAACACTCCAATTATTTATAGAAGAATATAGAGAAACAAAATAAAAAGACATATAAGAACGGAGAAATATACATATGAAATTTTACGGAATCGCAGTAAACACGCAAAACAAAAACGTGGTAATCAACAATCTACCAACTGACTGTCTTGGAGCAGTAAAAAAGGCAAAACGAATCGCGACTAAAGAAGGATTAAAGTTTCAATTTGTTAAGCCTGCCGTGAATGGACAAAAAGAAGGGGCTACACTCACGAAATTTGCAGCGCAACGCAAGAATCGTAAGTCTGTAAAACGGTGATTTTATGCGTATTAAAGTGTCCGATCATGCGAGAACAAGATGTGAGCAAAGTAATGTTGGAGTGGGTCGCCTCATTAAAGAGGTGGCTGCCATTCCTAATATCGTAGGAAAGATAAGCTGGAAGACTAAATTTGGAGTAATAGTTGTCGAAAGAGTCAACGAAGGATTGTTGCTTATCAAAACGTTTATTGCTCGATTTAAATATAGAGGCAAACAATATCATAAAGGTTGTAGAACAATATAGAGGAGCCATATTAAATATTGAACAACGTATGTGAATGTAAATACAAGTTTGATGAAAAGTGAGTGTGCACCTAAATGAATAAAAATAGAAATCTTTTGATTACTATTGAAGAAGTGGTAGAGAAAAAGAATCCATCTAAACCATATATGGCAGGGGATCATGTTGCTCAAACGACATCAATTTACACGGAAATAGATCATAATAATGAAATTGTAAATATGGTTGTTGATAATACGGTTATTCATGAGGAAGATAAAAAGGAATTCGTTAGGGTCAGCAGTGAAGATAAGGAGCTTTTTAAGCGAATCTTGAATAGATATATCAAGATAAAATAATGCTTTTACACAAAAAGATAAAGCCAGAGAGGGTTTTTATATGACTGTAACTTATATATTGTTGGGATTGGTTATGCTTTTTTTGAATATTAGCGGTTATAAAAGATGGCTTGAACCCAAAGAAATATCACAACAAAAATTAAAAGAATCGATAAATGGATTAGATTCACTCATCCCAAATCCGAACTGGTTATTTTTAATTCTTACTTTCGTAGTTGGGACAATCCCTCTGACATTCTATTTTTTATCAGCAATATATTTTTCAACGAATGAATACTTATTAGCATATGGAATCTTACAATTCTTGCTTAAACTAATTAACGGTGTTTGCTTAATACTATATGCATTTAATCGTAAACCCATGAGCAGACTCTTGCTGAATAAAATTCTTTATCCAATTGATACAATTTACATTACATATTTTTTGTATAGCATTTTCTTTAAATAGCAATACAACAAACTGGGCTATGCAATCAACTAGGAGTGTTGGCTTATGCTGAGATGGAAAACACGACGATAGTGGGGATTGCACATGACTAGCAAGTGAAAAAATCTCGATTTGGGTGAGGTTAGTCAGTATACATAATGGAGGATGTTAATTTGAAGAAGATTTTTTCTATCGTATTCTTTTTATTGGGGATTGTGTCGGCAGTATATGTAGGATTCTATATTATGTTTGTCGGAGGAATAGTAGGACTAATTGATGCAGTAAGAGCCACAACAGTTGATTCATATATCATAACTATTAATATTGTTAAAATTATCTTTGCTGGCTTTGTTGGATATAGCATTTTTTATTTATCTGCGTTTATATCGACATTTATTCTTGGCAGAAAGTTAAGAAAAAGATCAAGCAAGTAAAAGATATATTTGATAAAGAAAGGAGTATGAGCGATGTCTATTAATATGGGAGATCGGTTTAAATTGATATCAACAGGACAGCGACTTGAGGTATCAGAAATAGTCACAATGTATAAGTTGTCTCCAGTAGGTGCAAAAGCACTTAGTACGCCCGCAATGACAGAGGAAGAGTTGATTGAAAATTACAAACCTATTATCGAAGAGGAGACAAACAAAATGGCTGAAAGAAATTATGGCTACAACCAAAACAAAGATTACACTGGATTTGTTTGTGAACTAACTTGGACGCTTGAAAAGACAATGGAAAAATTGAAGGAGCTGAGTATTACCCCTCCAGACGGTTGGGTTCCACATCCAGAAGGATTTGTGGTTAAAGAAGATCATCGGAATGATATGCTTATTCAGTTCTACAATATTGAAACAGATGAAGAACTCGAAGAAACATTTTGGATTAAGTTTGAAGATGCAATCTCATATTGGGCATAGGGGGAGAAAAGTGTGGAAATCATAGACCAACAAAAAAATCTTTTAAGATTGCTTAAGTTAGCCAAAGAGGATCTGGAGGAATGGATGGATTCTATCGCTGGTGACATGAGTTTTAATGCAGACGCGATTGAAGAAACTAATTCACTTGTTGCAGAAATCGAATCTGTTCTTAGTAATATTGGAGATTAACTACGTAAAAGTGAGATTTTATCTGAAAAGGAATAGGTGTATATGGGGTTAAAACCAGAACGTTTGAAAGAGATTACGGAAGCATACTACTCAGACGATGACTTATTTAAAGAAGAAATGATAGTTGAGTTAATCAACGGAGTTAATGCATTAAGAGAAGGTTTTGAATGGATCAAGTATGGTGAGGACGATTTCTATAACCAGATTTCTGAAACTGCATTTGGAGAAATAAGAAAGTTAGATCCACGTTTGAAACCTTGGGCTAGTCAAATTCAAGTTATTTACTCAACAGTAAACGAATCTTTGAATCCAAAATATTGAAGGGAATTGATAAAACTGACACTCAGTGAATTTAGGTTTGAATTACTTTGTGATGGGCATCTTGTCAACAGACATAGTGATGGTGGAAAGTACTATGGTTGGGGTAATCCGTTTGATGTATTACCTCCAGTTGGATCAATTGTTGAATATAAGACATTTAATCAAGGTAGCAATCCCCGCGAAGGAGACGGATTATTAAGTAAATATGTCGTTAAGAACTATTTGTTTACCACTGAAGAGGATTACAATCATACATATAGACACAAGGTTTGCAAAATTATCGTAGACAAAATAAATCAGTAAAAGGCGTATTTTAGAGGAAAGGAAGCGATAAAGTGAGTATAAAGGAAACCATGAAATACATAGATGATCATAAGGACGAGTACTTAGCCAAAAAACATGAGTTTGTGCATTGGTCGGACAAATATCCACATGAATTACATGCTAATGTTTTACTTCTGGATGGAAAAATTGAAAATTGGAAAGTGGGCAATATGAAAGCTGATTCTAAGCATTATCCGTTTAGCTCTTACTGGAAAGTGAACAGAATGAAGCTGGTTACAGAAGGAGACCATCAATTTTATGAATTAGGTGATTATGAAGTTAAATCATTCACTTGGACAGTCAATAACTATAAGGAACATAATGATGTATTTAATTATCATGCCTCAGAATGGTTTAAGCAGTGGGAACATGCAGATGATTACAGATTGGGGAAGGCCTATTAAGTGAATCATTTAGAGTTCAGATCTAAAGCTAAGATTGGGGAAGAAGTTTGGATTTGTGATTATCGTTATAACGATGTAGACAATAAGGCAATTCGCCATATCCCACCTAAAAAAGTTGTGGTGGTTAACAATGAAGACTTACCAAAAAATAAAAGAGTATACTATTCAGAATTTCATTTTCGAGAACTAAAAGAGAGTGGGAAACTGTCCAGCACAGTTATTGCTCCATATGATAATACTGGCTACAGGGCTTATACGGGTGTATCGCTAAATATTTTCTATGATAAAGAAGAGTGTATCAAGCACTATTTGAATCAGTGTGTTGAAAACTTGAAGCAATTTGATGATGCAAAGGTAAAGAAAAATACATATTATAGTCAGAAAATTGATGAGATCAATCAAGAAATTATGAAACTAATTTAAGGGAGACAAACAATGAGTAAATACACACTATCAAAACCTAGAAAGGAAGAGTGTGATTTCTTTAAGGTTACGATTGTTGCTGATTCTAATGATGGAGATTACATTACAACAACAAGAACATATACATCAAAACAGTTTAATGGAGCTATTGTAGATGAATTGATTGAATTAAAATTTAAATATGGTGAGTCGCATCAACTTTCGGACTGTCCACTGGGAGAGTATATCGATATTCCTTACAATGGATATGATGGTTTCTGTCACACGCTTGAATCCTTATCAGTTGTTTATATTGATGAGGATGGGTTTACTTGGGACGTTAATTTACAAGGAGGTTAGTAAAATGGACATTGTTGAAGGATTAAGAAACAAGATCAATGTACTTCAAGAGTATGTAGATGAAATCAATCAAGAAAATGAAGAGAACTACGATCCTGAAGATTGGTCTGGAGGCAATTTTGACGATTACTATGGACTGGAATTATCTCACGGTAAAAAGGTTGGCAGATTGGCAGCGTATAAAGAATTTCTGCAAATGTATGAACAGCACCAACAGCAAGAAACACAACAAAAGTGGGAAGATTGGAACAAGAAAAAGAAAGCTTTAGACAAGGAGATTGAGATTCTTATGGAACCAACACAACAGGTATTGAAAAGAAAGATAAATTAGGGGTTCTATGTATTAGTGTAGGCTATAAAAGCCGCATTTTATAAAAAAGAGACCCTTAAGGTCTCAGAATATTTTAGAGAGAGCCTTTTAGCTCGTCACGTAAAAGTTTCTCAATGTTATTGTATATGGTTGTTACTCTCTCTAAATAAGACTCAAAATTTTCCTGAGCTCTATCCATCGTAGCATTATTAGGATCTGCATTTCTTAATCTATAATAATGTCTTTTGGCTCCAATTGCATTATATGAAATATCATATAAACTATCAAATAACTCAGCCAGTTCTTCAGAGATATGAATACTAATAGATTTTTTAGACTCTTTAATACGTTCTGCTTCAATTCTACATTCTTCTGGGTTTTCACGATTGGAATTGTAAAGATTGAAAAATACTCTTACTTGTTCCCACATAGTGATAAATGCTTGATATTTATCCTTTGAAGACATATCGAACATTTTCATGCTCCTAGCCGCCTGAAATTCAAGATCTTTAATGTGAACATTCTTTTCCTTTTCCAATTCAGATTTATACTTTTCAGTATCCTTAAGTAATTCAGTTTTGAATGATTCTAACCTCTGGTCGAAGTGTTGCTTGAGATAAGCTTTACCAATAAACTTTATAGCTCCAAAACATGTGGCAGCAACTACTGGGACAGAAACTATTAAAGTTCCCCAGTCAATTGTTAGATTCATATAGCAGCACCCTTTCAATAGTAACTATATTGTATATCGGAATATATTGTAAATTTATTTACTGAAATGAAGGACAATTATTTAGAGAAGCATTAAAATCACATAAAGACAATAAGGAGTTTTATTAATGAAAAAATACAAATTAGTTGCACCGCAAGCAGAAGAATTAAATAATTTTGTTGTTACTATTGTTGCCGACTCGAATGACGCAGACTACATTACAGAGACCGCTAAGTACAATGCCGAGGAATTTAACACAGAAGTGATTAATGAACTCATTGAATTGAAAAATAATTACAGTGGATATCACCAACTTAGTGACTGTCCGTTGGGTGAATATATCACAATTCCCTTTAATGGATGTGATGGCTATTGTCACTCATTAGAATCGTTACAGATAAAGTATGTGGATGGTGCAGGTTTTACTTGGGATGTTGAACTGAATTGATCAAAGTCAAATTTTATCAAGAGAAAGGGTGAGTGTGATGAATTTTTATGTAGACTTCGTTTCTGATTTGAACAGATATAGTGACTTTATTGTAGAGAGTGAGGGATATACTCATTTACTAATAAATAGAGGCACGGGAGGGCATACCTATGCCACAACTTCAGATATTGAACACCTTAGACAAAAATATCCTAACTGCGAGTTTGAGGTTGATGCAGATGATCGAGTACTGAAAAAAGTGAAAATGCTAGTGGCTAAAGTTGATAAACTCGAAGATATTCCCGAAATTGCTAAAAGTCACAATTGCACTCTTACCATTGCAGGAACACAGTACTATAAATATAAAAATGAATTAATTTATAGTTTGTATATTGAAGATGAAACATCGGTTTAATTTTGAATGAAATGCACATTTGAAGGGGGGATATGAGATGGACTTTAACAAAAAGTTGATGTTTGAATATAAGAATTATAAAGGTGAAGTGAGTCTGAGACATGTGTATCCTCAAGGTATCCGCTATGGGTCTACAGAATGGCACCCAGAAGAACAGTGGTTACTTAAAGCTTGGGATTATGCTAAAGGAGATTATCGAGAGTTTGCAATGAAAGACATCTTAGAATTCATGTAAAATGTACCTTTTACAAATAGTAGACTAAAATAAATAAATAATTAAAATACAATTGACTTATTCTTTATAAATGAATATAATGAAATTACAATAAAGAAGGAGGTGAGCAAAACGGAACAGATAAGCGGTACAATTCACCACTTGTTATTTGTAGCTTCAATAGCTTATCCTGTTGGTACATATCCTCGAAGGTGGGATGAGTAATGGGTAAAGAAACCACTGAGCTATTAAGAAATGTTGCTAAGCTAAATGAATCGATAGAAAGACTGAATAAGAGTCTTGATAGTTTAACAAAAGCACGAATCAGTTTAGAAAAAGCTCAAAGAGATAAGATAGATTTTATAAATGAACGAATGGGGCATATCAATATCAAGAGATGGATTGAAAAAAATGGACGTAAGTGATGAATTGGCTCAAATACTCGTTAGTTGTTTTATGTGTGATATAGGCACTGAGCAAGAAAAAAAGCTGCATGAAGATAATTATGTAAAGAAGAAACTTAAACAGTATTTGGGCAAGAAGGATTTTGATAAGTATGATGGACTAAAGGAACAGATTTGGAAGGACGCTTGGAGAGAGTTTGATAAAGTAGTGTCAAACAAAAATACATAAAAGAGGACAACTTAATATGAATGATGAATTGAAGAGATTTATTGTTGAGGATATGTTGCCTCGTGAAGTCGAAGCTTTGACTATTGCTGCTGATACATTATATCTAAAGAGAGATAAAGATAGGGAGTATTTAGATGACTGGTGGCTCGTGGTTAGAGCATTGCTAGGAGAAAGAGTAGAGGAATTTAGAAATTGTCGGATTGTAAATGAATTATATAATTATTTAAATCATAGACAGGAAAATGAGGAGGTAAGGAAACGTGAATTATGGTATTAGAGATATCATTGAGCTGCATGTGTTTGATGAGGCTGGAAATTTTATTTCAACTATCAATACCCTGAAAAAAGGGAGCATAAGTGTAGCAAATAGAACGATCAGAGTTAAAGATGCTCTGTTGAATGGCGACATGCTCAAGTTTCTAAATAAATCGGAAGACACGAAGTCAGATTATGATAAGTTCTTTAGTAAAACTCAAAATTGTGAAACTATAGTTTTTAATCGTAGAGTTGTTAATTGCAAACTTATAGCTGAAGGCTTTTATAGAAAACAAGAAAATCAAAAAGATGTATTAGTACAATATGAAATGCCAAAGTGCAGTATTGTAAGTGCTTATAACTTCAACCATTCTTATATGGGCGATGCAGATGATTTTGATTATGTATTTGAAATAAAAGAGTTTAATGAAAAAGGCGATTTATTCAAGCTTCATATTGAGAAGTAATACATAGCATTTTAGATAAAACAGTTCTTTTACCCAAAGACAAAGGAGTCAGTATAAAATTGAAATTAACTATGAATAGCCTGATTCAGAACTTTGAAGATGCTAATGCCAATGAAGCATCATTTGTAGGAGTCAGAATTAAAATGGATGGTTTCGCAGACGAAGAGGTAATCATCAACGGGAAGAATAACTTTAAAACCAAGCTTGAATACTATAAAAATACTTACGATGAGAACTTAAATCATAAATTTGCAAAAGGCATTAGTATTTCTGGTTTTACTTATGGTTATAGCTATAGCGACATTCAAAGTGATTTACTTTAATTAATGGAGTTGATACATACGCAACACAATAAGAGCGATATATATAAGTTAGGCGAAGGAATTATTTCAGGGACAAATGAAGACATAACAAAAGAAAATGCAAATCTTAATGGTGAATCATACAGTGGAAAAATGAATAGATTTGGTTCTGAATTCAGTAAGCTTTATGCTCGAAATATTGTACTACCCGAAAGACTGGTAAAGGCAATAGATGAAGGATATGTTTACGTACATGATTTAGATCATTACGCAGTTGGGACACACAACTGCATATTTATTCCCTTTGATAAGTTATTAGCAAATGGATTTGAAGTTAGTGATAAAGGCTCTGTAAGATCACCAAACTCAATCATGACTGCAATGGCTCAAGCAGCTATTATTTTTCAATGTCAACAGAATAGCCAATACGGAGGTTGTGGAGCTTCAAAATTTGACTGGGATTTAGCTCCATATGTAACTAAGTCATTTAAAAAGCATTTTAGAAAAGGACAAAAGTACTTTAATGAGTTTTATACAGAAGTCGAAGATGATCAACTGTATCTAGATAATACAGAACTTAGCAAGGTATTTCCGAAATCATATACATATGCAATAGAAGAAACAAAGATTGAGACATATCAAGCGTCTGAGAGTTTGATTCATAATCTTAATACAATGGCATCTCGTGCTGGAGGTCAAGTGCCATTTACCAGCGTCACATTTGGTTTATGCACTTCAACTGAAGGAAGGTTAATCTCAGATTCACTATTAACAGCATCAATAAATGGGTTGGGACACTCAGAGACGGCGATCTTCCCTCAACTTATTTTTCAATGTAAAAAAGGAATAAATCAGAATGATGGAGAGCCTAATTATGATTTATTCATGAAAGCACTCGAATGTTCAAGCAAACGTCTCTTTCCGAATTTCTGCAATGTAGATGCAGACTTCAATCTTCAATATTACGATCCCAACAAGCCAGATACAGCAATTGCAACTATGGGTAAATAAATCTACTGCTCATATAAAACCTGTCTAAACGGGGAAACCTAAGTCAAAAAATGATATGGCAATCCCGTGCTAAATAATATTGGTGTTTGTCCTTAAGACCCATTATTTAAATGCCTAGAGACTATCGAAAGCACATCTTTAGATGGAAGTGAGTAGAGTAGGTTCCAAGAGGAATCCAAAAGATAGGGGCAGCAATGCCAAGAGATAGTCCGATACTCATAGAAATGTGAGGACATATGGATTCGATATGTCATATAAACTATTTGTGTAGAACACGTGTAATATCTAATCGTTTTGGAGAGCCTTCTCAGTCTGGTCGGGGCAATCTTTCTTTTAATTCTATAAACCTTGCGAAGCTCGGAATCGAATATGGAATAGTCAATGGTCGTGAAGAAAGAGATATTGATGGTTTTATGGACAAATTGGACGAAGTTCTTGATGTAGCTCTCGAAGGTTTAATTCATCGTTATAATATTCAGTGTGAACAGCCAGCTAAGGCAAGTGACTTTATGATGCAGAATGGCTCTTGGATTGGTGGAGAGAAACTAAGACCAAATGAGAAGATTGGTGATTTACTTCGTAATGGTTCAATTAGCATTGGATTTGTGGGGCTAGCTGAATGCCTTAAAGCGCTATTTGGAGTCCATCACGGTGAAAGTCCAAGTGCTTGGAAAGTGGGATACAGTATCATTTATTACATCAAAGATTATTGTGATAAAAAATCTGATGAATATGATATGAATATCACTTGCTTCGCTACTCCAGCAGAAAGCCTAGCAGGTAAGTTTGCAAAATTACTTCAAGATCAATATGGAAAAATTGAGGGTGTAACGGATAGAGACTATCTAACAAACTCTTTTCATGTGCCAGTCTATTATGAGATTAAAGCATACGAAAAAATTGAGCGCGAAGCTCCTTTTCACAAATTAACTAATGCAGGACACATTTCTTATGTTGAACTGGATGGAAATGCAAGGAACAACCTGCAAGCATTTAAGAGAATTGTTCAATATGCACTAAGTAAAAACATGGGTTATTTCAGCGTCAATCATCCTATAGACAAATGTTTATCTTGTAATTTTGATGGAGTGATAAATAAAGAATGTCCTATTTGTGGAGAGAGTGATGAAGAGAATATCTCACGGATTCGTAGGGTTACAGGATATTTAGTCGGTAATCTGAATCGTTTCAATTCTGCAAAGAGAGCAGAAGAAAAAGATAGACTAAAACATAAATGATTGTATGGGTGGGCGGTAGGGCATAAGGAGGTTTAAATGCGAGAAGAAAAATGTTGATTATATATGATTCACTGACTGGTAATGTGGAGCGATTTACAAAGAAACTTGAAATGAAATGCGTAAAGATCGTTGAAGGATTAATTGTTGATGAACCTTACGTATTAATCACTTACACGACTGGATTTGGGCAGGTTCCATTGTCAGTTGAGAAGTTCCTAAGAAAAAACAATGTCAATTTAAAAGGTGTCATTGGTAGTGGAAATATGAACTGGGGCAGTTATTATAATGGTGCCGCAAAGAAAATATCAGAACAATATGAAACACCTCTTATTCATACATTTGAATTATCGGGTAACTTAAATGACATTGAAAAGGTGAAACTGGAGGTAACAAATATTGTCTAATAGAATAGCCAAACACATCGAGTTAAACAATCAAATAATGATTCAAAATAATGGACAGTATCAATTTGAAAAGGATAAAGAGGCTGTAAAAACATATTTCATTGAACACATTAATCAAAATACAGTTTTCTTTCACAACTTAAAAGAAAAGTTGGACTACCTTATAGAGAATGACTACTATGAGGAAGAGTTCTTAAATAAATATACATATAAAGAAACTAAGAATATTTATGATATTGCATATGCAAAGAAATTCAGATTCCCTTCATTTATGAGCGCTTTTAAATTCTACAATGATTATGCTCTTAAAACAAACGACAAGAAAAAAATACTTGAGCGCTATGAAGATCGCGTAGCAATCGTGGCCCTTTATCTTGCAAATGGAAATTATAAAAAGGCAAAAAAGTTAGTTACAGCGTTAATTAATCAAGAATTGCAACCAAGCACACCTTCTTTTTTAAACGCTGGACGCAAAAGAAGAGGAGAACTTGTTTCTTGTTTTCTTATGGAAGTTGGAGATTCGTTGAATGATATTTCAAAAGCAATTGAGACATCAATGCAACTATCCAAACTTGGTGGAGGTGTATCGCTTTCTCTTACCAAGATTAGAGCAAAAGGAGAAGCAATTAAAGGTGTAGAAAATGCGACAAAAGGTGTCGTAGGCGTTATGAAGCTGCTGGACAACGCGTTTAGATATGCCGATCAGATGGGGCAAAGACAAGGTTCTGGTGCTGTATACCTCAATGTCTTCCATGCTGACATTAATGACTTTTTAGACACAAAAAAAATCTCAGCAGATGAAGATGTTCGAGTGAAAACTTTATCTGTTGGTGTTGTAATTCCAGATAAATTTATTGAACTCGCTAGGGATGATAGAGACACATATGTATTTTATCCTCATACGGTATTTAAAGAATATGGTGTTCATTTAGATGATATGGATATAAATGAAATGTACGATAAGTTAGTCGAAAATCCCAGAATAAGAAAAGATAAAATCAATCCTCGAAAATTACTAGAAAAAATGGCATCTCTACGATTTGAATCTGGTTATCCATATATGATGTTCGAGGATAACGTAAATGCAGTTCATGCACTCAAAAAAATAGGTAAAGTAAAATTCAGCAATCTTTGTGTTGAAATTCAACAATTAACAAAAGTATCTCAATACAATGACTATGACGAAGAAGATATCTTAGGTATGGACGTTTCATGTAATTTAAGCTCATTGAATATAGTGAATGTTATGGAAAATAAATCGATTCAGGAAACTGTTGAAATTGCGATGGATGCTTTAACAGAGGTGGCTGAACGAACTTCAATTAAAAATGCACCAGCTATTCGTTTGGCAAATGATTTAATGGCATCTGTAGGATTGGGGGCAATGAATCTTCATGGGTTCTTGGCTAAAAATAAAATTGCCTATGAAAGTGAACAAGCCAGAGATTTCGTAAACACATTTTTTATGATGGTTAATTACTATTCGCTAAAGAGATCTATGGAGATTGCGCAAGAGACTGGGAAAAAGTTTTACCGTTTTGAAGACAGTGAATATGCATCGGGAAAATACTTTGAAAAGTATACTACTCAGGATTATGCACCTAAAACTGACAAAGCAATAACTCTCTTTGATGGTATCTATATCCCTACAATCCAAGATTGGCAGTCGTTATGCGATGCTGTTATGAAATATGGCTTAAGAAACGCATATCGTTTAGCAATTGCTCCTACTGGAAGCATTTCTTATGTTCAGTCGTCAACTGCTTCGGTGATGCCCATTATGGAAAAAATCGAACAACGTACATATGGGAACTCTAAGACTTATTATCCAATGCCTTACCTTTCACCTGAAACGTGGTTTTTCTATAAAGAAGCATATGATATGGATATGTTCCGTGTTGTTGATATGATTGCAACGATCCAAGAGCATATCGACCAAGCTATTAGCTTTACTTTATTTATGAAAGACACTCACACTACAAGAGATTTAAACAGAATTGATTTATATGCCCACCATAAAGGCATCAAGACATTATATTATGCGCGTACTAAAGACACTTCCAGAGACGATTGTTTGTCTTGTTCGGTTTAATTGGAAAGGAAATGATGATATGAATAAGATATATGATGCGGCTGATTGGTCAATTCAAGAAGATTCGTTTACTCAAATGTTTTACAATCAAAACACAAGACAGTTTTGGCTTCCGGAAGAAATAAGTTTAAACGGAGATCTTCTTACTTGGAAGTCCATGAGTGTCGCTGAAAAAGATACATACAAAAAGGCTCTTGCTGGCTTAACATTATTAGATACGGAACAAGGAAATACAGGAATGCCCACGATTACAGCACTTGTTAAAGGACATCAGAGAAAAGCAGTTCTTAACTTTATGGCTATGATGGAGAATGCAGTACATGCGAAATCATATTCCAATATCTTTATGACACTTGCTTCCTCTGAAGATATAAAATTGTTATTTGAATGGGTAAAAGAAAATAAATACTTGCAGAAGAAAGCTTCAATTATTGTTGATGTTTACAACGGTGCTAAACAGGATGATGAAATCTCGTTATATAAGGCAATGGTTGCATCGGTTTATCTCGAAAGCTTCCTATTTTATAGTGGATTTTATTATCCATTACTGTGCTATGGTCAGGGACGATTAATGCAAAGTGGAGAGATCATTAACTTAATAATCCGTAGAATTGCGGCTTAGCATAGCAATATGTTATGAAAAACTCTTCTTTATCATGGGAACCCCTAACGTAAAGACGAGGGCAATCATGAGGGAAGCATTGTGTGAAAATATGGGAAGCTACTGATGGATATGTTTGGTGATATTCATCAGATGGTTTTTCTCACAATGAACCTGCAACGACCATCGAAACCTCATAGGAAGTAGAGTACACCGTAAGCGATTGACGGTGGAAATGGAGAGTCACCTAAACGGTGAGTGATATGGTCTGATCTATGTAGAAATACATAGCAGTCGCTATAGACGCATTGAGCATAGCGAACTCAATGGAACATAAATGGATGAAGCGATACATGGTGCATACATCGGTTTACTTGCTCAAGAAATTTACAATAAGCAATCTGACGTAACAAAGAAAGAATTATCTACTTTTGCATTAAATCTATTGATTAAACTATATGACAATGAGCTGAATTATACTGAAGATATTTATGATTCTGTTGGATTAACTCACGATGTTAAAAAGTTCCTTAGGTATAATGCAAATAAAGCACTCCAGAACATCGGTTTTGATCCTTATTTTGAATATGAAGAAGTAAATCAGATCGTAATTAATGGACTGGATACAAAAACCAAGTCTATGGACTTTTTTTCATTAAAAGGGAACTCATATCAAAAGGCCAATACAGAATCATTACGAGATGAAGATTTTTATTTTATAGAATAAATGAAACAATAAAAGGGAGCAACTATACATATGAAAAAAAATAACAAGCAAGTAAAACAACCATTTTATAATATCGGTGAAAAAGTTTACATCAAGCCGCTTAAGGTAAAAGGTGTTGTTAAGGGGCAACTAAATGGTCTTACTGTCGTTACATACTTCATTAAAGATAAAAGACGTACAAATAAGTTCGAAACGCAAATGCTCAGAAAATATAAGGATAAGCAGACTTCTACTAATGATGGATTTATTAAGATTGATTTAAACGGAAACCTTCATCTTAAGAATGTAAAGATTCAAAATGATAGCCATGCTAGTGATTTCTTCAAGGTACGTGAATTTCAAAAGGCATTTAATTGCCCTGCTCCAGATGTGCCAACTATCCTGTCAGATAAATTGGCAATCAATCGTGCCTCTTTTATTCTTGAGGAAGTGATTGAGTTGTTGTATGCTACTGCTGGTAACAAAGAGAGATTCGATAAGTTTTTTGCTGAATTAGTCCTGAACGCCGAGGAAACCTACGATAAACAACTTACTAAGCCTTTTCCTGAAGATCGTCTAATTGGACAAATTGATGCTCTTACTGACATCAAGTATTTTGCTGAAGGTGGATTTGTTGAGACTTCTGTTATTCCAGATAAAATTTTTGATTTAGTACATCAAGCAAACATGTCTAAAATTTTCCCTGATGGTAAGCCACACTACAATGAAGTAGGTAAGGTAATTAAGCCTGAAGGCTGGGAAGCTCCAGAACCTAAGATTGAAGAAGAAGTAAAACGACAAATTAAGCTTGGTGCAAAACGGTTTAACTAGTATAATCTTGGGCGGTGGTAATTCCACTGCCTTTATTTATGAAAAGGAGAGGATAAAATGTCATCCGTTGATAATCAATATTTAGCTCTTGTAAGAGATATTCTAGAGAATGGATACGAAGATACCAATAGAACAACAGATCGTAGCAAAAAAGTGTTTGGAAAAGTATTACGATTCAATCTTGCTGAAGAGTTCCCTCTTCTTACACTTAAATTCACTGGATATAAAACATTAACTAAAGAAATGCTATGGATTTATCAGCAGGGTTCGAACGATGTTCAATGGTTAAATGATAGAGGTATTAAGATTTGGGATGAATGGAAGTTGCCTGATGGTACTATCGGTGAAGCTTATGGCGCTCAAATCAAAAAGCATAATCAAATCAATAAGTTGATTGACGAACTTAAAAACAACCCTCAATCTAGAAGAATGGTTATTGATTTGTGGGCAGTTGCCGATTTGGATAAAATGTCGTTAACTCCTTGTATGTTCAATCATATTGCCGATGTGAATGACGGTAAGTTAAACTGGCATACAACTATTAGATCTTCTGATGTTGCTTTAGGCTTACCCTACAATATAGCTCAGACAGCCATTTTGGTGCATATGATTGCCCAAGTAGCAGGTTTACAAGTTGGAGAATTGATGATAGCAATAACTAATGCTCATCTGTATGAACAGCACTATGAGCCTATTAAGGAAATCTTTAACCGTACATCGTATCCTGCCCCTAAGTTGTGGCTTGATCCAACAGTAACAGACTTTCATGAATTTGATGTGGATAAACACGTAAAGGTGCTTGATTATCAATCGCACCCATCCATTAAAATGCGAGTATCGGTATGAGCATTATAATTATAGCTGCGCTTGATAAGAATGGGTTGATAGGTAACGGTAATAGACTCCCGTGGAAAATTAAAGCCGATATGGACTTTTTTAAAGCACAAACTACAGGAAATAACGTTGTAATGGGAAGAAAAACATATGAGAGTATTGGAAAACCACTTAATAACAGAACTAACATTATACTCACGAAAAACATGAAATATAAAGCAAATGGATGTGAAGTCTTTAACAATATAGATGATATCTTGAAATTCGCAAAAGAGTCTTCTAAGGAAACTTTTATAATAGGTGGCAAAGAAGTCTATGAGTTATTTATTCCTTATTCGGATAAAATGATACTAACTCATATCGAGGGAGAGTTTAGTGGGGACACTTTTTTTCCACTATATGATCATCGCAGATGGAGAGAGATTAATTGTATTGAGGTTGAAGCAGAAGAATCTAGTGGCTATCCAATAAGAATTGTTCACTATGAAGTAAATAAATAAAAATAATGAAATACCTATATACAAAAATAAATAAATATGATAATATGAGTACAGGTTAAACGAAGCCTGTACTTTTTTTTAATAGGAGGTGGTTGAAATGAAAAACATCCACAACAAAGGGAGTGACGATATACGTTTTCCCTCATTGTAAATATAGCTCCAACAATAATTCTGGGGTTAATACTGAAATACGGTAAGTATTGGTTCAGGGAAGATTACAAGCAAATCAATACTAAAATAAACAGAGAAGCAATATTTAATTCATTTTGTTTCGCCATTATGGGATACTCTGCTCTAACCAAACTTTCATCATTGTTTATTATTCAGCAGCCAACTGCACATCTTCAAACGCCAATTATGTATATATACGCTATAATTTTTAGCCCGATAGCAGAAGAATTAATTTGTAGAAAGTATCTATTCACGAAACTACATAAGAAATATAACTTTTGGATTGCTTCAATACTAAGTTCTGTTTTATTTGCTTTACCGCATTGGAATCTAGTAGGTTTCCTTGGTTACGTATTTATTGGTGTGATATGGAGCCACTATTACAATAAGACAAATAACATACTGGTTCCAATTTGCAGTCACTTATTGTTCAATTACTTTGTCATTTTATTTATGTCACTGAGAGGATGAAAAAACATGCAATTAAGTCATGAAGCACAAACACTGCTGGATATCTGTTGGGTTGATGGTGATCCTAGATCAACAACATTTATTATTGGAGAAAAGACAAATTTTAAAGGTATAGAATTTAAGCCTAACGAAAAACGTATAATGAATTATTGGAATATCAGTCCAGCTCTCCAAGACCATATAAGATTGAGAAGTTTGGCAAGTTCGTTAATCTCACGGGAAGGAAGGTGAATTAAATTTGATTCAAAACATTATACAAAAGATATTTTGGAGTAAAGCATTTGAGGAAATCAGAGAAGGACATAGGAAAATGTGCTATGAACTAGGCATTAAAGATGGTCAGGATGAATTTGATAATAATAATAAATTCTATAAGGAGTTTGCTGAAGCATATAACAATGAATCAATCATATTAAATTAAATAATACATAGGAGAACAGTTGAATGAAAGTAAGTAACAGAGTTATTGAGCAGTTTAAAGTGTGTTGTCCAATTAGTTATTTAAAGTGTGATTCAATCACTGATGTTGAATACAAAATTAAAAGGGCAGTTACATTGGGAAGGAAATTTGCTGAATATGAAGGCAGAAAATATATTCAGTACTATCATCTTCAGTTTACGGTACAAAACGGCAAAGTAATTGATTTAACTAAAGATTATAATAAATACATAGAAGTTAGCGAGAATGTAAAAAACGCATATGATCGATTAGAAGGAAAGTTGCTTGTGTAACTCTTCGTAAAAGCCGTCTTTTATCAAGATGATATATTCATATAACTTTGTATTAATAATACTAATAGGAGGATAAATATAATGAGTAAAGTGATTTTTGGAGCTAATAAAGAAATGGTTGGGATGTATGTAGATCAAGTGTTAGAAAAATATAATGACAGTTTAATGGTCTTGGCTCCACCTTCAGGGATGATTAGCACTTACGCGCCATCTAAGAAAGGAAAGAACAAGGGCTATTACCGAGTCAAACTTGAAGTTTGGATTCCTGAAGATGCAATTAAGGGTGAAGACGCATTAAATGATTTTGGCGCAGCCATTATAATGAGATTGCCCAAAAATAGAATTGCAGATCATTTGAAGTGAACTACGCAAACAATTAAGGAGATGATTCAATGAAAAGTAGTGTGGATTGTGAACTGATTAGTGTTTCACTTAGTAGTGAAAATTATTTTGGGAAAGCTGATGAACTTAATGGAAGTGCAAAAATTAAAGTTGATATCTCGATGGGGAAATTATTTGGAAAGACATTGGAGTGTTCAGAAACAGAATATATCAGTCTGTCAATGTTCTCTAAGGGAATTCAACAAAAAGCAATAGAATTGTTTGAACAAATTAAAATAGAAATTAAGAACGAGATAAAAATCTAATTTTATTAAGATGAGGGGGGTACAATGTTATGAACGAATTAGAATTATTACTGTTGAAAATGTGGAAAGATTGTGGCATTGAACAAATTTATAAATATAAAAATCGGATCAATGCATATCGGGAGTCTTTACCTAATAGAGAGTTATTCTATGACTTAACCTATCAACTATTTAAAGATGTTGAAGACATAGCGGATTATGAGCATTCAAGTCCTGAAGAATATAAGGTAGAGGTCGAAAACTTGATTAAAAGTAGAAAGGAGTTTGCAAAGCAATGAGTTACTTAGAAGTTACTATGCGTGGATTGTCCAATATGCTCTACAACATCTCGCAAAACCCAAGCAAAGAGAATTGTAATGTCATGTTGGACAGCATTAAACGAACGCTTGTTGACTATAATGAAGCGGGTGGAAATATCAGTATAATAGACTTTAGAGAAAAGGAGAATTCTAGTGAAAAAAATTGAGGTGGGGCAAACCTTATATGTGAATATAAGAGGCTTTTTATTCAAAGACGAAAATCTCAAAGAATTTACCGTTCAAAAAATAAATTCATCAAGCGTGTATGTAACCCAAGAAGGCGATAAGCATCCTATCAGATTAGATAAGAAAACATTAACTAATAACAGCGGAATATTGGGTTGTTATAAGGCATATGTTGACCCAAACGATTATTGGAATAATATCAATCAAACAAAAGAAAAACAAGGGCTTGTTAGCAGCATCAGCAACAAACTTGGAACATTGAATATTGAGCAATTAAAAGAAATTGAACTTTTGATTAATAAAAAAAGTCTGTAAAAGTCTAGTTTTATTCAGAAAGGGATGTAATTAGGATGGATAATTTATATAAGGAATATTTTAAAGACCAGAAGTATCGGAAATCCTTTATCAAATGGATGAAATATTACTATGAAACTGAAATGTATGATCGTAGTGTATGCAATGGCATTGATAAGTTTGGCAATGCAGCGCCAATTAGTGGAGATGAGTATAAATTGATTAATCAAAATGCTAAACGACTAATGAATATTTTGGTTCGAGAATTAAGAGATAATGATATTGACGAAGAAACTTGGAAGAGAGCAAGGAATATGGCTTCAAGATTGTCACACGAACAACTAAAGAAGACATTAAAAGAATTTAGAATCCTGTAAATTACCTGTTTTATTGAAAGGAAGAGTGAAACTTGAGTAAATACGAACTGAGTTTATCAAAAGACTATGTTCCTGACTGGACACTTGTAGATGCCATTCGTGAACTATTTCAAAATGCTCTCGATCAGCAAACGATATCAGATGACAATAAAATGTTTTTCGAATTTGATGCCGAAGCACAAGCACTACATATTGGAAACAAGTCTTCTGTCCTAAATGTGAAAACTCTCCTGCTTGGCTCTTCATCTAAACGTGACGATCCAAATACAATTGGTCAATTTGGAGAAGGGTATAAAATTGCTACACTAGTGTTGACCCGACTAAATAAACCAGTGACCTTTTATAACTATGGTGCGAAAGAAGTTTGGAAGCCGAGATTTGTTAATAGTCGTCGTTATGGCGAAGAAATACTAACTTTTTTCGTTGATAAGAAATATCCTTGGGAAAAAGTGCCTGATAACAATCTAACTATTATCATTGAGAATATCACTAATCAAGAGTATCAGGATATTGTAGAATCTGATCTTCATTTGCAGGAAGTTGGAAAAATAATTGAAAGCAGTTTTGGACGAATACTTGAGGAAGAAAAGTATAAAGGTAAAGTGTTTGTTAATGGGTTGTTTGTATGCAATTACAGTGAGTATACGCAAGGATATGATTTCAAACCTGAGTACATAAAGATTGATAGAGATAGAAAGTTGGCAGACTCATTTGAATTAAAATGGCTATCCTCTAGGATGTTGAGTGGTGTTAACTCCAATAAGACTGTTGATATGATCAAGAACAGTTCTCCAGATGTTCAATATATTACAAGTGCTTATGCAACCAATGCAAACAACAAACTTAGAGAGATTGTAGATAATGTTTATGATGATTTCAGAAATGAACATGGCGAAAATGCCATTCCTGTTTCAAATCAAGAGGAATACACAGAAGTATCGAAATCTGCAAAGTATAGACCAGTTTATGTTTCATCGTCTCATGCAATTGCAATTAAAACAAGTCACAAATATGTGAAGCCTGCTCTAGAACCAGAAAAGAAAGAATCGGTAAATAAAAGACTCGTTTCATGGTTAGACAGTCACAAACAAAGCTTATCCAAAAAAGCAATTAAGCAGCTCGAAGAGATTATAGAAGACGTTGTTGAATAATTGAAAATAATAGATAAAAGGAGTAATTAATAATGACACTAGAAAATAGTATTAAGGATGTAATTTCTAAAAAACTTGAGGATGGAACGGTTGAAAAACTTATTGAACAGCAACTAGAGAAAGGAGTGGTTAACGCTCTTGAAAACTTGTTCAGATCCTACGGAGATGTCACCAAAATTATTGAAGAGAAAGTGAAATCGGTTATGGTTCCATATCTTGAGTCTTATGATTATTCAAAATACATAATTAAACTAGACAGTTGTTCTGGTTGACGTTCTTCAAAATTCAACACTTGAGAATAAACAACTACTTCAGAATTTTAAAAGTATCATGACAACTGACAATGTAGATAAGCAAATGAATGTCTCAAGCCTGTATGAAAAGTGGATGGATTATGTTGCTGAGAATATTGATACAGGTAAGCTTGAAGTTAATTATGATGATGGTATCAGTTATGAATATGCTCAAGTGAGTTTAGAAGTGGAATACGATGAAAGTAGAAGTTGGAGTATTTATGAGTACGCAAACCTAGTCTTTGAATGTAAGAAAGATGAGGAAATGAATCAATCTATCAGATTGTATCGATGGAAGGAGAGCAGAGATAAAGGGTGGGATATTGAACACCATGGAATCATGGACTTGAAGTCACTAAGACACTTGAATAATTTCGAATTGTTATTGATGAGTTTGACCCAAAACCACATTAAACTGACCATCGATACAGAATCTGAATCAGATGATGTTGACGTAAAGGCAGAGCCAGAAGCAACTTTTAGCTAATACATATTGTTGTAAAACACTTGTTTTATAGAGAGGAGGGAATTCTTATTCTTAAATTGTTCTGTGATCACCAATGGGAAACAAACGACCGCAAACATGAAGAAATGATTACTTACGGAATTGTAAAAAAATCTGGAATGAAACGGCATATGATTTGCACCAAGTGTGGCAAATATAAATCTGTATGGGTATACATTGACTACATTAGGAAGGGGTAATACATATCAGAACATTAGCAGTTAGTGATCCGCATGGATGTAATGACGAATTTAATTCATTATTGAAAAAAGCAAAGTACAATCCTTCTCAGGATAAACTCATTCTACTTGGAGATTATGTTGATCGAGGACAGAAGAGTAGGCAGATGGTTGAGCAAGTAATGCAACTTCGTAATGAATGGGGTGTAATTGCTCTCAAGGGGAATCATGACGATATGTTTGTGGCTGCAATAAATAATGAAATTGAAGAATTAGATGCCCAATGGCTTAATAATGGTGGATTTCAAACTATAGAGAGTTATTGTGGGATTAGTTTTTTTGAAGAAGGATTTGAATGGGAACAATACATAAAAGCAAAAGAGTTTATTAGGAAGCATTATCAGCATCACATTGATTTTTTAGAGTCGCTGCCTTTATATCATGAAACAGATAAATACATATTCGTTCACGCTGGAGTTAATCCTTTTTATGAAGACTGGCGAAATCAACCTGAGAGTGACTTCATTTGGATTAGAGATATATTCTTTAACAATAAGACTGGATTAGAGAAGAAGATTGTATTTGGTCATACACCCTGCATCCATTTACATGATAGAGAAGATATTTGGTTTGATCCAAAAGGCGATAAGATTGGAATTGATGGAGCCTGTGCTTACGGACTACAGATGAACCTGCTTGAAATTACTGAAGAAGGAACATACATAGAACATTGTGTGCGTAGAGGCGAAATACATGATTAACAAGACTTTAAATTATAAAAGAGATCCTAACTTGAACAATGAAGAGTTGATTAAAGAGGCAAAGCTAACAAACAATAAAGAACTTAGAGATAAGATTATAAATAATAATATTCCATTTGTTAAAAGCCTAGCTGACCGTTGGTATAAACGAGGAGTCCGGGAAGAGTTTGATGATCTATTGGGTATGGGAATGGTAGCACTAATGAAGGCTTATAATACATATGACACGAACAAGAATATTAAATTTACTTCATATCTTGGAAAAGTGGTATGGAAAGAATTTATGGCACATTCCAGATATAAAAGCATGAAATGTCGAAGTAAGTTCTCCAGTATTAGTTTCAATGAAACCCTTCATAAATCGAAAGGCACAGATGAAGAAAAACTGCTTGCTGAGGTTATTTCAAATGACAGTCACCTAGATTATCTGACAGTCGAGGATGAAATGTTCAATACACATTTAGTTAAACAAATGGATGCATTGTTGGCGAAGAAGGAAAGAGTTGTTGCTGACAAGTACTTTTTTGAAGGGAAAAGCATATCGGAAATTGGAGTTGAACTTGGTGTGTCGCGTCAGGCAGCGCATCAAGCTTTTCAAAGAACAATAAAACGACTGAAACCAATCTATACTAATTGGGAAGTGGTTTAATTGAACAGAAAACAACTTTTAACCTTCACTATTAACTTATTAACTATAATGACTGCTTGCGGTCTAGTAGGTGCAATTTATGGTCTGATTTATCCTCAAACTACAACCCCTTGGTTTTGGTTTGGATTCTCTGGAGTTTGTTTATTAGGTGTTGTTTTAGATTATTTAGACTATCGAAAATTGAAGTAAAACTCATATTTTATAAAGGAGACAGTTAATTTAGTGGATAAAGGTTTATACAAATATACAAAAAAACTAATTAAACAAGCCTTTCCTAAGTACAAAAGAATTCAAGTAGGAGCTACAGTAACCGAAGTGTTAATAGACAGAGGTGCCAATTACACAAAAATTCCTTTAGTGAAATTCACAGTTGTATGCAATTCGTATGGTCTTTTTACGACAAATAGACATCAAATAAATGTAGCTGTTGATCAACTGACGAATAGGGTCTATTGGAATTTTGAGAGATTGTAATGGACGATTGGAGATGGGACTGTGATTACATTTTGGATTGGATTTTTGTTTATGATGGCACAAATGGTACACGTAGGAATTTATAAAAACCTAAAGAGAAACTTTACTTGGAATCAACTTGGCTGGTTTGTGCTGGGACTGATTGATGGAGTCTTTTTAATGTATATCCATAATCTTAGATAAGGAGTGCCTACATGAACAAGAAAAAACTTGAAGAGATATTTTATTCCAAAGAGATGGAACAGATTAGGCTTGATTATTATAACAATGCATATAATCAGGGAAAATTCGATGAAACAATGAAGAAAATGAATCCCAAAACATTGATCAATATGCATGATGGAGACTTTGAAGTCTGGAAAGGTAAGGTATGGTATTCAGATAAAGATCAGTACAACATTTCAGTTGAGGGTTACATGGGGTTTGAAACTATTCAGCAAGGCATTGAGTTATACGAAATGTTTAATGCAGAACTATTGAGATACATAGAACAAAACGGTGGTCTGAAAGGTAGGCACGAGTGGAAGAAGGTATATCATACTAGAGCAGTCGAGATATCAAACGAACATGATAGTTACTGGATTTTTCTTGATGGATACAAATCTGAAGAGATTAGTGACCTTTATTGGTATATGTGTGATGTAATTGAGCAACTGAAACGGTTAAACAAAAATTTAAATATAACTAAAATTATGAAAGAGGTAGCATATGAAAATAGTACTCGATTTACTAACTGACAGCTATAACTCATATTCATCAGAAACAATTGATTTTGAATCTTACAGTGATTCTTCGGAAGTGGAGATAAGGTTGGGAGACAGAGTGGTTGGTATTGATAAGCAAGAATTAATTAAGTCAATTGAAGCACTATGTAAGTAAAAGATGCATTTTATGAGGAGATGGGTATATGTCTTTTGACATGGAGAATTTTATGAATGAAACACAATTGAGAAACAATTTTATAGATGAGTTTAAAATGTGTGCCTACAAAGATAAGGACGGATTCCCTAATGTTTACATGGATAGAGTTTGGAGTACTATCGATAAATTGGATGAGAAATTGAAAGATAGAGTATTGTTTTGGTTTGTGACAGAGCATCTAACATTAATTAATAAATACAAGGTTACCAGTAAAATGAGAAAAGGAGATGCGACGATGAAGATTGAACGCGAAGAAGTTGTTTATACATATGAAACAGAAGAAGAAGGCTTTAATCACCAAAAACTGATGGAATCACAAGGGTGGTTATATATTAAAAATAACCTATGTTAAATAATTCGGCTTGAATCGGAGGTACAAAATGATTCAAAACTACATGGAAATCATGAATAACAAGAAAGATTCTAAACAAATTTCAGATGAAGAATATGCAAAATACATAAGCAAGCTATGGCAGTGGCAAATAAATAGTACAACAGAATATTATCAATCGGAGGATGATCATTTTTGATGATCAATAATACATATGAAATTTTTGAATCAAAATGATATTTTTCAAATTTTAAGGAAGTCTCTCAAGAAGCATTATGGCAATTTCACTAGTGAACCTAAGATTGAAATTGATGTTGATGTAATGGCTAGTAAATATGATTTTTATTCGAGAAAAATTAGTTTTAGTGGAAAGATTGTATCTTTTAAATATAGTGAGGAAATCTATAAGAGAAGACTTACTTTGAAAGAAATTGAGGGAATGATTGAATTAGAGTTAGGCGGAGAAGTAAATGTTGCAGCATACATAAATGAGATTGAAGAAGTGTTAACAAGAGATAGTTACAATAAACACACTGTTTTAGTGGCTACAGTGACAAACGAAGAACTTTTATTAGATAAAGATTGCATCATGACTTTAATCGACATAGCTATTGATATGAACGATAAAGAGTGGTTTATTGAGCTAACACATAAATATAATCAATTACAGTTGAATATGAGTTCAACTAAAGTTTGACGACATCAAGAATGCAAAATGAACAAGAATAATGTAGAACTACATTGATACATAAAATACCCAATGTTTATAAGGATTTATTGATAGTGATTTCTACGTAAAATCCTGATTTTATCATTTGCTGTGTTTTTGAAACGTATAAAAAATTAAATATAATGAAACTGTAGAATAAAAGAGATAGATGTGGTATAATCAAATTAGAAATTGAGGACACAAATGGACACAAGTGTGATGGATTGTGACAGACTGGTACATGTGTTCACACAAATTCTAAGGAGGTTATACCACTTTGCTTAATACGGTTAACTTAGATCTGGGATTTAGTTGGACTAAGGCAGAAAAGGGAGGGGTGATTTACAGACAGCCATCAATTATAGGCGAAGCAAAAGATATGTTTGATCAAAATATTGAAGCTAATCATTTTATATTTAATGATGAAATGTTTGTTGGAACTCTTGCACTTAACTACAGTGACATAAAATACTTTTCATTAAATAACAATAAGGCAGAAGCTGAAACAAGTGACATACTACTAAAGACTGTATTGGGCTATTTAGCACGAAGAGAAAGGGTTAATCTAGTTACTGGTCTTCCAATTAATTTTTATTTTAAGCAGAGAGAAGCTTTTGAGGAGAAATTGCTGGGACTGGCTGATCAAGGTGAGTACAAAATAAAAAAAGGTCGAGGAAAGAGTTTTTTAGTTCAACCAATAGTTGAGAAGTGTAAGCTAGTACCTCAAGGACTTGGAATAGTAATGGATTATTTATTAGGAGACAATGGTAAAATAGCAAAATTGAAAGCCGCTCAATTACGAATTCTGACTATAGATTTGGGGTTTTATACAATCAACCTCTTAGGGCTTGATGACTCAAAAATAATGAAAGAGTCTAAGAGTATAGTGCTAGGAGTAGAAAAAGCTTATAAATTACTACAAGCCTACATACACAAATTGACTGGGACTTCTCCAGAACTTTATGAACTAGATCCATATGTCATTTCAGGAAAATATAATGGATACGATATTTCGCCTCTTATTAAAAAGGCATTTAAATCACTTGCCATGCAAATTAAGAACGAAATTGAGAGTCTGAATATGAACTTTGATATTTATTTGGTTGCTGGTGGTGCAGCTCACTTTGTTTTTGATTACCTCGATCTTCCAAATAAAGTCTTAATGGATCAGTTTGCTCAAACAAGAGGATATCGGAAGATAGGCAAGAAATCATGGAAATAGCTGCCAAAGCAAGACTTAGACCGAAAAAAGATGATGATCTCATTCAGGCTTGGAATAGTTTGCCACCACACAAGGATAAAAGTGATATTGTAAGGGAGGCATTAAGATTATTTTTCTTTGGAGTTTATCCAACTCCCAATAACATAATTCAGACATCGGAAAAACATATAGTATTAGAAGAAGAAAAAGAGTTTACAGTAGAAAAAATTGAACAAATAATTAATGAGCAGGATTATGAGGATAGGTTTGATGAGTTATTAAATTCCTTTGAGTAGGCTTCGGCCTACAATACATACAATAAGGGAAGCTACAAGGATTAAAGTAAAATTAAAAGTTGAATATCTGAAGTTCTTAGTGAATAAGTGTTATGTTAATGGCGTTGAATATTTGAACAAACATACCTGCATGTTGTAGACCATATTAGGCATATACTGTCACAACGAGAGGTGATTACTGTGGATGAAAGCTCTAGAAGGATTACTGTTAATGAATCAAGGATCAATGTTGTTTTTAAAAGTCAGGAGGCTTATGAAGCAATATCTGAACAAAACGAAGAAATTCCATTAACCAGTAATCATTACGAATCCGCAGCAGACATATTTAAGGATTTAGACGATATGATTGGACTTGAAAAGGTAAAAGAACTTGTGTACGAAATTTATGCATTAATACAGGTACAAAAACTTAGAAGTGAAGAAGGTCTTAAAAGTAGTAATCAGGTATACCATATGATATTCAAAGGAAATCCCGGTACAGGGAAGACGACAGTGGCAAGAATAGCTTCTAAGTTGCTAAACAGAATGGGTATCCTTAGTAAAGGTCATCTAATTGAAGTAGAGCGAGCAGATTTAGTTGGAGAATACATTGGTCACACCGCACAAAAAACACGAGATCTTGTTAAGAAGGCTATGGGAGGTATTCTTTTTATTGATGAAGCCTACAGTTTGGCTAGAGGAGGAGATAAAGATTTTGGAAAGGAAGCTATAGATTGTCTTGTAAAAGTCATGGAGGATAGAAGCGATGATTTAATAATTATCCTTGCTGGATATCCAGATGAGATGGGGATGTTTCTTAGAACAAATACAGGTCTCCCATCTCGGTTTCCAATACAAATAGATTTTCAGGATTACACAACAGATGAGCTAATGTTAATTGCAGTAAAGATGGCATATGAAAAAGACTACAACATTACCTCTGATGCACTTATAAAGCTTAGAGAAATAATTCAGATTGAGAAAGACTCAAGAAGTAATTTTAGCAATGCACGTTATGTTCGTAATGTGATTGAAAAAGCGATTCGACACCAAGCTGTCAGAATAATGAGTAGACGTGTGAAGATTTCTAAGCAAAATTTAATGGATATTTTGCCACGAGATATATCAAATTCAAATGTTGAAATGAATAAAAGAGAATCTATCATATTGCCATAAATTAAATTGTATTTGTCCATAAAGAACAATCATACTTAATTAACTTAGCTAGAAATCCATCGATTGTTCTTTATGAGCCTCATAAATATTTAAGGGGGTGAGAGGTGCAAAATATTCATATCAGATTTTATTAAAATCAATATTTTATAGGATTAGGAGGTCGGTAATCATTTGTGTGTTTTGTAATTATCATAATCATCGAGACTATAGCAATATTTTTACACCAGATTGTTCGGTTAAAATTGATGACTATGTGAAAAGATCAAAAGAACTAGACCATAAGATACTCTCTAGTATGGAACATGGATTTCAAGGAAGGTATTTTGATACATATGATGTAGCAAAAAAAGAGGGCTTAAAATTCATTTTTGGCACAGAGGCTTACTGGGTAAAGGATAGATTTGAAAAAGATAATACTAATGGTCACATGTGTATTTTCGCTAAATCAGAAAAGGGCAGAAGAGATATTAATCGGATTCTTTCTGAAGCCAATGAAACAGGTTACTATTACAAGCCTCGTGTTGATTTGGATCTGATTTCAACTCTCGATCCTAATGAGGTATTTGTCACAAGCGCATGTATTGCTTTTTGGCAATATGAGGATATTGAAAAAATTGTGCTTGATTTGAACTCATATTTCGGTAAGAATTTTATGCTTGAGGTACAAGCGCACCATACAGATCCTCAACGAAAACTTCATAAAAGAATATTAGATATTTCGGCAAAGCATAATATTGAATTAATTGCAGGTTGTGATAGTCATTTTATTTATCCTGAACAAGCTAAGGATAGAAATGCTGTACTAGAAGCAAAAGGAATTCGATATGAAAATGAAGATGGTTGGTTTATGGATTATCCAGATGGTCAAACATTTAAGCAGCGCTTTTTGGATCAAGGAGTGTTAAACGAACCACAAATAGATCAAGCAATCAAGAACACTATGATCTTTATGGATTTTGATGACTATGATTCTGATTTAATTAAAGTCTTTAGTAATGACATTAAGTTACCTACCATATATCCAGATTTAACACAGGAACAGCGAGATCATAAGTATAAGCAGCTTTTAAATAGTAAGTGGAGAGAAACTAAAAGTACTATTCCAAAAGAGAAACATACAAAATACATAGATGAAATTCGAAAAGAAGGTTCGGTTGTTGTTAATACTAAAATGTCTGACTACTTCTTAATTGACCATGAAATAGTCAAAGAAGCTGTAAGTATGGGCGGTATTATCACATCCACAGGTCGTGGCTCAGGAGTTTCCTTTTATACAAATACTCTACTAGGATTTTCAAAAGTAGATAGAATTTCCGCTCCTGTACATCTGTATCCAGAAAGATTTATGAGTGAAAGCAGAATTTTGCAAACAAAATCCCTGCCCGATCTTGATCTTAATTTAGGGAATCCTGAAGTATTTATTGCTGCTCAGAAAAAAGTGCTAGGTGAGGGACATTCTTATCCTATGATTGCTTATGGAACCTTCAAACGCAAGTCTGGATTCAAGTTATATGCCAAATCACAAAGCCTTGATTTTGATATTGCAAATGAGGTGTCCAAGCAGTTAGAAAATTATGAGAACGACTTAAAATATGCTGAAGATGATGAACAAGATTTGATTGATGTATACGATTATGTTGACGAGAAGTATCATCATCTAATCAAGGAAAGTGAAAAGTATACAGGTATCATTTCAGATAAAAAGCCTCATCCATGTGGACACTTAATTTATCAAGGAAACATTAAAGAAGAAATTGGCCTTATCAGAATAAAGAGCGAATCAACTAAAAAAGAAGTAATTGCTGCCTTGATTGATGGTGATATCGCTGAACGCAAAAAATTTCTTAAGAATGATCTTCTCAAAGTAGATGTTGTAAAAACTACATATGATACTTATAAAAGAATCGGTTTACAAGTTCATTCGGAGACTGAATTGCTAGATGTAATAAAAGATAATGATAAAGTATGGGATATTTATGCCAGTGGATTAACCGTAGGAGTTAATCAAGTTGAGAAATATTCTACAACACAAAAAGTAATGAAATACAAGCCGAAAAATATTTCTGAGTTAACTGCTTTTATTGCTGCAATCCGTCCTTCTTTTAAATCAATGTATCATACATTCGAAAGTAGAAAACCTTTTGCATATGGAATAAGCAGCTTCGACAATTTAATACAAACTGAAGAAATGAAAAACTCGTTTGTATTGTACCAAGAACAAACTATGGCTACACTTGCCTATGCAGGATTTCCTTCAGACGAAACATACGGGATTATTAAAGCAATCAGTAAGAAGAAACCTGCTGTAGTAAAACCACTCAAAGAACGATTTTTGAAAGGATTTAGTGATAAAATCCTCGCTAAAGAAAACGTGACCGAACAAGAAGCATTCGATATGAGTGATAAGGTTTGGAAAATTATCGAGGATTCAAGTGGATACGGATTTAATGCAAGCCATGCATACAGTTATGCTCTTGATTCGGTCTATTGTGCATATCTCAAGAGCCATTATCCTCTCTTTTTCTATGAATCACTTCTTAGGCATTTTTCAGAAAAGAAAAATAAAGACAAATTAGGGTTACTCAAAGAAGAGATGCAAAGAGGTTTCAACATCAAAGATGGTGGCATTAAATTTGGAACGGATAACAGAAGTTTTGTGGCAGATGAAAAAACCAATTCGATTTATGCTGACTTGTCTGGTATCAAATATATGAACACAAAGATTGCAGAAGAACTTTTTGAACTAAGAGTGAATACATATGAGTACTTTATTGATTTATTGGTAGATATATCTCAGAAGACATCTGTTAACTCTAGACAGTTAAAAATTTTGATTATGCTTAATTATTTTGATGACTTCGGACATAGTGGATATCTTATGAAAATATTTGATGAATTCAATGAAGGTAAATATAAATACAAAAAAACATATGTAGCTAAAACAATTGAAACCCGACTGACTGAGTTACGAAGAATCGAGAAGGAGTTAAAAGTAAACAATGTGCCGGAGGTTTTGCCGAATGAAACAATAATGTTTCAAATTGAACATATGGGCTATGCTGATGCAAAATATCCAAATGTTAACGCGAGTTGGTGCGTTGTTACCGACTTAGATACTAAATATTCTCCTAAGCTTACTTTATACAACTTAAGACGTGGAGAAGAACGAATATTTAAAATGGACAAAAAAACATTTAATACTAGAGATGCATCGCTTAGGATCAACAAGGGCGATTTGATTGAAATAACTGGTTTTAAAAAGAAAGCAAGACAAATTCCTGATGGAAATGGTGGCTTTAAGCCAACTGACCAGATAGATATTTGGATTACTGGTTATTCAAAATACACAGACAAGGAGAAATTACATGGATAGTAAAATGAATAAGCAAAAAATTGAAGAAATATTAAATCGGAAGCTTAGCGAGAAAGAGTACAAAGAGATTGTATCAATCGTCCTAAACAAGCTTCTAGAAGAATAAATTAATGGCAAATAACCTCGACAGATTTGAAAGTCCATATCATGAGTTTAGATTTCCTGATGCACAAAATGAGGAGGTGAATAAGTTTTTAACTTGTGCAGGGTGTAATGAAGATATTTTAGTTGGAGAGGAAATATTGATCTTGTTCGACAGTCTGAGTGTCCACGATGACTATGACTGCTTAAAGAAAGCGAATGGAGCAAAAAGAATTCTTGCAGGAGAGGAATGGTAATTTGAATTTAGTAGGTCATAATATTGAGCTTGTTAAAGAATTGAAAATACATACACTAAAAAGACTTGAGATGTACAATAAATATGGATTTATAAAGGAAGATAAGTATGAGGAACTAGTAAAACTAGAAACAAATTATTTGGATGATCGACTGAAGATGATGGAGAGTTTACTATGAGTAAATACTTGTATGGATTTGACTTAAGTATGGAATGTACTGGATTAACTATTTTTGAACTCGATACAATGAAACCTATTTTAGTTACAAGTATCTCGACCTCACATTTCAAGAAATCTGCTACTCATGGACAAAAACTTAAATACATAGAAGATAGAATGTTAGAGATTATAAAACAATATCCTCCAACAGTAGTAACAATTGAACGTGGATTCAGTAGGTTTAATACAAGTACACAGGTCATATATAGAGTCCATGGAATCATTAACAAGCTTTTTTATCAAACTGAACAAATATATTATCCACCAAAAACCGTCAAGGAGGCTATTTGTCGAGGGGATGCCACTAAAAAGTATGTACAGGATACCATAAAGAAAGTTTATTCTAACATCATTTTTGAAAATGAAGACGAATCGGACTCTTTTGCGGTAGCACTCACGTATCTAATCAAGAATAAGCTAATCGAATGGAACAAATTAGAGATCAAGAAAAAAAGAACAATTAGAAAGTGTGAGTAAAAGTAGTATTTTACAGAGAGTAGATAACTATTTATAAGCCTACTTTCAACATAATTTGAAAGGAGGGAACATATTGAAAAGAAGTAACATAAATAGTTTTGAGGTTGCAATACATATTGCTGATAAAGAAGAAGCCAAACCGATTGAAGAAATAAATAATGAATTTACAATTTGGTTGGAAAATATCATGAAAAAGTATTCTCATTTAGTACCAAATGATATATAATAAATACATAAAAATAATGAAATAATTTAAATGGGAGGAACTTTATGCTCAGAACTTTGACAGGTTCAGAAAAATTCACCAAAACTGAGCTTGAAGCCTTGGTCGCTAAGATCAAGGCTCTTATTTACGCTCGTGTATCTACTGACGGACAAGTTGAAAATTATTCAATCGAGTCACAGGTTGAAAGATGTATGGACTTAGCTAAGCAAAAAGGTATTAACGAAGATGAAGTAGTGGTTCTAGTAGAAGATGGGGAATCAGGCGACAATCCTAATCGCCCTATGATTAACTATGTTTTATTCTTGTTGGAGTATGGGATTGGTGATCATGTTATTTTTCTACATCCCAACAGGATGAGTCGTTTTCTTCATTTACAAACACAACTGTCTAATCGCATATGGGGTCTTGGCAAAGATTTCTGGTTTGTTGAGTTTGATTTTGACAAATCGAGTCCAGAATCAATGTTGAACTTCAACATCCAAGGTTCTATTGCCGAATACAACAAAGCAAAGATACTAGCAGATACTAAGCGTGGCAGAATTACAAAGGTTAAAAATGGTCAAATACCGGGTTTAAACAGAATTTATGGGTATACCTATGATACTGAATTGGACACACTAGTTGAGAATCCCGTAGAAAAAGAAATTTATTTGAAGATGGTTGATATGCTTTTACATAAAGATTATAGCTGTTCTAGGATTGCCGAAGAATTATCTTTACGTAACGTGCCAGCTCCTAAAAAAGACAGATGGTATCAAGTTACGATAAGTAGAATATTTAAAAATGAAACCTATACAGGCAATTATTATTTTGGCAAAACCAAAGTAATCCATAATGCTGATGGAACAAAGAAACAAGTTCCACAACCAAGAGAAGAATGGAGAAGAATATCTGTACCTGTTTACATTGATATGGAGACATACTATAGAATTCAGAAGAGACTTGATGAACTAAATAAGAACAAACCCGGAAGACCCACAGAAGATTATTTATTACAGGGAATTTGTCGTTGTGGTAGATGTGGGGCAGCAGTATCGTCGGGTGTGACTACGAAAACTAAGAATAGGTTGCTGAAGTATTACGTTTGTCAACACAAAACAAAGAAGTCTTATGAAGTGGGGACTGGTGAATCCAATCCAATTTGCAAAGGACGTAATTGGAGAGTTGATTACGTAGATAAAATTGTTTGGGAGTACGTTAAAAATATTATATCTGAACCAACAGAATTTTTTGAACGTATAATTAAACAACAATCAGAAAACTCAAACTCTGATGAATTGCTTAAACAAAAAAAGAAATTGGAAAAGTCCCTACAGGAAAAAGAAGCGTCTCGCGAACGTTATACAGAGATGTATGCGGCTGGAATAATCAAATCAATGAAGGATTTAGAAGATAAAGTGTCAGCCGTAGATGAACAGATAAAAGATATAAAAGAGGAATTGCATACAATAGACCAAAGCTTATCGACTGTACTTAATAAGAAAAATCACATTGAATTAGTGCAAAAATCATTGAGATCATTTAAATATCTTATCGATAACGATCATATAGATACAGAGACCAAGAGAAAAGTGACGCGATTATTTATAAAAAAAGTTATACTCAATGAAGACAATAAAATAAATATTTATTTACACCTAGGATTTATTGATAACCACGAGAAAGAATCTGACAATCAACACATAAGTACCAACAATTGCCAAGGCCATGGAAGACCAAAAAAATCAATTTATTTTGATCCTCGCAGGGTATTCGGGAGAAATGGACTTTTTTTTACGGACCAATCCTGGTCTTCCTTCTCGTTTTCCAATCCAACTGGATTTTCCTGACTACACTGTGGATCAACTCATTCAAATTTCGGAGATGATGGCTAAGGAACGGGATTATATTCTCATGCCTCAGTCTATACTCAAAATGAAGGAGCATTTGCTAAATGAGCGGAATGACAGTCTCCATGCATTTAGTAATGCACGTTATGTTCGTAATGTGATCGAAAAAGCGATTCGGCACCAAGCCGTCAGGCTGCTTAATCAGTACAGGAGTGGGCAACCCGGCAAGCAGGAATTGATGACGTTGCGACCAGAGGATTTGAAAATGGACAAAAGATAGGCGATAATAGGAATCTGAATCATATCGAATTGTATGACATCGAACGAGGGCCGGCCTGACATCAGGTCGGTTTCTGTTCGAGAGTTGACATGAAAATAAAGGAGCAAACAATATGGCGAACTCCACTCATGATACACAAACCGAAATGCAGGATAAGGCGGTACTGGTCAGTCTAATTACGGATGAAGTCAAACGATCTGGCATCAATACGGAATATTCGTTGGAAGAACTGGTGAAGCTGGCTGAAACAGCGGGAGTTGAAGTGCTGAGCGTTCTCACACAGAATAGGGAATCCAAGGACTCAAAATGGTTTATTGGCAAAGGAAAAGTAGATGAATTGCGTGCAGTTGCTGAAGAATTGGGAGCGAATACAGCTATTTTTGATCAGGAGCTATCGGGAGCTCAAGTACGAAATCTTGAAGAGAGCCTGGATCTCAAAATAATTGACCGGACACAGTTAATTCTGGACATTTTTGCTCAGCGTGCAAAGACACGGGAAGGTATTATCCAGGTTGAACTGGCGCAGTTGTCATACTTACTCCCTCGACTGTCTGGACACGGTAAAAATCTTTCGCGGCTCGGTGGCGGAATCGGGACACGTGGTCCTGGTGAAAGCAAGCTAGAGACGGACCGTCGTCACATTCGTGACCGAATCAGTGATCTGAAACGCCAACTTGAGGAAGTGACGCGTCATCGGTATTTACACAGGGAGCGTAGACAAAAGGCCGGCATCGTCCAGGTGGCACTCGTTGGCTATACAAATGCCGGCAAATCAACACTGTTGAAGCAACTGACAGCTGCCGATGTATATATTGAGAACCAACTATTTGCGACGCTTGATCCTACCTCTAGAACAATGGAACTGCCGAGTGGCAAAGAAGTTATTCTCACAGATACAGTAGGATTTATTCAAAATCTGCCTCATGATTTGGTTGCCTCTTTCCGGGCCACTTTGGAGGAGGCCAATGAGGCTCATCTCATTTTACATGTCGTGGACGCCTCCTCAGACATGCGTGACGAACAAATGAAAGTTGTAGAGTCAATCCTGCAACAGCTTGGGGCTGCGGACAAGCCTCAGATCGTATTGTTTAACAAAAAAGATGCTTGCACCCCTGAGCAATTGGAAATGCTCCCTTCTGGGGAAGGCTATTTGAAAATCAGTGCTTTTGATGAAGCAGATTTGCTACGCATTCGCGAACTGGTTCAGGAGCATCTGAGCGGTGACACACTGAGATTTCGTATTCCTGCGGAACGTGGGGATTTAACATCGGTGCTTTATCGAATTGGAGATGTACTGCTGACAGAGTATGATGGCAATGATGTCATTTATGAGGTAGAAATTCAAAGAGGAGAATACGAAAAGTATGGTCATGCACTTAGTGAGTTCACAGAAAGTTAACATCTAATGATGTTTTTAGGTCCATAAGATGATAATGCTCATCGTTCGAATTGAATAACAATATAACATGATTAGCCTAAGGCTGCGGAAGAGAGAGGGTCAAGAAGGTAAATGGTAGTTTTTAGTCCGGAAATCCAGCAAATTCAGGAAACAGTAGAACATAAAATACAAGAACGTATACAGCACATAGATCATATTGTGGATGCAAATCAGTGGAAGGTCATTCAGGCCTTCCAGCGCAAGCAAGTGAGCGATTTTCATTTTGCAGGTTCAACGGGATATGCTTACAATGACCGGGGGCGTGAAGTGCTGGAAGAGGTCTATGCAGATGTGTTCGGTGCGGAGGCAGCGTTGGTGCGTCCGCATTTTGCCTCGGGAACGCATACCATCGCTACGGCTTTATTTGGTGTGCTGCGTCCAGGGGATGAGTTGTTATACATTACAGGGCGACCTTATGATACCTTACACAAAGTGATTGGTAAGCCTGGCGATGGAACAGGATCATTGCAGGACTTTGGTGTTACTTATGGAGAGACAGCGCTGACAGCAGAAGGTAAGGTGGACTGGAAAGCGGTGGAGTCCGCAATCCATGCGAACACCAAAGTGATCGGTATCCAGCGCTCACGCGGCTATGATTGGAGAGCTTCCTTTAGTGTGGCAGATATTGAAGAAATGACGGCACGAGTGAAGAAGATAAAGCCTGATGTTATTGTCTTTGTGGACAATTGCTACGGGGAATTTACTGAGAAGCTGGAACCTACCCAGGTCGGTGTCGATTTGATGGCAGGTTCGTTGATTAAAAATCCTGGTGGAGGTATTGCAGAAACGGGTGGATATATCTGCGGTAAACATCAATATGTAGAGCTGGCATCCTACCGATTAACAGCACCTGGTATTGGTGGAGAAGTAGGAGCCATGCTAGGCACTACACGGGGCATATACCAGGGGCTATTCCTTGCTCCTACATTGGTGGGGCAAGCAGTTAAAGGAAGCATATTCGCTGCTGCAGTCTTTGAAGAAATGGGGTTTGAGACCAAACCTGCTTGGCATGAAGAGCGTACGGATCTGATTCAGGCCATTTCTTTTAGCGGACCAGAACATCTAATTGCTTTTGTACAGGGCATTCAGCGCGCAGCCGCCGTGGATAGCCATGTGGTGCCAGAGCCGTGGGATATGCCGGGTTATGAGCATCCGGTTATTATGGCCGCAGGTACGTTTATACAAGGTGGAAGTTTGGAATTATCCGCAGATGCTCCGATTCGGGAGCCTTATATTGGTTACATGCAAGGCGGCTTAACCTACTCTCATGTCAAATATGGAGTACTTATGGCTCTGCAAACGATGAAAGAACGTAAATTATTGTGAGTTTTTCTAACATATCATTGACACTTTGCATCAGCTAAATGTACAATAAGGTGAATAATAGATCACTGGAAGGTTGATGACAAATGGGCGACGAAATTCGCAGAAATATGGCCTTATTTCCAATAGGTATTGTCATGAAGCTAACGGACTTGTCAGCACGTCAGATTCGTTATTATGAGCAGCATAATTTGATAGTTCCTGCCCGTACATCAGGTAACCAACGTCTTTTTTCATTTAATGACGTAGAGCGTCTGCTTGAAATTAAGGCGTTGATCGAGAAGGGTGTTAACATTGCAGGAATTAAACAAGTCATGAATCCGGTTACCAAGGAATCAGAGGAAGCTACAGTTATTACTGCAGATACGGAAGTCAAACGCCGTGAAATGTCCGATACTCAGCTTCATCGTTTGTTGAAACAACAACTTGTTGCAGGCAAAAGACCAGGACAGGTATCTTTGATCCAAGGCGAATTATCACGATTTTTCAACAAAAGATAATGCTGTGGCTTACCTTTTGGCATAAGGTTGTTTTACTTAAAAAACGGTCTCATCATTTAAGTCATTTATGTCATTTATGATACAGCCGATTTGCATATAGTCGTTACAGAAAGGGAGAGGTTAGTGTGAGTTATACCAGAGAAGATATCATTAGGATTGCGGAAGAAGAAAATGTTCGTTTTATTCGTTTGCAGTTCACAGATTTGCTGGGTACCATTAAGAACGTTGAAATCCCTGTTAGCCAGCTGGAAAAAGCGTTGGATAACAAAATGATGTTTGACGGTTCTTCGATAGAAGGCTACGTACGCATCGAAGAATCTGACATGTACTTATATCCGGATTTGGATACCTGGGTTGTTTTCCCTTGGGTAACTTCGGATCGTGTAGCTCGTTTGATCTGCGATATTTACAAGCCAGACGGCTCTCCATTTGCAGGTGACCCGCGGGGAATCTTGAAACGTGTACTTAAAGAAGCTGAAGAACTGGGCTACACTTCGATGAATGTCGGACCAGAACCTGAATTCTTCTTGTTCAAAACCGATGAAAAAGGCGATCCAACCACAGAACTGAATGACCAAGGTGGATATTTTGACCTGGCTCCAATGGATCTGGGTGAGAACTGCCGTCGTGAAATTGTTCTTAAGCTTGAAGAAATGGGCTTCGAAATTGAAGCATCCCACCATGAGGTTGCACCTGGTCAGCATGAGATTGACTTTAAATATGCAGATGCAGTAAAAGCTGCCGATCAGATTCAAACGTTCAAGCTCGTTGTTAAGACGATTGCTCGTCAGCATGGTTTGCATGCTACCTTTATGCCAAAACCTTTATTCGGCGTGAATGGCTCCGGTATGCACTGCAACCAATCGTTGTTTAAGGACAATGAAAACGTATTTTATGATGAGACGGATGAACTCGGATTAAGCCAGACAGCTCGCCACTATATGGCAGGCATTCTTAAACATGCACGTGCAATGGCAGCGATCACGAATCCAACAGTAAATTCCTACAAACGCCTCGTACCAGGTTATGAAGCGCCTTGTTATGTCGCTTGGTCTGCAAGCAATCGGAGTCCGATGATTCGGATCCCCGCATCTCGTGGCCTGAGCACTCGCGTCGAAGTTCGGAACCCTGACCCGGCAGCGAATCCTTATCTAGCCCTGGCCGTAATGCTGAGAGCAGGTTTGGATGGTATTAAACGTCAGATGGCTCTGCCAGCCCCAATTGATCGCAACATCTACGTGATGTCCGAGGAAGAGCGAATTGAAGAAGGCATTCCAAGTCTGCCTGCAGACCTGAAAGAAGCTTTGTCTGAGCTTATTCGGAGCGAGGTTATCTCTGATGCACTGGGTGATCATGCTCTGGCTTACTTCTATGAGCTCAAGGAAATTGAATGGGATATGTACAGAACCCAAGTACATCAATGGGAACGTGATCAATATCTGACGCTTTATTAATAGATAAAAACCTGTGAGTATGCGGTTTTTTTGGGAGTTGTAATGGGGGACGTTTCAGAGGAGTTTATTAATTCTTCTGGGGTGTCCCCCAAACGTCCCCCGACTTAAAATTGTTTGAGCCGAGAATTTTGCTTGTGTATTCCTCATATCTGTCTATGTTACGTTTCTCTAACTTTTTAGAAATGTGTGCGTATACATCAGATGTAATCTGCACACTACCATGACCAAGCTGCTCCTGGACAAACTTTATATCGGCTCCAGCTTCAAGCATGAGCACTGCGTAAGTGTGACGAAGAGAATGGATACGCAAAACTCCATCGAGACTAGCGCGCTTCAAGATACGCTTAAATGCGTTAAATAGTGTTGACTTCGGCATAGGACGTCCGTCATTTCTACATAGAACGAGATTTAAATCATGTCGGTACATTGTTTCTCCGAGATTAATTTTATTCTGGTTCTGCCAACTAGCATGATACTTTAGATCGTTGATTAGAGATGTACTTACACTGATTGTTCGTTTTGATTTGAAGGTTTTTGTTTCCCCGAATAGCTCGTCCTCGTTATCAGGTTGGAAATCCAAAGTTTCATTAATGTGAATTTTTTTCTCCTTAAAATTAATATCAGACCACTTTAAAGCAGCGGCTTCACCTTTACGCATGCCAGTCTCCAACAGCACCTTGAAAAATATCCAGTATATATAACCATATCCTCTTGCTGTATAAAGAAAACGAGGAATATCCTCAGAATCAATGAAATCAATAGTTTTTTGTTTCCTCTCTCCCTTAATAATTGATCCTATGCAAGGATTACGTTCTAACTTTCCTTGAATTACTGCGAGTTCTAAAGCACTGTAAACTGTTGAGTTAATTATTTCGACTGTTCTTCGGCTTAAGCCTTTTTCTAAACAAGCATCTAAAAATTTTTGGTACATATCTGGTTTTAAATCTTTTATCATTAATTGTTTAAAATAAGGCTTAATGTGTGTTTTTAGATTGTTCATATGTTGTTTAAGTGTGTTTTTTCTAACATCTCCTTTTTTATAGTTGATGATCCAACTTTCTATATAATCGACGAGAGGCATGTCAATCTGTTCGTAACCTTGTTTTATTCTCTTTAAAAATTCTGCTGCAGCTAACTCTGCTTCCGGTTTTGTACGGAATCCCCGTTCTGACTTCTCCTTTTGTTGCTGTGTAAACGGATCGGTGTACTTTAACCGATACCGCCAACCACTCTTTAATCTTTTAAAGTTTGCCATGATTATTCCTCCAATAGAACAAATGTTCCGTTTTTTGTGTATGTGAAACCGCCTCGCAGCGGTGAAAGCGCAAAGTGAATATTTAGGAAAGCTATTTCATTCAAAACAATTAATTTTTTTTGTTCTTTTTAGCATCCCAGAACATAGCTTCCATGACCCGTTTAATTTTTTCTTTGTCGTCTTCTGAGATTGGTATGCCATCGAACATTACCGGCGCATCTTCTTCAAGTATTGTTTTAAAATCCCGAATGTCCTTTGACGTGGCCCACTCTGGATATTGGCGATCATCTTTTTCGGCTTCTGTACGGCCAAGAAGGTAATCTACGGTTACATCAAAATACTCGGCTAATTTTGAAGCCACCTCAGTATTTAAAGTTCGGCTTCCTTTTTCGATATTGTATAGAAATTGAGGGGTAATTCCTAAAAATTCAGCTACTTGTACTCCTGATTTCTTTTGTGATTTTCTAATCTCTCTTATCCGGTTAGGATAACTAGACATGTCCTGTGACCGCTCCTTTTAAACTAATTGATGAATTAATGATATCAACAAATAGATTAAAATACAAACAGCAAATAGATTAAAAAGAAGCAAATAGGCGAAAAATTGAGCATATATATTAAACTATATGGATAATAATCTAAAATTCTTTTATTTGAATCTATTTGATTAATTTTACGTTTGATTTAATTAATCAAATAGATTAATATTATTTCAACGGAGGTGATGAAATGAAGGTTTCTGAACAAATGAGGCCACTTATAAATGAAAAAGGATTAAATCCTTCTGATTTAGCTCATTTAGTTGGGTGTTCCCCGCAGTACATGCACAATTTGCTAAATGGAAGTCGTCGGTGGAACGAAACCACGCTTAGAAAAGCCTGCGATGCTTTGGGATTAGAGATCAAGCTGGTTCCTAAGAAATTAAAAGAAAACAACAATTAAGGAGGGATAAACATGTTGTCAGTCAGCGTTGACGAAAAGGAAGCCTTTCAACTGGTCAAATCGAAGATAGCGGAGGTTTTAAAAGAAGCTGATGTGGAGTACGTATTTTGGGATGCGGCTGAATTAAAGCGTCGTACATGTATGAGTTGGAACTTTATACAAGAACAATTTTTCTATCATCCAGGATTTCCGAAACGGAAAGTAGGGAGCAAATGGTATTTTCCTGCGAGAGAAACGCGTGAGTTCTTGGAAAATTGGTTATTGGAACAATCTTATTAAAGAAAGGAGAACAAAACTAAATGACTACACCCAATATAGAACAACTGAATGGTGCTGCAACCAAGAATAATCTTAGCGCGATTATGACTACGCAAGAATATCCAGAAGGACGTGATCTTGCTTACGACATTCTTCGTTTACTTAACAAGCACAAAGTGTCGTATTCGCAAGCAGAGCGCATTCTTGAAAAATCTAAAGAACACGTCAAAGAATACGCTCGACTCAACGAATAATTTTATTTGAAGATAATGATTTTGTCCTCGGTGTTAATGGTGATCGGTCTTGCTGAATATCTAACACTTAAACCGGATTCAATGAATTCAATCTCTGTCACAGTATCTTCATTACATTTTATGAGCAGTGTCGTGTCGTCTTCAGAAACGAAGAGTTTGAAAAGAAGTTGGTCTAGTAATTTTCCAACCATGGAATTCAGTCATGCTAATGTGCCTCCCTTCCTGATAATTTGATAAGCTTCGACAACTTCCATTTTATCACAATAAGGAGAGTAGAAAGGAGATTTACTTTGTTAATTGACATAAATCAGATCAAAGTCAGTGATCGTATCCGCAAGGACTTTGGCGGAATTGAAGAACTGGCCCGAGATATAGAACAAAACGGACTCATCAATCCTATTGTAGTAACACCAGATTATCAGTTAATTGCTGGAGAGCGGCGACTAAGAGCGCATCAGTTTCTAGGTCGGAAAGAAGTAACGGTCAGAGTCATGGAAATAAAGGATTTTGAGCATCAACTTCAGCTTGAGATTTCCGAGAATGAACATCGTAAGGAGTTCACTTTTTCCGAGCGAGTAGAATGGGCGCGGCGACTTGAAGAGGTCGAACGCTTGAAGGCCAAAGAGCGCATGTCTGGAGGTACGGAAAATTTTCCTGACCAACCTACCGGACAAGTTCGGGATATTGTAGCGGATCAGGCAGGCTTTGGCTCTGGCAGACAGTACGACAAAGCGAAGTTTATTGCAGAAAATGCTACTCCTGAAATCATTCAACAGCTTGATGAAGGTTTGATCAGCACTCATAAGGCATTCGTAGAAACCAAAGCTCGGCTCGAAGCTGCTGTGCGTGAGGCAGAGGAAAGAGCAGAGCAGGCAGAGCGGGACAAGCTTGAGTTACAAAGACAGTACAAAGATGCCATTCCTGCTGATCAACTTGAAGATGCAGTATCTGCTGCTGTAGAGCGTCATGAGGAAGAAACGGGCATTTTCATTCGTCAAAAGGAAAAAGAGGCAGAAGCACAGCTCAAGCAACGCGATGAATATTGGAAAAACAAACTCAATGATGATTTGGAAAAAGAACGTTTAAAAGTTGAACAATTGAAGAGTGGCTACCAAAGAGCTAAAGAAGAACTTGAGAGTATCAAACTCCAGCAGCCAGACGACTTCAACGAACAGGAGGCCGCTGCTCAAATGAAGAAGCTTCGCTTTGAAGCTGACAGCAACACGATCCAAGTGAGTATCCATGTGAAACAGTTTCTGCAAAAGGTTGGAATTACTTCGTTCATGTTGGGGGCAATAGGCAGTGCAAGTAGCTCTGAAAAGAAACGGTTGTCTGAAAGTTTGGATATGTTGGAAGCCTTCATTGAACAACTTCGTCCAGCTGTTAACGGTAGAAAGGTGGTAGAAAAATGACACTAATTAATCCTAATCAGCAGCCAGATTTTTTGTCTGTAGTTGAAAAGCAAATGCAACTGACAGAAGCCCAAGGCATGGCAATTAGAGGCCTCGTAGACGGTATTAAGCAAATGCATTTGGATGTAACTGAAAAAGTGGAAGAAGTTCAGATGATGGTTCAAGAGGTTCGGGACAGTGTAACGCTGACGGACGCTGAATGCTATCAGTTGCAGGATGCAGTAAGAATCAGGTCCATTACTCTCACAAAAGATCGTTACAAGGAGACAGATGGAAAATTTAACGAAACGGTCGGAAAATATCGCCGCATGATTTGGAGTAAGTTGAAAGTTTTGTTCTCAGTCGCGAAGTACAGTCACATCCGGCGCATTGATTTTGATGATTCCATTTACTTCGTTAAAGACTTTCGTCCAGAAGACTATATCTAAGGGGTGAATGATTATGACTCTACCGGAATTGGCTCGTATCTGGTTCGAAAACGAATTACAGCATGCCATTATCGTTCGTAATATACAACGCAAGAGCAAGTCAAAATGAGTAGCAAAATGCAAACCATTTACTCTATTCCTATTGTGGATGATGAAGGCTTCAAATTTACATTGGATCAACCAGCAGACTCGCTTATAGCCGCTGTATTACTCATGCATTGTTGGTTGAATTGTCAACATTCGGTAGATATTGAGATGCTACAGCTGACAGAGCAGGATAAGAAAAAGCTTTCTCTTCAAAAGGAAAAAGAACTTACTGAACAAAAGCTTCAGGCCATTTATAAAACTCAATATGCTATTACAGATAGTCCATGGCCTAATCACGTTTGTATTCAGAAGATGAAACCTTTGAAGGAACAAGCAAGGCAATTGAAGGCTAAAATATCCGAACTTGAGGCGGAGATATGGAGCTGAGAGAGTTGGACGATCATAAACGATCTAAGGTGCTTAGAGCGCAATTACGTGAGTTATATGAGGACAGCATTGACGCTGTTAAATTCGGATTACCGACTGACGAAATTCATGCTCAAATAGATTTGCTTACTACTGAATTAAGTGAACTTGAGGAATTTAAAAATGAAGAATATGAAGGGCTAGAGGCTCCTAAGTCATCAGGATACAAGATATCCGGTAAAAAAATAGGATGCTGCAAGCATTGCGAAAAAGAAGTCTTTGAAGGACAAAAAATTCCTAATCCAAAAGAAGAAGGACTTTTCTGTAATTACTATTGCCGTAAGTTATACCGCAAAAGAAACGACAGAGAAGCCCAGAAAAACAATCGTGCTACCAACACGATCACTTTATAAACATTTCAACGGCAGTATATCACGTATTTTAAAAATTGAAAATAGGAGCGTAATAATATGAATTTAAATAATTTGGTAAATGATGCGATGCAAACTATTCAAAAAGACGGGTTTGTTGAGCAGGTCATTAAAAAGCAACTTGAGACTACTATCAAAAAAGTGGTAGAAGAGTATTTTGGCACTTACGGAGATTTTCGTAAAGAGCTAGAAAATCACGTAAAAGAGCAGTTGCAAATTGATATGAAAAAATTGGGTATCGGCGGATACAATCTTATGGTTTTGAATGAAGTTAAATCTCAGTTGAATGCTGCTCTCCATATTCAAGGTGTTCAAAAAATTAAAGAAAACATTGAACAAATGCTTGTTGGTATTAAACCTGAATACAAGTTGTCTGAATTGATTGAAGCAATGAAGAAAGATGAGAATGATGACCATGAACGAGATGGTGAAAAAATATCTTTCATTTTGGAAGGCGAGGAGGATGGGTATCGTCACATCTATTTTGATCCAGAAAGCGAAAGTAGAGATTCGTGGGGTTCTGAAAAATCAAAGTACAGATACAAATATCAACTCCACTTGGACAAAGAAGGACACGTCTATGACTCTAAAATTGATGGTCAAAACCTTTCCAATAACAAAGATATTATGACATCGTTCTACCATTTTGAAAAGTTGATGTTCCAAATTTTTGCGACTGGAGCCAAGGTTATCCTGGATGAAGACGAAGTTGATACTTATTACGGCGAAGAATATTAATTGAGGGTTAAGGAGTGGCTGCATTGTCTCTACAAAAACAATATACGCTCGGAGAGCTTTATAGTCTTGCGGATCAATGCAGTCATGATTACCCTGCTACCCTGGCTCGCAAGATTGAATTGTTGACCGAAGTCCAGATTCTCCTAGGGCGCAAGTCAGCTGAGGCCGTAAGGGACTATAAGAAGAAATATGCTGAGAGGAAACGCGTTTATGCTGAAGCGTATATTGCAGCAAAGAACCTAAGGGAGCAGCGTGCAGAATTGGCGGTAATTGAACTTCGCATCCAAGAAGCAGATGCAGAAGCTGATAAGGTCCGCTGGAGTAATGCTGTGGAAAGTAATGACCAGGTAATTAACTCTTTAAAATACAGCCTAAAAGTTCTGCTAGCGGAGTTTGGAAACAACGCCAGCGGGATTAGATAGTATTCAGAAAGTACCGGGGTGAGGTGAGTGGTAAGTCCCCAATTAAAAGACGGGTTCATAGGAATAGCCAACAGCATTTGGGATGAGATCATAAGCCGTAAGTTTACTGAAAGGCAGCAAAAGATATTAAAACTCATTTTGCGGCTTTCCTACGGATGCCAGAAGAAAAGTGCAACAATCCCTCTACTGACTAATTTTGAACTGTGTGGTGTACGTATACAGGACGCTAAGAAGGAAATTACCTATCTGATGCAGTGCAAAGTAATAGAGTGGGACGGCAAGCAAATTTATTCCTTAAATAAGAATTATGATGAATGGCGTGTAAGTCTCGTTAAAGAATGGAACGAGGAAAAATTCAAGGAACTTATTTCAATAAATCTTGCCGTATATAAAGTTACGAAAAGTGTAAGTAAACAGGCGGGTGATAAAGTGGAAAGTTACGAAAAGTGTAAGTCAGGAGTTACGAAAAGTGTAAGTGGCGACTTACGAAAAGTGGAAGTCAAAGAGGGTGAAAACCCTTGTGGGAGTAAGGACGAAGGCACTCCTAAAGACATGTTTAAAGACAATATTAAAGACAGTAGTTGTTGTTTAACGCCTGATAATGAAATCAATTCCAAAGATGAGGGGATACCGTCTTCCCGGCAAGGTGCCGTTCCTGCCACTTCTGAAACAGATACTGACTCTGACCAGAATGAAATATCATCTTCGGATATTGATTATCGGCAGGCTGTAGCTGATAAATATCTTCGTCGTCGTGGGAAGGGCCTAGAAATAACAATTGCTGATGATCAAGCGATAGACGAGCTAATCAAGGAAGGTGTACCACTTCAAACTGTTTTAGATGGCATTGATCAGGCTTTTGACAATTTCAAACCCAAGCATAAGCGCGATGAGATTAGAAGTGTAAGCTACTGTGCTACGGTCATTTATTCCTTGCATGCATCTCGTCAAACTACTGACCAAAGCACTGTCACAGTGGAGTGTGAACAGGAAAGTGATTCTGTGCTTCAATCGGACGAGCAATACAACACGGATAATTTACAAAAAATGCTGGCTGAGTTAAGAGCAAAGCAAGGAGGCTGATAATGTGGGAAGCTTCCAAAAAGAATTAAAGGCTTTAGTGCCTTCGAGATTTTACGAACGCCAAGCTGCGACCATCCAGCGCATAGAGAATCATCCTGAGATCCAACGACTAAAACAGAAATATCCTGATCGGACAGCAGATTTAACAAGTCCAAGGCACTACAGGGATGTATCACAGCATCTTTCATACTGCGATGCATGCGACGCTTGCCCCGGCTTAAAAGCATGTCAAAACGAACAGAAGGGGCACATGAGCGTTGAGGAACCGAGTCCAACCCAATTGGACGAGTTGGTATTCCGGTTTCGGAAATGCGATTTGCTGAAGCAGTATGAGAAGCAGCAGGGCATCGGACAGAGGATCAAGAGCCACTATATACCATCGCACATTCTGGATGCCACCTTTGACGACATTGAACCTGATCCGCAGCGGTTGGCTGCGATTACGGCGGCAGTGAAGTTCTGTAGCACGTTCGTTCCAGGGGAGACGACAGAAGGTTTGTACCTTTATGGTCCGATGGGGGTAGGTAAGAGCAAGATAGCAGGAGCGATTGCTCAAGAACTTGCCAAATGTGACATAGATGTTCTCATGGTCTATGTACCGGATTTTCTGCTGGAAGTCAAAGATGCTATTGGTTCCAAGACAGAGACCGTTGAGAACAAACTTGACTCTCTCAGAACGGCTTCTGTACTGATACTTGATGATATTGGAGCTGAGACCTTGACCGTTTGGACAAGGGATGAAGTAATAGGGCCTATACTCCAGCGTCGCATGGAGCGGCTGCCGATAATCTACACATCAAATTTGACCGTCAATGAATTGAGGCATCACTTGGCTAATGTAAAGGATGCTAAGGAGATGGACAGAAAGCAGCATGAGAAGAAGGCGGAGCGGATTATTGAACGGATTGAGCCTTTTGTAAAAATACTGCCAGTAGGCGGACGGAATAGACGTAGGAGGTAAGCATATGTGCAGAACATGTGGGGGCAGTAAGGTAGCATACAGTTTCATTGGCTCCATGATGGCATTGGGTCCATGTCCAGAATGCAACCCAAATGCTAAGAAGGAAGCGGTGAAGAAGGAGGTCAGAGCTTATGAATATAGTAGTGGACAGTTCCCTATTAGCTGAGGCTTTAGAAGATGCCAGTAAGGCAATTTCAACAAAAGTAATAATCCCTATATTGAGTTGCTTTTTGATTGAAGCAACGGAGGACAGGCTTACGGTTACTGGTACCGATGACCGAGCAACTATCCAATCATTTGTCGAGGAAAACATAGACATCAAAGAGACTGGTTCGGCGGCACTGCCTAAAGTTCTATTGGATATTCTTCAAAAGATCAATGGGAAAATAGAACTGCAAGTTAAAAATGGGAATCAAGTCACCATAAAGTCACGGAATAAGGAAATTGAGATTACTGGAATGCCTCCAGAAGAATATCCTGCTCCTCCAGAGATAAATGAAAATGAGTTTGTTGAGATTAAGGGAAAAGACTTAAAAAATTTGATCAAAAAAACAGTTTTCGCGGCTGATATAGACGGAAAATCACACCCTATCATTACAGGGGTAAACGTTATCCTTCAGACCGGGAAAATTCAAATGGTGGCAACGAACCGACACCGATTGGCCCGTGCTGAGAGAGAATTTGATATTGGAAATATCGGCACGGCTGTTATTGAAGCTAGAGGAATAATTGAGTTACAGAAGATCGTAAATGACAACGATGAAGTAGAATTCGGTTTTTCCAAGTCTTCTGGCGGAGAAGTAATATATGCGTTCGCACGAACAGAAAGATTTATATTTTATTCTCGTGTTCTAGAAGGGATTTACCCTGATACAACCCATGCTATGGCTATTAAAGCAGTTACCGAAATACAAGTGAATCGGAAAGAACTGATTGAATCATTGGATCTTATTTTTACATTGGCGAAAGAAGAAAAAAACAACGCTGTTACATTCTCAGTTACAGAAAAAGAAATTAATATTCGAGGTAAGGGAAAGGAAACGGGTAAGGCAACAGAAAGCATAACACCAATCAGTTTCAACGGAGAAAATTTCAACCTGACGTTGAATGCAAAATATGTGCTGGATGCATTGAAGGTCTTAGAAAACGATGTAATTACACTCGGGTACACTGGTTCTTTAAAGCCTCTCACTCTTCGGAGTGACGAGTCCAGTTTCTACGTTGTTCTTCCTTATAGGGTGGCTGGATAAGATGAGTAAATATAATGCCAAAAAGGTCATTGTCACGGAGGACGGAACGTTATTTGAGGAATGGATTGTAAAAAGGTATGAACTAGATGTGATAGGTACTCTCTTTGATAGCAAAGCAGAGGGAGAGTATTGCCAAGAACTCCTTCGTCAGCGCAAGTATGGAGAAATCAAAGACTTCAAGTGCCACCCTGTATTTATACTACAGGAGAAACCAAAAGTGACCTACATTGCTGATTTTCTGGTCACTAATCTGGACGATACTCAGCGAGTAATAGATATCAAGGGTGTAGAGACATCGACATTCCGTGTCAAATTGAAATTATTCCAAGCAAAATATCCGACTTTACCTATAGATATACTCACTAAAAAACGAGGAGAATTCATTCCGATCAAGCAGTTCAAGAAAGAAAAAGCGGATCGGAAACGAGCTATCAATAAACTTTTAAAACAAGCAGAAGGAGAGAGGAAAAATGTCAGGACTAGCCGGAATGCAAGTAAAATTCACCGTATTAAAAAATGAGGATATCAATAAATACCTTGATGAACGTGAGAAAAGTGATCTATCTCGGATTTTGTGGAAGGTTCAGGAGCTGCGGCTTCTGGATGGAAAGCCTCCACTTAATACGTATCTGGTAGTTAACACAGACGAACCATATGCCACTGATATTGTTCGTATCATGCAAACCAATAACCATTGGGGTCCGGTGAGTGATCCTAATCAGGCAGAGATGGAGTATTACGGTGGTACGCTTATTCTACCGAGAACGGAGGAGGAAATTAAATGAAGCGCTCTCAAAATGAAATTAAACGTCCGGAAGTAACACAGCGGATCATAGAATTGCTGGACAAGCAAAATGAGAAAGGTCTTAAGAAATACGGAACAACTATAGACCAGGTATCAGATATGGCCTATGACTGGAAGCTTATGGCGCTGGAGGAGGCAATTGATCTTATTCAGTACCAGCAGAAAGAAATCATGCGACTCGAAAGGCTGCTTACCCCAATCTGAGGATAAATAAAAGGAGCACAGAGGTCATACTTCCTCTTGCTCCTCAACAAATAAATCTTCAATGGAAATATTAAGTGCTTTTGAGATCGAGAATAAAATATTTGCTTCGTGACGCTCGTTTTTGTCGAATCGACTGATAGAAGCTTGCGGAACTCCACTAAGTTCAGATAGTTGATTTTGGGTCATATCCCTTTCTTTCAAAATGTTTGTCAAATTGGGACGCACCCTAACAACTTTAGCCATGATATCACCTCAATACAATGCATTATACGATGTTGTATATTTTTTATCAATATCTATTGACTGAATATGCAAACTCGTATATTATTGGTTTACAAACAAATATACGAGTTTGCATATTGTATATTGCATATCAAAATGGAGGCGCTGATTATGAGAAAAACATACAAGCAATGGGTATTCTGGCAAGACGGGTTTTGGGAATTCGAGTGGAACTTCATCCTACTTACAATTTGGATCAAAGAATTAAAAACTCGTCTGAGCGAGTATAAACAGGTCATTAAGCTCAGAGCGTTCACCGGGATCATTCGGTGAGGTTGGCACAAGCCAAGTGATCAGTTAAGGAAACTTTTCCTACGCTGAATGATTCGATTACGCAACACTGTATCCAAAAGAGCAACATTGTACTGGAACCAAAAACGTAATGGAGGCGTGGTGTATGACAGAACAAGAAATGGATGAGTTCACTACAGCATTGGTGGAACGTTACGTGGATATACAAAAGTTCGCTTCACTTAACAGTGAATTATTAAACATTTGGAATGAGGTAATTGATACCTTACCGCCTAAAATAAAGGGTGATTTTCAAGAGAAATATAGTCGCCGCATAAGGGAGAATAGTTTGTGAAAAAGCTCGACTTAAACAAGCTCGAAGATGAGCCTATTGAGGTACAGCAGGCTGTAGCCTTCTACGCATCACATACGATAAATAAAGTGCGCGTAACAACGTTAGAAAGATATAAGTATTATTCGATTTTAGAAGAAGCAGGGCTGCTTGAACCTCTAAAATCCGTAGTGGAGCCGTAATGGTTTAGGCTCAAAATATAAGCATAAGCAAAGGAGAAACGAATTTAAATTGTCGGAAAGGTGGCGAGGGGAATGTCCCATCAAACATTTTGGAAGTCGGAGAAAAAGCCAAAGCAAAAGAAGACTTACAACAGCCTTGGACAACGGAAAAAGGATAAAAAAACTGTTCCTGAATGGAAGAAAGACATTCTCTCTCATCACCAGTCACGGCCTAATACCAAGGAGCGCGGCAAATTCTCAAAGGATGTAATCGCGGAGTTGATTGCCGATTCAAATGGAATCTGCGAATGCTGTAAAACCGCCGAGGCTACGACCACCCATCATGTATATCCGCGCGGGAGAAAAGGGCGCGGTGTGAAGACAAACGGATTGAGGCTCTGTTGGCCGTGTCATGATCGGATACAAACAAATGAGGAGCTGCTGCAATTCTGGATTTCAGCTTTCCGAGACAAATACGGAGATCATTTTTGGTTCGATGAACAAGATTGGGAAGAGTACAACCGCAAACAGGCGGCGAGTAAGCGCGTAGAAGCCGAGAAAAAGGAACATCTGGAATCTATAAAACCAGTTATGGAACTACTTACTACAGCGGCAGGCCGATCTTTGAAGGTTAAGGAAGTACACTTGCTGGAAGCTATGGATGAAAAACAGATTTCTGTTTTCGAAAACATGATAAACGATATTTTAGGGGCTTCAGCTAAACAGCAAGTGCCTTTTGGATATGGGTATTTTGATGATTAATAAAGGGTATTGGATCTTACAGGAATATAACCAAAAGTCCACATACTAAAAAGAAGGAACCAAAGAGAATAGATACAGAGCCTCTAAATTTCATGTCATTAATGTATGCATCACTTGGTTCTGAGTCACCTTTGATCTTCCAGGCTTCGTTTGCACGCCATCCCCAAGTGGGATTTCGTTTACTTAAAATACCAAGCGCGAAAAAAATAATTGCAAAAAGTATAAGTACGAAACCAAGCATTTTATCAACTCCTTTAAATAAATTATACCAAAAAATAACGATGGAAAGTATAGCCCCCAAGGGCAGAGAGGACATAACAATGGATAAAGTGATTTTAACCAAAGCACAGGCTCAAGTGATAGAAAGATTACTCAAAAGAGGATGCGCTCGTGAGGAACTTGTACATGACCATATTTTATCGGGTGAATATAGCGAGGAAAATAAAGCGTTGAGTGACATGACGCCGGACAAACTTATTCGCGCTTTATACATCGGCTACGAAGTTGAACAAACGATGGAGGAACGGATGCTTGCACATTTCAAAGAACCAAAAGGTTATTTAGCTGAATATGACACGGAGAACGTAATATATCGAAAAGGTATGGCAAAGGCTCTTGAAATAGCAGGTATTAAGGTACCTGGCATTAACGATTAAGCCCCATAGGGGATAAGAAGGAGGGAACAGCCCTCCATAAGGGGGATACACCCCCTACTACCTATAAAGGAGAGATACAGAATGCCGAGACTAAAATTTGAAATGTGGAAATGTCAGACAAAACGAGGCTACATGTCACGTTTTACGGATGGGCGGGGTATAAGTACCGATTCATGGTGGGACAGCCCTCAATTAAGCATAGATCATGTTGGAACTGAATACCTAAAACAATCTCATCGTCACCCGAATACGAGGAATGACAGACATATTAACTTTATTAAAGATAGATACAAAGTGGAGATGGCAAGATTGAAGGCAAGTGAGGGAGAGGCATAACAGCCTCTTACCCTACCAAATACAAATATCAAAGGAGCGATTTAGAAATGGAAAAAGTTAAATTGTCTGAGCTGCCAAATGAAACAATGTTGAGCTATGAGGATTCTAATTGCACACTTACGCCCGATCAACTACGTGAACAAGCGAATGAGGATGGAGACCTGATGTTGCATACATGGTATGTCGCCAATGAGCATCGGTGGCATCCGGACGCAAAGACCATGCTCCGTCAGTACATCGAAACACAATATAACGAAATGTACGAAGATTGGGATGACAGGGCGTTTGATTGCTTGAAGCAAGAACATTATGACCAGATTCAGGCTGTGCTTAACGAAGCATTCAACGGTGATCACGCAACAAAATACTGGATGTTAGACGGACCAGAAGTAATTATCGACACGCTGGATCAACCGAACGCCTAAACAGGGGCCTTCTGGCCTCTTACCCTATACCCCTATAAGGAGATGAATATAAATGCTAGTTGAATGGAAATTGTCTATCGGCTATCCAGGCGCATGTAGAGAGGGAGCAGTCGAGATTGACGACGAGGATGTAGAAGGTAAGAGCAGGGAAGAAATCGACCAAATGATAAACGAAGCTATATGGGAAGATGCCTCGCAGTATATTGATTCATACCCTACCAATACGGATGAAATCGAAGAGGCTATTAAAAGGCTGACTGGAGGCGGTAAAGGTGAGTGATACACCTCAAACGTCGAATAGAGCGGTTTTACACGGATGAAGATGGCGAACTGGTATTTGCACTTTACGAAGACATAGATGGATACGTGCATTACAGATACTGCACGTTTGATACGGATAAGCACAGCATGTTGTCAGTGCTGTTTGAAAAAGAATTCAAGGAGGAACAGTCATGAGTGAACGGACAGTAGATTTAATCCGTACAGATTTGCAGCAGGCTAAAAACGAAGCGAAGAAAAATATCCTATTACCAGTTAGAGAGGTAGAAGACCTGCTTGCCCTGGTAGACTCACTCCAACAGCAGGTAAATGGCTTGAATGAGGAAAGCCTAGCTAACTTCCAAACGGCTGCGGAGAGAGGCAAGCAGCTTGCAGAGAGGGAGCGGACAATAGCCCGGATATCTGCTGACCTGGAATCATCAGTTTCAAGTCAATTAAACATGACAGACAAAGCATACAGATACCAAAAGGCACTGGAAGAAGCCAAGACAGCTATACAGAAGAACTTAGCATTTGCTAACAAGGATGAACAGTCTCTATTATCGGCGTTTAACCATATCAACAAGGCATTAGGGGAGTAACCACCAATACAATACGCTCTGAGCGTTGGAAGGATGATAGATATGAACGAGCAAGGAAAAGTATATAAGAGAGCATTGGAACGAGTTAAGAAGGGTGATATAGACAAGGATTATGTTCTGCTCTTGGCTCGAAGGGTAGATGAGCTTGAAAAGACCAATTCAAAACTTACTAGAGATATGCTCGAAATAGTTAACGGAATCGAAGGTCAGCAGGAAGAACCAATAGAGTTTAATTATGACGAATGTGCAGAATATATTTTCAACAAACTTATCGAAAAGGGTATAGCTGTGAGTATTGTTGATATTGGTTTGATTCTGAGGCTTGAGTACGAATACGGCGGTGAGATTGGATTGTACGTGGATTAAACCAATACAGGGTGTAGGACCTACACCCACTAAGGGAGGATATATAGATGGCAAAGACAGTGATTGTTCATAGATTTTATGAAGGTGAAAAATGTGTGTTGATGTCCGAATGGTTTGAACCAATGAACGTGGAGCAGTTGAAAGAACGAGCACAACGGGCTATTGAATGGGGATATGGTGATCCAGACATTGTTACAGACTCTACAGGTCGTCTTGTAAGGCTTAAAGAGGATGGGGAGGAACAACAGTGACAGAACGTAACTGGCAAGAGGATATGAAACTGTCAGAACAAGCCAAGGGCTGGACCTATGAAATCACTTTTAATGGTGAAGGAAATATTGTAGCAAAGGATGCTAATTATACATTTGCGCAGGTTATTGCTGGGAATGTAGGCATGAGCAACGCTGAGATTATATTAGATGGACTTGAAGCCCTTCCTTACTGGCTCCAAGAAGCTGAGAAATGGCGCATAGAGGCGTTCCGCAAATACCCAACACCAGATGCCTATGAAGCAGCATGTGCAGCCTTAGAAAAGCATAGAGCGCGCGCAGATCAGGCTGAATACCTTATACAACAAAAGGATGCAGAGATATACCACCTCAAAAAGTCAATTGAGGCACTACTGATGCATAGTAAGGTTCATGATGAACCAGACCTAACACATGTGCAACCTGAACACACGTCAGGAAACACCCCATGATAAGAGCCTATACCTCTATATTATGCGCTGTGCTGGTTTATGTGGGTGTTGTGCAAGTAGATAGATTCATGCTTATTGAACATATTATGCCTGATACACTCAGCTATTCAAGGAGTGAACATTAATGGTAAACGAACAACCTGTAATTATACGTAATAAAGAAGAGGATGCTACTGATACACGGAAGATAATTCAAGTAAACTTCTTTGACGATGTAGATGCAGTAGATATAAGAAAAACAAAGTGGCTGCTAAACAAATATACTGACTTAATTGATGTAATCAAAAACTATGAATACTCACTTCAACAGTTGGAAAACGGCATGGCTGCATATGATTTGCTTTCGGCAGAGGGATCGGTTGCTAAGCGAGTCTCGGGGCAAGAACTGACAGCAGATGTGACAGCAAATGCCGTGCTACTCAAAGACCAGCGACATGTGAATTATAAATTCTATCAATTCCTTACGAATAACATTAAGTTTGCAATAAATAATATGCGTGATAAGCACGAGGCGTTGATAGCAAAGCTGTTATTTTTGGATGGTGTGAAATACCTCAAAGCTCAACAATATCTGGAGAAGGGTTATCGCAAGGACATTCCACCTATCTCAGCAACTACATTTGCAGATAAACGGCGTAGGGTTATTGTCAACATAGCAAACAGCCTAAAAACAAACCGTACATTGGATTTTGTCACCATCGACTATGGTCGGGGACGAAACCAAGAAGGAGAAATTGGACTGAGGATGCCAGAAGTAAATTAGACCGTAAGGGCTTAAGCCTTTGCGGTCTTTATTGTTGATGTCTAAAGTCTAGACTGAAAAATAAAGTATTTTCTTAGTGCTTAGGTTAAGATAAGTCCCCTGTTTAAGCACTACATGCTACCCGCGTACGTTCTTTAATAGGTGATTGGAAATGGAATATAATGAGGAGGACTTAGCCCAAGCGAAGGCGCGGGAGCGTTCTTTTTATTGAACTAACTGACAGGATAGTTCAATCGTTTCTCGAATATTTTCTGAGTTGGATAATTTAATGAATGTGAATAAAACGTTATCTGAAAGATACGAAATAATTATTTTTTGAAGGGATGATTAAATTGAAGCAAGGGATATTAGTTTTTCTAAATGGAACTTCAAGTTCTGGAAAGACCTCCATATCGACTGAACTCATAAATCAGAAAGAGATCCTTTTTTATCATTTATCAATTGATGATTTTTTTAATAATTACTATGATTTTATTAATAATAAATTTCCAGATGATCCTCCAAAAGAAATAGATCATCAAGTTGTCTCACAAATACTTGATGATTCCATATTCTCAGTGTACAATTCGACAATTAAATTGTTATTAGAATTGGGTTTTAATGTAATAGCAGATACCATAATCGACAATGACAAGAGGTTTAATGAGTTTCTTGATCAATTTTTCGATCAGCCTACGTTATTTATAGGTGTAATATGCTCGAAAGAAGAACTCATAAGAAGAGAGCAAACAAGAGGAGATAGAAATACTGGACTAGCAGCTTCACAGTTCAGCAAAGTATATTGCATTGATGAATATGACCTCGAAGTAAATACTGAAGAGATGAATCCAATAGAATGTGCCGAAAAGATATTAAGTTTTATTAAGTCCAATAAGGAATACTCGGTATTTAAGAAATTAAGTAAAAGAAATGTTAGTGTTTCCTAGATGGCGTATCCATCAGATAACACCATATTCAAACATTGGGGCTATCGCCCCTCGGTCTGCCGGAGGGATTTCGGAATTAAGCTAACGAGGAACGTTAGCAATGGAACAGCGACAGTCTAGGACTTTTTTTTCGTCCTTGGTTGTCGCTGTTTCAATTTTTAGGCTCAGTCTAATACTTTATTTTCTGCCGAAAGTAGGAACTATGTAAATCCGTAGTAGGTACATAGTAGAAAGGATTTACACTTTATTCAGGAACAAATTAAATCCACTCTAGGAGGCAATAAACATGGCACATAGTTACGCTTACTTGGACAATGCGGGGATTTTACACCTTCATCCGTTGGAAAGTGAAGCAGCCAAGCATGGCAAGTATGTAGGCACAAATCTGGATTACGACGAAAGCGGCTTCCCGATTATCGGCGGTGAAGGTGTAGTCTACTATGTAGACAAAGACACAGCTTATGTAAACGGAAATGAACATGATGGTAAACAAATCGCAGTACCAAGTGGCCTTAAAGCACTAGCTGGTCAACTTCTGTAATTTTTCCAAAACTAAAACTAAAACGGAGACAGGACTCAGAGGGGAATATAAACCCGGAGCAAGAAGGATGTCCATTTTAAGCCCATTCCTAGCATGAGGATAAGCGTTTGCAGCATGTTATAAATTAATGTCTAAAAAAGTGTATAGACACAAATGACATAAAGCCAAGGAGTATTAGAAAGTAAAAAGCAGCAGATTAAACATCTGTTGCTTTTTACTTTCTTTGTTTAATCTTTAGTTTCAGCGAAAGCAAGATAACTAACCAATCCAGAAATATTTAATTTTCTTTCTAAAAGTTCTGGTGAATTCACCGAAATTACCGTATGAACTCTCACTGAACTGTCTCTTATTTCTCTAACTAGAAGACCAATGGTTAGATTACTACTAGATACATTAACTATTTTTCCGGAATCATTCTTATAATAAGGTAAATTTATGCTAAAAGAATTTAAAGCAGTCCAACAAGATTTAATCGGAACCTGAAAGTCAATAAAATCATCAGTAACAAAATTTTCTGGATTATCAGGGTCGAAATCAATTGTTGTTGTTCGTAATCTTGCGTCATATTGACGTATTAAAATCGTCATATCACTCTCTCCTCATTAAGTTATCTATCTCCAGTATCGTCACCAGGCACACCACCACCGCCACCGCCCCCACCACCCACAGTAGGTCCTTTCGGCTCAGGATCAGGTTTCGGCTCAGGATCAGGTTTAGGTGGAGGCTTAGGATCAGAATCGCTAGGTTGCCTTGGGGAGGTTTTTAATTTATTTCTAATTTCAGTCATTGATATTATTTCTATATCCTTTTGTTCATCAAGCAATTTCCCAACACGGGTATTAAACTTCTCATTAATGAGATCATTTTCTTTAAAATTATTGTAAATTCGCTCCATGATTTATCCTCCATTCCAATTAATAATATTGTGTTTTGTTTTGGACTAACTACACATGACTTTCTTAGTTATTTTTATCTGGAAATACGAAATAAATACATAATATAATTGCCAATTAAAAAATTATTAGTTATTACGAGTACTAAAAAAGGTGAAAGTTGTGTTTGATAAATATTCCACAGGTAACATTTACTCAGCCCAAAGAGAAGAAATACACTAATAAGCCGTAGTAATAATGAACCAAAACAATGATATATTGTATCTATAAAATAAAGTAAATTCGAGGTCGCTGAGAAGCGGCCTTTTTGCATTGGAGGAAAGTAATATGCCAATTAAATCTTCACGGAGACCCCCGCCTGTTCTGGCTAGGTCACCACGTCAACCCGCTTTATGTAATGGATGTGTTTGGGGCGATTGGACTGGTACTAAACAATTATGTATGTTTCCATCCTCTGTTCAAACAAACATGAAAGGAGCGAAATGCAGTGAACTTCGTTCAGCCGATCCGCGACTCTAAAAAGCTGGAGGCCATTAAGCAATATTTGAAAAAGAAAAATGAACGGGACTACATTTTGTTTTTGGTTGGAATCAACACAGGATTGAGGATTTCGGATATTTTACCCTTGAAGGTCAGCTCAGTCAAAGGAAGCCATATTGTAATTACTGAAAAGAAAACGAAGAAAAGAAAGAACATCCCCATTCGAAAAAACCTTCGCAAAGAGCTTGATGCATATATATCCGGGAAATTGGATAGCGATTATTTATTTCCGAGCAGGAACAAAAAGAGAAGATCCGAGGTTGTGCCGATCAGTAGCAGCATGGCTTACAAAATGTTAAATGGTGTAGCACGGAATTTTGGGTTAAGAGAAATCGGCACCCATTCCATGAGAAAGACTTTCGGATACTATTTTTACAACGAAACCAAGGACATAGCGTTACTAATGGATCTGTTCAATCACACTGAACAGAAGGTGACATTACGCTATGTAGGTATCCTTCAGGACACTTTAGACGATGTTTTGAAGGATTTTGAGTTGTAGTAATTCTCTACAATCGGATAACCGTGAATTCAAAACGGGGAAAGGACAACAAAACAAATAGCATCAAGCAATCTCAGTGTTTTACGAGTTACCGAGAATATATATTATAGTGAATTAGTTTTACATTAACTGGTTGGATAAGTGCCTAGTTTCTATGATTATCTGAGAGCGAGTGAATAAAAGTTAGTGGAACGGTAAAGGGTAAATCATCAGCCAGCGTTCAAACCAACTCGAATATTTTTTCGGCGGTGAAATTTATATGGGTAAAGAGAGAAGTGCAAACAGGAAGAAAGCGCTTAAAATATGGCTTGACAGTGGGCGTTCAATCAAGTTGAAAGATATCGCGCTTAAGTTGGGAGTCAGTGATTCCAGTATCAGAAAATGGAAGTCACTTGATAAATGGGATGAGGTTCCTGAAAAGCGTAAGCGCGGCGGTCAAACTGGAAATAGAAACGCTAAGGGGAATAAGGGTGGTGCTGGTGGACCTCTAGGAAATGACAAGGCAGTTACACATGGGCTATTTCGTAAATTCGAGCCGCAGGATGCTGAATATCTGGAAATACTAGAAATAGCGCAACAGATGGACCCTGTAGATATGATCTGGCACAACATAACTAAAGGGTTCCAAAAAATGATATGGGCACAGCGCATTTTCTTTATCAAAGACAAAGAAGATATAACGAAAGAGTTGAAAAAGGAAAAGCCGGGTGAGTTTGGAGACGAACTAGAGTGGGAAATCCAATTTGCTTGGGATAAATACGCGAGCTTTATCAAGGCTGAAGCTGTTGTTATGCGCGAGATCAGAGGGGCGATAAAGCAGTTCTTGGCGATTGTACCTGAAAATGATGAGCGCCGCCTAAAACTTGATCAAATGCAGGCGCAAGTTAAGAAGACTCGAATGGAAATTGAAGAATTGAAGAACGGCGAAAAGGATAGACCAACAGAAATTAACGTGAAGAGGTGGTCCCATGTCCCTGACGCTAGAAGTTGATCCTTTTGAGGGTTGGACACCGCACGCAAAGCAGATTGAGGTTATGGAGAGCGAGATCCGTAATAATGTTCTAAATTGTGGTCGTCGTGGTGGTAAAACAAATGTAGGTGCTCGTAAATTTTTTGATAACATCCTGGCGGATATGGAACGTGGCAAGGGTTTACCTTACAAGCCTCCTAAGAATATCAGAAAGATGAAGAAACCGAAGCCGCGATTAGAATACTGGTGCGTTTCACCTACTTACGCTATGTCTGAAATCCAACAGGAAGAACTATCGGATGTACTGCCGGAAGAAATGATTGAGAGCTGGGATCTATCCAAAAACCGTGTATGGTTAAAGGGATGGGTCCTTATTCAATTTAAGTCAGCTGACAATCCGAAATCCTTGGTCGGTAAAGGTCTGGATGGTGTGTGGCTAGATGAAGCAAGCAAAATGAAAGCAGAAACATGGTCAGGTTATCTATCCTATGCCTTGGCGGATAAAGGTGGTTGGAGTGTTTGGACAACCACCCCGGAGGGGATCAACTGGTTTGCCGAGGATATTGTACTTAGAGGGCAATATGTTGATGCTGGACTTGAAGAAGAACAATACATGAACGATCCAGAATGGCGGAATTTTTACTGGACTTCACTCGATAATCCGATTCCAGAGCTTCAGAGGAACATACAGCGCATGATAGAAACATATCCTGAACGTTATGTAGATCGGGAGATTAGAGCAAAATTCAACGTCTTTCACGGACAAGTGTATGACGAATTCAAGCGGGCAACTCATGTTGTGGACATGCGCTGCTTAGACCAGAGCATTCAATTGTACGAGGTTACTTATCCAGACGGCAGTGTAAGGGATATAACATTTAATCGCTTTATAGGAGGCATGGATCATGGGTGGAATGATCCTGCTGTTCTGTTGGCAATAGGATGTGTCGGAGAAGATTATTACATCGTGGAGGAATCCTATGTGCAGCATGTCAATGTTCTGGTGGTGAATGATAGCGGACAAATAGAAGACTGCCTTGTAAAACGTTACTTGGAAATGCATAGTAGATATCATTTTGATGAAATTTGGGCCGATCCATCTGAACCGGAATATATCAGCACGTATAGAAAGTATGACCTACCGATAAAGGAAGCGGATAATGCAATTGGACCGGGTATCCGCGAGGTATCTACCCTTTACAAAATTAAAGATGGGACTGGTCGTCCTAACTTGTACGTGAACAGAGATTGTAAAAACGAAATCAAGGAAACCGAGAATTACAAGTGGAAAGAAAATCGTGATGGACAGCATTCGGAAGAAGCAGAGGACAAGAATAATCACACTCAAGATTCTAAACGGTACGCTATATACAATGACCAGAAAAGTGAAGTTGGGCTTGCTTTTGGATAAAAGGGGTTTTTATTAGTGGATAAAGACTTATGAATGTCATTCGATGTATATCTTACTCAAAGAAACTAAATACTAAGAAAAATTTGCACAAAGCGAGGGATGTTAATGCCAGATTCATTTATCTACAAAGCGACCGTAAAGACTCATCCTGAATATGGGGCAGGTACCAATGAGGATGTGTTTTTAAGATTAAAAGGTGCAAGAGAAGGGAATGGAGATTGGTTCTTGAGCGTAAGAGGTGTTGATAATATGGAGGCGAAAAAAGATAATCCTTTCACGTTTCATTTAAGATCGGATTATTTTTTGGGGGATATAGAGAGCATTTTTATTTATGTTGAAGAAAATGAGTGTGATCACGACGGTCCTGCATGGAACTTGGATTATATAGAAATTTCATTTTCTGATGGAGGCCAAGAGAAAGTTTGGAGGTTTGATGTGTATAAATGGATTGGGGTGCAGTCAAGAGATCCTTCTGTTAAGATGATAAATTATATTGAGGTGGACAGACAAGGAAAAATTACTGAACACACACCAGATAGCTTCGAGTTAAATAAATTCAGCAAGAAAAGTGTGGAGAATGGGAGTGCTGTTCCAAATCCGTAGTAACACCGTAATAACACAATGATATTATTTAGACATAGAAATATGAACGAATACTGGAGGCAGGAAAAATTTCCTGACCTCCTTTTTTATTGCGTCAGAAGGGAGGTAAAGATTTGGGTGTACGACAGTGGATAATTAACTGGTTAGCTGCGGGAAGGCCGAAGAACGAACCTGAACGACAGACGGAAAGTTATCCGTTCCCGTTTGGCATCATGATGAGCAAGGGTAGCAATCAACCGGCTCCAAAGCGAACGCCGACCAACTTGCGGACATTATCTGAATCACCGATACCGCGTAGGGCGATTAACGTGATTAAGAACGGGATCACAAAGCTAAACTGGTCCGTAGCGGCAATTGATGAAAATGACACTGAGAAGTATCGCGAGATATGCAAGATTATTGAACGATCATTGTTAAAGCCCAATCCTGGTGACTCATTCCGTTCATGGATTGAGCAAATAGTCGAGGATATGCTTGTATGTAGTGCGGGTTCATCGGAAGTATTGAAAGCTGGTGACCCTCTCAGGCCGTTTAGGATGTACCCTGTAGATTCTTTCTCTGTTGATTTGTATCCTGATTGGGATGGGAAAGAGACTTCATATCGCTATGCACAGCGGGTTCGCGGGCAATATGTTCATTTAAAGTCTTCTGACCTGATGTATATACGGATGAATCCGAGAACTAACACACCATTCGGACTTTCGCCGCTCGAAACGGTTTGGGAATCAGTTGAAAGCTTTATATCAGCGCACCGATCTGCTGGAAAACAAGCTTCAAATACTGTTATCAGGAAACTCATCAACCTTGGAAGGGGTTCTGACGCCAAAGCAATAGCTGCTTTCCGTGCATATTGGGAAAATGAAGTGTTGGGTCGTGGTCTTAACCCTATCATAGGAGGCGAGAATCCAAGTGTACTGGATTTGGGGGCTACGGATGATAAGGCGTTGTTTCTTGAATGGCAACGGTTCTTAATTGAGATTGTCGCTATTGCTTTTGATATATCTCCTAAGAAACTGGGGCAGACAAAAGATGTGAACCGAAGCACCGCAGACAGTGAAGACGATGACACGAATGAATCTATCCAGTCTATTGCTGAAAACATTGTGGAGCATATCAACAATCACATTATTGACGGGATCTTCAAGATGGGTGGGGTAATTGAGTTTAAGTTCCATTATGCTACTTCATTGAAGGACCAGAAATTAAAAGCCGATATTGATGCGATTTACCTTGACCGAAGAACTGTGACACCAGATGAAGTACGTGACGGTCTGGCACGTAAAGCATTGCCTAATAAACATGGCGAAGTATTATTACAACCAGGTAATACCGCAGCTATTGATTTGAATAAAACCCAGGAAGAAATACAAGGGGAGAAAGACAAGCTGTTAAGCAATCTTCCTGAAGATGATCCGCCAAACAATAAAGTCAAAACAGAAAAGGATGAATCTGACACCGCTGAAGAGTAGGTGTTTTTATTTTGCCCTGAGAGGCGGTGAGGACGTGTTTACAAGGTTTGTTTGCAGTGTTGTGAGACTGACATATCCCAGGTCATTGCCAACACCGAGAAACCGAGCAGAGCGCAGACAACAGAAATATCACGGAGGGAGGTGAGAATCTAAATGCTTAAAACGTTGAAAATGAGCAACCAGCGGATGCGCGTTCAGGACTTTAAGTTATCCGAAGAAGGAGGCCATCCAAACAAGGTCCCTTTCAAATGTGCTCTTTTCGCAGTTGATCAACCAAGTGATGGCTCACCTCATGGTGCTGGCGGGAAACGTATTCGTATTTCATCAAATGTTTGCGACCAATATCTTCAAACCTTCGTGGGTATGGCCTTGAATATTGACTACGCCAACGGTATGGCGGACCATGACCCGCGCTTTAAAGTCGCTGTAATTGATAAGGCTTACCGTTCACTTGATGGGTATGCATGGATTGACGGATACATTTACGCAAAGGATTTTCCTGATGTGGTTGCGACTATTCGTTACTACAACGGTTTAGCGGCTGAGTATAACTGGAGCGAGTATCAGTTTGGCGCATCACTCGAAATGGAAGCTGCTGTACAGGATGCAACGGATATTGAAGATGTGTTGGATGTAATAGAGTTTTGCGGTACGGGAGCAGCCATCTTGTTCGCCGAGGCCGCTGCCTATAAAACAACGAGCTTTGCTGCTCGTAATACGAATACAAACAAGGAGGATGTTGATATGACACCAGAACAGATTAAAGCGATGGAAGATTCTATGAAGGCGCTACAAGATGGTATGTCCGCTATCACTGCGAGTGTACAAAGCGTGGTCACAGAGGTGGGAGCAATTAAAACAGATATCACCACCATGAAAGCTGCAAGTGAAGAAGCTGAACAGAAGACTGCTGAAGAACAAGCTGCTGCTGACCTAAAGGCAGCTCAAGATAAAGCGGACGCTTTAGAAAAGGAATTGAAAGAGTTAAAAGCAGCGGGTGCACCTCCAGCAGAGCCGGAACGCAAAACATTCAGCGCTTCCGCATTATTGTCCAAGTATGGCAGTACTGCCAATCTTGTAGCTGGGGCGGAAGCGAATGATTACAAAACCTTCTGCGCTTCCGTCGATGCTCTTAATCTTCCAACTTCCGAATCTTTCAAACTTAAAATGCAGGCAAAAGCACAATTTGCTGAGAAGGAGAGTGTGTAATATATGAATAACCGCGTAGGAACAGCTGAATTCGTCACAATGGCAGCAGCAACGCAATTTCAAGGACCAGGGGCAATCATTACAGACGATTTCCAAAAAGAAATTACAGATGTATTGCGCCGAACATCTATATTGGATGGACGACTAAATTACGTACCTGCTACAGGAGATATTTCAACTTACTATGAACAAAACACTGTTAAAGGCGGCGAATTCGTCGATCCACGTAATCCATCGGCTGCTTCCACTAGCAATGAGCGCACACCTCATGGGGTGAAGATTAAGGCCTTGACCAACCAAGTTAATTTTGGACATTACGATATCACTTTAGGACAACAACAAAACAACTTCCCTGAGCTTAAGGCGAAGGATTTGAATGATATGATTAATGGCATTGGTCTTGCCCACGGTAAAGCTCTTTGGAGAGGGACAGATACAGGATTGACAGTCCCTACAACTCTTCAATATGTGGGCCTTGCCAATCAAATTACAAACACTTTCACTGTTGGACCAACTGCATCTATTGTATCGGGTATTCGGGCGAAAGTTGCTGCAATGGTAGCAAGTGAGTTGTACGAGCTTATGCCAACCGCTATCTATATTCATCCTATTGCTCATCACTACTTAGAAGAAGAAGAGAGAACCGCAGCCAACAATCAAACGCAAGTCAGCAACATCAAGAAGACAACTGTCGCAGGTTTGGAAGTACTGGCTATTATGACTGCTGCTGGACTCTTGCCGATTATTCCAGAACCGTTTATTACATCGTCTGTAAATGCGACGACAGCATCGAATACTGACTATGGTATTGCGATTGTAACCGAACCGATGATTGAATATCACTACGTTGGAGAAAAGGGGATCTACTTGTTCCAATTGGGTACAACATCAAGCCTGCAAGAACAGTATGTGGGCATTAAATACGGTGCTCCAGTAGCTAAAGGACCAAGTTACGCTCATGCTTACGGGACAATTGAGCGTCCAACGATTACGGCGGTAGGTTAATAAATTTTAAGACTAAGGGGGCGGTTAATGTGACCGTCTCTCTTAATGTTGAGAGGAGATGATTCAGTTGGCAAAATCGAATCTGGATAAGCTGAAAGATGCGATTGCTGAAAGCGCAGCATTGTTAGCGCAGGCTGAGATTGGTGAAAATGGAGGGCAATATCCTCAACAATCGGCAGATGCATTCAAGGAGGCCGTTACAGCGGCAGAGACATTGGTTGGCGCTGAAGGAGCAGAACCAAGCCAGTTCGATGCTCAAACAACGGTGTTGAATGATGCGCGCAGTTCTTTTCTGGCTGCTAGGATTCCAGCAGTCCGAAAAGTTACGCTTCGCGGTACACCAAGCCAGCGCAAGGGTCCTCACACGATTCATTTAAAAAATGGGGTCGTTAACTTCGTGGATGGCGAAGCACAGTTACCGGATGAACTGGCAGACGAGCTTGCCGATGCTGGCTATGTAGAATGAGTCAGTATCTTGAGTTAACGGACTCTGACTTCGTTCCGGTAGGGATAAAATTAACTACTCCACTTATTCTCAGAGCATCAGCCGTAATTGATGGACGGTGCAAACGTGAGATCGGAGTTACAACGTATACCGAGCGTATACCGCTTACCGATCAGCAGAGAGGGCATTTGTCTTATTACCCAGTTGTAGAGGTGAAGGAGGTAAAGGGCAGGCCGAAGCAGGGATTGATGGGTAATTTCTTTGGTCCGCCGGGATTCGAAACAATCACTGACACCAGCACCATTGATATCGACAAGGATATTGGCACAGTCTGGTGTGGCTTCTCTCCTTTTGGTTCAGCTTATGCAGAATTGGAAGTGACGTATACCAGCGGTTGGGAGACGATACCTGATAAGGTAAAGGTGGCATGTGGACTAATTATCGGACAACTTGCTGCTAATCCAAATTCAAATGTGAAATCCAAAAAGGACTTCGATTACAGCATTGAATACTTTGGCAACAGCATGATTACTCCAGAGATAGCCGATCTTTTGTATGAGTTTGAACATAGGTCATTTAGGTAGGTGATGCAACTTGTTCTATGAGTTCTCACACCGCCATACGCCGTGTGTGGTGGATGGAAACGAAGATGTAGTGATTCTATCAAGGGAAACCAAAGCGACGACTGTATTGGGCAAAGAATACGTCTATAACGGTGTATTCTCGCCCGAATCACTCATTAATCGTGGTTCTTTGGTGCAGACAGAGGACACATTCTTGGTTCTTACCTTAAGAAAAACAGTAGATCAGGACAACTACTGTTCATTGGTTAAAACAAATGCTGTGGTAGAGGTGCAAAGATACCAGCAAGCTTATGACGTAAACGATAATCCGGTGGGCGATGCTGAATTTACATCGGTCGCTGCTGATGTTGTTTGCTTTGCACAGTATGTTACAGCGCAACTTCGGCAGCAGGAACCGGGATTACTATCGAGTACCGTATTTGTTTTGCAGATGCAAACAACTGTTGATGTAAAGAGGCCAGAGGAGACAACTACTGCTATTCCTGACCGAATCGTTATGGGCGGGAAGACATACCAGGTAGATGAAGTTGATAGGATGAAGTATCCTAATCTGCTGCACGTCCAGCTTTCAGAGGACCGCCGATGATTACAGGGTATGATTCAGTGAAAGCGGCGAAGGATCTGGAGAATAAGCTCGCTGTTGAAATTACTGGGCTAACGAAACTGGTCATGCTGACAGCCAAAAGCGGCATACAGTACTATCCAGCAGTTCGGGACCATTTGGAGATGCACATGTTCGTGCTTGCTAATCAAATGATTTCAGGCGACATTACAGCGGATTACTGGCAGGCGTGGCTTGAACAATTCGGTAAAGGCTCCAAGATGGCAGACAGCAGCCAAAATCCCGGTTTAATAACCTATATGAATAGTGAAGCATGGAACCGACTGAGGTCCAAAGGTGATCGTATTATTGTAGGTCGTTCCCGTGGAAAGTACAGAGCGATTGACGGTACCATGAAGGAATCAGGTGGGGGATATGCTGGAGTAGATTTGGAGGAGCTTGCGGAGCGCGGTGATATTGATCCTTCATTTAGGGCCACACCACCAACCTACTTCCTGCGTATTGCAATTCAGTCTAACCGGAAACGTATTTTGGATGGCATTAGCCGTGTAATAACTGAGTTTCCGTATCACAGATACTTCAAGGAGGTACGGGAGTGAGCCTACAACTTATTGATGCTGTTCAGAATGCTTTGAAAGAAGATTCGGAACTTATGAGCATGCTGAAGCTTACTCCTTCATCATCCTCTGCTGATGTCGTAAAGCGATTTACGAAAGGCATGGAGCCTGAGATAACGGTTTCTAAGGATACAGTTCCACATATCTGCCAATATGTCATGCCGGGACGATATGCCACTAATCCACTGGTGTTCGAAGGTAAGTTCTGTATCGACTTTTATGGTAAGACAGCATATGAAGCAAAGCTTCTATTTGAAAGAGCATTCAAAACCTTGCACGAAAAAAGGTTGTTTACACAGGGGTTTATGTCCTATCTTTGTGTGCTATCCTATGACTCGGATTTTGCTACTGGTATCCAAGGGGCTAAGGGGTACAAAGCAATTTTCGATGTTGATTACTTGAGAATGAATTGAGGTGAGCAGAATGGCAGATGCAGCTGTATGGAAAGCAACCGGGAGATCCGGTGATCATAACGGAATTAACCACGTTGAATATGAGTTGCTGGATTCAACACAAAAGCGAGTTTCTTTGGCTAAAACCAACATATCCAGTATTGAAAAAGATGGGGTTAAAATTGAACCGGATGATCAGGAAACTCTATGGTTTAGTGAAGCAAATGCAACCAAGAAGTACAAATTTAATGTTGTTACTCTTGCTGGTACAACTTATGAAGCCGAATTGAATTGGACTCAACCTAATCCTCCTAAACCAGAACCTACCGAGTGGGAAACGCTGATTGCTGAAAAAATCGCGCTTGCTAAAGGATTGGGTATCATGGGGATCTGGAATCCAAAACAGGGTTACAAGCTAACCAAAGAGTACAGTCGCATTGCAGAAATTGATAAGCGTCTATGGGAACTGGTCAAATAAGCTGACCAGTTTTTTGTGTGTTCACATATAAGGAGGATGAAACTATATGCAACCTTTAGTATTTGATGGTGTGGGGTCAGCGCAGGTTTATGAAGAAGGCGGAAGGCTCAAGTTTCTTGATGATAAAATCACAAAAGTAACTTTGCAATTGCAGTTTGATTGGGACAAAGTAATGGGCGGCGATAGTGGATATGCATTCCACTATACTGCTAAGGATTTAGGGGATAAGGCCTCTATGGAAGTTCCTCGTTACTCTGATATTTTGGCTGAGTTGTCTCAAGGGGCTGAATCAGAAAAAGGCACAGTTCAATTTGATGAGGTAGAGCAAGGATTTTTGACCGCTACTGAGGGCTATAAATTAAAGGCTCCAACGAAGTATAACGGAACCTTTATAGATAAGAGTGACCGTGTTTACTTAAAAGACGCTGACACAGGAGAACTTACTGAACTGACTCGTGTTGCGTCTACTCCAACAGCAGAACAGTACGTAGTTACAGCTGATGGAAAAATTACATCTGATGTTGCAAACGAAGGGAAGTTAATAACTGTTACGTTCAAATGGTCAAAAGAGAATGCTACAAGAAGTAGCTTAAGCGGTAAACGCCGTCCGAAGCCATTTAAACTGGTACACCGTTTTTCCTTAACCGATGATCGGAACGGTAAAGAAGTCCCTTGCCAGCTCACTATTTGGAAGGCTCTCGGGGGCGGAACTTTGGACGTGTCCCAAGAACGCAAAAAGCCAACCACTAACACATTGGCACTGGAGATTATGGAACCGGATATCACGCCGGAAAACCCTAACGGATATGCAGTGGAAATCATTTTCGGTATCTAATTAATCACTAACCCAACCCCCTACCAGAGCGATAGGGGGTTCATACATTGAGGAGGAAATTTAATGAGTACAGACAAACAGTTGGATAAAACTCTTAATATAGGTTCAGAAATTCGGTTGGCAGAGGGCATCAAAAAGCATGTGAAGATCGGGACTATTGCATTGATACGTCAGGTTCGTGAAGAAATGGATGGTGTAGTACACAAGTTTTCCTTTTCGATAGGCCGGAAAAAATGGGAGGCTACCGAAGACCGGGAAGCAGTTGACTGGCCTAAAGTGGAGGAAATGTACAAAAAGGTGTTTAATCTCGTGCTGGTTGAGGAAATAACGGAAAAAGAGTACGAACTGATTGACCAGGACGGTATTGCAGTACTGGATGATTTGTTAGACCGATTTCTATTCTGAGTCGTTTCCTCCAGATGAAGAGTCAGATGAGGAAGATGAACAGGAGGAGTCTAACCCTGTCGAGGATGAGCATGAAACGGACTGGTTAGAACTTTGGGCTTTATGTGTGAGCAATGGTATTTCTGATTCGGAGTGGTCTAATATGACTATTCCAAAAATTAGAGCGCTCATGAAGGCCAAGAACAGAAACCGGGAATTTGAAATCATTCTTCACGGTGGCAATGTGGAGAATAAAAAACCGAAGAAGGTCAAGTCACTATCTGATCTTGGTTTCTTCGCCAAGTAAATTAAGAGGCATCCGCAATCATGCAGGATGCCTCTTTTTCTGTATTCAGGGCAGGAAAAGTTTCCTGAACCTTATGAAGAGGTGAGTAAAGTGGCGGATTTAAGTAAAGATGTAGTAGGTGCGCGTATAAGCTTGGATACAACCAAGATACTACCCGCATTCAAGGTGATCGACAATGGAGCAAGGGCGAATGCTGAATCTTTTAAGGTTTTAAATTCAGAACTCGGACTAAGTGAGAAGAATTTTAAATCTCTCGCCAGTAGCGCAGACAAGTTTGCTCTTTCAGCCGAGGACAGACGAAAGAAGATCCTTGCTGAATCCGAAGCGCTCGTTAAGCAACGCACCGCGCAGGCCGAATTGAATACTGCTCGAAAGAATCAGTTAGATCAGGCCAATAAGATAACTGACGAAAAGCTAAGAGCGCAGCAGGCTATTGTTAAAAAGCGTGAGGATGCAATTGAGCAGCAGGAACGAGAGCATCTAAAACGGATGGAAGCCCTTCAAAATAAGGCGACATCAACCGGGCAGAGAGCTGCTAAAATTTCAGGGGCAGGAACGGATGATAAGACGCGGGAACGTGTCCTCATGCAAGAACAGGCTATCCGTATGAAGTTACAGCAAATGGCTGATAAGGAAGCACAGCAAGCAAGGAAAAACGCTCAAGATTATGAGAAGTTCTGGATTAATGCTTTACGGACCAGGGAGCAGAAGGAGGCACAAGTCCGAGAGAAGGTCCTTCAGGAAGAACAGAAAATCAGGCGTTCATTAAGTCAAACCGAAACGCAGATGAAGCAAACCTTTAACATTACGCCAAGTTGGATAGGCAAGCTTGGGGATATGGCTACCCATGCCGCTGTATTCCACACGGCATATGCCGCTATGCACAAGGTACAGGAAGCCTTAAGAGAGGGCATAGTCGGCATTGAATCTAATATGGCTGGCTATGTCCAGACGAATGAGCATTATTTCCTTGAGTACAACGAGGGTACTAAGGAAATGGTGATGAACACTGAGAGGTTGCACGACGAGACAACCAAATTTATCAGGACGGCTCATGATCTTGGTTCTGAAATCATGGACGTTACCGAATCAGCACGTTTATGGGGCCGGATGTATAAGGATGCAGGCGTTGTTCAGGAGATGGTACGCAAGTCAACAATGCTCAGTACCGTTGACCTTGTATCCTTGGAAGATGCGACCAAGTCTATGGAGTCTACCTTTGCTCAATACGGTGTACAAATCAAGGACAGTAATGACGCTATGGTGCTTGGTGGACGCGTTCTGGATTCTTGGTCCAAGGTTGCCCATGATACGATGGCCCCGGCTAGAGACTTGGGAGCTGCCTTTGAACGGACAGGTAAGATAGCGGCGGAAACTGGTGTTTCATTTGACTTTATGAATGGCTTGATTTCAGCCGGTATACGTAACACGGCGCTGAGTGGGGAAAACCTGGGTAACATGTGGAAAACAGTCTTGGGTACGATCCGTACAGATAAAGCGGTTGCAGAGATTGAAAGATTAGGAGTTCAAACAAAAGAGGTTGTAAATGGTACAGAGCAGTGGAAAAAGGCAGAAGACATCCTGTTAGAGTTATCGACCAAAGTAATCGACAAAAACTATGACCTTACGAAATCCTACGCTGATATATCGCGTGGCGTATATCAATACGCAAAATTAGCTGCTTCACTGAATGCTGGGGACATTTTGTTGGGTACTGCGGCCTCTATCGGTTCAACCGGATCGACAATGGAGTATCTTAAAGTCCAGATGGATACGATTCAGCGTAAGGCAGCTCAGACGAAGGCTTCGTTATTGGAAATATTCAATAATGCTGGAGATGATGGACTGCGGCGTACGATCAAGGATGTTCTGGACGCTATTGACCAATTGCTAATTGGGCTTACAAAAGTACCTCCTGGTGTGTTTGAAGGAACGGCGGCTATCGGCGGGCTACTTCTTGCCTATAAAGCTCTAAGCGGTCCAATCATGAATGTAATTGCTGCTGTAAAAGTATTGACGACTGCAAAGGCTGCGGAAACTGCCGCTATTGGCGCTAATACGGTAGCTAACAATGTTAATATTGTTTCCTCACAAGGAGCCACTCTTTCAACGGTCCAAAGAGTTGCGGCAACCGAAGGAGCTACAGTAGCACAAGGAGCTTTAACCGTAGCAACCGAGGGGGCTACAGTTGCTACGAAATCATTGTCTGTCGCTCAAGCAACGGCAACCGTCACAACAGCGGCCGCTACAGCAGGATTGAGCTTACTTGTTGGCGCAATAGCGCTCGTAGCGATGAATAGTGGTAAGGAAGAAAAAGCTGCGAGAGATCGGATTCAAAACTTAAAGGATCAAGACTCAGCATCACAACAAATGGTTAGTCAGTACCAACGACAGATAGAATTGTTACCGAAATTGGCTAATGCACATCGTTCTCTTGAACAGTCGTTAAAGCAAAGCAGTGGTTCAGTAGAAAAGGAAACAAAAGTAAAAAAACAACTCGAAGAGGTTTCTAAAGCGCTGGTCATCACTCTTGGAAAAGAAGGAGCCAAACAGCTTGAAGCTGCTGGTTATACCGATGAAGCTGTGCAGGTGCAAGTTGATGCCTTGAACAAACTCATCGAGAAGCAGAATGAAGCCCGGAAAAATGTATTGAAAGATCAGCAAGCGCAATTAATCGAACAACAAAAACAAAAAATAAATGAAATCACAGAAGCTACAAAAGAACTGGAACGAGTAAAAAAGATCATTGCTAATCCAATTGGGAATTTTTTAGGGACAGGAGAATTTAAGGAAGATGCTGCGAAGTTAGAAGAAAAAATAAAAACATTAGAACAAGAAAATAACAAGCTCACTTTATCTGTAACAGAAGTAGGAGTAGCTTTAGGCCAAGCAGCTATTGAAACTGACCAATTTGCTGGGAAAGCTGGAACAGCAACCGAAAGTGTTAAATCACAGGAGGAAGCTCTTGCCGATTTAAGAGAACAGATTCAGGGTAATGGTAAGGCAATTTCTGAGATGAACACTGTTTTAAATGATCTTGCAAATAAACAGTCCATGAACGCAGAAGCTGCGGCTGAACTAATTCTCAAATACCCTCAATTAGCTTCGGAGATTTACAAAACATCTGAGGGATGGGCTTTTGAAAAGAATGCACTCGAAGTTGTTCGTAAAGCTAAAATTCAAAAGGCTATAGATGATCTAAAGTCTGAAAAAGCTTCCAGTTTAAGTGCAAAACTTGAGTCTGATGATCGTATCGCAGTCTACATTAAAGAGGCAGGAGCGATTAAGAGTCTTGCTGAGTTAAAAGCTAGATTGAATGGAGTTATGGCTCAAAGTTCATTAGAAGTTTTTAATAAACAAAAAGAACTAAACAACATGACCGGAGTGAAATCTTTCCTAAATGCTCCTTTTCAGAACCAGTTAAACCAAGACAAGAAAAACATGGAGCAAAGCAAAAAAGATATAGGCGAAATATATAGCGGATACGAGAAAGATATGAAGCAGTATGACTCTCAGATTAATGCTTTAACCAAGCTATATAACGATCCTAAATTTGGTGTGAGTTCTTCTGGTTCAAAAAAATCGAAGGGGAGCGGGGGCAAAAAAGGCAAGAGTGATGCAGAACGTGCAGCTGAAAAAGCAGTCAAGGACGCATCTGCGGCACGAAAAGATAGTTATGATGACGATCTTGATAACTTTAAGTACATCGCTGAACGAAATGAATGGTCTATAAACCAGCAGATTGCTGGATACAAACGACTGGCTCAACGACATAAGCAGTACCTATCGGAAGATAAGGATGCAATGAAACAATGGAGCCGCGATGTTCAGAAACTGAATGATTCAAGATTTCAGGAAGACGTGGAGAATCTTGAGCGAAGAACTGAGCGTATGCGGCAGGCCAATAAACAAGAAATTGAGATGGTAAAAACCAGCCTGGATTTTTACAAGAAGGAACAATCTAAATCTTACTTGCTACCAGCAAATAGGCGTGAAATCCAAAAGCAAATTTATGATCTGTCCGTGAAGTATAACGAGCTTCGATACCAAAACTCGGAAAAATGGATTGATAAAGAAACTTCCAAAATGGAAATGGCGGGGCAAACCCAAATTGCTATCCTCAAAATGGAATATGACGCTTATATGCGTATGAGTAAGGCAAAGGATCGTACCGCCGAACAAAGTTTTGAGTTGCAACAGAAGATTTATGAGAAACGTAAAGCTCTGGAAGATGAGTTCCTGTCCGACTTCCAAAAGAGAATCAATTACCAGAAGAGTATGGAAGCCATATCCGTTTCTGATCAGCTTAATGCATGGACGAAAATGCAGGCTCTTTACAAAGAAGGATCAGAACAACGGATGGAAATTGATGTACAGGTCCATGATTTGAAGAAGCAACTTTTGGAGGATCAGAAGAAGGCTGCTACCGAAGCTGCCAAGAAGGAAAAGGAAGCACTTGAAAAGACTCGGGATGAGGAAGTAAAGCGGATTGAGGCGGAACGGGATGCTTTTATCGAGGCTCAGGACGCTAAAATTAAGGCCATAGACGACTTGCTTGCCAAAATGCAGACAGCTAATGAAGACGAGGATTATGAACGTGCAATGGCGGAGAAACAAGCGCGCCTTGCCCTGCTACAGTCTGCTGTCGGTCCGGAAGGTATTGCTGAACGAAAACAGACTGAAAAAGATATTGAAGATATGCAGCGGGAACATAACCGAACGCTGGCTAAGCGTGGATTGGAGGATCAGAAGAAGAAGCTCCAAGACGAGAAGACTGAGCGGGAAAAGGATTACAATGACCAGATTGAAGCTGCCAAACAGCATTATGATCAGCTTGCTGAGAAATACGATGAGTATTCAGACGGAGTTGAATCTAAAGCTGAAGATTTGAAAAATACTCAGATTTCAAAGGAATCTGAGAAAAACGCAGAAATCTTGCGTCAGTTGGATCAATTCATCTTAGACTATCAAATGAAAATGGCTGAAATCAATGCTACCTCATTGTCTGCATCCTTTGATACAGGTTCCTCAATATCAGAAAAGGACAGCGATTTGGCGAGATACAATTCTAATATTGACAAATGGTATTCAGCAGGCGCTGCCGAGAAGGCTAAACTGCACGAGGAAAATGCTGCTCTGCGGAATAAGTATGGCATTAAGAAGGATACAGGGAAACTTCAAAAATTCCATTCTGGTGGGATCGTTCAAGGCCAGAAGGGAGCAGAGGTACCCGTCATTGCCCGAGAAGGGGAAATGTATTTGAATGGTCAACAACAGAGCAACTTGTGGAAGATTATCAATTTTAAGATGCCGAAACTTAATTTCTCCATGCCAGACTTCTCTATGCCAATGGCTTCGGGCGGTTCAAATCCGCAGCAAATCAGCAACCAGTTCGTAATAAAATCAGGTGATACTTATATTGAAGACGAATCCGCAGCAAAGGTGTTTTGGAGCGAAAGGGACAACTTTGTACGGAGGTTGCAAACGAGGGGAGGCAAGTCTTAATGATAGACGCTACGGTGGATGGGAAATCCTTTAAATCCATTGGATTAGGGCTTAAAACTCACAATATACCTGTGTTACCACCAACAAAAGACCATAGCCTTGAGATAGCTGAGAGGGATGGAGAGTTGGATTTTGGCAGCACGTATGGAGCGCGGTTAATCAATCTCGAATGCATCCTAATGGCTGATGATACTACCCTTGATTACCATAGGAGAGTCGCCCAAGTGGCGGCTCTTTTTAATGCCAAAAAAGGGGATATTGTATTCACGTTTTCGGACTTACCAGGAAGGCGATATATCGGACGCTATGCCGGGACCTTAGATATCGAAAAGATACTTTGGGATGGTGAGTTAACCATAACAATCAAAATGGGCGAGCATCCGTTTCCCGAGAGTGAGGAGAACATTAAAGAGGTGACCATCACACAGTCACCGCAAACAGTTTCTGTTGCGTCAGTTGGAGACGAACGGGCAAGTCCTGTTATCGTTCTGACCAACATTGGTGAAAGCGACATACGAAATTTTCGAATTGCAAATGAATATCAAATTGAGTAGGGGGTCTTTATATTGGCAGACATATTACTAAGTAAGTCGAACTGGTGGAAAACAGCCTGTATTAATGCGGCTTTGCGTGGAATTAACTTTGCTTCTCCTCAAGCGCTATACATTGCCCTATATACCAGTAGCCCTACCGATGCGGATACAGGGCAGGAGGTAAGCGGTGGAGGATATACGCGCCGTGCTGTGGCGTTCTCAGAACCAGTTATAGCGGATCGTAGAGCTGTTACTTCCAGCGTGGGGGATGTCACTTTTCCGATTGCAACGGCTGAGTGGGGATTGGTAACACATATCGGCATCCGAACGGCTGCAACTGGAGGTAACTTGATATATCACGGGGCTGTAAAAACGCCGCGTACAGTACAAACAAATGACACGTTACGTTTTATGGCTGGTCAGATAAGCATAGACGAAGGGTAGGTTCTAAAGATGGAAAAAATGTATGCTCCAGTGGTGAATTCGCCGCGCACAGAGTTGGCAGAACTTATTACCGCCACCCTGACCGAAATTAAAGTAACCAACGCCGCTGTATTGCTTCAAGGCGAGGGTATAGCAGTTATAGGTAATGGTGATTTAGCGGAAACAATCACATATACAAGCATAGAAGATAACACGCTTAAAGGATGCGTACGTGGCTTTGAAGGCGTAGCGCGAGCTTGGGCATCCGGTGCTGTGGTAGCGCGTAACTTTACAGCGTCCGATCTTCGAGCGGCACAGCATAACATTGAAGCTCTTGATGACAAGTTGCGAGGTATGGAACTTACAGACGCTTATATGTATTATGTGGATGCCGTTAACGGATCAGATTCAAATAATGGTCTGACCAAGGACAAGGCTTTCAAAACTATCGCCAAAGCGGTCAGCATAATGAAGCCCATAAGCCTGTCCCGGTTCTCTATTGTGCTGTTACCAGGAACGTACGATGAAGATGTTGAGATGAAGCACAAGCTGCGTGCTCAGACGCTGGAACTAAAGGGAGAAACAGATGATGCCAGCTTATACAAGGTTAAATCTGTTACTTTGGACAATTTTACAAACCGCGCAGGCATCTACAACTTAACAATCACAACGACTGAAAAGGTTGGTATATCTCTGGTCTATTGTAATCGAGCTTTGATTGAGAACGTTGTTATTGAAGGGGTTTCAACAAGCCAGCATGGTATTAGTAGTTATGACGCTAACGCACGGATTGTAAACTGCAAAATTTCTAATCGCAATATTGGTATAGCTGCTGATGCCCGTTCTTGGTTCTATATCGAAAATTGTACAGGGGCCGGGAACGTTACAGGTATACAATCGCAGCTGGGTTCTATCATCGTCGTGGCTGGAACTGTTCCAAAAGGTGCAACGGATGAAAAATCGCCATTATCAGGTCAAATATTCGGAAATACGCCTTTCGTGTATCTGCGAAGCGGGGGATATACATTGCCGGCTAATTCCACTCCTACTGATGTACCAGTCACTACCGTAATGGAAGACAGCTATTCTATGCGTGATGGAAACGCGGTAGTGATCAATAAAAGCGGGTGGTACCACATTAATTCATTGGTCACGATAGAAAGCCTCCCAAATAATAAAATCGCTGATATAACAGTGTACAAAAATGGGAGCAACCTAACTACCCGCCAAGGAGCTGGGCTAGGGACGGGATTGGTCACATTTTTAACGATGGATGATCAGCAATATCTAGTAGCTGGGGATGTAATATCATTTAAAATCTTTCAAAGTGACGTGGCAGACCATAACGTATATAACACTCAAATAAGGCTTACATGCATCGGGCAAAGAAGAACGTAATTTAGGAGGAAGGTCATGTTTAACACAACAGGATTCAACAACCTTGCTCTTAATTCGGGCAGCTCAGCGGATGGAAATGTTATTGATTTGTCTGCGCATCTATCCGGTCAGGGACAAATGTATTCCCGGCGTAAAGAGGTGATTGGGGCCGATGCTGGTAATGCATTCAATCTTATGGCTTTTAATACTCCAGACTCCAGCGTATCAATCGAATACATTTTAGATTTTAACTTGGATATGACCGCAGGCGTGGAATTGTCAGGAGAAGGCCGGGCGCAATCTGATTTTGTCCGGTCTTATGATTTAGAAGCAGTGCCTATGTCCGGTGATGGGCGAATGTCGAACGCTGATTACATCCGAGAAATATTAATGGGGGCTGCACCTATGTCTGGAGAGGGGCGATTGCAGCCAGCTGAGGCCAGTCGATTCCATACCGACTACATTGAGTTTACAGATGTGTTCCGCCCGGGAGAAGTTATTGTGATTGACTCAGGTAAGTTCAAGATTACTCGCAATGGGCAGAACGTTTCTCACTTGTATAATGGTGATTTCTTTGACTTAAATCTCGGCAATAACAATCTTACCTGGACAGATCCAGAGACAGGCCGGACAGTTTTATTCCGTATTACACACCGAGATAAATTTTTATATTAAGAGAGGTGGACTATGCCTACTCCAACAATGCAAGTGTTTGATAAAAATATGCGGCGTGTTGGAACGCTAGTGGACTCTTATGACATTCAGCGGCGGCGCAGGATTAACAGTGACTATGAATTAACCTTCATGGTCCCGATGACCAGCGAAGACTATAGGGAAAAGATAGCAATCAAGAGCCACGTTCAGGATGAGCGTGGCCAATTTTATGTTATTCAGTCTCGTAGCCGATCACGAGAGGGAAAAAAGCTGACTGCAAATATCTACTGTAATCACATCATGTTCAAACTTAATGATTACAAGTTTCCATATGCTTCATACATTGCTGAAGCCTACGGTATTCATATCAATCAACTCACGGATCTGATTGCAGCGGCTACAGGCGGGAGATTCAAATTCGTTATCCACGACACATTCGATTTGCATGATGTCAAAGACTTCGGGCGTGGGACGTGCTTGGAAGCTCTCAACAAGATCGTTCAGATGTATGAATGTGAAGTCGAGCCAAATAATTTTGTGATCAATCTGAGAAAAAAGATTGGGGCTGATAATGGGCTACAATACAGGCTCAAAAAGAATATCGTTTCTAGCTCCTTCAAAGATAAAGGTGAATCTCTTGTAACCCGCATGTTTTCACAAATGAAGGATGGACGAACTTTTATTGGAATGGATGCATCTAAGCTGACGGACGAGGAGCGGAGTTTGCTTTCCGGTGTACCGGGAACGATTGTAAACGGAAAGCTGACGGTGAACTATTTGATATCTCCTTATGCTCAGTATTGGGCCAGTGAGTCAGTTCCTTTTTATGATGGGGAAATCATAGAGCAGGATATTGAAGAACCTGAAGAGTTGCTTAAGGCTACTCGAAAGGCTCTCAGGGAGCAAGAGAACGTAACACTAGAAGTTACCGTATCGACGGCTGACCTATTTAAAATTGACAATACAGAGCCAGAACCGCATTTAGGTGACACGGTAATGTGTATTGATCCGGCTATGGATATGAACAAACTCAAAGCCCGAATCACAGAACTTACAGAGTATCCGTATAGCCGAGACAAACATAGTGAACCTACGATATCCAATGTCAATTTACGAGACTATGCGGACATTATCAGTGACTTGGAGAGAAGTAAGAACATTGTTAACAACTCGTTTAGTAACGGAAAGATCCGAACAGAAGTTTTTGAAGCCTATGCCAAACAAGCTGTCATTGATATTAATAACAGTAAAACGGAATTGATTTACCCACCAGAAGGCGGAATATTGGCTCAAGAAAAGACAAATCCATTGGAACAAGTGCGTCTGACTTCAAAGGGGATAGGCATATCAACAGATGGTTGGAAAACGATCCGTGCTGCTATAACTGCTCGTGGAGTATTGGCAGAACAGATTATTGGGCAACTTGGTAGCTTTGTTTCTTTAGTTATTGGTAGTGGTAATAACGTAACTAAAATCAATACCGACGGAATTAGTGCCGGAAACGATGACTATACTATTGCACCGTTCAAGGTAGACATGCAGGGCAATGTAGTAGCAAGATCAATCAAGCTTACTGGCCAGATCGACAACTCAGAAATGAAATCGAGCGAGATCAAGGCCAGCACAATAAGAACCAGTAAACTTTACGGGAATGAAATAGAAGGAGGTATTATTACAGGGGCCTTATTCCGTACAGCCAAAGAGGGTAGGCGCATTGAGATAAACTCCAATGGCTTGACTGCCTATAACTCAAGAGGTGGAGAGTCTATTTCTTTAGGTCAGTATAATGATGGTGGAGGCTTATTGTTTATGGATAATGGCTCGCCAAGGGGAAGTGTCTACGGAGATAGAGAAGGATTTCATTTGGGAAACATGGGACCTATTATTATTAGATCAGTTGATGATGCTACTTATTTAAAAGGTCCTGTGGATTTTTCCGAAGCGTTTGTGAGCGGACTTGCTTTAGAGGTAGGGAGCATTAATGGTCTCGAAAATAAACTTAGAGATTTACGTAACGATATTGACAAAATACATGGAGATTTGTTTAATGGTTTGATCGTTAATGCAACATTCGACCCTGGTTCCAGGAATCTAAAATTGTTCAGCCAAGGCAAAACCGTGGCTACAGTTAATATTCCTGCTGGTGGAAGCTCTAGCAGCTCGACAACATAATGTTTACTGCACCTCCTACCGATGGTAATATTAGGACATATATACTATGTAGGGGGTACGGTTCATGAAAAAATGGTCTTATTTACTTAGTGGTGTATTGATCGGTGCGGTTGTTGCTACGGCTGGTAGCTCATTTGCAGATCAAGTTAAATCTTTAGTGGGAGAAAAAGTGGCAGGGGAATATGCGGTCAAGGTCAATGGTAATTCGCTTGTCGAAAATGCCATCGTGGTTGACGGAAAGGCACATGTACCTTTGAGAGCTGTTACCGACTCTTTAGGAGTGAATTTAAAAGTGGACGGGAAAACAATTCAAATTGAATCGTCGAATACTTCTTCAAAACAAACAAATGTTGAAGTGGAAAATACTGAAGTTAAAGCTTCTTCAGGTAAATACCAAGGATGGCCTGCTTCCAAACTGGAAGATAGAAAAGTCGAACTAGAAAAATTTATAAATGATACTGAAAAAGATAAAAAAAACCTACAACAGTCTCTTGAAAAATACAGCAAATTTAGAGAAGAATACGCAGGAAATAAAAAGGCGATGGACACTCTGGACTCCAAGACAAAAGGCACGGAAGAAGTATTACAAGAAGCTGAAACTAATATAGCTAAATATAAGACTGAACTAGAAGAAATAAATAAAGCTATAGCGGCATTGAAATAAAATCAGTATTACCAAGGTATTAAATAAAATACAACAGAGATATATAGAAAGACCTCTCCGTACTGGAGAGGTCTTTACTCTTATTTATACACATACTTAGATCCCAAGCCCCAATAATCATAATTATAATCCTCTGGATGTTGTATAAGGTGTTTTGAGCGTTCAATCCAGACATTAAGCTCCTCAGTTTTAGCGAAGGTGCTCACCTTTTCTAATAGTACGGCTAATTCTTTTATACCTTCCTCTTCTCCAGATTCAACAACATCACCAGTGAAAACGTAAAGACTACTTAGAAAAAAAGGAATGTGTTTGCATTTTTCGTCATCGACAAAGCTGCATATCATGGGTATGTTTTCAAAGCTATTCACAGCTAATTCCCAATCTTGATCCGGTATTTTCATATCGCTGTATGCCCATATTCTAATTTCCTTTTGGTTTGGGTTCCAAGCATGTTGAGCATCTCTCCACATTCTTATCCACCCTTTTCAATTGAGTTCTCATTCTCCGATAGTGCAATAATGATTGCCACCTTAAAAGGAATAGGTAAAT